TCATAAACCAACAATGATGTGCAATGAAATGCCCTACATCGACGTTCCAATGGTTGATCTCCCATATCATACCATTGCCGCTTTAGCTTTCCTCCGCATTCGCGACAGTGTTCCTCATATATTTCGAGATTTCCCCAGGTGAGATCTTGCCCCTCGCCCCAACAAACGCACAATGGTGCAAGATGATCGGAAATATAATCTAAAAACAACCCAAGATATCGTATCAGGAAAGACACGATTAATCATCCTCATCCTTTGCGCATTGTAACAATCCCAAAAAATCCCGTTTATCATATCGGAGTCGCTGCTCGATATCTCTGCCAACTTCATTGAATAATTGCTCGAATAGCTCATCAGATAGACAAACCTCTAAATTCCAGATAGTATCCCTGTAATCATCCGATTGGGTAATTTCCTCAACGATATTTACCGATATAACACCGTTTTGGGGCATATCAGCCCAATATTTCAACAAGCTTTTGCGCCGATATTGTTGAGATGCTGTCAAGAGATGTAAAGGCGTGTTTAGGGGCATTTCGGATGCCCATGGATAAATAAATCCATCATTAAACGTCTGTATATCGAAGAGGCATTTTCTGTCTATGATATCGCGTTTAATTAATTCGCACGCCAGTACCGAAACTGCCTCCAATGTGCGAATATCATCCAGATTGCCCTTTTTCGCCTTTTCTAACAAGAATTGGTTGGGTGGCGGTATAAAAAGATATCGATTTTGGCGATCCAGGTATTCTTTGCCGTCCGTCACAAAATATGTGGATGTTTGTTCATCTTCATTCGAGGTGCGTGTTTCCACAATCTGCACACCATTATCATATGTGTGAAGAATCGTCTTGACTGTGGTAAATCCGATCTGTTTGGAAGTTTTACTCATTCGCGATATCCTTAAATATTTGTGCCAATATATCTGGATCGTTGATATATTTTTCTATAATCGATATAATTCGGCGACGTTCATCACGAACGGCATCCGAGTTATCGAACCACGGATTAGGAATAGCTTGCGGTTGATATGGTTCGGGTGAGGGTGGAACGGGTACGACCCCATATGCTACAGTTAAAAATAGACCACTCATCTCACACACACCCATATTAGCAATATGATTAACGCTGATACAAAGAAGATATTTAATCCGATACTGACATAGAGCCAAGGATTGGATTCTGTTGTTTGTTCCACTTGACCACTACCCGTACATTCATCGCAGGCGATTTTGTCATCGCCGAAATATGCGGTTCCGCATGTAAATAGGGTTATCAATCCGCGTCCCCATTCGGGAATGCTTCCCTCTTTATAGTAGTAACCGCGTCCATCACATTTACGACATTTCATTTTGTGCTCCATCTTGATTCTGAACTGAATTGCCGCCCATATTCCGCCCAATGAATTAGCTTGTCATCTTTAGCAGTATCAATGGCGGCTTCCACAATCGATCTCGAACCGAGATCGACCAACTCTTCACAATTAAGTTCCATCTTGTTTCTCCGGTGTGAATCCCACATAAATCAATCCCTCTACCGGCGGCTCTACGATCATCAATGCTATATAGAAATGATTGTTCTCATCTACGTATTCGGGAGGAATCTCTAGTATGTCTAGATATCTATCGCTCCCGCGCCTGTCGATGTATGTCCAGACCCAAGTATCTTTCGCACAATTGGATAAACCCACCCAATATCCCAATCCCTCTCCCTTATACCACCGAATAATGAAACGTTCACCATCTTTTGGTTCGTTTGATAAACGATACACACAGTAAGCGTAGTAATCTATCGCGGATTTCCCTTCCGGCAAGGGATCTGGTACAGGTAGCGGAGAAAATTTCTGCTGCAAAGCATTCGTTTCACCCAGGTTGTTGTAGAAGAAGCGACCATATTTATCAGCATTTCGCACATATTCTCCACCAGTCTGATATGGCTTAAATTCGTCTCCGATCTCAGACTGCAACTTAGATGGCGCAGGAAATCCCTTATCCGCGCGAACGATATCGTTTGCGGCACCACAACCATATACAAATAACGCTAAAATAATAATCAAATATTTCATTACGTTCTCCATATTATTTTTCATAACCTGTTATCATGCCCATGATAAATATATTTGAGCCTGAAAGGAATCGAACCTTTATAGGAAAATTAAAAGTTTTCTATTCTACCATTGAATTACAGGCTCATTAATAAATCATTCTTTCCATTTTGCTACGCCGCAATCTTTTCTTCGATCTTGAATACGTTTTAGATATGCGGATTCAAATTCCAACGACATTGAATCGGCAAAATACTGCTGGATATCCCTCATATGTAGATTATTTTTTAGAGCGAAATCTATCCACATATTTGCTATAGCGCGAGTTTTCTGCTCCAACGCTTCGACTTTCGGTAGAAGATCCTTTCTAATTTTATCTTCGCCATCATACAGGCTAACAATTTCCTGCATCATCGACTCCGTAGGTTTTCTCAGCACAATATCAGTATACCACGAAACGGCGCGATTGTCAAGCTCTTTCTAGAGAGCCTTGCTTATGAGGTTGGGCTTCGGCATGTTCTGAAGATCTCAAATTCAATGCTTCATCAATCTTCTCCTGTATTAGTGCGCATTGCGTTTGCGTTTCACTGATCTGTCTAACGGTAGCTTCTGTGTTTTTAATATATTCTAGTTGCTGTTTCCACTCGGATAGTTCCGCCTGCTTGTCTAGTAACTGTTTCTCGTACCCTGAGAGCTTGGCTCTACTATGTTTTATAGATTCGATCAACATCCCAGATAAGTTAGCACATATACAAATCATAATAATGGGCCATGTCAACACTACGAAAAAGCTGGCATTGTTGATGAATTTGCGCACATATCCTTGCAAAAATATTCCCACGCACAAATATGCTCCCCAACCCAATACTGTAATATATTCCATGATTGTTCCTCCATGCAATAAGATTGATACCATAGATCTCTGACTAAGCATATTCCCAAGGAAAAACCACCCGAATAGTCCAAAAAAGAAAATTATATTCGAAGCACCCCATCCCGCTTCCCACTCCTGCGTCCATTTACGCATCCATGTTCCATCCCAATTCATTTTATCACCTGCTTGATAATCTGTCCTAAACAATCACTATAATATATATCGAGGATATTTTGTTTCATTATTAGAGCCGCGCATTCTGGACACGGTTTAGCCTGTCGCAATTCGCCACGCTTATTTATGCGTATCGACAACAAATATAGCGATTTGGTTGTTTTGGGTAAGCGGTATATCGCGAGAGTTTCCGCATGCCAATGCGCATACTCATGATATCGACCCGCATTATTATTCTCGTATTTGCTAAGATTCCAGCCGGTAGAAATAACATTCCCCTTTTTATCGAAAATGACACATGCATGACGGCAATTACCATCATCTACCGCTTTTGTAGAGGCTAACGCCAATGCTAACTCTAATATATGTTTAAACATCAGAAATCAATCTCCTGAAATTCTCTCAAGTCAAAGTGTAGAGCAGCAACGGCGATATCAGCAAGGTTGATGCTCGGATTAGCTTGCGCTGCATAATAGGCGGCACGAGAATAAGCAATCGCACGGCCAACAGCATGAGCAGCATGAGCATCACCAGAAACATCAACAGCAATGTGAGCAGCATAAACAGCAGCATCAGCAGCAGGAACATTAATATTTTCATCCCAAAGCTTCCTTGATACAATTAGGGCAGTCTTGGAGCTTCGATCAGTTCCATCAATCCAGGCATTCGCCCACGACACAAACATAGGATCGTCACACACGGCTAATGCGCATTGAATGCCAAACCAAATGCGCTGATTCGGCGTGAATTCCGGCGCATAGGTCTCTCGCAAAAGTGTAAATTCGTCGTCAAAGCGCAGAAGATTATTTCCCTTGCCAGATGCTTCAAAAATCCTAAAATGTTCGAATTTCTCGTATGCGTGTTGCACAAGCACCGCTAGCTCCGGGCTAGCATAAGCAAAACCGGAACGTTTTATGCCGATTTCCCACAAACCATTGTTGTGCATGTTTTCGTTTGTAATTACGTACATCAGAAATCAATCTCCACCAATGCTATTTCTGAATCCCTAGCCAGACGTTGAATAAGCAATTCTCTGAACATTTTCTGCCCGTATTCGTAATTATACTCCTCGAATCCCACACCATCATTGGGATGCCTAAATTCAAAGTTATATAAGCGTCCGTAATAATATTCAACTTCCCTGACTGAACCAACATATTCATCGCGCAAATAGATATAATATACTCCATCAGCCATATATTTGTATCGCAATCGAGGGATATTGACCATATTTATTCCTGCCAAGATAACGCTTGCTTGGCTAAATCTGAGAAATCCATACCCTGATTCTCTTTTACGAGATAAGCGGCAAAATTAGTATTGGCGGTAAAAGCGGAATCGATAATAAGCATCTCGGAGGGCTGACGAACAATACGAAGCTTCTCATAAGCAATCATGGCGGTTTCTTTGCTTCGATCAATCCCGTTAATCCAGTTTTCCGCCCACGACACAAACACGGGATCGTCACACACGGCTAGCGCACATTTAATTGCGAACCATCTGCGCTGATTGCGAGTAAATTCAGGCAATGGAATCTCTTTAAGTAACGTCATGTTCTGATACCTTGACTCTAACGAACCTGTGAGGTATGCACCGGAACCCTCCGCTTCGAACAAACGAGTCAAATTATCGCGACTATCGACCATTAACACCGCCAATTCCGGACTAGCATAAGCGCGATAACCGTTAGATATACACGGTTTTTCTCCAAATGTAGAAGTCTTTTGATCACCCAACACCCATTGAGTGTTTCTATACGTGGACGTGGCTTCATCTACGTTCGTACACATGTTTTCGTCTGTAAGCTTGTAAATCATTTCGGCTCCTTTGTGTTCACAATATTGATAAGTGGTTACACGTATGGAAGATTCGGTAATTCTAATGCAAGATCGTATTCTAGTTTGGCTAAAAGTGACAACATCACATCTAGACGTTTGCATCGTTCTGATATAACTTTTGCCCTAATTTTATCGCAATTCTTGCCGCTCATCTTTTTCAACGTTTGTTTTGTTTCGTCGTGCCATTGCTGGCACGCTTTGCGACGCCTCCTGATATCCAATATATTGAGGATCGTCCACGAATAGTCTTTGCCGCGATATGATAGCAATTCCGCATATATATCGGGATATTTCTCCAGTTTATCTAAATCTAACATAATTTAATCGCTCACGATATCTTCTTTATATACATGCCCACATTTTAGACAATATGCCTCATAACATGTACATCCACCTGCGTCAGTGGCTTGATATTTTATTTCGCCACCGCATTCGCATGTGCGTTGAAGAATTTTGCTTGATATTGTATCTTGATCTGTAGGTTCTACTGTAAGGTTGATGGCCGCAAGTAAATAATTCTCTAGAGCCTTAGCCTGTTTCTCACTGCCATCTGTTTGTGTTTTAATGCTTATGAAGATGTCAAACTTCATCTTTAATCCTTATTTCATAACGTCTGGTTACATTACTGTCATTCGCGGGAAGATATCCGGATATTTCAGCCGCATCCAACAACATCATTAATGCTTCTGCGGGACTTTGCCCATCACGAGTAATTCCCACGCTCATGCGCTCGGTATTGATATAAGATGCGCAAGCAAACCAACAGACATTGTTATCGTCATACCATAAGTGAATATTATGGATATTCTCTTTCATCAAAATATCACCCCTTAAGATCGCTTACAATATTTATCAAATCCTGCATTGCGCAAAGCGCCGGTACAACAAGTCTACGAATGCCGCAAGGCACAAGAACCGAAATAAACATTACGGAAAATATCGCATGAAAAATCGGCACCAATATAGCCAAATCCTCCCAAGTATAACCACCGTATTTTGCAGAAAACATTCTAATATAGAATGGTAACGATATAAGAAATATCACGAGAAAAATTCCCGCAAAAACCAAATCTGCGGTGGCGTAATAATAGTTTTGTCTTAATACCTGCTCCCACACGAACTCTACAGGAATCTTTAGAGCCGAAGCCACCTGCTCTAAGAGCTTTGATACCTCCATGCTGCTCACTTGAATAGTTTCTCCAACTGTTTTAGCGATTTCACTAATCATTTCATCTCCTTATATTTCGCGTTTACGTACACGATATCGATGTCCATTAAATGCTCCCTGACGGGTATTGTGATCTGTTTCGCGATTAAGTTCCGCGCATCGTTGTAGAGCCTGAGTCTTGTATTCCCATCCATGGGGATTTTTGCTGTCGCTCATAATATTCCACGCATTAGAATCCCAAAATTCGATTACATAACGTTTCATATAATACCTCTGGGCAGTTTAACGTCATGCTCAAGACAGTAGCCCATATCTCGAAGCTGAACTGCACCTCAAGTATCGTTATTATAACACGGACAGGCGCGAATGTCAAGCCCGCTCTACAAATCTGGTTATTCTTTTAATTTGTTCGTTTTGATAATCCGGCATTTCTTATGATATTCTTCTATATTTTTTGCTCCCAAATATGTCATGGACGATTTGATAGCCGCAATATATGCGTCAATGATATCGGTGGCGTTTTCACTATATGGATTGTTGATTTCGATTTTAATTCCTTCAGGTATTAGTTTGGCGTTATTGTTATACCATTTCTCCCGGCATTCAATGGATGATTGTCCCCAATAATATGACTTGCCATCGATTTCCGGTAATGACACTTCCTTACATTTTGCAAACGCACCGCCCATCATGATAAAATCGCAACCCAACGCCAAAGCTTTGCATGCCTTGTCGTAACGATCAATACCGCCATCATAGATTGTTGCCACCTTGAAGGCTCTACAAACTTTTACACAATCCTTAATACACGTTACGGCTGGCACTCCCACACCGCAAGCAAATCTTGTACTACAGATCACTCCTGAACCAATTGAAATTTTCAAACAATCCACACCCAGCATGCAGAAATCCCTTGCGGCAGCAGATGTGGCAATATTTCCCACCATAACTTTTGTGTGCGGGAATTTTTTCTTAATCGTTTCCACCGCACACAAAACCATCCTATTATGTGCATTGGCGATATCGATACAGATATTTATACCTTTATCATTCGCAATAACAATCGGTTCCAGCCATTTATCCAGATTTCTAAACTCACGCATTCCAACGGTAAAGTATTCGCCACGTCTGACATCGTTTAGATTCGCAAAACGATGATGTATAAATAATCCACCTTGCGCTTCTTGCACGTCGCGCATTTCTAACGTAGCGATACAGTCTAGGTTCGCTGGGATAATTGGTATCAGGTATGTTTGATCGCCCAGGAATGTATGAACCAGTGGTGCCGTTCGAGAATCCACATCTGAATATTGCGGCACCAACAATATATCATCAAATCCGAGACCTTTTTTCATTGCGTATCCTATTTATTCGATTTCTTGGACAAATGTAACATAGTCTGTGATAGTTGTTTTTGTCCCATTTTCGACAATCGTAAATTGATATACAGATGTTGAAGCGTTAATTAATTTAGCGTTCCGCAAAATTCCATTCCGCACCTTATCACTAAATACACTCCCAATCTTTACTTTTTTCCCGTAATATTCCTGAAATACAAGAGGATGACTTGTATCTATTTTGGCTTTGATCCAAGAAGATAGCCAAGGCATCATGACGCCAATTACTTTATTCCATATTATTTGATACCACATACCGTTCTCCCGACTACTCTACCGAATGAGTATTTTCTCCAATTTAAAAATCGATTTCCTGCCAGTTATCATATCGGTAAGATTCCCACACCTGCAACCAATTATCCCTCAGGGGTGCCTTTTCTCCGCAATAAGATGAACGTGCCATCGTCATGGTAACGGCATCCATATAGCAGGAGAAATCCCCCTCACCGTCTGTCATATACAGGGCAGGCTCTACTATATCGCTCCACTGAGTTGCATGTATTTGCTTGACAGCGGATGTATCTAAGCCAATGGATTCTAAGCCTGATAAAGCAATAGCTTTATGTACTGTTTCTTCGGTATATGGAAATGATGGAGTAGAGCCTCTACCGGTATTTTTGTATCCAAGTAGCAATGGCGTATAAGAATTTTGCGCACAATATCTAAGCAAACCGTCCAAATCCTGCACCGTACCTAAAACGATATGGGGAACAATCTTCTTGCGATAATACGAGTCTATTTTGAGCTTTTCTAGATCCGCGATACTTTCTATTGAATACCCTATGGCCGAAGTATATACGGACATTTCTCTCGATGGAACATTGTTGTTGATCCATTGATAATTTCGCGTTGAAAATGACGGAAAGATATTCTTTTTCTGTGCATATGATAAAATATCTAAAAATTTCGGATGTGATGTGGGTTCTCCTCCACCGATAGCTATTTCAAGGCAATGCGATTCGGATAGTCGGTCGATAATTTTCTTAATATTTGTAAAAGATGCGTGCTTGCCAGATGTGGTTGATCCCTGATAACAATATGTACAACCTCTGTCACAATAATCGGTAATTTTTAAATCAACCAGTTCAGGCGCAATACTTTTACGTATTTCTGGTTTGATTTGATCAAACGATACACGATATTTACTACCGGTATTCGGATTGAATAAGAGCCAATAATCCTTATAATTGATCGCATACAAATGCTGATCCAGAATGTCGTACCATGCGTCATGACGTTGATTCTCGTATTCAACAAAGTTATTTTCTTTAGATGCCCAAGATGGTCGCTCTAGATCATGATCCCCTCCATTATCATTGCCACCCAGAATCATCACATCATCTCTGGAGAGGAATTTGGCAAAATCTTTTATAAAATCGAAATTAATAGTATCGTCGAAATTCCGAGGAAAAGACAACACACTCTGGTGATCGATAGTCCCCGTATCATCTACAGTAATTCCCAGCAACCGCTCTAAAAAATCCTCATCATGCCTCCGAATGAATTTCTTTGCTACAGTATCATAGGCACCAATGCATCGCAGTTGTTGCGCCAAATATTGCAACTTCATATTTTTCTCGGTTAATGTAAAGCATTCCCAGTCGAATTGGGGTGCATTACAAATATCCTCGTAAATATGTTCTCCCGGACGAATCATCACGATAGAATGCGTGGAGGAACTATTTGTGGCAAATCCATGCCTAATACGTAAAATATGCATCATGTCTCCTAATCTAGTGGTGAATGCCCGTCAAGAAAAGCATTGATTACCGATGTTTTTCTCGCTTCTCGTTCAGCAACCTCATTTTTGGTTTGTTTCTGTATCATGACCCGAATATTGTGAAGTTTTGATTCCATAAGCGTTATCGCTTTTTGAACAATCGGAAGTTGTTCTTGAGGATCTTTTACAGATATCGGATCATATCCATTGCGGGAAGAATCGAATATCGTGATAATAAATCCAGTATCATTAGGGCTAGCACACCCAATATAATTGGAATTTCCGGGTGTCCAGCGCGAATCAAGTTCAACCAAAATACCTTTGTTGCGGAATATCGCCACATCACTTACCCCCGTGTTTGTTCCGCCTATCTGAATGCCATAATCATGCAATATGACGTTCGATATCGGAACGCGAGTATCTTTTAAATCCCTAATTATTCGCGTGAATTTATCACGCAAACCTCTCAGTTCTTGTACAATTTCATCCCTTTCCCATTTTATACCTTCCACAATATCAAGATCAGCCATTTCCCACCTCAAATCCCTCGAAAATGCCCTTAACGTAAGAGCTTTTATTATCCTCCATCCAGGCCGCAGCCTCATCATATCCCATAACCAATGCAATCTCAATCGCATCTTGATACGAAAACATATTCGTTTCGCCAGAATCACGAACGGCACAAATGCCATCATAAACGCCCTGTGGTACCTGAATCATTGGATTCTCCTAACACCATATATTGATATCTAGATTACCGTTTTGAACCTCTTGAATCTGTTTAGATAATTGCTCGATATCTAATTTCATGCTTTGTTGCTTTCGCACAATATTATCTAGAGCCTTGCCGATAGAGTCCAGTATAACGAATGCATCACGTTGTGCATTTTGACGGCGATAATGATAGATGCAGCTTTCAACACATGCGTGCTGTGTGTGCAGGGTGACTAGATCTTCGCTCTTATAATAACGATAATCACTTTTAAATCCAGGCTCCAATTCGTGCAAATTGCCCACATATTCTAAAGTACCCTTAGCATGCGCTTGTTCGATAGTAAAAACCTTTCCAGTCATTCCGCCGATTTCCCAATATGTATCGAATAACATCAGCACATCGCCATGATATCTTGCAATCAGGATTCCCTCAAAGCAATGCGTATCGGCACCAGGATATGCCTTATTGTATTTATCTAACGTTTCGCTATTATAGCAAAAGTTATAAATATCCCATTCTCTGATATCGTTTGTCATGCAGATTCTCCACAAGATATGTTTGATGCTTGATATTGGGGTAATTTCGGCATATAACCGGAACACTCAATCCAAATCGGATCAAATGCAATGGGCCAGAATGCACGACCAAGTAGCTGCCCTTGTGGATCGATTTTAATTCCGATCTTAGAGCCTGCCAGTTCCATACCCTGTAAATTGCACTTAATTGCCGCTTCTGCGCCAGCAAGCAAGTCAATATCGGGATGGGTGCATTCAAGAATGTTGGGTTGCCGTTCCGATGAAAATGAGCAAAAGTAACAATTCGTACCCATTGGCTCCATGGGAGCTTTACACATTAATATTTCCTCACCAAAATCTGTGTTGCAAGTTTCTCAAGTTCAGCACGACGTAACGGATTGTAATCATAGGCGGCTCTAGAGATAGCCAAACCCAATGTCCATAATGATCGATTCTGATTATCCCACAATGAGAGAATATTTCTAACCTCATCCTTGCGAACCAATGTCTTACCGATATATTCATAAAGCTCAGACAATTCGGTAAAATTAAGCTTGCGAGATTGCGCATCATGAATCGTAGCAATAAATTCTCGTGCAAATTTGGGGAGCGTTTCGCACGATTTTACAACCGCATTGGCGGCATCGACATATTTGCTGGTATGGCAGGTTCGCTGTGCGCTGATATGTTTGACGTTAGAAAAATATAGGGGTTTTTCTCCATATGTTAGAGAAATAACCTGACTACAATACACCGCTCCATTTCCCGTTTCATCATTTGAGATAAACAGTCCCGGTGTCAGATTTAATTCGGTTTCCGAATCTGTAACGGAATGTTCTGGGAAAATAACCTTAAACAAACACTTGTAATCATTCACATATGGGTCGTGAATTTCCTGATTCCATGCCACATCACATAGGCCAATTTCCACATTCGTTAACAAATCCCGATTATCATAGGGATTATAACGATTGGACAAAAATGCCACAACAGTATCGTTTTCTTTATCCGCACGAATTAGAAGTTCTTTGTCGTTTTTGTATGTGGCGGAATATAATTCGTCAATGATTCGATCCATGGTTTCCCAGGCGATTTTTGACGTGAAACGTTCAGATTGCGGATATCCGATCTTCTGATACAACTGTCGTTCCGCCCCGATATGTAGATTCATGCGATTTTCGCCATGTTTTTGGACGATATAAATACGCTTATGGGGTGTTACGTGCGCAGAGATTGCGCTGGATTGCACCTTGATATCATGTAGTGGTGCTGTTGCTGTAACGAGATTTTTAACATCTTGCAGATCCATATCATCTCCTATAATTCATCTAGATTTAGATTATCATCTGTGATTGCCCAAGTATCTTTTTGTAGAGCCTCTGCCTCTAAACAATCCTCATTCTTGTCCTCAAATTCGTTCTTGGCCCATAACATTGCGTCGTCAGGCTCGAACCCCATTGCGAGGTAACGCAAGAATAGTTCGTTCAACTCAAGCATACCTGATTGTACCACAGCACCGTGCGAATGTCAAGTTTAAAAATCGATCATGACGTATTCTCTGTCCGGTACGACCGATGGAACAAACGCCACAGCATACCGCGCCAGTTCGCAGTTGGTAAGGATCATTCGATATGGATGGGAGCATCGAACGGTAAATTCATAATCGCTATCGATTCTACATTTAATCCAATGGAATATTGACCGTTTTTCATAACTACATCCGCATTCCAGGTATACGATTGTTTCTATCCGCGCATTGCGCAAATCTTGAGTTGTCAAAAATCAATCTCCTCATAATGCATTTCATAAAATCGTTTTACATGCTTTGAAGCGATTTCTTGATCGCTAAATAATACTTCGTCAGAATAATTTGCACATATGTTTCCCATTGTATTACAATGATGGTACCATATGCCAGTTTCGTCTTTACACCAGGATCTATCAACTGAAGCAAATTTAATAAACACACATCCACGTTTAGTCGAAACTAATGTTCCGATATCGAGAGCGCGCAAATCCAACGTATTCAAAAGTCAATCTCCTGCCACTCTTTTATGGGGTGTCTACCGATCATATAATCATTTATAGCCAAAAGAAGCGATTCAATACTTGCCGCTTCAATATTAAAAGTTGGCTTATCGGCAGTTCTAAAAAACCATGGTGCCAAATTGCCGCGACCCGCATAACCTTGTAATCGTTTTGGGCCGAATCCATACACCATCCATTCGTCATATGTTTGTGATGGCTCTATCATAAAACACGAATCCGGCACATATCCCAATTTGGAAAATATTCCCAAATCTATGGGATGTACGCTATCTAATGCATAGAAATGATACACGATTTCTTCCATGCTAAAAATCAATTTCCACCCACCGATCTGAATCCGTCAGATATTTGCTAAGACAATTATTAATGTGCGATAAAAGTTCGTCTTTCGATAACATATATCTATCAAGACCAAAATCTGAGGTCTGGGCTGGATAAAAATCACACACAGAATGATCCCTCTCCCACACACAATATCCGAAAACATGATATGTGGCAGCAAACTTGGCATATCGATAAGAGCTATCTACCAGTTTGTAATGGATGTCCAGAGTGTTTCTTCCGTCGCGCATCCTTCCCACTTCAAACCAAAAAACGATTCCTAAAGGAAAAACATCCGTAAAGAATTTGTGCCTTGTAATTAGAATAGGGCCAGAATAGTCTACCGAATATAATGCATCATATAATTCGTTTGGCATCTTGATCCTATTGCTTACATTTGTCGATCAGGATATCTAATTCATCTTCTGACAGGGTGCGGAGATATTCTACCAATTTATCGGCACCCTGGAATTTTTGTTCACCATATGTATACCATGCGCCACCTTTTGTCCATAGTTTATGCTCCTCTCCAAGCTCCACTAATTCATAATAAATATCCGTTCCTCTGCCGAAAAATACTTGTATCTCGGCACTATCAAACGATTTCCCAAATTTATTTTTTTCTACGGTTGTTTTAACAACAATATGATCGGGCGTTTTTTTAATTCGGATTAACTCTAATGCCAACGCACTTGAATATTTAAGACCTCGGCCACCAGGAATAGGTTTCCCTCCATATGGGCCGATACTATCACGCATTTGATTAATAAAGATTAAAGCTACATTATTATCGTTGATAATCTTAGGCAATACACGCGCCATTTGCGACATAAGACGTGCTTTAACGCCCATTATAGCATCTCCGAATGAACCGTCAAGCTCCATTTTAGATGTCATGGCCGCTACAGAATCCACAATAATTAATCCGAACAATCCAGATTCAGAAACCTCTCTAACAATCTGAATTACATCCTCTCCCAATGAAGCACTGGATAAAACAAACTTATCTATGTCTGTATTTATACCTAACGAATCCAAATATGAAGCGCGAACTGTTTGCTCTACATCGATATACATTACACCAAGCCCAATTTTTTGGGCTTCTTTCGCTATTCGTAAAGCTAATGTTGTTTTACCGGCACCTTCCGATCCATATATATGTGTGATAAATCCGCGCGGAACACCACCCTTTGTAAGCTGATCTAATACGATACTACCGGTCGATATTCGTTCCGCATCAATCGCATCTGTCGCCGATTTTAATGTGCCGGAACCATATTGTTTATTAATTTTATCAAATAGTGTTGTGATATCGCTTTTCTCTTCGTTCTTTTTTGCCAAATCAATCCCTCATCATTTTATATCTCTCCACAATCGAACGCAATGACACACCTAGTATACCAGCGGAATCCCGGTTTGTCAAGCGCGGCTCTACAAAATTTCCGTAACCAATCCCCATTCAAGCGCTTCTTGCGCGGAAATAATAAGATCCGATTTTGCCTTAATCTTTTTCGCAATATCAATACCTTTCTTTTTAATAACGGAATTATAAATCGCAGTCATTTGTGTTTCTATCGTTTGCAAATATTCGCCCTCACGGGCGATGCGTTCAGAAACGCCAAATAATCCCAATATTTCTGGTTGATGGAATAAAAATGTTGTATGTTTGTATGCTAGACGTTGATCACCGGCAGCGAATATTAAAGTGGCGCTAGATGCAATTAATCCCACTCCCACCGTAATGATATGTGGTTTTGCAACATTACGTTTAAACGCTTCGGAAGTGCGTCGTAACATATCGTAAATTGATAGAGCACTCTTGACACATCCACCACCGGACATAATCTCCAGGATGATGTCGCGCCGTTCGTGATTATTATTTATATCTATTTGTAATACTGGCGCTTCATATGTTTCGCGCAGAAATCGACTAACTTCCAATACTGTATGTGTTGTAATATCATCATATATCCATGCTGCGCCGGAACTGGAATCAAAACGCATTAACGGTTCCGATATTTCTAGCGCATTACGCATTTTTACTCCCGGCAAATGGATTGCGATCTACTACGGTGGCGGGAACTTCCCATACATATGTATGTTTCCCAACTACGAATTCAATCTCAAGCCGATCTTTACCGGGAGAAATATCTCTCACGATACAAGGCCAATATTGCTGAAAGCGCACACTGTCGCCCTTGTTACCAACGAATATCGTTTGCGTCATTTGTTCTCCAAAACATCAACTATCACAATATACCCGGAATAGACCCTAGGTACCACTATTATACCAGCGGAATCCCGGTTTGTCAAGCTTGACTTTTGGCTTGGATTACGGTATAATTCGGCATGAGTTTAATAGAGCACGCACAGCGAGAGCTTGACCTGTTATATGCCGGGACTGGCGACGAAGATTACGACGGTCTGATTCGTCTCAGTGTAATGCATTTGATGGAATTATTCGCATCTCAGGAACATTCGGGGGGTAGCGCTGATGCTGTGATAGCTTTATTCACCAAGTTAGCCAATTTCGAAAATATCCTACCCCTGGATGGAAATCCCGATGATTGGATTGATGTTAGAGAATATCATCCAGAAAAGAAACCATGGTATCAATGCCGTCGCAACACAAAGTGGTTTTCCGATGATATGAAAACTGCCTCAAATGTAATGACTGGAGAAACCATGTGCTTACTGCGAGATTTGGTAGAGCCTGAAGCGGATTCATTACAGGAAATTGATTTTTGATGTATAAGCTTAAAAAAGATATACTGGTACATCCGCTTCCTGTTCCGACTGATTTGCACGAATGCCGATATCTATCGTTCGGATTATTACCACTGGATATATACAATCAGATATTCAGTGTAGCAATCTATATACAAGATGGATGGATGCTAACCGAAGGTGATGTTGTACCTATGTATATTACATTCGAGAATAACACGTATTATTGTGTTGATTATGTATGGGACAATGAAAACCATTATACTTACATGAACTTCATCATAAATTTATTCGAATTCGAATATGAAATGATAGATTTCTAAACCAAAACCCACGTAACATCCAAATAACTACCCGCACCTGATGCGCTTAATGATATCGTAACATCTTCTCCCTGCGTGTTGGGAATCTTGATATCGATACAACGAAAAGTATTCCCTACTAATTGCTTCCACACAACCGTAGTTCCATAAGTTATAGATAACGTTGCGGTGCTTTCCGTAGAATAACAAGATATCTGTTGCAGCATTGCAACACCAAGTTTTCCCACAATAGATGCCGTACAAGCGGTATCTCCCCCTTCCGAAGCCACATGAATCAGTCGAAATCGATTTCTGGCAGCGATATCGTCAACACCAAATGAAATATTTTTTGTCAAAAAACTAGTTTCAGTTGTAGTCATTTATTTCTCCACAACCCATCTTACCCGGATTGGGTGCTTGACTTGCGTGGGTGTCCGTGGTACAATACGAGTATGTTCACAGGACTCGTGGGCCAGTCCAAAGCCAAAGCGCTATTAACGGAATCCATCCTGTATGCGCAGCATGCCGGAAGGCTCCCGCATTTGCTATTCGCAAGCGGTGTCGGCGGAACCGGCAAAACAACGTTCGCACACGCCGTAGCTGAAGAAATCGGTGCTGATATCGTTACTATTAATGCATTAGATGCGCGACCCGCACAGATATTGGCATGTTTGGCATCCCACATGGGAGCCAAACCCCTGATCATTTTCTTAGAAGAGTGGAATCATCCCAACAAACCACTCGATGCTTTTCTACGCCCAGCACTAGAGGAAGATCGTTTTTTATATGACGGTACGGAATATTATCTGCCCAATAAAAAGCAGTTTTCCGTGATTATCGCATCGAACAACAAATCGGTAATTCCGCAACCCCTGTTGTCTAGGATGGATTGTATCCAAATGACGGAATATTCGCTGGATGAACTGGACGAAATAGCACAAACCTATGTGGGGAAATTAAACCTAAATATAACGCCCCAGGCTCTACTAGAAATCGTAAACAGATCTAAAGGTATTCCTAGAACTATTATAAGAACATTAAATGCATGTCATCGGCATCAAATAGCTAGAAATATCCCCTGCGTAGATTTGGATAGAGCCAATGCTGTTTGCGAATCGCTCGATCTGTATTCTGGTGGTATCGATTTATTGGATATCAAAATATTACGCCTGTTGGTTGAGCATGATGCGTTATCTTTGACGGCTTTATGCGGTATGCTTAACGAAACGCCTGAAACGATTAGATATCAGGAGGGATACCTAATCAAATGCGGATATATGCAAATCACTAACAAACGGCGAGTTTTACCTAAAGCTTATGAAATACTGGAGCAGATTAAATGAGCACAAAATATCGTATTGCGGGATTAAATCTGACACGATTTCTTAAAATACACCAGAAGAAGAAACGTAAATCCCCAAAACAAAAATACGATATGGCGGGCCTAAATACCACATTATCTAAAAAGGAACGTCATGATTATTTGATTGCGTGGTTGAGATTGCGACGAGGAGATAGATGCACATATTGTGGCAGAATATTACAGGTTGAGGAAATGACGTTAGAACATATTAGGCCGAAATCTAAAGGTGGGCCAACAGTTCTATCCAACCTAACGATAGCTTGTGGGCCATGTAATAATGAACGCGGGAACCAACCAGTCTCAACATATTTGGGAATAAAAGCTAAAAATCGATCATAACCATGTCTTCGGCTCTACCAAAATCTTTATAAAAATGTTCCAATAAACCAATAGTTTCATCAATCGTTCGCTCAGCTATAACAATATTATAATGTAAATGTACAGTAACGCGAACATTAGACGGATTCTCATACTGTTCTTCCACATATGAGAATATATATTTTTTGCGCCATGAGTAATAAGGCTCGGATAAAATCACATATTTATTCCACATACAATTGGGATTAGTTTTATCCATATAATCATATCGAGTAATATATGTTTTCTCGTTGATGAGGAATATCTTTTCGTCACCTTGCTGCATTAGAAATCAATTTCCGTTAGTGTTGGTGCTGGATACATAATGGCATTATAAGAGGGGATGATTTCGTAAACGATAATGTTATCTAGAGTGCCACCTAAACGCAAAGTAACATCATATAATGTGCCTCTATCTGAATAACCGATTTTCATTTCCGATGTGCCAGGATCAATTCCTCTTACTGCTGGTGACGGATTGTATGTTCCTGTTCGTCCATTGTATGTTACGTATCGTATCGGATATCCGTCTATCTGATTTATTATTATGTGCAAAATTGTTCCATGCGGATATCCTAACGGCGGATACATAAGGACGATCTTTTTCCATTCCTCCACGGACGTTATATATCTAGACTGATAATTTTCCGTATTAAATGGAGTTCCATCCGCAAAATATACCAAATCTGATAATTTATATCGATCCATATTGGTACGTTCCATATCAGTACGTAATGATAGACCGAGGTGACGATCCTCGCACCTTTTCCATGACTAAGCGCTGAATCAACACATCGGCAGTAATGTCTGTTAGTGTTTTGTTAAGTCCGTTAACCCCCAACCAATCGATATGTAAATCTCGCGCATGAAATGGCGCAGATGTCAATTCGGTTCCCTCTGGAATACACATCGCGATAGGATCGCCCAAATGTCCGAAATAATCATCGCGCTTTTCCCAATTACAAATGAGTCCAAATATATACATCGTGAGACCAGCCGGTAATGAATATTCCTTTTCTCCGTGATCTCCCAATGCCTTTTCCATCTCTCCGCTAAAATCCTGATTTAAAACGATTCCATCTTTACGAGCGGATTCCTCCATAGCGCGCATCATTGTTTCCGGCATAGTCAGTGTAACGGGATTAATCAACGTTGCAGGAATATATGTCCGCCCACTACGTTGTCCAAACGTAAGGTGACAAATACCTTCTTTCCAGCGCGTTTCATTAAGGATGATATCGATTCCACCCATACCGATTTTATATTCGGGTGCTTCTATTTTTAAACCCATCGTTATTCCTTTGATTTATTAGAGCCTTGAGAGCCAGTATCAGCTATTTTATCTTCCGGCTCTCCCATCTTTTCTACGATCTTGTTATATTCGTCTCTATATTCGGAGACATCCCCAATAAGCGGTTTGATAACTGCACTCCAACGCTTAGATGCGTCTGCCCAGCCCTCTTCCAATCCGCATTGATATCCCGATTTAAATCCGGCGAAATCCCCTGCATCCGAGCAAATCCACCCGTATACAAGAAATGCCATAGGTACAGTCGCATAAAACCATACATCTATATGCAATAGAAATAATATCAATCCTGCAATAAGCGGTATAAACCATATCGCAATGATTCTAAACTTCTGCATCATGTGCTTCTTCCGCATTATCAATCAAAATGCCCACGCCCCTATAGAAGTTTATAATTTTCTCCTCATCAATACCACATATCTGATGCAATATAGTCGTTGCGGTATGCAAAACGTAACCTATATCTTCCGTCATGGGCGTTAATGATGATCCCTCATTATCTTTAAGGCAAATAATAGCTTCTGGGAAACCCTGCTCATCCAGAATCGTTTTAATTTTTTCTAGTGTTTGTTGACGACGATTATCTTGTACGATTTCCATTTGTATTCCTTATACCTTAGCATATAGTTTGATTAGATCCGCTTGCGTCCATGATTCACCTGCATTTGTTAGAGCCAAGCGGTCTGATTGCGGGAAACTCCACTGCACTTCTAAGTAATCATCATGATTTATCGTAACGACTTCAAAACGATAATTAATATAATCCTTTGTTCCGATATCGCGAATATAATCTGCCGGATTGGTATGTGAAAATTGTCTGCGATTATCTGTAGCAAAGGCTCTAACAGATAACATATTCGTTACCGATGGCTTAGATATACCACCCAATCCACCCGAAATAAATCCCAGTTTATCTTTTGCGATATAATTTGCAAAATCGGTTTCGGATCGCAACATTTTAGTTTTGCGCAACTTATCCAGATATTCTAAATCGTAAGTATCTACCGGTTCGATATCATCGTCCATCAATGATCTAGTTAGCGCATTTTCCTGCTGAAATAGGGCATTGAAGGATTGCGATACCTTTTTGTCTGCCGTATCGAATAGCTTGGTTTTCATCATCCAATAGGCCATTTGCAGATTATTGCTACTATCCTGCACCAAGCTCATAATGCTGTTGTTCCCTTTGAACCGTTCCAAACTAAATCGTATCGTGGGTAGTTCATCGGGACGCAGATTGTCAAGATTGTGTGTCTGTAGGCCGCGAAATAATAGAGCATTCTTGGCTGGTGATCCGATTTTCATATACGTATCTGGATTACTGATGTTGTTCGGATTGTTAGCGATTGTTGTTAGTTCGTTGGATGTGAACCGATTTTTATCTATTTCGGGCAAATATCCGTAATAATCACCATGTTCTCGCAACCGATATATGAGGAGTTCCTTCCCATATGATGCCGCATCGGCTCTATCAATGGAATCTAAAGATATCTGCTCGTTTGGAACTTCAAAATTTAGCCAAGGGCCATGAAAATTATCCATCGACCACCTTTGTATAAACAATTGTATCTGGAACTGGTTTGTGCTCCAGTAAATAATCTAGAGTACATAGTGCCTTCTCTAATGTGGCGAATTTCTTAGCATCGGCAGATTTTTCAAACCAATAAGGATAATTCTCGCCCAAGAACTTTTCATCCCAATACATAGTAGTATTTAGATGATTTTCAGTATTATCATCAAAACTGGTACATTTTATCATATATGTAAAATCGCCAGTATACAAATTTTTCATTACTTGTACAACATCATACCTTTTCTTATACAAATCAATCCTCCAATTCGAATCCAGATTTAATGCGCTTACCCTGTCCATCACATTTTCTACATGTACAGTATCGATCTTCATAATCCGGATAAGGATCGCACCCGATATTTACTCGCTGAACACATTTACCCGCACCTACGCATTGTTCACAGACGATTTCTTCCGGTGTATATGATTTCTTCTCCCACAAACGATGGATATACTTTATAGCCTTATTTAATCTTGCCAAAATTTCATCCGGTGGGATATTGCCCAAATTCAAATAGCGCCAACGCATCGTATACAACCATTCGTACCAATCTGGATCTTTTTTCCTTATCTCAAAGTCTTTTCGTTGTACCTTATCAAGTTGCTTTTCTAACCGATTATACTCCTCAGACCAATCTGCTAATGAACATTTAGTTAAACGAGTAAGCATAGCTTCTAATTTCATTAGAAAATTCTTTATCTGGGGACTAGTCATATAAAAACTCCTCAATTAATTTATTTGTGCTACGTTTGAATTTAGGGCGCAAACGCATTGTGGTTCGATATCTCTCAGTAACCTCATATATCCAGTATTCTGTGGCTATGTGCATCAGCAATCCATATCGATGCGGATTCCCATAACGATTTATTCTACGGAACATTCTGCGTTCACGTTTCAACAAATTCTTGTCGCTGATATTTCCACGCATTTTAAAATCCGATAAAGATTTCCGCTTTAGCCGTTACACCCGCAAACTTAGTCGGTATATTCACAACAAGAGTATGGTTGTCCATTTTTATAAGATTTTGTAGAGGCTGAGGAATGTTGGCATTTATATAATTCTCCAATTTAGATAATAATGGTGCAACATTAATATTGATTCCGACCAAAAAAGCCTTATCTATACGAAAAGCTAATTTACCGTCAAGCACTTGTGGTATAATTTTTAACTTAACCTTTTTACCATCGAAATGCAGACTAATCCCAATGTATGAATTTGCCTCAATCCACGAATCCGATATCGTAAACGGCAATTTCGGTGCTAAATCCGCTAGAAATTTATCTAACGTTGATTCATCGATGATCATGTTCATTGCTGCTAGTGTCCTTAATGATGTGCTTTCTATTGGAGTCTAATAGAGCCTGGGTTACTTGAGCACTAGTTTAAGAATTTCATCCAACGGGACGGAACAATTGATTTTGACTTGCCCGTTTGCAATCTCAACCGTACCGTTCATCTTAGACACTAGAGTCTTGATTAATTCGGGATCGATTTTGGCCGGTTGCACCGGTGTCGTTACGTTATTTGCCATGTTTTTCTCCTTGTTTTTTATCATACAGGGCCAAACATTCTTCACAGGGAATGTGAGGTTTTCTCAATCCATGATATGTGGGATGCTGTGAACAACTTTCGAGTACCGCTTTGGTGGGCCTTTTATTTGTTTTCGGCCTACCACGTTTTCCACGGATTTGTGGAACCTCCCCCTGCTCTAATATTTGCGGTGGCGATTCGTTTAGCGGGATATCTGAATCATACCAATCCGGTGTCGGTACGTCTATCTTACCATTTTTCTGATAAACCACATATGAATCGTGCTCTCTAATAAATTTATCCATAAATGACATATTTTCTTTTCTAGAACAATGCACTTCGCCATTAGTGTTAAAATATAGTCGCACAAATGTTCCATCGGATAATTCCCAAATAACCATCCTGCTAGAACTGTGTGTGGCAGTTCGAGTAACATATACCTTTTCCAGCACTACATCGTTATTAGCTGGGGAAACAGTGGTAGCAGATTTTGCAACCAAGATTCACTCTCCTTGAAATAATCGGAATAATTATACTCGTTGACCTGTGTTAAATCACACATCTTTCCCGATTCTCTAACGCTGACATTAAAACGATCCGTAATATTGTATTTCACAATAATTCCAGTATGTACCAGATTAACCAGATTAGCATCGACGACACATGATTGCTGTAATATTCCCAAAATCTTAAACGGAAGCAATGTGCCATCTTCATGAAATACCGGATCTAATTGTCTAATATCCAATTCCTCTCTTAATTCGCGTGTAGCATCATAGGAAATATCGGATAAAAAATCACTACTCATGGCGTTCATATGGCCTCCAGGAAGCGCATACAAGCCCGCTAGACGTTTTTCTCCCGTACCGGATGTCCTACGATAGATAAACAGATTTCTGCCGTCCTGAACCACGATATACGTGATCAATTGTCGAATGCTGGTATTATTTTCTAGAGCGAATTCTGTTTTGTCAGCTTTGTCACGTAATGCTAGGAATCTGGCTCTACCAATTTTACTTAAAATTGCATCAAAATCAGCATGTCCGGCTAAATATATACCATCTGGGATCAATCCATTAGCAATACAAACAACCTTCTCCACTAAGCATCTCCCGATTTAACAGTATTGGGTTCTGTAACAGATAATATCTCGCCATCCATATTCGTTTGCGTTAACATAAGCTTTACGGTTGGCTGGACCTTTGCAACACAATGTATCGTATTGTCATCGTGTATTTCTATCAAATACGAACCATCAACACAACCATTAGATTTTTCCGCCATCTCTTTCGCCAGACAGATTGTTACCGCACGTATCGTATCGTCATCATGCGCCTTCATCCGACTATGTATATAAGATATCCAATCTGTACTTGGACCTTCCCAATTCGGATCAAAATATGCCCCCGAATCCATCGTTGTACAGGAGGTTCCATTATTCATAACAACAATAATAAATTCTTTCATTTCTTACTCTTTAATTTTGGTGCAATAACCTCGAATTTCGCATTTGTCGGAATAGCTATTGTATTGCCGCAACCATCTATATCAATACAACCTGCATCTAAAGATAGATTTTTAATTCTCTCTTCGAGTGCCTTTGATACTTCTGGAGGCATTGCAAACTCGCCACTATTATACGCATTCCATTCCTCCTCATCCATATCGTCACACCAATAACGCTCGTCAATATCGAATGTGCATTCCAATGTCATTTTAACCTTCATTGTCACTTCCTATAAATCCTCTATATGTAAATTAAGATTCATGTGAAATCGTTCATTTAAAGACTCCGTAATATATGATTCCGCTCTACGAAAGTGCGGTTTTAGATCGGGATATCCGTCAAAAGAAAAAACGTTCCAACCAAGATCTTCGTACTGCCATTCAAGTGGACCAATCTGTGTCGCACGATGATTCCGTGTAACGCGAAAATATAAATCCCCTGACTTTAGCTTAATTTTACCCGAACCATCGCCATACATCCTCTCCAATTCTTTATTAAAAAAATTCCTTAACGTCATTTTATTCCCCCACAATGATATCTGGTCTATTTTTTAGAGCCAAGGGCAGGGTATCCAGCATATACCTAATTAACGCTATTTGTTTCGTATTATCTTCGGAACAAATTTCCGTTTTGAAATCGACAAACGAATAATCTGCCGGTTTTAATTTTGCCGGATAAAATACCTTCCATTCTGCGTTTTCTTTTAGCTGTGTAATACACGAATCACGCAACGTACTGGAAAGAGCCTGTACAACATCATTATTTAGAAGAATCGGTATAGTTACAATCATCAACATCCTCAAATTTCCGGTGGGGTTATCCCCCACCGGATTAATTAACGATATCTAAACGTCATCATATCCAAACGTATATGAGTTTTCATCCGCAGTCATTTTATCGCGCAGATCTTTTAGAGCGACTGTCTTGATGGCATAATCCAGGTTGTCTACGAGATCACCGAGATTTTTGGTTTGCGGCTTTAATAGCGCATAATGGACTTCCCGCATGCGATCTAATTGAGAATGAGATTCCCATTCAGATACGGGAATGCGAATCTGTCCCGATGCATTGCAGGCTTTAACTTCCACCCAAATCAAATCCGTTTCTGGATCGTCGAAATCTCTATCAACGATAAATGACGGTGTGTGACGCTCAAATTCAGACAGTTTATTGGAATTCACTCGCGCTTCATGTAGCCCGACCCGATCAAACGACCATCCATTATTGGAACAGTATTGAGCAAAGGCTCTCTTGGTTACTCGCTTGAGTTCGTGAGGGTTCACATGGCGAAAGCGACTATAGCTGTTATCGGACATTTCTAACTCCTAAGTTGGACTATATTTGAATACGTCCTCATTATACCACAGGTTCGTCCGTTATGCAAGTGGTTTTCCCGTTTTGCACGTAGGAATCTAGCCTGTCTATATAACGTGGTAGCTGCTGGCGCAAAATGATGCGTGGGCGTGCCGCTTCGGCTCTAAAATATACTACAATTAGCATTCCCCGATGTAACTGATTATGATGTTTACTACATACTGTTATTTTATTTCTTAGCGCCTCCCTTAGCGGATCTGTTTTGCTGCAATGCGATTTATACACGATGTGGTGAACTTCACGCGAAGATCTCCCGCAATAACAGCACGCAAAATTATCGCGATTTAATACATCATCATTTATCAAAAATCGATCTCCATCCACCGACTACAATCCATTAGAGGCTCGTTGTCACGTTTCCATTGTTCATAAAAATACTCTTTCAACATAGTCGAGGAAATAAGTCCCGCTATATTTAAATTGCTTTGAAAAAAGATATGGAAACGATCTACATCAAACGAATCTATTTCGTCTGTGGTCATTTTATACCGATTAGAATTTAACTCATGACATTCGATACAATCAAAAGATAGCCCAGATTTAGATCCCCACAAATAGATAGTAATCCATATCCGGTGCAGCGGGAAATCATAATACCCATCAATATGATGGTGAGCATAACACATTACACTTCCCCTTGGCACTTCTCTTTATAGGAACAATATGCGCAAGAACAATCGTGAACAGATCCAATACCGCGTTTAGGCCAATAATTGATCTGGGAATATAGCTCCATTTCTTTTATTAGGGCGTGTAACGTTAATAAAAAATTATCCTCATCAAATTCTTCGGTTCGAAATTCCACCTGATGTGATGTAAACGGCTGTTTTAGATATCCGCGTATGTTGTAAATACCTTTATATTTGAGAGGCTTGGATAGTGGATCAAATAGAGCCTTTCTACTTGTCAGTTGCTTGGTCTGTTTGTCTAAGGTGCAAAAACTTCCATGTCGAAATACATATGCGTATTGACCCAATTGCATGTCATGCTTTAAGTAGATATCGGTTGGCGCAGATTTCCCACTCTTGATATCGTATATACCAAAATAATCTGCATCTTCTACAACCACATCTATACCGGCATAAAGTCTCACCGTATAACCATCAATTGTTACGTCCGCAATCATCTCGCATTCCGGCTCTACACATGGCAGGGATCTATATTCCTCGCAAAATCCCTCCAACATACCTGCACCTTCCGCTTTGTCTTTACGGGGCGATCCGCTGCGATAAAATACCTTTTGACCTGCTTGTTTATATGCGTCATATCGCGATTCATAATCCAGAATAAAATTGCCCACAACAACCTGTACGGGATAATTCTTGTTTCTAAAAAACGTCTCTGCCGCCGAATGTAATGCACCACCCAGCAATAATTGGTTCCCGATATATTCTTCTGGTACGCCAGTCATTTTATAATAAAAACGGCGGGGACATGACGCGAATGTTTTCATATTGGTGGCCGACAACGGCCTACCTTCAATAAATTGTTTGAGCATTTCTCTCCTAGAGATAGATATATGATGTCGCGTGCATTTTATCCAGATAAAATAGCATCACGGGTAATACATGCTCCCATTGTAATCCTCCCAATCCGCATCCCAATTTTGGAAATGCTATTGGCCCTAGTATATAGCTTTTTAGAGCCATGGCCGCTAGCCCCTGAGCAATGTAATCTATATTGGACGATTCTTTGTAGATGTTTTTGGTGGGGAAATAATAATACCATGCACCATTAACCACGGATGTCGTAACGGTACCGATTCGTAAATCACCACTATCGCAATGATTTTTATATTCAGCAAACAAATCGGGATACTTATTTTTGAATTGCAAAGCCAAACCTTTCCCCATCACACCTTCACAATTAACAGGTATCACTGTACAAGATGTGTCACGATGTGCGGAAAAATCCAATATATCACCGCTAACGAAATTAATACTGTTATAAAACACTATATAACCTCGAACTTGGTTAGATTATTTTGCTTGCTCGATTCTATAACGCAATCGAATTTAGAAACTAAATTATATGAATGCGAAACTGCTATAATCTGATCAAATTCGCTTTTGTTGCTCAGAATATTGAAACAGATATCTAGACAATTAGAATCCATCGCAGACCATAATTCGTCTCCGGCAAAAATATTCAACACCTGCTTCCCGAATCGCTGATATAGAAATTCCTGCAATGCAAATCGCAGAACCAATTGCGCCAACTGGCGTTCACCACCACTATATGATGTAACATGTCTAGTTTTACCGGATTCATCCTCTAGTAATATATTGAGCGATTCGATTTTTGTGCCATTTTTCATTTCTTTTGTAGAATCTATCTTGAATCTAAATGGAACATAATATGTGGTACAGATATCGTTGGCTATTTTATTGATATCTGGTAGAGCCTCATCAATAAGTAACGCGGGCGCACCCTCACGAGAAAAAGCTCTAGAGATGAAATCGGCATATCGTTGATTGATCTCAAATGTCTTAATTTCTGCAATCAGTGCAGGTTCCTTAAGAAGAATTGCTTCCAATCGCTCTATTTCGCCCTCAATGACGCCCAGATCCTTATATTTGGTATTGAGAACCTGAGAGTAATCTTGTCGCTCACGAACACTCAATATCCGTTTACCTTGTAATGTGGCGTTACCATTATTTTTAGCACTGTTTAATTCGGTGTCTAGAGAATTTTTACAATCTATGGCTTCGGATAATTCGGTAGCTAATTCGATCTTTTGTTGCTCCAGATCTTTCTTGTGTTCTAATTTAGGTTCGATATTTAAAAAGGAACACTTAGGATATGTGGTACCACATGGGACGCTTTCTGTTATTTTGAGATGTTGCGCTATATTGAGCAATTGTACATCAATACCGGAAATGGTATTTATTAATCCCTTGATATTGTTTTCCGCAACCAAAACCTGTTTTTCCAAATCAACAATAGTTTGATTATTATTGGATGTTACCGATAGAAATTCCTCTATCTCGGTAATTTCACCCGATAATTGCTTAATTTCGTCCTCTATTGCGCTCTTTCTATGGTTTTTCTCGTCTAGGAGGAATTTTGACGTTTCGATGACAGCTAGCTCCCTATTGAAAGCGTGTATCTGTCCGGCTATATCTTTTGCTAACGCGGCGAACTGCCTAGAATACGCATACATGTTCTCAATACCTAATAATTGAACCAAAACTTTGTTGCCGTCTGATGGTGTGATTTCACACATATCATTTTTAGAGCGTTGGCTGAGGTAATACAGCGCCAAGAACGCATTACGATCCATAATATGGTTGGCAACCCACATTTGGACATCTTTCAGTTTTGGGCCAACCAAAACTTTCCCAGTTGTAGCATCCGAAATATACGCGATAGATCTCTGTTCTGTACAATCAACAATTCGTTCTACTTTGATCGTTTGATTATTTAGCTCCATTTCTATCATCATGCGCGCACGTTTGGATGGATCTAATACGTCACCATAAAGGCTGATATCGGGTTTGTCTGGATAACTACCGTATAAAACTGCGAATATAGACCCTAATAGTGAACTCTTGCCAGAACCGCTCCCACCAACCAACATAATGAGCCTTGCACCAGATAAATCAATGCTTGCTCTATCAATAGTACAAAAATTTTCGATCTCTATGGTTTTAATCATACTTGTGTTCTCCAAAGAATGTTATGGCGGAGGCTTCTTCGTCCGTTGTTAATTCCTTGGTATATCTGTTGTATAAACCGATCATAATTTCCGGTGTTAATTTGGTTCCCAATGATTGTATATTTAATTTGCGGTGTTTGTTCGTTGATGTATCTTTGAGACATCTGAACTTTATATTTGCTTTTGGCGGTCTTAATTTCGTTTCAAAATTAAATTCAGCACGATATTGGTTGGCACTATCCAAATCGGACTGGACGAAATCCTCCAATTCATCCGGTGTAGCACATTGTTTGATGATATATTGCGGCATCAAATAGGATAGATCATCATATTGATCTACAACCAACCCATTATTAATAGTGATTAATCTTACTTTTGTCGGATTACCCGACTCTCCGAAATGTCTCTGCCTAATAGATCCGATATAATCCATCTTATTAATAACGTTCTGATATTTGTGGATATCTCCCAAAATACCATATTCGATCCCTAAATCGGCTAAATCATCCACAGAAAACATAAATGAATATTCTGATTTCTTAACCTTATATCCACCATCTTTAGCGTCAATAACACGCAAATGCCCCACCAAGATAGGAATTAAATCCGATTTTAGATTTTTAATAGAGCCGAGCACTTGTTCTTTACTCTCATATTGGTGCATCATTAACCACGGTACGCAAATAAATCGCACCGGTCCGATATCTACCGCACAGATATCGTCACTGGTGTTGTGTATATTCGGTCCGCGAAAAATATCTGTAGCGTTAGAAAAATCGCCATATGTTTTATCATGATTCCCAGCTACGATTATAATTTGCGTTCCGCGATTCGTTAGCTCTTTAAAGAAATCCGCATATGGTTGAATAACGGTGGATGCTGGGATGTAGTTATTCGTATATGAATTATATTCGAACAAATCACCCGGCAAAACCAATACGTTCGGATTGTATAGCTCTAGTAGCTTGTCGAAAAATCTATCCACAATAGCATAACTTTGCGGACAAACTTGTACATCGCCTAGCGCCAATATTTGAAATTTATCCAATTACAATCTCCGAATCATCCGGCGTAAAACTTACCGCAATTACATCTGCACTATTGAGCAAAAAGATCTGTGAAGGTTCTGTTTTGGACTCTCCCACGAAAACCAACCATCCGTCATCCCATACTTGTTCCACCACACCGATAAAGATGTTATAATCAAACGGCGTTTTGGCACCGATATCAGCTTTGGGATGCCCTTGTTCGTCGGTCGTTTGTTTCATGGTGAATGAAATCGGCAAACTTTTCACCGACAATGTAAGCTTCAAACCCTGTACCTGAGCATACCTATAAAATTTGCTCATAGGTCGTACCCTGTCGGCACCAAATGATGCGAATGCCTGTAATTGATCGAGTGTTTGTTTCATGATTTCTCCTCCCTGGAAGAATACATTCCTGTTTGTGTGATAATTAGTTTATATGGTAGAGCCAGCCTGTAGCATGTCATTGCTAGTATTTTGTGCCGCAAGTTTCCATAATTATGGCCTAGAGAATCCCAATCGGGCATCGTTAATCCGAAAAATGTCTTTAATCCCTCCGAATAACGATAATTAATAATACGTTCGACCATCCATTTGGTGGATGGATCTTCCGATCCCAATTCGTCCAATATGAGTGAGGGAATTTCGCAGATGTTTTTAATCCCATCTGCCTCCCTATATACGAGATTCGCCACAGATATATAATATGCCTCGGTTTTTAATGATATGGGCATTAATAACGCACCGGTATTTAATGCGTTTTCTGACGCAATCAATATTCCACGTTCATCCGCTAAAGAATCCTCAATAGCGCAATATATGGAATGATACGGCTCAATATCATAATTCAACAGTTTCGGCGGATAATTCCGCAAGGCTCTATAATGATCTATATACCGGTCGTAATTAAAACCACGATACATTATGGCAGCAATCCTTTCTTGCGAAGCTTTTTGATTCTCTTGGATATCTTGATATCTGTTTGCGCTAGTAAATCCAATCCACATGAAAACATGGTTTGTACGATTTCATCTACGTTTCGGATAATTTTGCCATCACCGAATGATGGAAGTACCTGCAAATGTTCAATCATCTGATCGAGTGACATATCAGGATTAGCGTGTTTCTCTTGAGGAATTTCTTGAACAATCCGTTCCGCATTGTTTGCCAGCCAAGAAATGAGGTATGTTGGCATCCAATGAGCGCCCTTTAATGATGGTATCGTATTTAATACCAAACAATTATCATCCGTTGTATACCAGAATTGAGAATTATATAGCTTGACACACTTCATCTCTGGGCAAAAGGGAGGATGTTCCTCGCACGGTTCTTTGTATGCCTTGTTCAGACATTCCTTTTTTGCTTCGTTACAATCTTGGCATTCCGACATATTCGCCTCTATTACAATACAAAAAATGCAGTCCAGATAGACCAGAAAAATATTAATACAGGTGCAAGTATTAGCGCTAAAGCGAGAAATAATATTAATTCTTGCCATTCATATTTGCTCATCAAAATTCCCTCGCACATGATTCGGTATCTGAGGAGATTAATGGAGGATATACCAACGGCAATGCAGATATTCTATCCTCCTCTTTCTCTATTAGCGCATTGGTGTTTTTAATACTATTTAGAATAGCGCGGCCACGAGCGCATCTACCACATAATCCAATATAAGTATAGTCTATGGTATCGAATTTATGATACAATACGATTCCATCATTGCAGGAACAATCCTCATCATAAATAGTGCCACATTCATTACAGAATATCTCGCCACTTTGCGCAATGAAATCGTCACCACCGCATCTGGTATTGGTGCAAGTTATTTCATCGCATTGATCCAATGTCATACCATCAGACATATCTATATTGGCGAATTTAAAATATGATGGCAAAATAACAACTGGCACGGTAATTTCCGATTCACCATCGCGATTCTTGCTCAAAAATAGCGATGCTTCCCTATATGGAGGTAAATATACTCGTTCACGGTTCTTAAACATACGATGATAAGACTTAACGGTAACGAATATTCCTTCCGAAACATCATATTCTATAGAACCACCACGTAGGTCATGAAGCTCAGGCTCTTTGCCGTCACGTTTGTGTTGCCGTGAAAATTGACTGATCCCGATAACGACAGCATCCATTTGCAATGCGGCCATTTTTAATGATCTGCTAATATTTTCCATTTGTTCGACTCTGTTGAATCCCTTGGACGATCTTAATAATTGGACGTAATCCACAATAAACAAATCAATACCATTTTTGCGTTTATCTGCCATATCTACAAGTAATTTTTCAACCGTATCAATACCAGAGTCTACTAGAAATATGGTCTTTGCGGCCATCGCCTCTATGATTTGTTTCAGATCGGTTTCTTCAACAGGCGTTAAATTCTTATTCTCAATCTTCTTTAATGGCATTTGCGCTTCAGAACACAACATGCGTCTAAAATACTGTAAGTTGGACATTTCATAAGTGTATAGGGCCGCTTTGTTTCCACTTCCCACCGCATTTACCAAAATATTCGAACACAGTGTTGATTTGAATTGTCCGGTTCCACCTGCAACAACCGCAAAATCAGAATATCGTATGCCACCGCGTCCACCACCAATAATTTTATCTAAGCCCTGGAATCCTGTAAATACTCGTGGTTTGGGATTCTCTATATCTTCCCAATGTTGCTTGGCTATTTCTCCCAAGTTACCCGTCTTGTAAATCAAATATCCGCTCCTATCTTTATTGCGCTATCCTTACTCCTGCATACTTTAATTACAACACCGTTATCTTCACACATGGATAATTGATCATTAACGTAATCTGACACTCTTGCAATGTACGAACCATGTGGTACGTTTTCATAAAAATACATTCTTCTAGATAAATCAATCCCATATAGGTGAATTTCATCCGCTCCCATAATCAGTGCGGTCTCGATGGAACACACTACTATGTTACCAGCAGCGGAGAGAATTTGCAAGTGTCTGTTGAAATTTGGCGTGGTTTTTTTTTCGTACCGAAAGTACAAATGAGGTGGGGTTGGCAATCCAAGAGACGTTTCTCGTATCGTATGCCCTCGTACAACAGAACGTGTAGTCGCATCAGGATACAATATCTTATCCATAGGCGCTAATCCTACACCGATAATTCTGGTAGGCTTGGTGTTTTTATAAAAATAATCCCTCGCACAAATACCGATATCAAATCCCTGAAAATAATCGAAATCGGCGTCTAAATTTAAGGCACCATTCAATGCAATTCCGATATCCTCTGCGTGAGAATATTTCAATGCGGACGGACCAGAACCAACGATAGCTATTGTACTGTGCGGATGCTTATTATATAGTGTTTGTATCATAGATCTTCCCAAGAAATCTCATTTTTTAATACAGAACCCAAACAATCTGAAGACGGAACACCTGGAATGCCATATAATCCATCCAAAGTATCATACTCCAATGTTTTGCTTTCGCTAATCAGCCTTTCCACCAGGACCACATAATTGGAGGGATAAAGGTGGTAGCCATTAAGCAAGTCTAACGCTCGTGCTTTATGATTCCACTCAGATAACTTCATTTTCTTTTATCACCAAATATCCCGCCTGAAAAGCCCTCATGATGCATGCCGGACACAACTCTAATGAGAAATCTATTTCCTGGCATGTAGGCTTTGCCTTTATATTACTCCCCGCTTCGTGAAGTTCTTTTATCCACGTATAATTATTACACATGGATGAAATAGTTTCATTTAGTGGATCATAATAATATTGTAACTCTCCCCGTTTCTGCCGATCTGCCCAATCCGGATATAGTCGATGAGAACATATATATTTCGGATCACGTATATGATAGAGTTTTTTATTGGATGGCGAATGGAATATTTCTAGACTCATTGGGGTTCTCCCTGGACAATTGCTTGTGTGAAAGATGGCGATCCGCATCTAGGGGAAGTTTGTAGTCTAATGTTCTGGCATATTCAATCCACTCAGACATCGTGCCTTCGAAGTTGCAAAGCTCCAAGGCATGTCTAACATTCCTTTGCCAGTCACGCCAATCAAACAAGAAATTTCCCGCATTATCATATGCCTGAGCTAACAGTAATCGCTGATGCCACAATCCCAGATCCATATTAGCCAATAATAATTTGCGTTGTTGTTCTGCAATAGCGGGATTCTCGTCTAGATATGGTTTGTGTTCACATTCAAACAAATCAGTATCCACGTCGGGTAGGGGTAGAGGTTTCATTACTTTTCCTTATACATAGCTAAAATTGATGTAATATCGTATAATTTATATACGGGCGCATGCCCGGATATAGGTTCCGCACCGCTAATATAAAATAACGGCATATCTATAGATTTAATATAATATGGTATTGCGTCATCTAAGACGATAAGATGATCTCCAGATATGTTATAGTTCTTTAGATTTATCGTGCGAGGAACATAAATACTAACGTAGACTTTACGGAACTTGGCTCTAAAAGATTCTATAATCTTTTTTATAAATGTGGTATCTTTAATCTTGCGTATATCCTTGTTCGTAAAGTGTATAGTGTGACCGGGTTCTATTCTTAGATATCTTGATTTCTCACGTATATTGATCAAATGGTATCCTTTTTATTTTTATAGAGCCGTTGCAGTGTTTGACGCTGCTTGACGTAGAATTTATGCTCCTGTAACATATCCAGAGCATCATCTTTACTCAAGCCGGTTAATTCCGCATATTCAAGCCATTTCTCACGACTGGGGCATCTGGCCGCATCCTCAATATATTTGATATATGTATGATCAAACAATTCATTCAGGTATTTGGCATATTCGCGATAACTCGGACATGGTGAAGCTAAACGATTTTGTTCCAAATATATGGACAATCTAGATTTGTCACGCATCAGTTTCAATCCTCGCCCGGTATAGGGCTGGGTGCAATGATGTACATTAGAAATCAATCTCCACGAAAGGATCATGCGGCATTTCCAATGTAAACGTACCACTAAAACCATCAATATCGTGTTGAATAGTTATTGTTTGTGTATTTGGATCAAAAGATAAAACTTCCGCACTATCACCATACATGAGTTTAACAAACTTAGATATTTCGGCTATATTGGTACATTTTCTCCCAATAAAACCACCGTCTAATATCTCAGCCATTATATCCGAAACCACATCTCTCGCAGTGTCTTCCATTGCCATATTCTTAGAAATCGATCTCTTGAAATTGTTTATCTAAATCGATCCCCATCGCAATTTCATCCAGATAGTCATACATATACATATTGCATCCCAAAATAGCCGGAGAATACATTCCCTTATACGTCATGCCTGTTACTTCTCCGATAGGGGTTTGTTTTCCGTTGCAATTCATATAGATTTTGGCTGGCAAACTCATCACTATTCCTTTGCCTTGATTTCATCAAGTGTGCCTGCATTACGGTGCTTAACAATTACCGTATAATCTACTGGAATAAACCCCTGCTTTTCACAATATTGAACCTGCTTGAGTGAAATGGGTTTTTGTGTTACTTGGCAATAATATTCGACTGGTGGGCAATCCGATTCGCTCTTTGTGGTCTTGGGCGTGGTCTTTTTTGCACCCTTGTCTGTCGCTGTCTTAGGCTCCTCAGACACATCGTATTCATCGTCCGATTCAGGGATTTCCAATTGTAGCAATTTATGCAATTCACCCGTATATGCTGCCGATCCTAAACCGAATTGTGATACTGTTTTTTTGAATCCATTAGTAAATGCACCCTTATATGTATCACCGAGATCTTTACTTTTGCCGGTTCCATAGCAGAACTTGGAATCCACAATATCAAAAAATGGTTTATCTCCCGGCATCCAGTTGCCAATCTGCACCGTAACCTTCATTGCTACACTCAGATATCCCGAATCCGGCATTACACGTTCAATTACTTCCGATTCCGCACGCCAATGATTGGAACCAACTGTTTCATTTAGAATATCAATAAGCCGCTGATATCGAAATCCAGTAGTATCATAACCTTTCCGTGTTTTGTCTGCCACAGTCATTTCGATAATCGATGTATCCACAATCATTTTGCCATCGACAACAGATATGGCCTTTTCAATTAATTCCTTGGTCTTGTTTCTTAGCGCATCATAAATTATCGGACAATCAGCCAACTCAATATTTCGCGCTTTCATATCGTCACTTTTATCTTTTGCTGCCATATTCGCTCTCCGCATACATTGTTTTCAGTTTCTCTATAGCTCCGTCCATAATACGTTTCGCTTGCGCGGATTCTAACAGACATAAATCCGCAATATCAATCATGGATCTATGGTCTAAATAACGCAATCTAACGACTTCCTCTTCCACTTCACTTAATCGGTTCAACATCTCCTCTAATAATAATTCGTCATATGGTTCGATATCGCTATCTAATTCATTGTTTCGATATTCCTCATAAGCAATATGCACTTTGAGAACATTTTGTACTTTCTGAATCTCATTTTCATCCATACCATATTTTTCTGATAATTCTTTAGCATCGCGATCTCTATTGTCGTGACCCGATACGGCATCTTTTAATTTTCTAGACACCTTTAGCGGCCAGCAATAATCCCTGAAATATTTCTTGATCTCTCCTAATATCGTTCTGGAAACAAAAGTGGTTGCTTTGCTTAACATGGGATCATATCGTTTAAATCCCTTATAAAGCGCAGCCTCACCAACACTAACAATATCCTCATATCCGACAATGGGTGGAATGGGGAATTTTTTCACCCAATGATGAACCATCTTTTTGTACTTGAATAGTAGTTTTTGATATTTTTGATCTATAATTATTTCTAGAGCCTTGACCTTGTTATTCGGTCCACAGTATCTTCCACTGCTCCGATCAATACACTTGGGGAATCCATGCAATTTTATCAAACTATCTAACGTGCAGGCTCTAAAAAAATCCTTATCAGGCGGTTTTAATTCGCGCATCCATTCTTCTTTAATGAGAGATTCTAATTCCTTATTCGCCTGTTGTAATTGGTGTGTTAACCGGATAGTTTCCGTATCTGTTTCGGCATATTCATTCAGTTCCATTTGAGTGCCTTGACTTGAGTTCTTTACACTCAATTATACCAGAAACAACGAATAAATACAAGGCTTCGTCCGAAAATTGCGATAAATTTAACTCTCCCACCAACTCAACCACATTCGGTTTAACTAAGTAAAAACGCTTTAAACTCGTATAAGATAAAACAAAGTAAAGCGTTCCGAATTGTGTGGTATATTCCCAACAAGTTAGCTCGTCCTTAACATTAAGCGATAACAATTTAGCCAACTGTGTTTTGTTTATAGCCTTGGCAATTAATCCGATATCCTTTTTTAAGACTCCCGCAATACTCATGAGGGCATTTTTAATCGTCGGATACAGAGCCTTTGGCGGAACGGTTTCTTTTAATTGAGTTAATAGATCGTTATTCTCCAAATAGCTTCTAAAATCTGCCCCGATATTGTTTTGTGGTACCGGGGTTTCTTCCACATCATCCGATTCTTCAAAATCCGCACCCTGGGCGAACCCCCCGATGGGTTCGCCCTCATCACCCGCAACGATTCCATGATGCCCACGATTTAGATCCGCAATTTGTTTTTTGTAATCCGCAATTTTATCCGGATCTGAATATTGCGGTAAAAATCTGTTAGGATCGAAACTCATTACACTAGTCCTTCAGCCTTAAGAAATTCGATTAGCGATTCCACATCCACTTCTAGAGATGCATCCAGACCTTGCCATGTATCGCCTGTCGCGAACCACGCAGCAGAATTGCCATTTTTATAATCTGGCGCTTTCTCATTTAGCTCCTTAGCCTTTTTATCCTGCAAAAATAGCCTATTAGTGATCTTCACATAAATAATATCATTGTATTTGCGAACCTTTAAACGTGGTGTACCCTTTTTCTTATCCTGATCTTCCATTATTTTACTCCCTTGGCGACAGCCTTTTTGATGCTAAATTGACCAAACTGAGATATCTGATCTTTCGTCATTTCCTTCTCAAACATAAATAACATATATGAGATACCATTATTCTCGATTATGTCGAAATTCTCCACTCCGTTAAATACGGTACTTTCCAAAGTAGACAAAGTATCTACCGGCACAATTACAATCGTCATTTTTTCTCCTTAAAAATCAATCATTTGCATTTCGGATTCGTTATGAATAAAGCTCGTCAGGTCATAACCACATGCCTCCAATATTTTATATGCATATAACCGCTTTAAATATTTATGCAATCCATCACCGTTATATAATGGTATGTGATTGAGGAAATCGCACCAAAAGAATAATTCGCTAAACAATACCCATGCCAATTTACTTTGCGGAGATGCGTCAATTTTCGCAAAATCACATCTATATAATGGAACATTTTCTGCCATAAAACCGCCATCCACCACACCGGTACCCCAAACATGAGCGACAATCATGGTAGGATATTTGGATCCCAAAAAATAATTATAAAGTCCCTGATTATAAAAATACGCTACTTCATTGAGAAATTTCGCATAATGAGAAAGTCTTGACCAGATATATTCATCACCCAATGTGCCATCTCGTACTGCCTCATTAAATGCCTCCACGGCAACAGTAATGGTGGTTTTATCGATTAAACCGCAAAATATTCCTCCATCTTTGGGAAATAAACCAATACTATTAACTTGGCAGTCTTTGAAGATCCTATATGCCGCACCTGAAAAAGAAGGTTCAACCACAAAGGCTCTACCAAGATTATCCAAACATTTAATTTGATCTATTCTATCCATTCTATTTGGCTCTTTTAACCTCATAAGTATTTTCGCAATAATTGAGGGACTTGATAAAATCAGACATAGCTTTATTATAATCGCTCTTATATACTCCCGAATACCAATCCAGCCATTCGCCTCCTATTTCAAGAATTTGCTCATGATTATATCCCGCTTCAAGACATTTCATAATTAACGGGAATTGCGCGTCATGACGATGCCGATCCTTAGTAATACGGAACATCGGATTGGATATCTGTATTTTGGCAGCAGGATTAAATACGATTTGTCGTTTATCATCGGGAGAAAGAACGCATTGTTCAGCAAGCCGCTCTATCTTATCACGAGATGTTTTTTGTAATTTGGTAAAATATCCTACCTGATCTGATATAGGTAACATATTAGAGCCGAGCCACTGAGTTGACGCACCAGACTTTATATTTAAGCATCCGGGTAATCGCACCAAATTTCCGTAAGGATATATGGCTGTTAGCGATGATTGACGAGGGAATATTTCTCCACTTATACCGTCGCCCAATACTTGCGCCGCTTTCCAAACCACCTCGGATGGCATTTTGTCGAAAAATACCCACAAATGATAACCTTTGTGTCCAGAAAATTCCAAATATGGTTTCAATCCGTAATTGATGGCTTTTTTATATGTGTCGAATACTGGCGATCTCAATTTGGCTACAGATCCCTCTCTATCGAAATCCAATGCCAACCATTGGCACTCATTATTCTTAGATATCGTATATGTGCCAAGAATAATCTTTTTATCCCAAATCGCCGATTTAATTAAATCCGGTGTGATTTGCAAATCATTTTTATTTCTATCCCGCGCCAGAATAAACTGACCGTCATTTTTTTGTAAAGCGTAATAATTATTTATAAAGAAAATATCTATAATATGTTTATAGATATCATATTTGATCACTGTTATCTCTCACATCCGGATTTAATACCATATCTATTAATAACGCCACACCCCATGCCGCTAGAATAACTATGAGTGAAGCGCGAATCATTATACCACAAAAAATTGAAATCCACAACCCCTGGCACATGAAACAGGAAAACCCCTCTCTGACGAATTCTCGCCAACTCATATGGTCATTATCGAACCAGCTCAAAATCTGTGCCTTGACAATCCTGATGGTTGGATGGTATAATACCGTGTATGTCAGCGGTAGCACCGCCAGACCTAGCACCAAGGCTCTAAAAAATTGATCCATGAACCATTATAACACAAAATACCAGAAAGTCAAGCTTGACAAACGCGGATTTTTCTGCTATACTTGACCCATTCAAGGAGCGAACATGGAATTTTTAAACGAAACCAGAGTTTACGGCTTAAAAGCACTAGAGGACTACCTGTTGATTCCTCTAGCGGACGGCAACCCATTATTGTTGATTGCCCCACCCGGAACGGCAAAGACCCTATTTATTAGGAACCTGACGCGGCTACTCGGTTACAAAGCAACCGATGTGGCACAGTTTTCGGCACCTACAATGAATTATGAGGATATCGTGGGATATCCGGTTCCAGATGATAATTTCAACCGAGAACTGTTTCTATTGAAGGGTCTTGCTTCATTGATGGGCAAAGACATCAATCAGATTCCCGGTATCGAGAATGTCAGTCCCGGATTTAAATTGGAGTTCGCCGACACACCAATTAATGTCTGGGACAAGCGTGTTTTGTTTATTGACGAGGTTAATCGTTGCAAATATGATGTACAAAATCTAATGTTGCAACTAATCCAGGATAGAATGTGTGCAGGCGTGGAACTTAAGCTAGACTATATCTTTGCGGCACAAAACCAACTATCCGAGCGAGGTACATCACCACTAGACAACGCTTTAGCGGATAGATTCTCGATGTTCATTCCATTCCCCAAATTCTCCGAATTGGCTTTGGAAGATAGGACTCGCGTTGTATCTAATGTGGGATATCAGGATTCGCCATTACTGAAAAAAGCTGAACCTGTGGAACGTTCCGAAAGGCTGATTGGTTTTCTGAACAAAGTTAGAGAATCATATCATAATAACGAATTCGGCACAGACGGATTTACAGTAGATGTGTGTCAATCGCTGAATTCCGGAGGAGATTTTCATATTGATGGTCGTCGCGCAAATAGAATCGCCACCAATGTTAAACTGGGCCTGATTATTCGGAAGATTAAATCCGGTGGAAGCTTCGAGTTAAGAGATTCGGAATTTTTATCTCGGATCGTATATTTTTCCATGCCGCAACTAGCAACGGAGATTAAGGGTGTAGATTTCAACAAAATTAAGACTTCCGTTGTGGCGAGTTTGGAAAGAATCATTGATCAAACGAAACCTACAGCCAAATACTTCACCATCGAAGATCCAATCGAAATGGTTTTGCAAGCCAAAAGAGATGACGAGATCAATCAGAACAAGGAATTGATGAATCAAATCTACCAGCATGCACTCGGTGTTGCGGAGAGAGAAAATGGCGTTAAAAAGAATACATCATCCGCAAAAGAAATCGCTCTAGCGCTTCACGCCATTACCAACAAGGGTATTTTCGACAAAAATTCTATCGGAAAAGCTATTGAGTTATTCGGTACATCGATCTTTCTCAAATATGGTCATCAGATCAGATCATATTCTAACGAACCTTACACGAGCAAATTCCTGAGACTCGCTATGGGATTGTACATCAATAAGAACAATCTTGATCCGAAGCAATTACTCGATAATAAGATTATCGAAGGACAACCTGCAAAGATCTACAACCAATCGTTATCGAATCACATTCTTGATTCATGCCTACTGGATAGTAATAGCCAGCAAGAAGTGTTCACTATTCTTAAAAAATTCAGAGACGAAGAGGAAGCGTAATGTTAATCGCCGAAACACTCTCAAACAACGCAAGTACAATTGTCGATTCTGGCAAGCCGACAAAAGTAACATATAATAAGCCCAATGGCACACTGTACTTCGAAACATCAGACAAAAGAGTATTTTTAGGATACTCGTTGGATGCCGTCGAAATCGCCAACACAAAGCTAAAATCATTTCTAAGTTGCACCATCTGCAATAAAGATTTCACCAATCCGCAATTCTTTTATTGTCAGGATTTTGATAGCGACGAATTGAAAGAAAAATGTGGAATTTGGATTCAAAAAGCGAATGGTACGGTAAAGTTCAATATTGATCCGCTAGGTGCATCATCTCATCTGATCAATGCATCGTTTGTTCCAACGTGGGGTATTAATTTGGGAGACAATCTCATCCCCTCTCACAGTAAAAATATCAAAACGTTCAATAATTCCGATTTGGTTCTGGTCGTTGCCATGGAAGATGCAACCTTCGCAACAGCACAGCTTTTGCCCAATATATTGAGTGCAGAAGAAACCGGACACTTACTGTCCCACACTTACTTTAACAAGGAAGGTGAGTATGGGTTCTTTGTCCCAGAGTTTACCAATAACAAAAATACAAAACTGAAGCACCCAAATTTCATGGTTGTCGTTTACCCCGGATATAAGGATTATTTTGCATCAAAGGAATAATATGGACCCGCTAACACCATATCAGGCAGGACAATGGGATCTATTTTATGATACATTTTTGAATCTTGTCAAAGATTACAAATTTGCACTATATAATCTGGTGTGCATTTGCAATATCAGAATGATTCCCATCGATTCTCCGGAAAACAAATATCTAAGCAATCTTATATATGGCAAAACGGCTAGAATCATTGCCAAACCCGGAAATCTTACCATGGAAGTGTTCGAAGAATTCCTGGTAGAAAACAAGATCAATGCTTACGAATTCACAACATTAATTATTCATGAGGTCATGCATAGCGCATTAGGCCACATGAATATCTTGAACAAACCCGAAAAGAAATCTTCTCAAGAACTAATGTTGGATAACATCATATATGATGCGGTAGTAAATAGCGTCATTTGCAAAAAGTACAACCTGCAACCAGAATTTCAAACCATGTTTGAAAAACTCTACAAAGCAGACGAATTACCTTATGCATTTTTGCGTCCGAATAGCCAGATTACCGATCCATACTTGAAACAAGTTTATGACGCTCTTTATAGCGAAGATTCTGTTTCGATGTATGAATTAAAACAGGCCATTTCTGGTTCGATGCCGGAAGGTGGAACTACCACGATAATCCTTCTAGGTAGTCATGGTGAACCACAGGTGGGTGAGGATGGCAAAATTCAGGCTACTCTAGGCGAGGACGACTCTGACGAACCCTGTGATAACAACGAGGATAGTGAAGATGGCGGAAACGGTAAGGATGAGCAAGACGGCAATCAAGATGGCGAAGGTGGAAACGGCAAATCTGGTTCAGATGTAATTATCGATCCGGAAATACAATCCGCCATTGCAGAAGCGTTGAAGGAACTTTCTGAGTCGGGACAAAAACCTGGAACCAGAAAAGCTAAAAAGGGATCTCAAGGTTGCGATCCAACAGCCACGACTTTGTATGAGGAGATAGTTGATGAATTTTTCTCCGAATATCATCACGATCCAACACAAGATATTCCAATTGTTTCAACACCGGTTGGGTTAAAGCAAACACTAGAAAAGGATTTTCTAAAAATCAGAGGAGATCGTTCCACCAGGCGCGTATTCCCCCATCATAAAGATCGTAAACTAGCTCTTTATGGTGCCATGCGTGTACATCAACCATTTTTTAAATGTCCATTACCGGATATGAATCTTTACGTAACAGCTTATTTTGATGTATCCGGCTCTACTGATGCATATCATAAGATATTTTTTGATTCTATCCGATATAATATCGATTATTTCGATGAAGTATATGCTTTTTCGACATTCGTTTATAAATGCAGCGAATCCGATATCGCGAATAACAAATTTCAAACATCCGGTGGAACAAATGATTGTTGGATGGAACATCTAACAAATCAGGGCAATTATAATCGCGACTATGGCCGTATCGCGTATGTATTTACGGATGGATGTTTTAACGGATCGTTTTGGACAAATTTGGATGTGAAAAATACCAAAATCATAGTCGTTTATATGAAGGATTATATGACCACAACCTATTTCGACCAGTTTCCTGAAGCTGTTTACAAAACATACAAAATCCACCCGAATGGGCAATGGGACGAATGTTGATGAGGTTTGTCTTTACCGGTAGAACGATTTATTCGCGTCAGACACTCATTGATGCCATAAAAGATAAGAATAAAGAAATGGGATCTGAATATTTCCGCCATAAAGCCACAATACACAGAATGTATGATTATTATAATGTTGACTATTTGGTTTTGGGAGGTTGTAAAAACAGCACCAAAAAAGAATTGCTCGACGAGTGGAATCATCGTCAAGGAAGGCAAATTCCCATTATCAATGTAGATCAATTCTTCAGTCTGCTTAATAGTATAAGTTCACCATTAGATATTCAATTCGTGGAGATTGATTTTTGATGAACATGTACGTGATTATAAATGAAGATATGTACAGTGATGGTTTGTGGGAAATCGGCATAAAACGTTCCGGTTTTGCTTACGCCAGCCCGGAACTAGCCGTACTTATAAACCCCATATACGAGACGTTCGACCACCCTAGGATTTTTGAAGCATCGGGAGAGATGAACGATCCTATGCGCTCTGATGGCGAATTCACACTTTTGCGAGAGACCTATGTGCCGGAATTCACTCTTGTTCAGCGTCAGTGGTTTGCGATTCAATGCGCGCTAGCCGTGTGTGATGATCCTGTGTTCGTGTCGTGGGCGAATGCCTGGATCAATGGAACGGATCGAAGCTCCAAAACTGCTCAAATTGTATCAGGGAAGTTTTGGGCCGATCATGCTACTCGTGCTACTCACGTTGCTGTTGCTGATGCCGCCGCTAATGCTGCTGCTTGTGCTGTTGATATTTCTGATGCTGCTTATGCTGCTAACGCTACTATTCTTGCTGCTGATGCTGCTTATTATGCAGCGGAAGTTAATCCAAGCATAAACTTCACTGATATCGCCGCCAACGCTCTAAACTTTGACTTAAAAGAATTCCAGGAGATCGATTTTTAATGTATATATCGTTGCACCATCATTCTACACATAGCTTGAACGATGCTCTCGGCAGTGTAGATGCTATTTGCGCCAAAGCCGCCGCACTAAATATGCCAGCGGTAGCCTTAACTGAACATGGAACTGTGTCACCGTTTGCAGAATTATACAAATCGGCATCGAAACATAACATCAAACCCATATTCGGAGCGGAATTCTATTTCTCCGACATAGCATTAAATCAGCAAAAAGAACAAAAATCCAAAGAATATTCTCACGTAGTATTACTTGCAGAGAATCTCTCAGGGTATCATAATCTGGTAAAACTCTCCTCCATAGCTAATACTGAGGGATTTTATTACAGACCGAGAATATCGTGGAATGAAATAGAACAACATAATGAGGGGATAATAAGCTTAAGTGCATGTGTGGGAGGACTGATATGCAAATTATTGAAAGATGATAGAGCCTTGGAGGCTGAGGAACGCTTACAACGGTGGAATGATATTTTCAAAGACCGCTTTTATTTAGAAGTGCAAAAACATCCATCCGTAGATATCCAAGAACCACTTAATGCGCAAATAATCGCTTTAGCTGGAAAATATAGCCTACCTGTAGTCGCCACAAACGACGTTCATTTTGTCGAACCGTCGCATCTAGATACTCATAAAATCCTCCTATCCAAAAAACAATCTAAAAAGCTTGGCGATAAAAATTTCGTATATGTCTATGACGAATCGTTTTATTTCAAGAGCGAGCAAGAAATGCTCGATCAATTTGATGATAAATATGTCCATCAAAGTGGAGAAATAGCAGATCGCATAGAGATATTTAATCCATCGGTAGAAGATTACAATCTGCCCCAATTTAAATTAAACGATACCGTACTAGATGAAGAAACGGCATCTACCATTTTGGCAGCAAAATGCGCCTTGGCTCTAGAAAAAAAATCTCTCAACATCCCCCAATATAATGAACGTCTAAAAGAAGAGCTTAAAATCATCGCAGATTTCGGCTTCTCTAATTATCTGTTAATCGTCGCAGATGAACTAGATTGGTGCCGGAATAATCATATCGCTACAGGTCCATCGAGAGGTAGCAGTGCAAGCTCGTTGGTTAATTATTTATGCGGTATCACGGCATTCGATCCGGTTCATTATAATTTAGATTTTGCGCGATTTCTAAACGAAGGCCGTATCAAAATAGAAAATGGCAAACGTACATACACATCCATGATAGATATCGATTGTGATATATCTAGGACTGGTAGAGATAGATTCTTAGAGCATCTAAGTGAAACTTACGGGCATGTTTACCACTTGGGGACGCACCTGCGCTATACTGTTAAAACCGCCGTCAAGGCGGTAGGGACAGCATTGGGCGTATCTGCTACCACCATGAACGAATTCACAGAACTATTAACGGAAAGCGAACCGGGAACACGGAATTTAGTAAGTCTGGATTGGAATATTAAACAAAAACAAGTGGCCGATTTCATTACAAGAAACAATCTACAGAAAGTTGTTCAACTCGCCAAACCTCTTGAGGGTGGATATTCCGCGCGCGGCATTCATGCATCTGGTATCGTTATGAGTCGCACCAATATCGATCATATTGTACCTGTGCGACGAGGTGATGAGGATGCTTTCCCGGTGATTGAATTCGATATGGAATCGGTAGAGAAATTTACTAAACAAATCAAGTTTGATTTCCTCGGACTACGCAATGTTACCGTAATCGAAGAAGCAGAACACTTCATCAAACAGCGCCACGCTGAGCAAATCATACCGGAATATTCGGACTTTTCCGATACGAGTGTTTTAGCGGCGGAACATGGCTTAGATAATATCTTCCAATTAAGCTCCGCTTTGGCTCAAAAATACTATCGAGCGACAAATCCAAAAAATGAGTTGGAATTGGCAGATGTAATCTCAATCATCCGCCCTGGTGTATCTATGTCTGGTTGGGCAGATCAATATGTCAAGGGTGGATTTAAACACAAAATATCCGCTCTAAATCAGCTATTAAAAAGCTCTCGCGGCATTATGGTATATCAGGAACAAATTATGGAAATTGCCAAAAAAATAGCCGGTTTTACACCAGCAAAAGCAGACGATCTCCGAAGTGCTTGCGGGAAAAAAATTCCCGAAAAGATGGCCTTGCTGTTGGACGATTTCGAACAAGGCGCTATCAAAAATGGCTATACGCACAATCAAATCGAGTACATCGTAAAACAAATCAAAGATGCTGCGCTATATGCATTCAACATGGGCCACGCAATGTCTTATGCGGCCCTAGCATATAAGACGCTTTGGTTGAAACATTATTTTCCAACAGAGTTCTATTGCGCTGTATTAAACTCATATATTGGCAAATCGGAAGAAATTAAGGGTGTTGTAAATAATATTCGTCAAGGCGGATATCGCTTACTTTTGCCCAACATCAATACTTCCGGACAATCCTATACGGTGGAATATGATCCTGATCCAGCTATACGTATTGGTTTGGGGGGAATCAAAGGTGTTGGACCTGCGGCTCTAAAAATACTTCTAGAACTGCGTCCCTTTTCATCTGTGGACGATTTCATAACTCGCGTACCCAAACGCCAATGCAACAAGCGCGTTGTTGAGGCATTAATTAATGCGGGTGCTTTTGATACTTTGTGCGGTCGTGATGATGCATTATCGTTATTAACCGGTACAACTATCGTTACGACTCAAGATGATCAAGCTTATGCCGAATATGATGTTTTGGGCGATTTCTTCACATATAATCCGTATATGGCACACGCATGCTTTAAGCAACTATCGTATATCAAACCATCGGACGTTTTGAACAATATTGCACCACATATTAGTGTTATCGGATTTGTGGAAGATTTTAGCATCGAAGCAACGAAAAAGAATAAATCTCCATATGTGAATATTATAATAACGGATGGATTGCAAAATTTAAAAGCTATTGGATTCAGTAAGGTTGTGGAAGAGAAAATAGATATTTTAACACGGGCGAAAAAAGAACGTCTACCTATAACGATATCTGGACAATTGAGCACAGAATGCGGTGAAGATGGCGATATATATTTGCCATCATGTAGAGTAAAAATACAAGACCCATCACAACTAAACTTATGGGAACCCCAAGGTTCTACATTAATGATACGTGTTGCAGATGAATTTGTAGAGCCACTGCTGGAGGATTTACCAACCGGAGATTGCGATATCGTGATTTATTCTGTTGTGGGGAGAACGAGACGAGAGGTAAAAACAACCGGCTATATTGACGAACCAACACTACATTGGCTGAGAGAGGTTTATGGAGCGCGTATTAAATATGTGTGAGAAAATTTCATATGTGGTTATAGCTGGGAATATCCCCAATGGTACTCCGGTTGAAATCGGTGAAATATATTGTGGTCGTGCCTATACCAGTCCGGAGCTAGCGGTGCTTGTACAACCCGCATATGTGAAATTCGACCACCCTAGGATTTTTGAAGCATCGGGAGAAATGAACCATCCTCTGCGCTCTAGCGGTAAGTTCACACTTTTGCGAGAGACCCATGTGCCAGAATTCACTCTTGTTCAGCGTCAGTGGTTTGCAATTCAATGCGCATTAAAAGTCTGCAATGATCCTGTGTTCGTCTCGTGGGCGAATGCCTGGATCAATGGAACGGATCGAAGCGTTGAGACTGCCAAAACTGTTCTCGATGAGATTAGAAAATTTGACTCCCTCCTCTATACTAGCCCCGCTTGGGCCGTTAAATCTATCATTTATGCTAGCGCTCTCCATTTTGATAGCTACGTTTCTGCCACGGATGGCATCCCAGGCATAGATTATGCCGATCTTGCACGGCAAGCGATATGGTTTGAAAAAGAATTTTGGGAGATTGACTTCTAATGATGGTATCATGGGACGAATTGCCTCAAGAAATGCGCGAAAAAGGATCGAGATCATGGTATACAGAGAGATCATGGTATACAGAATATAGAGACTCTTGTCTGTTCTGTGTAGATATAAACAACCGTTTATATGGGAATATAGTACCAGTCGATGGTAATTACAAAGCATATACTTGTCGCAATGACATTATCATGTTGATGGAGTGTGGTGGTGGTGTACTTCATCAAGGAAGTAAGCAAGATTGCATAGATAAATTGGAAGCACTAATACCCGAATCTCTAAAATATAAAGAACTAACAATGATCGATTTCTGAGGAAACTATGAAACTTACATCTGGCGCAGCCAGCGCTCTACAATATTGCCTCCAAATAGCCTTGCTTTTTGCACTAGCTTATGGTATAATGGTAGTAACCATAACCGCATACGGATGGGGTATGGTTGTTTTGAGCCGATATGGATTTTGGTATTTGGCCCTATATAATGGCGGAGTGATTGGTTTAGTAGCTTTTTGTAGAGCCTTGATGCTGATACCGATCTTTCCAGCGGTGATATATTGGAAATTTTTTAGATGCAGAAAATGCGGATTTATTAACGCAATACAAACCTCGCTAATAAATCCCGCTATGGTGAAATGTGAAAATTGCGGAGAGGAGTGATTTAGATGAATACGGAAGATTGCGTCGATAACTATATCTGGCCCAAATTATGGGCTAAGGCATTCGCCTCATGGGGAATGGGAATGCCGCGCCTTGGCGATGATACACCAGATACTCCGGATGACAAACCATTGACCATGATCGATTTCTGATAAATATGTATGTGATCACAGACGAAAACATGAACAATGATGGTTTGTGGGAAATCGGCATAAAACGCTTCGGTTTTGCTTACGCCAACCCGGAATTAGCTGTACTTTCGACCCCCATATTCGAGAGATTCGGACATCTTAGGATTTTTGAAGCATCTGGCAAGAAAAATAATCTTCTGCGCTTTGACGGCGAATTCACACTTCTGCGAGAGACCTATGTGCCGGAATTCACTCTTGTTCAGCGTCAGTGGTTTGCGATCCAATGCGCGCTAGCCGTGTACAACGATCCTGTGTTCGTTTCGTGGGCGAATGCCTGGATTGATGGAACGGATCGAAGCTCCGAGACTGCCAAAACTGTATCAGGGAAGCTTCGGGCTAAAACTCATCCTCGTGCTGCTGCTAATACCGCTGCCGCTTATTACGCTGCCGTTCATGCTACTTATGCTGCTGCTAGTATCACTAATGTTGCTTATTATGTTGCTTATGCCGCTGGTACTAGTGGTGCTCATACTGCCGCTTATGCTGCTCATGCTGCTCTTTGTGCCGCACAAGCTAATCCAAACATAAACTTTGCTGATATCGCCATTGCCGCCCTGAACTCTGAATTAAAAGAATTTCAAGAAATTGATTTTTGATAAATATTAATATCATAAATAGGTAATATTTTTTAGGAGTACGTATGAACAAGCGTCAGTTTTTAAATTTCGTAGAGCTGGTGAAGGGTAAGGGATTGCAAATTGATCCCGCACTTATCGACACACTAAAGGCCAAGTTGGAAAAGAAATTTGGCGATTTGGATGTGTTGGATTTATCCAAGCTAGACGATAAGATTACCGATTTTGCCGTACATATCGGATTGATCAAGCTATATAAGCTGGGCGAACGCAAGTTTGCAAAGCTTACGGCGTGGTTCAAGAAGATGATTGCGAATTTTGATAAGGAGGAGCTTGAAGCAATTTGGAATAATCTGCTGAAGAAATTGGGCGGCGAATAAATGAAGTACATGGGTTCGAAATCCAAATATGCGGCTGAGCTTATCCAGGTAATGCTCAAATATGCGCCAAATCGCGCCAATTGGCTAGAACCCTTCGTGGGAGGTGCTAATCTAATCGAAAAAGTGCCTCCCACTTTCAATCGCATCGGCAATGATATCAATATCTACGTAATAAAAATGTTCCAGGCTCTACAAAACGGATGGATACCACCCGATGACTTGGATGAAAAAACTTACAATTTCTATAGATTGCTAAGTCGCGAATCATTCGCCAAAGAACGTGACATTGCCGCTAATATTGGTTTTATCGGTGTGGGATGTTCTTATGCGGGAAAGTGGTTTGGTGGATATGCACGAAGTAAGAATAAGAATGGCGATCCAAGAAATCACTGTCTAGAAAGCAAAAATAACGTATTAAAACAATTACCACATATTCAAACCGTAAAATTTATATCTATGAATTACAAAGATCTATTCATACCCAAAAATACCCTAGTGTATTGCGATCCGCCATATCAAAATAGCACACAGTATGAAATACCTTTTTCGCATGATGAATTTTGGGAGTGGTGCAATATCCAATCGCAAACTAATCCGGTTTTTGTCTCCGAATATAACGCACCGCCAGATTGGGTATGTTTGTGGTCTCAGAATGTTTGTTCGTCATTAACGAAAGATATTGCCTCTAAAAAGGCTACAGAAAAGCTATTTCTAAGGAGAGAACATGTCCACATATAGTTATTGCGAAGATTGCGGATGCCGTATGTATGATGGCATATGTCCCAATTGTATGGAGGAATTATATATTTATGAAACGCAAAGTGAAGATTTATTAGAGCCGCTGGGTGGGGATTTCGCATCAAAAGTAAGAGAACAATCTAGGGATCTTTCAAGGAAAGGATAAATGAGTGAACATAATTACGGTTGTATGGGGAAGGATTGCTACGAACGAGTAGATTTTACCATAAATATCAACTGCGAACAAATATATGCAGATGGATTATTGGTATGCCCCAAATGTAACACACCACGTCCAAGATTTGCCAAAATGTGCGTTCTCGCCAAGTGCGGGCGAGGTGAATGCACGATTAGTTTGACTCCGGATATGATCGCTTGGGCATCATCAGATGATGAATGCGAGGTTGAAGATGGATAAACATTATGCATGTAAAGTGTGCGGTTATCACCCGCAAAATCGTCTTTGGTGGTGCAATCTAGGTTGCGGAGAAGATTATAACGAAATGATTGAGTTGCCTGAATCAGTGGTACGTCAACTTGATGCAAAAAATACACGCATCAATAATCTATCCGATCTATTCACCTGCTCTACATGTGGTGCAATGTTTGATCGACGCGGGTTGCCGGATGCCGCGTGGGATGGAGTAACGCGATGTTCTAAGTGCATAGAAGTGGATGCCCTCAATGCATTGGTTGCGAATTTGAAAGTGCAGAACAACAGTCTATCTGATGTTCATATCTGTTCAACCTGTGGAGCCATGTTCCCCCGCTATGGTGGATATTCTGACGAGCTATGGGAGGGGACAACACAATGTCAGAAATGCGTAGAATTAGAAATACAAACGGATATGATTGAGGAATATCAAAAACGCATATCTGAACTGGAAACGATTTTGTCCAGCCAAACAGATGTACATGCAACAGATCCGTGTTGTTTGTGTGGCGAACCGTGTGAACCATGGTCTGGCAAGCCGTCTCGTTGGCCGTCAATCTATGTACCACGCGGATTATTTGGAACGGGAAGATATGCACAAACGCATGTAGGATGTCTAACCGAATATATCGATAAACTGGAACAACGTCTATCAAATAGCAAACAATGGAGTTCCGCACTATCGGATATCGTAGACGATTTCCTTGCGGAAGTTAAGGAAAAACTTAAATGAAAAAAGAAGCACCATTTACAGATGACGAAGTAGCTTCATTTAATGAATATCAAAAATGCGGCATGTTTCATCCGTTCACTTGCTGTTCTTACGATGATTGCAATAGAATGGAACAACTAAATCATGGCAGATTAATCGCTACCAATGAGGGATTGCATTGCCCTTGCGGTAAAATGCCCATCCAAATATGGTGCCATGACTTTCAGGTTAATTGGGAATGGAAGAAGCGCGGATTGCAAGCTATACAATCGAGCGAAATAATGAATGCGCTATATGGTAAATTTTTCGAGGAATAACACTTGACACAGCAATCGCAACCGACAGAAATAGCAATCACAACGGAAGAATATTTCAATCACGATCAATTTGCAATAGATGTATTTAATCGCAAATATGCCCTAGATAAGCCCGATGGAACAAAAGAAACTCCCGGCGAAGTATTTTGGCGTATAGCTACATATATAGCATCAGTAGAGCCAGACAAAGCTTCACAACAGGCCAAGGCTCTAAAATGGTTTTCAATGATGTTCAATCGCGAATTTATTCCGGGTGGACGCATCATATATGGTGCAGGAAATACCGACAAAACATCTCTAATTAATTGCACCGGATTCGCATTGGGCGTAGATAGAAACGGAGATCCCATAGAGGCAGATTCATTAGAAGGGATATTTGAAGCCGCATATATTACCGCCAAAGTCAGTTCTCGCGGAGAAGGGCTTGGCTATGACATGACCGCTCTACGTCCCGCTGGATCACCCACACACAATGCGGCAAAAACCTCCACCGGTGCGGTTTCATGGATGCAACTATTTAGTCAAACAACCGGATTGATCGCCGCGCACAATAGGCGCGGCGCGCTTCTATTATGCATTGACGATAATCATCCCGATATAGAAGAATTTATTACGGTTAAAAGCGACTATACTAAAATTCAATCCGCTAACATTTCCATAAAAATAAGCAATGCATTTTTCGAAGCGTATAAAAAGAACGCAACATGGGATCTAACCTTCGACAACAAAATATACAAAACTATTAAAGCACGCAAATTAATGAAGCTAATCGCCCAGAATGCATACGAACATGCTGAACCTGGGTTATTATATTGGTCTACATCACAACGCATGTCCAACAGTGATGCCATAGGATATCCTATAGCATCGGTTAATGGCTGCTCGGAGGAAATCCTATCAAATGGATCGTCATGTGTGTTATCCAATATTAATCTAGCCGATCTTCCAATCGATCTTGATAAAGCCTTGGTGTTGGTAGAATCACGTGCGGGAGAAATATTACATTTCCTAGATAACACGGTATCCTGCCAGCTTAGAGATGATCGCTGTCCCACAGTTATACAGCGCAAGGATTTAGAAGCATTGCGTCGTGTTGGCGTAGGATATACCGGGCTAGCCGACTATCTATTGCGCTGTGGAATAGCTTACGATTCAGATCGCGCATGCGATATCGCGGAACAATTAACTCGCGCAATGTGTATCGGTGCGTATAAACAGAGTATTAAGTTGGCTAAAGAACGTGAACCATATCCGGCATGGGATGATTCTACTATATCATCTCATGGAAAACCGTGGTGTTTGTGGAAAGTTGATAGAGCCAAGCACGTCATTTCTCAGCATCCGATATTTAAATCCGGATTTATGAAACATTTAATCGATTCTGGTACGTTCCAATATAGCGATTTCGAATACGGAATGAGAAATGTATGTTGTTTGACAATACCTCCTGTTGGTACGGGATCAATCATATTGAAGTCGTCATCAGGAGTAGAGCCAATCATGGATACTTGGTACTATCGCAGAACTAGAGTGGTGCCGAAAAATTATCCCTATGAATGGCGCTGGCAACTGATTTTACATCCTGTGGCACGGCAAATTGTCCTAGAACGCACCGGAATAGATCCGGAACTATTATCTACCGACCAAGAAAAAATCGCATTAATGGATTCCGCAATCACAAAAAAAGAATGCAAAGTTGCACATGAAATTAATTGGCGCAAAAAAATATCCCTCATGGAAGGTATTCAGAAATGGATCGATGCATCTGTGTCTGTAACATATAATCTTAACGAGAATAATGCATCACCGGCAGAAATAGAGAAAATATATATTGCCGCATATGAACATAACTTAAAGGGCTGCTCTATCTATGTTCAACGAAATGAGGGCCGTGTAGGAATTATTTTGTTCGATAAATATCCAACAGATTTAGATCCAGAATATCAGTATAATTTTAGCGCAGAATATATCAATAAATACGGACATCCATATGCACAATGAAATGCTATCGCCATGCGGACATAATATTTTGTTTTTGCAACTTAATAACGTTAGACATGTACCACAAACCCAACTATATATAGAGTGTGAATTCTGTCACAGTGGGCAATGGGAAAATCTTGTCGTACATGACGCTGATTCTGGGGATGAGACAGAATGATGCCTGTAACGCTTGACATTGGCGTCTAATTGTGGTATAATCTGAGCATACGAGGAATCCGTGGGATATTCCAACCAACCGATCATTGGCCGTAGAACGGATTTGGGAACCTGCGAACGCGGCACCAACGTTGCAGAAACCCAGTATGAGTGCCAGAAGGTTCTTTTCCGCTGAAAAGTACCCAAGGGGTTACTTCGCAAGATAGGCGAGAAAGTCGAAGGGTCGGGAAACCGGCCCTTTTTACTTGACTTTAACGCGATTTCGTGGTATACTTAGACCATGCCAGAATATTCAGAAACAGATTACTGTTACAGACAACGCCAGGTTGATATGGCTCGGTCGATGGCGGAACTATATCATTACGGACAGCACGATCTTGTGGGAAAGCCATATATGCATCATATCAATGCTGTGGTTAATCACGTATCAGATATATTGGAGTCAAGCGCAAAGCCATTCACTATTCATCCATTGTATTATGACTGTACAATAGTGGCATATTTGCATGATGCTTGGGAGGATGGCCCATTTGTAGAGCCTTGCAGTAAAGAAATCCCCAATACATATAAAATTATCAAGGGATTGTTTGGAGACACGATTGCGGAAACAATCGATATCTTGACGCATGATAATTTTTGTGAATATGATACTTATATAGATAATATTGCCGCAAGCGAAAATCTGATTGCGGGATATGTTAAGTTGGCCGATCTTAGACATAATACCGATTCTGAACGAGTGGAAAAATTGTTCACATCAGTATCGGGAGAAGATCTGAACCGATATCAGCGGAAGCAAGCGAAATATCATCGCGCGATATCTATTTTGGAAAAACAATGTCACATCAGGAGAGAAAAACCATGGAGCTTGTAGTTTACTCATACACGGATGACGATTTTTATGACCGGCAAAAACTATACATCAATGGCAAGGAAGTCCAATATGTAGGACCGCTATGCGAATGCCCAGAAGATGCAATCATCGGACGAGATCTGGTTAGTTGTGCCGATATCGTTCACTATATGCAACAAGCCGTTACTGCCGTGACCGATGGTGAAACCGTCACGTATCAGTTCGTAACTCTCAGCGAAGATGAATGGGACGCTCTATGATTAATATAATAGGTTACTATAAGAAAACCAAAACCTTACGTTTCTTTCTATATATCGATACACCGACATGGATATCGTTTTTGGTAGGATTGCTTGAAAATTATGATCTCACTATTGGATTACTCTGCATATACGGTATCGGTATTGGCGCGTTAATTCACTGTGTATGGGGAGGATCTAAAGGTAGAGGATTGGCTATTGGTTCATTCTATCTGAATAGATGGACAAATGATGCGGATCATAAGGGCCGTGCCTTGTTGAGTATCGGAGAACACGGATTGTGCATATTATATATGTGGATGTTTTTATGGAATCGGAGTAAATAATGAAACCGCTAGCATATTCAATTGGAAGCCTATTCATTGACATAGATCCTGATATCTATGACAATATCGTTACATCTGTGATTAAATCATCTACATTTCCGAAAGATTTTTCAGATATGTATAGTTGGATCGAGAATACACAATGTAAAGTTGTAACAAAGATACATAAACATATCGTCGCACAATTGAAAATCGCTTTCAAACACATAGAGATATGCGATGTACAAGATGTAATTTCAGACAATATACTAATGTCTGATACTGAAGTATGGGATCTTTTTGTAGAAATGTTTTTCCGAAATGTAAAACCACCGAAAGACTGCAATATCCATGTATTCGCAGATCTTAACGAAATATTCCGTAACATGGATGTATCATCGCAACGCAAAGCGCTACCAGAATGGATGACCTTTTTGGAGATTTCCGAGAATGAACTAACACCGTTGATTATTTCAGAGGATCATACGCATAAATGGAATATAACCAATCCCAGTAAAATTAAAAGAATCCGAGATATCATGAATGAAAAAGATTGATAATTTTTGCGACAATGAGAGCGTTTTGGCCCTTAGTACAAATCTGTCAGAGCCACACAGTTTTGTGTGCTCTAAAAAAACAAAATTATTGTTCTTTGATGAGGGATTCGGAGAAGGCAATATCCCGGTGGGTTTTTGCCCTCACGAATTAGTCTCTGGGTTACGGTTCGAAGAAGGTGATGTGGCTAAATTATGGATACATTTTGAGGATAATCGCCAACACTGTCTAGGTAGTAGCAATGATATCGAAACAGCATTATTGTGGTTTGAAAAACTAGCCCAAATATTGGATGTGAAAATTGAGCACAATGACAAATGAAGATCCAGATATCTCTCAGGTGAACCGTGATTTAGCTCAAATGGAACGTGTCGTTGAAAAACGACCCTCGGTATTGGATGGTAAAACATACGATATTAGAGCCGAGGGGAAGAAATGGTACTTAACGATCAATATACACAACGGAAAACCTTACGAAGTATTCATTAAAACGAATTCGCGAGATTCATCCGCAAATATATCTGACGCTATAGACAGATTGAATGAGCTAGGAAAGCTATTCGGTATCGAGGATATCTTTTTAACTGAGCAAAAGATTAAGGGAAAAAACGAACCGAATACTGGTAAACTTAGTAGAGCCGTGTCATTATTATTGCGGCACGAAGTTCCAGTAGAGCGAGTGGTAGATGTGCTAAATTCTCTAGATCATAACGTTTCTAACATCACATATCATATAGCGAAACGATTAAGTCTCTATATTAAGAATAAAAAAATAGAGAAATGTCCTACATGTGCAGAAATGTCCCTAGTATATGAGGCTGGTTGTAAATATTGTATTAATTGTGGGTGGAGTAAATGCTAGCAGATGATTGCAGTCTGTGCAGATCACTCACCATTAATTTAACAGATATTACGGATGATAATGTCCTTATTCGCGCCGACATAGCGAAAAGGGAATTCGTTGATCTCTTTTTCGGCGAAATAATAAACTCGTTAAATAATAATTTTCCATATTATGAGTTTTTTATACAAGTATTAGAGCACTGCCCACCTGCATTGACGCACGAATATACACCGAATGGTGAGCGACAGGCAGATATTCTATGGACCATAACGTGGCGCGAGATGAAAGAGGCCATCAACGCAGTATCAATCGGAAATAAAACAATTATCGACGCACAAGATATGATTAAAATCGTGGAAAAATATTTTGTCAGTCTTATGGAAAGGGATTTCCAAGAGATAGATTTTTAAAATAAATATATGGAGAATACAATTCCTACTTACGAATTCGTTTGCGAAAAATGCGATATAGTGTTCGAAATCGATTGTCCCTATGAGGACAAGGACAAAGCGAAATGTCCACGTTGCCGCTCTAAAAAGATCAAGGAAATTTTTGATTCCGCAGAAATAATTTGGAAAACAAAGGGGCGTGGTGGCGAATGATGCAATGGTTATTATATTTTTGGGCATGGATGTGGGGATTGAGAAAATGGGAAATCTTGCTTATCCAACCGGTTGCCACAGCCAATTGGATTGATGGTTGCCGTGTTGTGGTACGAGAAAAATATAGCGGTCTGGTTCTCAAAAGAGATCATCGTTATTTAACCTTCAGCAATATGATGCCGGAGGAAGCCGAAATATTTTACGGAGAAGGGAACAACAAATGATATCGTTGATAGTCACTGATATTAGAGGATTAAACTTCCACTGCTTGAATGATGAAGTAGTAGAGCCAGGTGTGGACACCTACGATACTTATAAGTTTTGCATGACAGGTGATGCATTAAAAAGCCTCTCTGCATTGTATATGAATCTTGTTAAATTCGGCAAAAATATTTCCAACATTCCCGATGATAATCTGTATTATTTCTTTTTGAAACCGATTGATTCCGAAAGTGGGATCATCTTCAAATATTATGTCACGGATGCCGCAGGCAAGGCTCTAACAAATTTTAATGCCGAATTCATAAACAGTTTCCGTATTGTAGACTAGGAGAAACAAATGGAATATAAAGTTATGAAAACACTGGATGTAGCTGCATTTACCCAAGAACCGATAGACCGATACTACATCATCATATACGATCCATCATCAACTTCTTCACCCGGACGAAGTATATATTATTTTACCGGAAAGAAATGCAGGTTGTGGTCTTATATAATGGAAGGCGCTTTGTTTTTTAATGATATGGAAAGCGCCACCAATATGGTTGATAAACTTGTGGCTCGTAATGGCACGGAAGATATTTCGGTGTATAGTGTAAATACGGACAAGGGATAAAATAAATGAAATCGATCATCAAAGCTATCATTACAATCCCGTTATGTTGGGCGATTATAATCGCCCAAGCTCACGCAAACGATATAAAAAATATTATCACGGATATAAACAAGCAAAAAGGCGGTAGCGGATTTAGTGAAACTGAATTGAATAATTTGGAAACAATATTTTTAGCAGCAGATGAAAATGGATCGGAATTATCTGAACTGTTTGCCGCTATAGCGGGATTTGAAACAGGCGGCAAATACGATATCGGTGCGGTGAATAAAAAGACAGGTTGTTATGGATTGATGCAGCTTATGAAACGATGTCATAAACAACCCATGATCGATTCCGGATTAGATTGGGATGATCCAGCAGATCAGATTCGTTGGGCAAAAATTATGGTTGAGGGATCGCTGAAAAAGGGGAAATCTCTATACATGGCTATCTCTCCCTGGACAGTACGTAGTACAGCATGGAAGGTATACAGAAAATACAAGGATCGAAAATGAATCTACCTGAGCCAAGTTTTGATAAGGAGGGATATCCTAGCGAGGAATTTCTACAATCCATCGAAAATTACGATGGAAGGGATGTAGAAGGAATGCTAGCGTTAATTCAGGAAGCATGGCGCATGGATGATTGGGCCTTGCATCCACGTCCAGGCATATATGTGTTTGCAACTGGTGGTTGGTCTGGTAATGAAGATTTGATTAATGCATTTAATAAATCTATGGCTGGACTCATTGCGAATTGTCACTCCATCCAATTCGTCGGAGGATTTTATTGTTTCACAACCACCCCAGAAGCGCAAAAGGAGCTAGAAGATATTCAAGACTATGTGCGTGATTGGGCCGTAAAAGGGGTAGAATAGTTTTGGCTGCTGGTCCGACCTGGGTAATGTCGCAAAACTGCCCTATTTTTATGGAGAGAATATGAATATAGATTGGGCCAAAGTAGATACCAGAATCGATACTCTAACAGATCAAGATATCGAATGCGGCGCGAGAGAGTTGGCGGAAACGATAAATGAAACGGATCACGTTTGTCAGGATTATTTTAAAGATATCCATTGCGTGAATAAACTATGACAAAACTCAAGCAAATCAATGTAATAATTTGGAGAAATAAAAATGCCAATCAGTGAAAGCGAAGTATTTGAGGAAGTTCTAGAAGAGGGAAACATTCAACCAGACGAATTCGGTTCCGTTTGGTCTGAACTGGCGAGTGGAGGTGCCGGTGAGGTCTCTACACGGGCTGCTCAGTGCATATTTAAGGCCGGAGGCTATGAATGCCCAGAGGTCGTCTTAGCAACGATTGACGAGCTTGACAAGATGCAGATTTTGGTTGCTGGCGGTGCCGAAGAGAAGGCGCGAGTGCTAATTTCGTACATGCAGGCGCTAAATTCACTATATGTGTATTTTTCGGCAGAATATTCTCGTCTTTATGCCCAAGCCTATCCGATTTCCATCAAGCATGGAGAAACAAAACGTGCAGAAATCGACACGGAAGCTAAAACTGCACATCTTCGCTCTATAAAGAATTATCTACGCAACTTATTCTTTATCGTTTCTAAAGCGTCCTCCGTTACACAATCCCTCATGAAAGCCGAATTACAGGATAGAATGCAATGAACGATTTATCACCAATAGTTGTTACGGATGTGATTGGGGAGGATCTGACTCTACATATCGATCCTCCCCTGTTTCTGCAACCATCGATCATCCCATCAATCGTTCCGAATGAACACGATTTATGGATTGCGGATTATGAAGATTTCAATTTCTGCGTATATACGTATTCAAGAGATGAGCTTCTTCAAGCAATCGATGAACAATTACTCTACTTATATTCTGCGTATGTTTTGAGCAAATCCCCGCTATCTCAAGATGCTCAAGAATTACGAGACAAACTTATGGAGAGAATCACGGTATGAAAGACCTTGACAAAATACGCTGGGAAATCAGTGATCCATCAGCACCACCAATAAGCGATGCTACTGCTATGCAAACGATTAATTTTTTATGCCAGCTAGAATCTCTAATCCCATTGCCAAATTACTCTTGTACGTGGGAAATAGACCAACACATCACCATTAGGTTTTATATCAAGGTTCTAAACAAACCGCCCACATGGCAAGGATGGAAATGTGATGAAAACGCAATAATTGTCCATCTTGCACCTGATTACTCTTATATGCGCTATAGTCATTGGGTAGGACAAGAAGTGAAAGATGAAAAACTTGTCGAAAATCCCACACTAGAAGAAATCAAAAATATGATCATAAGGCTAAATAATGATCGTAATCTATAGTCGTAATAAAGCTGCCGCGAATGTGGCAGTTTTTCTAAACGCACTGGGTTATCAGACAAAATTAACTCAAGAGTCTCTTTTAACCTTCCCGCGACGCATAGAACAACAACCAGATAATTTGTTTCTAATCTGGGCTGGGCCATATCGAAAAATATACCATAACGCTCATCCGACTTTTCCCAACTTAGCTTATCTAGAATGCGGATTTTTACCCCATTACAGTTCCACTCAACTAGATAGCCTGGGTCACGGCGCATCTTCCAGTGCCGCACAAACCACCTCAACCCCCATTACGAACGAGCAAAAACAACAACTTGACGAGTATTTAGATCAACATTACTGGAATAAAGAAACACCTACTCAATTACCCGTATCTGGGCCATTCATTCTATTTCCGATTCAACATCTAGCTGATTCAGTAATCAAATATGATGCACCGGCCTATGCGCAGAATTTTGAACGTATTTTGAGAGATCTGGTACAATATATGCCCTCAGATTATACCTTGGTGGTAAAACAACACCCTAAATCTCATCATGGGCATCGGTTATATCAGCATAACAGAATACATTACATTGATCGTATAGAGAATGATATGGATAATTGGCAGTTGAACCATCAATTATTAAAATCTAGTAGAGCCTTGGTGTCTATAAATAGCTCATATATTTTTGAAGCCTTGGCTCATTCAACACCCATCATAAGCCTGGGTCGCGGTGTTTTTAGCGGGAAGAATGTGACAATCGAACAAGATAAAATTACCGACAAAACATTTTCCAACCTTCGTTTCAGTAAACAAAATGCTTCGGCTCTATTATATGATTTATGTATAAATAGGCAGCTAGCAAATATCGATTTCACCAATATGGATCGTGTCAGACATGTATGGGATTTCTTCTGCAACGATATCAAAATGAAAAAGGGATTTATAGTTAAATAAAATGGCGGCTTTCGCCGCCATCGGAGAGAGGATGTGGAATTAGCTATTTATGAAATCCTGAACTGGTATCGCATGAGTTGACATATCCACATATAGGGGATTTTGCTTACCTGTAGGAATACCGCCACTAAATCGACTATTTACACCGCCGGTACGTTTATCATATCGGATAGACATTCCTGTACGCGGATCGAATAGCTTAAATTCGTTACCTTGATGCGTACCGGATAATTTATATTCTTTTCCACCGACACCACTACCAGACAAAGAGATAAATTTCTCAGCGATGGATCGTAATGTGGGATCTTCAAGCCATTTATGCGGTACGGGAGGTTGGCCCAAATTTAGCTGGCGTTCTCCGCTAGCTGTGGGTGTGTAGTGTAACCTAGACCGCATTGTCTGCTCATCACCTGTTTGTGGCCCTACCACCAACGTAAAGCCATGAGCGCGTTCAGGGCTAGCTTCCACACTGTACCAGTCGCCTTGGCCTCTATTGGCTACTGTATCGGCAGACGCACCCAATAGAACTGGATTCACTGATGCTGGAAGCGGCTTTTTGCCTAGACGTTTTTGTATCGTAGTGTGAGGATCGTATCCTACGTCTTCCGCAGATATCTCACCCACGGCAGATGATGTCACTTTGTGAGGATCGACACCCTGCCCATAAGATAAATTTCCGCTTCGAACCGCTTTTCCACCCAATAAAATATAATCTAGTAACGCTTTATCATTTTTATTAATCTCTCGCGGTTGTGTTTTAAAATCCACCCTATGTTGTGGATTCGATAAATAATGCGCCCATAAACGTTTTTGTCCTTCCGGGACACTGGAATGTTCGGATAAAAACTGTGTTACGGCACCAACCAGAGGGTGTTTTATATTTGCTTTATTAAACCCAGCCTGGTTAGCTATTCCAGACCGGGCTGGATAAAATTTGTGCTTTGATCGCCCAAATTACCTATAGTTTTTAGAGCGCGAGATGCCAAATTATCCGCAATGCCTGCTAGTGGTTTTGTAGCGGCATCTATCGCGGGTTGCGGAATCATTGCACCAATGGTTTGTCCAGCGCGACCCATTGGAGAAGCTAACGATGCTGTATCAGCAGCACCGGCCAACTGTTGCACACCGGACTGTATTGGCGAGGGAATGTTTGATTCCATCTGATTCATCGTCGAATCGGCAGATCTGCCCAAAAATCCTTCAACCGCCTTCAGAACGCCATTTGTAACTTCGTCACCATTGATGGTTCCAGATGCGCGAGAACTTCCATCAGCACCAACAATGTCATTGCGACCATCGCCAGCAGCCAAAGATTCCGTAGGATAGTAGTTTCTACGACCAGACGGATTTGCATCTCTATGGAATTTTGTCATTCCTTCCGGAACTGTCGCACTATTCATTTCGTTAGCCTGATGGGCGCGTGTGCGGAAGAAATCGCTTGATTCTACGACATTCTTATGTGGACTTCTGGTATTTTCTACATGCGTAAAATGCTGCGGATGACTTTGGACACCAACAAACTTTCCCACAGATCCTAACGCAATCTGCGCTAAATTAGATCCGTCTCCGCCATGAATCCCCATAACATCCGAATCACCATCACCCGCAATGACACGCCGATTTAAACTAATCTGCGTGTTATCACCGTAAGCTGATTTTTGCGGATTTAATGCGTTTAAAATTAAATCGATATCGTTTCCCTGTTTCGGAATATTGCCTGACATCCCACGCTGAGATGGCGCTGTGGATGCCAAAACTGATGGCGGTGCAGATGTGGTAATTTCATCCGATTCATCAGTTCTTAGATCATCCGGCATTTCATCTTCGAAATCCCATTTATCTGTATCTAGATTGTATTGAAATGGTGCCTTGATATAGTCTAGGAGTTTGCCTTGTGGAGAATGGACGAGATTCTCCATAGCTTGGAACATAATTTCTTTATTAACTTCGGTTTTAATATTTTTTGTAGAGCCTTGACCTTTAGAAAAGTAATCAGCGATTTTATCTACGAACCGCGTACTAACACGATTACCCTGATTCGAAAGAATTTCCTGAATCTGATTGTTTAGCGCAACTACAAGATGCTTTTCATGCGCTGTCAGATCACCCGTACAGACACTTTTGCGTAACAGAACGGCGCAATTTTGCCTACGAAGTTTAGGATCAAAACTGTGGTCTCGCAAAATACCCTGAGTGGCCTTCTTAAAAGAACCGTCCCCGGCTCTAACAAATCTCTCGATATCGTTATCGTCTATCTGATCGCAAAGATAAGCTACGGCTTCTACCGATTTAACAAAAGCTTCCTCAAGTTGATTCTCGCTCCATTCGTTGGGAGGATTAAGAACTAGGGCTGTCGGAGAGGCATTCTTGATACTTGATGCGCATTTCTGTGCAAAATTATCTAAATCCATCTTTTCGCGTTCTTTTTTCGTCAGCATTTATGTTCCTTATACCTTGGGAAGTGCGATAACGTGCAATCCATTATAAATATAGTAGTCTTTTACTGAATTATATAGGGGGAAAACCAACCAATCTGTTTCGCCATCAAAACGTTTTTCGCCACGAGTGCTTGTCAAAACCGTAGCAGCAAGTGCCTGCTTGCCAATCTTGTGTGGGATTTTATTTCCCGCATTATCTAGCGTCCAGAACTGTTGTACCGCATACAATCCGCGCAATGTTCCGCGCAATCCGCGTCCATTATTACCGATGTATTCTTTATAAACGCCGACTTGCCCCATACGACGACCTAGATATTTAGACTCTTCCCAGAGATCCCTCATACTATTGCCGTCAAAATCGACACTGCCGGTAAGAAGGTTGTTCTTCGTTCCACGCGAATTATAGTCGCTATTAACCATTTCGACAACGGTATCCATATCCATGAATTTAAACGGCATGTTACCTGTAACGGCTGTAATAGGTTGTACAGACCGCAATAACATCGTCTCCAATGTGCTCAAAGATATCCCTTCATGGGGATAATTGACACCACGCGCTTCGGGAGCACCGCTCACATATAGCCCGTAGGCATTGACGTCCGTGCTATCGAATCGAGCAATATAACCCAAATAAATAATGTTATAGTAGTATAATCCACCCGACACACCACCAATTACAATCTTGATGGTCTCCGGTGAAGTATCCGCAAAGAAATGCACATCTAGATTCCCCGTATATGTACCATCCGGTGCAAATCGTAATGTCTGATAATCGGAATAACTTGTACCACCATTATCAGACAAATATACCTTAAATGTCGGAACATCTACGGCAGTTCTAACAAATTGCGCATAAATCAAACCCTTGCTTGCAGTAAAGGATGTAGCGCTACTTGAACATGTCCAGCCCGCAGCAGTCAATAATGAATTTAACGAAGTGCCACCGTTGAAAAGATCGGCATTCGAAATTGTCGCATTGCTATATGCCATATTATTCCTCTATAAAATAGATCACTATTATCTTACCCTATTATTCTTTTTCGGTATTAAATTGGTACTCTTCACCAGTTATAGCCTCATATTCTTCCGCTTTGGACATGATGGCGGATCGTAATTTCTCAATTTCATGCGATATATCTGTCCTATATGATGTGAGTCTTTTTATTTCGCGATTCGTATCATCTAGTAGAGCCGCTACCTCTTGAAATTTCTCAAACATGGTACCAATACGTGTCTTTAAATCCACAATATAGTCGTCCATTTGTATCATTCTATACTCCTAAAGCGCGTAAAACCGCTTCCGGCTCTACAAAAGCTTCCCTATTATATTCACAATTATCCCATATTTCAAACTGATTCGGACGTAAATAGTTACGATCCTTTAGCAGATTGATATTTTCATCATAGCCGAATATGTTTGGATCGGATTGACCAAACAAAACAATCCCAGATTTACCAATTTTGTGCGCCAAATGTGGTAGAAAACTATCCACGGAAATAAAAGTATCGGCTTGGCGTAACAAATCAGCAATCTGTCTTATATCGTAGTAAAATCTCACATCTGAGCATAATTCCTTCTCACCCATACGACCAATCTGAGTGACATGGTAATGCGGCTTTAGTAGAGCAACAAGTTCCCTCCAATACGGGTAATTTTTTGCATTTGTCCGTCCATCGGGAAGTGCATTGGACCATGGCGCAATTAAAATCTGATTAGTTATTTTAGTCTGATTATGCGCATGATAAAAATCTAAAATATCTTTATCGCAAACGATATCCGATAAAACGATATCATCAACACCCCATGTTATATATGGTTGGACTGTTCCGTTTGCACCGTGACGTATCTGGAGCCAATCTTTGTTAAGATCGTCCGTGGATGTCATACGTTTCATTCCGGCAAATTCCAGCACCAGGCCGAATATTGTTTTGTCATAATTTAGGTGTCGATCTAGATGCGATTTATTATCTATTTGTGCATTAATGAGAATATTCACGATATATGGTGTGTAACAAAAATGTCCCGTCCAGTTTAATACTTCTGTGTTACAAAATCCACAATTATCATTAATCATGTCGTATAAATAATAACTATCGTGACAGAGGAAATCTTTTTTCGATTGCTGCAAGATATTTATAGCTTTTCGGATATAGTTTGGACCAAAATAATTATCGGAATCCATCTGAATGATATAATCTGCACCACTCTCGATAGCAGCTTTATTTAACGCATTATATTTCTCATGCAAAGATAATATTCTATCATTGTCACAATTCAACTCGATATATTTAGCATTTTTGACTCTAGAGCCGTGATCATCCAAAGACCATTTTTCTTCAGCGATTAATAATTCAATTTCACCATCAAATATTTGTTCTTGAATACATTTCTCGATAATACAATGATAGTCTGGTCTATTTAAAGATGGCATTATGATGACGATTTTCATACTTTTAGCACATCCAATTTTCCATTATCAATCATACCAACGTAACCTAAATTCGTATCCAGATCGAGATTCGTGGAATCCGATGTGTTTTTAAATTGCGGTTCTCTATGACTGCTGTGACCAACTATCTGATTGAATCCAGATATCGGTACGAATTCATTATCCCAATCGGTCCAAGTCAATCCTGGTACTTCATTTATACCGCCACGAGCACGACCGGGCTGCAATGCCGGATGTGGAACATTATTTATTCCGCCCTCAACGGCTTGTTTCAATATGCCATTAATATAGTCATAATCCATACCCTTAACAGGATGCATGAATAGTTTCGGATGAAATCCCGCATGGGATAAATTAAATCCCTGATCCACCGTATATAGGGACATTTTGCCGAATGTTTGTGGAGAAACTAATGATTGTATTAATTTCGCCTTTTCCGGTGTATATCCAGATCCACGCAAAAATCCACGATTAAACATATAGTGCGCATCATGATTGCCTTGCACAAATATAGTATTGGGATCATTAATATGTCTATTGATGAATTGCGCAGTTTTTATTGTGGATAAATTATCAGGTTCTTCCTCAAACGAGTCAAAATAATCACCCAAAAATATAGCCTTGTCATGCGGAATCGATTGCAATATCTTTTCCGCTTTGCCAACTTTATTATGAATGTCGGGGATCACGAGGGTTCTCATTTATCAAGTCCATAAAATACACGATATGCATCAATGAGAGAATTTGTCCAATTGTTATTCTTCATAAAAACATAAATATTTATTTCTTCGTCCGGAGGTGGCGTATATCCCATTTGTAGAGCTTTTGTCCCAGGCCAAGGCTCTACAAAAATATCATTCATGTCGTAAAACGCATCCGGCAATGTACAAACGATATGTAGTTTGCCATATTTTGCAACCAATTCCGGTATTAATGTGCTTAAAGCTAAATGATCGCCAAGACCGGTTTTCAACCAGATAATCTTGATATCTGGTGTTGTTGGCGCATCTATACCCCAAGATGCGAGTTTGTTGTTAAATATCTTGATATCGTGATCATAAAATGCCTGATTTGAATGTGATCTAATACCGCCTTCGGGATTGCGTAAATGCCATGTTATCGCTTGCGGTTGAAATACCACCCTATAGCCAGCACGTTTGATCTCGTAAGTGAATTGTGTTTCCTCTGTATGCGCTACAGGTGATAACGCTAAATTATACTCAGCTATACCTGGACGATATATAAATGAACAATGTAGATGATCTACATCGATATCGTTATCAATAGATTGCGTATTAACGGTATAACATGGATTATTCTTATACCATTGGGGATTGTCTTGGGTATTTTTTATAGAGCCTTGCAGTTGATTGGACGGTGCTAGCCTGGTTGGGGGTGTTAAAATTCTTCCACCCACCGCACCAACATGCGGATTCCATGAGTGTAGAAGTTTTTCTAGACAATCCGGTTCCGAAACGGTGTCATCATCTACCCGCCAAACCAGATCATACCCCTCATTTATTGCGATATCTTGTACCATTTGATGACCATAATGTTGCCCACGTTTTTGCCCGAATGCAATATACCAATTTATACCTTTTTCGGCCATCATCTGAAATAGATGTGAATAAATAGGAACCTGGCGCAAATCTCGTTGCTCTCCATCATCCACAATAATAATTTTGTCGGGTGTTACGGTTTGTGTAATTATGGAACTTAAAGTCATGGGTAATGTTGAGAAATAGCGATCTTTAGTACAAACATCCACCAGAATATGCTTTTTGGTTTGCGGCCACGATAAAAATAGGTTCTCAAATCCATCATACATTGTATTGATGATCCTTTCACCACTAAACCGACTATAAGTTGTGATATCGAATCCGGGAAAATCTTTTGCCGTTAGGTTGAGTAATTTATGATAATCCCCCCATATACCGGAATCTTTTTCTGGTACAGATACCAATAATAATTTGCAATGATTCTTTAGAGCCTGGACCAGTCTCAATCCGTTATCCAGGTGTTCAATGATTTCGAGGGCCAAAATCACATCCCATTGTCCATCGATAATATCCTTTTCCAGATCAAATTTCCGATATCTTCCCCGTGGAAATTCACGACGAGCATAGTCGATAATATCTTGACTGATATCCCATCCCTCATAGTCGATATCTGTAGGTAATATCCTTTGTCCGTATCCAGACGACATACCCAGATCTAAAACACGTAATCCCGCCGTTTTACCGAAAGTTGATTCGATTTTTTCTCTGCACCAATTATATCTAGTAAATTCGCGATGTGAAATCGGATCATTTGTACCGATAGTCGGACCATCATTATGATTTGGTTTAATTGTATATTTTTCTTTTAACACAACACGGTTTCTTTCAAAGATGCCGTTCCAGTTGGGAATTTTAGAAACGGTTTGCTCTCCCATGTGGAATATTGGGAATACACCGGTGGCATAGTTCTCAAAAATTCTATCATCGGGAACCTGGACTATTTTATAACCGGCTTGCCGCGCTCTAATACAGAAATCAACATCTTCAAAACCGCCCGGATTGAATACCTCATCCAGAACACCGATTTCTCTGAATAACTTGGCAGATATACAAGCACAGAAGAATACGATAAAATCCTCATTGCATCCGTCATCATGTCTAATTAGTGGTCCTGTAATTCCGACATCAGAATTGCTAAACGGTTTAAGAAGATGATCGAGCCAAGTATTTGGTTGTTGTTCTAAAAATACCGTATCATTATTTAATAAGATAATGAAGTCGCTCCCATTCTCTAAAGCTCGCTTAATGCCAGCGTTAGTTGCGCGTGTATAACCCCAAGGCTCTACTAAAGTGATTAATTCGACTTTGGGTTGTATGTCGTGAAGATAATCATACGTTTCTTGCTCTGTGCCATTAATAACAGCAATCAGATTGATATTGTGTAGATCTGTATACTTTAAAAGCGATTCGATACAGTTTTTTGTGATCTCGTAACCAGGGCCAACAGGTATAACCACAGATATATTGGGCATGTCTCTCTCACCGATATTATACCACAGATATCTAAATTATGCAAGGATTTTGATAAACGGCAGATGAATTTCTCGGTATCCTAGGCGTATAGTATACTGTAATATATATGTAATCTACAGATGCCATCGTAAAAGATGTGGAGGCTATTAGGACCGACAAAACCATACCAAATGCAGAACTGTTGATATTGGCGGGAGTCCAAGTTTCGCCCCATAAATCGGTTGAACTTCCGTGAGGAGTGTCCGTCTCTACCGTATCCCAATGGCTAGCCAAAGCATTATCGGTAGCGCTCAGACTTGAATCTGCCTTGATTAATTTAACCACACCATCTACACAATAGTCTCCAACACTACTTGCAGATGATTTGCAATGAATGCCCGCTACGATTCCATTAATTATTGCACCATAAGGTATATCAAAACCGAAAGTATCACAATATAGGTAATGCGTCGTAGCTGTTTTAGTTCCAGAATATAAAGCGGTAGAAAATGTTGCATCATTAGCTGTTACATTGCCTGGACTACCCCAGGCAACTGTACCAACGGTAGAACTATCTACGGCATGAGTTGTTGCTTTAGTCGCGGTAGCCATTACGTTCTAGTGAAATTAATCAGCACTCCCAATAAATATGCGTCGGTTCCTAGTGTATCTGCACCATCGGCAGCATTTCGATATACTCTGAATTGCACCAATTCTCCAGCAGCAGGAGTCCCGGCTAATGTTATTGCACCCGTTGCGGCAGTAATGTATAGATCTGACGTAGTTCCACCCGTATCTGTCACCGCAACACCGGCAGAAAACGCTGCATCCAATGTGTCATCGTTTCCATATGCATTACCAGCACAGGCCCACACGACGTCGAAGTTGGTTAAAGCGGCAGGATGAGTCCAATATATCGAAGCAGTCACCGTTCCAGCATCCCAATCCGCAGGCATAATTATTGTTGCTTGGGCGTATTCTGCGGTAGATGCATCGAAGGCCAAATAGTAAAAGCTTTCCTTATTCGTACCCATCTCTAGTTGGGCAGCACTAGCACAACCGCTTGTTTGTGAGGGCCACATACCAGCAGCACTTAGGAATATTTGTCCCGAAGGTTTTGTACCTGAATAGCCGGAAATACCACTATAGCCGGAAGTTCCAGAGTACCCGGAAATACCGCTGCCACTATAACCCGATATACCCGATCCAGAATACCCTGATATTCCGCTATAACCAGAGATTCCAGAATATCCACTTTTCCCGCTATAACCAGAAATTCCCGAATATCCGCTGATCCCAGAGTAACCTGAAATCCCCGAAAAACCCGATGCACCTTCCGCACCAACCGTAATGGGTGTTTCCACATGGGCAGAATATGTTTGACTGCCACATGTCAAAGTCAATGTTCTGGTAGACGAAGCAACCATAAACATTTTACAAACCAATCTGTCGGTAGTAGCACCCAACGCAATCGGATTTGTATAATATGACCAATTTAGTGCGGCAACCGAAGTGTCATTTATCTCTGGACTCGTCGTATCGAATAGAGGATACTCATTCCCCGCAATGTCTCTTCGTAAAACATATACTTTTAAATATGTAGAACCAGTAGCATTATCCACATGCGCATACATATTAAAATTCCAGTTACCAGCCGGAATCAATAATACACCTGGAATATTTGGCACCGTAATGTGTGATACGGCATTACCTGTACCGTCCCATTTCATCTGCCATTCGGTACCCGTAGCGCCAGACGCGATTAGATGATTATCTGTGGTATCTAGCGTGGAACGTTTCCAACCATAATAATCCGCGATACTAGTTTCGTCTGCCTCGCTATGATAAAATAAATAAACACCGACTGCGGCCTGACCACTATATCCGGAAATACCGGAATAACCCGAAACACCCGACCCACTATAACCGGAGATCCCAGATCCAGAATAACCAGAAATCCCCGAATAGCCGCTTATGCCGGAATAACCTGAAATACCACTGTAACCAGAATATCCGGAAGTTCCCGAATACCCAGATATTCCAGAACCAGAGTAACCACTTCTTCCGCTATAACCGGAAATCCCAGAGTATCCACTGATCCCGCTACCAGAATAGCCGGATATACCGGAATACCCGCTTTTCCCGCTGTACCCGGATATACCAGATGTGCCTGCACCCGAATACCCCGAATATCCCGACACTCCAGATGAACCGGAACCACCCGTACTTCCGGATGTCCAAACAAAATTCCCGCCAGAATATCCGACCACATTCCCCGTCACCGGTGTTCCAACAATAGATACCTTCGGAACAGTAACAGCATTTGTGGCAAGCTTGGTCTCAGTTATCGCACCCGCCTGTATACCAGCGCTAGGTATGGGTTTGCCTGCACCAGTAGTGGAATGATCATGTCCGGTAGAATAATTAAATATATCGATTAATTGTGATTCTATTTCTTTAATAGAGGCGGTAATATTGGTGTGCGAAACAGAGCTAACAAAACTATAAACCCTTGCACCCGTATAGTGTGCTGCGGGTGTCGTTCCCACTAAACCACGACCATTATCCGGACTACGCAGTGCCACATGCGCCAAACCAGCCGTACCAGTCGTTAGAGTGAATCCTTCAATCAGGATTATCTCTCCATCTATATGCAAAATAACCCTACCCCAATCTGAAGTAGCGCTAGGTATACCGAAGGGATTATTTATATCTGGAACAATATCTGGCGGGAAAAATCCCGTAATATCATCTAGAGGAATATCCGTAGATGTAGCCAAAATATCAGAAGTAAGACGCGTATGAACATTCGGTTGAACCGTATCAAATAAATCCGATACGCCAGATGCTATATCGAATGAGCTTTCGATATCTAAAAATGACTTCGGAATGTTATCGTTGGAATAAAATTCAGCCATTATGCGCCTGGACTATCTTCGTGCCTCTTGGCCTCCACATATCCGGAAACCACACCGCTAAAGAATCCAACCAATGCGGTAATAATCATCAATGACGTAGAGCTATATTCGGTTGCCTGCCCAGAAATTAATCGATACGAATCTGTACCAACCACAGTAAGCGCAATGATCCCGAATACAGACAGAGAAAATAAAATTATCTTATAGCGTGTTAACAACGGTTGCATATATTGTCCTATTATGTAGAGGTAACTCGGAAATATGCATCATAAGTACAATCCGCAGGCGCAGTTACCTGACATGCACATTCACGCCGGAACCAAAATCCAAACCTGGAACGTGTCCCATCAATGATTTTAATTAAATCGAAACTTGTTGGTGCTAAATCTGCACTATCTTGAGGATAAATTGAGGTTGTAAGAGTACCATAAGATGGGGTGTCACCAATATCTACAATCCACCCTAAATCATACACATCACCAGCACTGTCCACCCCCAAGGCTCTATCACCCAATTTAATATCGGTCAGATCAACTCCCGGCGACGAGAAATCAATATAACCGATTTGATCATCGCTAGGATTCACGGACCAATCACCAGGCTCACTTATCAATACAGTAGAATTAGTTGTTGTGTGAAGACGTGTCTGATGTAATCCATAAGCATTAGACGAAACAATGAGATTCTGATTTGAACCATAATAAATGATACGCTCATCAAAGAACGTCAAAGAATACGCCATTGATGTAGTAAGTGTAATCCAATTCGCCCATGTAGAACTGGTTGATAATTTCCACTCAATATCTATATCGACATTCGGTGTATATAGCTTATCTTTAGTGATATCATTCCAGCATGTGATGATTTCGGTGCTCTTGATGGCTACAATACCATATATTTTCTGAAAATAAATATTCGCATATGGTGAAAACGCATCAATGAATAATGTTTCATCAGGATCGGTTCCAGGGGTCACTAATCCTATCACGATGGCTCTATTGGTTTCTCCAATAGCATATAATTTAAACGGCGTGGGCGATCCTGTCCAAGATGCACGTAGTGATTTGTTCTCTTGATATAGATCTGAGTCTTGATCTATTTTGCGGATTACTTTATGAGCACCGAATAATGCATTAGAGCCGAGGCCGCAGTTAACGATATCTTCCGCCACTTTGATACCGGATAAGTGATCTGTGACATCGGATGAATTAAAGGCATATGAGGGGAATCCTTCACGTGTCCCATTTGCGTAATCGTTTGCAACACTAGTCGTTGAACGCTCCATATAGTCGGCATCATCAACGAATCCCAATGCCGCATACAAGGAATAGATATCTGTGACATTGGTATCTGTGGGCTTCATAACCCCCGTTATTGATAGTCGTGGATCAATGGCGTTTTCATCGCCAGTATTCGTAACATATAGCTTAATATAGTCTACGAAATTATGATAATCTACTTGGCTGGCAGTGCCTTCGTTATCCGACCAGACCTCATAATTATCGGAACCTAGTTGCGTAGTTACAAGTTCTGTCGGGATTGTTGCGCGGAATGTCGCGCCATCTGTGGCATCTGTAACGATACCTTCGTCTGCCCGCATATCAATTTGGCCCAGAAATAAGTCATCGGGCGAACCTGCCGATATCGTCCTAAAAGGACAATTAATAGAAAAATCATCTTGAACCAAGACCATTTATTTTACTCCGATTTGCTACTTTGTTTTGGCTATAATACAAAAATCGATGAATGGGGATTTATCAGATCCGATAGTCGTTCTAAATGATGTAATATCTTTATTTATGACATAATTTGGCGTTGTACCGATAGTTTTTAATTGTTCGATAGTTTCTACAATAATCTGATCATTAAAATTCCAATCATTCACCCTAACAATAAACGGATATCTACCCGATAAAGCGTTTACCACAAAAGGCTCATAGCTGTACGATAAAATTTTACCCGTATAGTTGTATTGGTTATTTGTGCCGGTAATCCCAGCAATGTTATAAATAGCTTCGTCATATTGGGATGTATCTTCAGACGCAATCGCTATCGGTAAAGTAGTAGAGCCTTGGTTCGTGATAGTTTCGTAATAGATGGTCTTAATATCTTGTGTATTGTGGAAATATCCCAATGTCTCTAGCGAATGATTTAAAATCGTCTCGTCTTCAAAATCGAATGCGTCACCGATATCGGATTCCTTAATCCTTGTTTGCGATGAACCAAGTGCATAAAATGATGCCGATCCCGTAACATTCCCCAACAAAACGCCGTCAGAATCAGTCAATGCGTCTATCAAAACAACCGTATTATTAATCGCATCGATAGAATAAACATACCCGATAGATATCTCGTCATCTCCACCATATTTTACATAAACGGTGTCTCCAGATGTCAAATATCCTAGACTGTTCGACAAATTGCTCAATGTGAGTGTTTTTGTAGCTGCCACATATGAGCAGGTGGCGGATTTTAACGAATAATCCCCGTTTCCACCAGCAAACCAACCAATTTCGCGTTTAGGAAATGCCCATCTGATATTTTCTGATGTTAGGTAGTCATAACTGTGGAAATCAAATACTTCACCAGTTGCACCTTCAGAGTTTTGTAATAAAATTTGCAGGGCATTATTTAGAGCCTTGGGCGTCTCTTTTTCGCCCAAAAAGGACATCAATCGCGATCTGAATGCATCTTGATTCTCTGTTAATCTCACATCTCCATATAGTTTCACGGTTTGTCCAACCCGTAATGGCATATTACGAACACCATCAATATGCCTATTCCCCTCATCAATATACAGGATGTTCCCAATCCGACTGGTAAATTGTGCTAGCTCCTGATCGATCAACACCATGGCGAAATCAGGCCAGCGAGTGGCATCTGCAACCTCAATAGACTCAAGCTGATTCAAAACATTATAATTAATCGCCGAAATTGTAGTTGTTTTATTTTCCTGATACGAATATTTGAATATCTTGGTATCCAATACCGTGGTCCAATATTTATAATCCAATAAGTTAATAGTTTTAATAAAAAAGCTATCGAATGCCCTAAATATCCTCTGAGATACAATATCCACAGTAGATACAACACTCTTAATAAGCGCATATATTGGTGCATTGTTACTGTCTACAAATTCAATTTCAGTTGGAACTAAAGCAATGGTCGAAAACTGAGAATTATCGTAATAGTCCTGCCATATAGAGGTAAAATATACCCCTGGACGCAATCTATCATCAGAATACAAACTACCTTCGTTATCTATGGTATCTTGATCGTAAGCTATAGCATTTAAAGCGTCTCCCACAAATGCAGGCTCTACTAAAAGCTCTGTCGCAAACGGTAATCCACCAATTAGGTAATTTATAATCTGCCTAGGTGTACCGGCATATTCCATCTCATGATATCCGCTGTGATCATAATAAGTATATCGCAATACCTGCCTATACAGGTAACTGGGACTTATATCGTATTCATCTTCCAATGTTTGCGAAACGATTTCTCCCGTAGCATAGTAGTCACTGATACTAAATGTAGCCCGTCCACGTAAATTATAATTGAATGAAGTTAATGTTAAAGTCATTATCGGAATACGATCACCATAATCTGTCACACCATATATGATATATTGTGACGGCAGATCTATTTTGTTTTTAGTTTCTTCCCTATCTGTTATCGCAGATACCGCGTATCCATATAATCTGGTAGAATCTCGCGCCAATTCACCAGCGGAGTTATCGTTAAGCGAATGGATATATGTTTGATAGCTACGCCTATAGTCTAGATAATTTACTCCACGAACAGTACGATCACCACCGGTAGTTTTATTCCGGCACACGATGCGAAAGTCAAATGACTGCCCTTCGGCATCATATACATATTGATCGTAGTTGATTAAATCATACATTACAGTGGCAGAGTCGTCTCGCTTACATCGATAGTATAATCGGACGTAGAGGTGTTAATATTGTTATATGGCAGCTCAACATAAGCTAGCAAATCATATTTATGTCTTTGCGCAACATTATTTGGATCGTTATAATAAAGATTGTAATATGTTAGATTACCGGCCAAAGTATATGTACCGATATTACAAATAACATCAAAAGATTGCAAAAAATTATCCAATTTATGAGTCCCATAATTAACGCCCGGTCCGTCAGCATGAAGCGTATCTATAGCGTTATAGGTATCGTTGATATATTCGTCCAAAGTTAGATGCTGCACTAGAATATCGTCGCCATTTTCATCTTGTTCAATCGTGGCAACCCTACTGGATGTACTTGGCGAACACAAATAAAATCGCATTCTGGGCGTACCCAAAGGTGTTACAAATGGAAGTTTGAATGATCCAAAAACCTGCACATTTGTTGAATAATAGTTAATGTCGGGCTGATATAAATGGATATGCTCGATATTAAACGGTGCGGCAGAAATAGAATTGATGAAATAGCTCTGCCGTATTGTACCGCCTTCTGCCATAAAACCAAAACTTCTAATACTGTTGTTCGCATCAGGGCTATATATGGCCGCTTCACCAAGCGGTTCGTATGTAATGGTGTCAAAATTTCTAGCTAGTCGTACTGACATATTCAACCTCTAAATTGACATATTCTGGGCCTCTGATCCTAAATACCTGATTACAAGCCGCATTCAGAAAGCTCACCTCGGATGTAATATCCGCACCAACAGAATCAAAACCAGTTGTTTGTAGAAATGTAAAGTTATCCATAGTCACAACACCCGAATAACTTTTAATCAAATTATAAATATCTATAGGATATATGCTTTGACCGATCTTGGTACTAACAAAATAATCGAATATCATATTTTGCAACTCTACTTTTGCAATGGACGGTACGATAGAACTATCCACATAAATTGTCAAATAATCACCAGCATCGCTTGTAAATCCCGCATTAATAATATCTGCCTCTCTAACAGTAATACCGATACCACAAGGTCTATAACCGTCAATCTCTATTGAATTGCGTATTAATTGATATAGATCGGAGTTTAGAGCCAAGGCTGGGTATGACGCATATGACGTTTGGTATTCCGGCATAAGTTTGGTATTTATTATCGCATATATATGACCTGACGGTGGTGGCGCTATAGTAATACAACCAGTATCTTCAATAATTTTTGCATCCATGACCCCCTGTTGTGTCAATAAATATCCCCTGAGTGCTTCGCTGGTAAATTTACTCTGCGAACCCCGTATAATGGATAAACCACGGGATCTGAAAGATTCATCGTTTTCCGCATTCGCCCCGCCACTAAATTGTTCTGGATTTGTAATCTTGATATTTCCGGCTCTCGTCGCATTAATCTGCCTTGCACCGATATTCCCACTCAAACCAGCTACATCACATCTGGATGAAATTTTAGTGGTACTGAGTAATTGTTGCCGAATTTCCTCGACAGAAAGACCAGCTATTGTAAAAGCTGATAAATTACTCGCCAAAGGTAAAGCGTAGTAGTTGGGATTCATATATCCAACGATATCTAGAGGATAATATGATGTGCTGCTGGGAATAATAGCAGTTTGAGTCAAAACGAAGCTTTGTCCATTTTCATCAACAAATGCCGTACCCGCCGACAGAAAAATATTCGTGGTGGGAAGTGTAGTGGCATAAATATTCACATAACCAATGGATTGAGACTCTGGTTTGCGATAAATCTGAAAATTCCCCATTAAGTTGTCTAAATCGGTCCCCACAGCACTAGTGAGAGATAATCTAGTGATCATATTTTCGATAGCTGCTTCGTTTTTGGCGGCTAGTGATGCAACAGATTGCCCCAAACTATAAAATAACGAGTTTTCAGAATAATTGAGCGGATAACGAGAAAAGGCCCTCAATGCATCTCGGAAATAGTTTAAAAGCTCAGAAAATGTTAACATTAGAGTCTCGCAGCATATGGAAGTGCAAACGTAATATTTTCATACAATTTACCCTGGATGGTCGCCTTGGCGGTCACTGTGGCACGATCATCAATACGTGTAATATTGGTTATTTCGATATTCTGGACAAATCTGTTTGAAAAGAGATGTTGATTGTATTGAATTGTTAGAGATTCACTGTCTAATGATTCAAGTTGAGAATAAGTGTTAAGAATATAGTTACCAACAGATTCAAAAAGTAACCTTACGTCTTGTGTTATGGCCTCTATGCCGCGAATCAATGAAATATTGTAGTTTCCATCTAAAACCAATCCCTCATCAGATAACTCTACGTCATAAATGCTAAAACTATCATATTTTTTCACATTGATGGGTTCTACTAAGAAAATCAAATCGCCAGACAGATGTTTTTCGATTGGCGTGGATAAATAGCCACGAGTTATTTTATAAAACGTCTTATTTTTATAATATTTGGCAAACATACGTTCATTACCAATCTGAAATACCACATTTAGTGCTTCAGGTATAGAAATCGTAAGTGTTCCCAATGTTGGATCGGCATCTGAAACGTTCGTGGTAAAAATTAATTGAGTTAATTCTTTGGAAGCGAGTCCTATATTTAGATCGGATACCAATTTTCCCGCTAAATTAACTGCCATTGTTATTTAAGAGTATCAAACCTCGACTCAACATTTCAAAATCGCTATTTACGGCATTAATCTGGTATAATTCGCCAATAAAATTCTCACTTCCCCAATTCTCTCTAGCTATTTGGAGAGAATTCTTAGTGTAAGCAAAATCTATCATGCGCACAGGGATCTTGTTAGGAGGCTGATCGATAAATGCAGCCTTCACCTTCCCATACTTGACAACTAAATCCAAATAATCAATATAATCCGGACTAGTCTCATCAATGACAACCCCAGACAACGCAACATCGCCTTTATAAAATGCCTGCTGATCTATCATGGTATAATATTCATCACTACCAGTAGAACCAGCCGCAACACTTTCATCAAAGATGGTTTTGATTTTTTCTAGTTGGGTGTTCATGCTTTAACTTACCCCTAGATATTGAACTTTCCGTTTGTTATGGGTGGCATTTCGCGTGAACCCATAAGTGTATATGTGTTTAATGCAGATAAAGTATCACAACCAACAAAATTAAATGTGCTTAACGCACCTCGTACCGAAGTGGTATAGCTCATATTGTAGGATTCCGGCATAACATAATAAAAGAACATTCCCTGATCCTTATATGTGATGCGCAATGTTGCGAACGGTTGAGATTGTATCCCACCCGCCGCGATATCACCCAAAACAGAATATTGTTCCACTTTGGAATTTTTACCGATTTGATCGAAAATATCCCACAACACATCTTGATTCGGATTGTCTAACGGCTCTAAACAATCCACAGATATAATATCGAATGATGGTCTAAAGGCGGTGGCAACTGGCGTACTTATGGTTTCAGATCTGAATGACAAAAACTTACGCGCAACAATCAATTTCTGCGGATATGGAAAGAGAAATGTTTTGCCGCCATAAGATAACTCTACCTGAATATAATCTGTCATCGCGACACCCAATAAGCATCATTTATACCTTGTGCTGTTTTCGCAAAAGGACTAGCTAAGAATTTGATCTGATATTTAAGTACGGTTGGTTGACTAATATCCATGGTTAGGGTTATTTCGTCTATTACGGATCTTGCAATTAATTTTGTAGAGCCTTGGGCTGGAGAAAACAAGATTAAAAACTGATCTATTGGCATTGCAGATGATGAAAAAAAGTCATATATCTTCTTTTTCCACTGTAATCCATCAAAAGTTCCATCTGACGCTAAAGAAACGTATCCCTCAACCACCAGATTGGCTAATTTCGCTCCCTGTGGATGCATTTTGAGAGATGAGACATCCGCAACCAAATATTTATTTTTACCGACCAATTGTGCTACCTGAGCATATTCCAGATAAAGTTCCTCGCTATGATCAACTTTCTGCACAATTATCATTTATTTACTTTCTTGGAAAAATTGGCTAGAGCCTTGCGAACATTTATGGGATTGTTGGTAAATAACAAATGCGCAATTTTTTCTATTGCCGGATCTGGAACAATAGCTAGGAGAATCGAGCCAAGATTTAATTCGTCCATTTTGTCTCGCTGATCTATTCTAATCTGCCCCAACATAATGCGATTAGCGTTAAGCACAATCTCATGCGCATCCAGAACAATGCGGCCACCCTTATTCTCTTCCGGTCTAGTTTGGGCTGCGCCCAAAGAACCACCCACCGTGGTATTTGTCCCTGCACGTAGCATAATACAGCCGCCATCATCAGTATCAGAACCCTGCTCCGACATACGACCCATAAACAATCCAGCATAAATATCGTTTTTTAATCCCTTAACCTCAGTAACGGATGATTCCAATACATTGTGATATTCTCTAAAACTCTTATATATTGTTAGAGGAGCGTCTACGGAATATGTCCCCTCTCTAATATTCTCATCGCCATAAAGTTCCCACGCATAAGCTCGATCATGATCGAATGTGACAGTTTGATCCAACAACAATCTGCGATAAACGGATTGCTCCGAATAAACCACCTTTTTTTCATACTCCCTGGCTCTACTATATTTTCTTGATGATTTCTCTAAAAGATACCCCCCCTTTTTAGAATCGGATGACAACTCCACATAAGATGGATCAATAACCATATATGCACCACGGTCATTAAACGCATCAATATAACGACTATCTTCTTCGTGTGGGTTATCAATCTTATACTGTCTAAAATAGTATTTAAATGTCTCCGATGCGCTTGCGCCATTCAATATGGCGTATTGACTGTCAAGATTACTGATATATTCAGACTTTCCGCTTGCAAAAGTCTTTTTATAAAAAGTGCTAGTTTCCTTAAAATATTCATCATAGTTGGTCGGTTTATTAAAATCCGCAAACGAATCATAAACATCGGCATAAAAAACCAATTTCCCATCGCGACACATCTTGATACCTGATTCTGGCGCAATATGAACGGGTTCCTCGTAAGCGAATTCCTTTGCAAATCCAGATGTTTCTGTGCTATCTTTGACATAATTATCAAAAATATTGACATCATCTAATGCCATATTATTTATAGATAGCGTTGTTTTGTCTGGGTTGTATTGTTTCCAGTTAGAAAATAGTCTGTATTTAGTATCAGTGGATGAATCCTCGGCTGTAGTTTTTAATAGAGCCTTGTTGGGGTCGCCCGATGTCGCAAGGTTAAAAATATCTCCTATACGCTTAATCTCGTTCTGCTTAAAACGGATAAATTCCGTATTGAGATTTTCTACATGCGCGGGTGTTGTTATTTGCCACACCACACGACTACCAGAAACGGGAAAATGTTTTCCTATTAGGGACGTTTTATTAAACTGATCTATCGGGTTTTCGTCTTCCTCACCATAATCATAGGGAATGTTTCCGTGACCAAAACTGTCATGAGAAACGCCAATGATTTCTCCAATATTATCTCCGGTCTCATTATATAATTCGCTTTGATATTCCGGACTAAACGTAGATCCCTGCGTTTTCGGCGCTTCGAAATCATCTATGTCTTGATATAGCGCATAAAAGGCGGATAAACTAACAAACCCTATAACAAAAATAATATTAGAGCCTTCATACTCAGTATGTACACATATAGCTAGAGATCCCTCCGGCGGACGATAAGACATGCCGCCAGAAACGACTTTCGGATTGGTTCCCTTCCCCTTGTAATATTTCTCATGGATATCCTTTAAGTATGCCGGATTAAAATTACGACCAAATAGAAATGATGGACCATAAATATCTAGTAGCGATTTCCCACCATTCGGTTCTGGATCTATGAACCCTGGCAAAAGATTTCCTTGCGATTTTAAATATTCATAATGTCCCCAGATATAAGACAAGTTATAGTCGTTAATTAACGGCGACAAATACGGAACGTCAGGAATAATCGTTGGGTTATCTGACGTTTCCTGCGCATTCCATACGGCAAATTTTTCATCGAACAAATCAACGGTTTGCTTTTCCGGATTCGAAGAAATTACTCGCTGTAGATGAATTCTCATTGATCTAACCTAAATCCCGGCGCGGTATGTCCCAACAACAAATGATATTCCTCTTGATATGATCCATCTTCTCTCACGGCCACAGATAGTGTCTTACCCAGTATGGGATAGGAACTTAACGCCTCAAATGAGGTAAATGCGTCAGTAGAACCAGAAAATATCCCACTATTCCTTGTCGCCACCTCTATTGCGGCCAATCCTGTCACTGCCGTACCATATACGGATGCTTGCGTAGCCGGAACAGTTAATTGCATGGGCGCGCCTAATGGAGCTACAAAATAGGTGCTAAATCCGACCCAAAGCGCATAATTCATCCCATAATAGTATTTAGCGAACCAAGACATCATTTTCTCGGCAGTTGTCTCAGCTCTAGTGCGCAATTCATCATCATCATATGATATATTTGAGTTGCTTTTTAGCGGATAAACATCATCAGTGTAATGTTTGTCTGAAAAGAATAAATCACTAAAAACAAAAGCATTGTCGCGATTTTCTAAGCTTGGTGATCCCTTACTAAACATAGTGTGAACAGATCTAAATAAGGAATAATCCTGCGATATTTTGCTTTTCCCAAAACGTAACTGATTTTGCTCTCCCAAATCGAAAGAAACAGATCCCAATTTGCTAGGATTGAACTGATATTGACCCGGAGTGTTAACAAGAGGTGTCGAACCATACTTTAATCCGGATAATTTCTCATAATCAATCATATTATTTAATGGGGCATATATCGGTAGAGATGGGTTTTGATATTTTTGTCTCACAGCGCCCATTTTCTTATTAATCCAGCCTGCACGACGACAAACGAATTCTCCCGTGTCCTCTCTAACAAATGATTCATAAAATGGCGCGGGAGCTAAATTTTCCAAAATATGTATCCAATTTAAGTTATCGATGCGGTTACTATCCGTAACCATACCAACCCGGAATAAAGACTCTAGGAGTTTATATGGTACGGCTTCCTGTTTTGCCTCGAAAGAACTAGGTACCTTAAACGTAGCACATTGTTTGATCAACCCAGCTTCAGCCATACGACTCACATCGAATTGATTTCCTTCCGCTCCCGGCAAAATATCGCGTGGTGTTAGGTTGAGATTGTTTTTATATCCCTTGTATTGTTTTTCATGATTTAAAAATAGATCTATGCCGGAATTTATAAATGCCTGTCTGCCCACTAATGTTTCGACATGTTTATTATTTATTGTTTTTTCGCCAATATATGCACTATTGGATTTACGCAATTTTTCCGCAATCATACTTGCATTATAACGAACTTTTGGTTCGTCATTGATAGTTAGGTTCATTACTGTGTTATTTAGATAGGCGGTAAAATCATAAGCACTCACGATGTACTCATAGCCCGTGTAGTTCGCATTAGAGACCCACACAGAGTGAAAACCTGCTGTCGCACCCATAAACACAGGTAAATATCCAGCACTCACCATGGCAAGCAATTTGGCTTGTGCGGTAGAGTCATTGTACCGGATACCACCCATATAAGATAACGCTGCAACGGCTTGCGCTATTTCTGCGGCAGAACCAGCACGCTTAATAACCATCAAAACATCATTAATCTTAAAAAAATCCTGCACATTGGTGCGAGTGTGAATGGTGCATGATCCCATGGGCATCTGCCCACCTTCGCCCGACAAAGAAATGCTCAAAATGCTTCGTGGCGAAAAGTTCATCATATTCTTTAGTACAGTGATATTGGTAACTGTTGGAACTATAATAGCCCCCATAATAACAAAATAACTACCCCTGTTCACGACCACACCTGCAATCCGCCACTATTTAGCGAAGGATTGTTATCATAGGATATCGCATGCATATCTAGATGCAATCCACTATCGAATACGTCTGGACGTTTAAACTCACCTTGATCAACTTCTAAATCGGGATTAAAAGACGGAAATTCCGGATTATATCGTGTATTGAACATGATCGGTTCAAAACTGACTAACGGTAATTCAAATTCACTACTCTGGTACTCTGCACGAGGAATATCAAACTCTAATTGGGCATATATTTGTTCCGCTGGTGTTTCTATTTGTAGAGCCTGGGCTGGTGGTTGCTGTAAAAGCTCCGGAATGACCGCTTGCTGTGAGAATTCTGGTAAATCAAAAGCATACGTTTCCGAACGCGTCTCCGGAATTGTCGCTTCGAACTTTGCTTGTTGTTCTGCAATATTCAGGTCTGGTACAACTGTTCTTGGCTCTATTATCGGTAAATTAAACGTTAACGATTCGTTGCCAGATATATTTGGCAAATTTTCCACTGCATATTCTATGGGCGTTCCGATAGATATATCGGGTATTGCGTTAGAAATAGTTTCCTTCGGTAATTCAAGGGATTCGCGCGATTGGATATCTGGAATCTGTATAGATATCCCTAGTTCGGGTGTCTGATATGATATTTCTGGAAATGATAGTTTTTCGGCATTATATATCGGTAGATCAAATGGTAAACGATCTGATTGCCTGCCTATATCGGATGTTTCCCATTCTAATGGTCGGAATCCCGTTTCCGGCAATTCAAACGCCATTGTTTGATGAGATATCGTCTCGGCAATATCTATAGTTGAGGATTGTCCGATATCGGATTTAACGATATCTAAATTGATATCGTGGCTAACATATTGCGGTATTTCATATTCAAAGGATGAAAATTCCTGACTATGAAATTCCTCGAATGATATATCTTTATGTTCTGGGATATCTGGCAAGGAAAGTTGGATATCTTTGGTTTGCAATTCCGGCAATTGGAATTCATATGTGGGGAATTGCATTTCTGGGATAACAAAATCGGTTCTGGGACTTGGACTGGGAATATCGTAAGCTATATCTGTTGGTTCGGATGATGCCGACACAGCCAATTCTATATCGGGTGGCTCTATTGATTTTAGAATCATATTATCCAGAATTGGGAATTCTAAGGCTGGCAAAGATATGGCGGCGGTTTCAAAGAGCGATGATTGTGGCTGAATTTGATTGATTTGTGCGATTTCTGGACCATGAAATAATCCAGAATGTAATATATCGGAGAATGTTAACTCTTTTTGCTGATAATTATTCAAAAACTGCATAAATAATTCTTTATCCGGAGAAGATGGTTTTTCTATCGTCGGAACCGCATTTATTTCTGCAATATCGGGTTTATCTGAAATGTTTTCAAAATCTTGTTTGTCGGGTGTGTGGGCAAGTTCAATTTGAGAGAAAACGCTCCCCAAATCACTAAAAATATTGATATGAACGCTAGTCCCGATATCTGACATTATCTATGTGGGGCCATTTGTTGTCTTTTTTGTGCGACAATGGCGGCTTGCTTCCTCTTTTCTTCCAGATAATTATTCATATAATTGTTATGTGCCACATATAAACGATAATGATCCACTCGCATATTATACAAGCTAGAACATTCGAATGGCAAAAGATTCCGATAATAAGCCAAATCCAATATCGATCTTAATAGTGGATATTTAGCTATTTTTTTTTAGCATCATCGGAATCAGAAACGATAGGTTTTTCGGCATTCTCATTATAATTTTTAACGATTTGTTCAACCAAACTTAATGGTAATCGCAGAAGATTTTCGATTATTACCTTGTTCATTGTATCGCTAGACAATAAATCTACAAACAACCCTCGTTTAACAACGATAAATGCTTTAGCGATTTTTCTAACGAATTCTCTTACACCCAAAGATGATTTTTCGGGATTTCCACCAACATATTCGATGATTTGATCTGCGTATACACCTATGCGAATTAGATCGCCAACAGTCAGAACATCGTCTCGGATCAAAATCTCATATTTTTTAACACCAGAATCATATTCCAGCAATGACATATGTTACTCGCTAGCCAAACCCAATCCCAAGAACGTTATCGTGGTAGCTAGAGCATTACCGCTAATATCCACTGTCGGACTTAGATCGATAAATCGAACACTAGTAACACTGTAAGTTGGCGCATCGTTGTTATTTGCAACAGCGCGCAAAGTTACTTGCGGCCATTGACTAGGATCGGAACTCAGTTGTGATTCGTCTATTTGAGCCTTCATGATCCGAAGCCAACCATCACTCTTGGTATCTAGAACGGTAAATGCACCACTAACAGTAGCAAAAGTCGCAATCAGTGTAGCAGGCCAAATACTACCTAGTCGCCTAACGGTCTGATAGTCGATTTTTAGATCGAGTTTCAAACCCTGTCCATAGGCAACGATATTTCCCTCGTAGGTTATTTCTACCTGACTACCAGAAACCGGATACGATGTTAAAGCCATTGTTTTCCCTCTTAGCTGCTAACGCTAGTTGTCAGATACACCGTCTGATCAATAAAATCAAGATCGCCCTTGACTTGTACCTTATAAGACAAAATAACTTTGTTTGCATTGTTACTATCAGGGTAACAAATAATACTATCATAAGCATCAATTAGCCCGCCAATCGCGGCAGGAGCAATCTTGGAAGTCAGATATGAAGCTACATCACGCTTAATTTCCTCAGTAACACCGGTTTCGCGCGCACGACCAATATAACGTCGTTCCAATAACGCAGTCATATCAATGGCAATTCGATCCGCTACACGAGTCGTAGTTACGGCGGAACGTGCATCACTCAATTTTGAGGTGATGGCTTTACCAACACACACGCCAATACCCGGAACATCCTGATATGCAAATACACCATTGCGAATTAGGATCTCCATTTCATCCGCATCATAAGCATAATCAACACTACCCACACCTAGAGAATCGCGAGTAGCAGGATCGGCAGCATTCAATGCAGACAGCAATCCGGCAGTATATGAGGCCAAATATTCTCTCCGATATGTCAGAGACCCGCTTGCCTCAAGTTCATAGAATCCAAGTTTCTGTACGAAATATACGTTACGTTCACTAGCACCAATGCGCCTGGAACTACCAGATTTAATGTTTAGATTCGAGTTACCGATAGTACCTACATTCTGATACCCAGGACTCAACCAAGACATCAATACGCGTGGTTTCTGATTCAGCCCCACAGACATATTGATAACATGCGTATAAAACAACTGCATGATGGCTAGGAATTTAGCATTATCAGTATAACCGGAAACATTCTGAATAGAGTTATCATCAATACAAGGAAGAACCCAATAAATATCAGCCTCACGAGCTATCAGGGCCAATCCGCGAGCGTAGTCCTTCAAGGTGATGGATGAGGGTGACGCACTAGCACCCAACAATGTGGTTGTCACCGCAGTTGTGGGTGTTGCCCAACCAAACATTGCGAAAGTGGTGCTGAGATCTGTTGCCGTTACAATTACGGATGTTTCATTGATCTCGTCGATTAGATCTTCCGTGGTATAGGAATATGTCGATGTAAGTGCATCAAATACCGGCAATACCGTATATTCTTCAGTGGTTACAACACCTAATGAATCTGTACGAGTAACAGTAAGGTAGATTTTCGGCCCAACAAGACGTGTCTCAACAGTAATAGCGTCAGAAGATGCATTTTTGCTAGTAAGCATAAATACTTCATTGGTGGTTGCACCATTAACAATGCCACTGGAGGCATATGTTGCCTGATGCCATGCATGATATGAACCCTCCGCACCAATACGCTGACAAATCCGGCTAATATCGAATTCATCTCCTGCGGAAGTGGTATCTGCCCAAATAGCCACAGCATATCCGGAATGCGTCTGTCCATCGGAATCTGTAAATGTAGCCTGCTCCCAATCCGGCATATCAGCCACATCCCATTCAATATGAGTGGATGTCAAACCGGAAATATTTAGTGCATTGTTTAACTGAGCAACATCATCTAACGTTATTCCAGGAATAGCAGTATATCCGGCAAATTGATTGGCAGTTTGTAGCGTATCTGCGTTATAATATGCTATACGAATGATCGTACCAGATGGGACTGCGGTAGGAAATACAAAATCAAGAGTATCAAACATGGTGTTAGAAATCGCAAAAATAACATCGCCATGATCGGATACAATGGAACCAAAAGCATCCACCATCGAAGGAGAAAATTGTCCACTTACAGTATCATAGAAATCATATAACGAGGACATATCGTTTCGACGGCACATAAAATTGGTAATATTATAGAGCGTTGCGTCTGGAGAATCGTTATCACCGTAAAGGACAGAATCAAAACAAACAGTTCCACCAATACGAACAATCTTAATAGTCCCTGCGCCGCCCGCCCAAGCTGCAAATGCCTGATTCGTCAAACGACAAGCGCCAAAGGTATTGAGCGCATCGGTGGGATTGCTTGTGGTAGTTACTGTTTCTAGAGGGCCATTAGCCGTTGGACCAACAATACCAATCACATCGCTTAGAGGTGCAGTATTGTAATTAATCTTACTTATAATCTGTGTATAAACCGATGGTACACTCCGATTCGCCTGATTAGCCATTGTAAACCCTCATGATTTTATCAAAATTATCTTACCCTGTTAAATGGTTGTTTGGATCGTTTTTATAAATTCACCATCTTGTGTCTCTACAGTCTCAGTCACATCGATGCCTGTAATATATGTAAAATACCTTGGAACGCGAATGATATAGTTTATAACACATCCAAAAGAGATCGAATAGACATTTTTTACACCCGCTATCTGGTCGTGAAAATTTTCTCGATGCCCCGTTAGATAAAAACCACCGAATTCGGGATTCTGATTCTCTTTAATTGTATCATTATAGTCGGATGATCTGGCATTTAAGTAATATTCACAATTGTGCATCAATAAACTATAAACGGTGTGACCCAGATTTCTCATTACATCGAAATTATCCGAATAACATTGGATTGTCGCATTCGCCACGGCCAAATGACCCAAATATTGCACTGGTGCGTCTTTTTGCGCAATATTACTGGTACGCCCGATAACGTTACCGTCTCGATCATATTGCTCCGTCAATACTAGAGCATTATCCTTCTTTAAATTATGCCCCATTTTATTACCGATAAAAGATCGGTACTGAACTGTAGGTACACGCACATAGATGGATGGAACATCAAAATTTACTCGTGGTTCTCCGATATGAATATGATCTTCTAGGCGTTTTTGATCGGAAAATGCTAATCTAAAAAAATCGCACATAGTCTCATCTATTAGTAACAATCCTGTTTCACGAAAATCAGTAATATTAGTAGAGCCGTCTGCTGCTTTTAGCGCTACATCCGTGATATCTGCGTCTGGCCCATTCAGATCTCTAACCAGTTTAAGCATCAAACATACCTCGTCTCATATTGTTTAATTTGCGCAAGATTCTCCTCATCAATATAGTAACCTTCAAACGATGCATTTGGATTGGAAAAATCCTTTTTAATTTTCTTCGTATAAATGTGTTCTGCGCCATAATTAAATGGTTCGTATGGTGAACCCAAAAGTATAATTTTTTCCAGATATAGATTTTTGGAAATATTGTATTCAAATGCTGTACGGTGAGAATAATATAAACTAGAGCCGCGATAATTGCCCAAGTATGATTCGCCCAGATCGCGCGCCAATTTTCCGTAATAAAACGTATAAAAGTACGATTTGACATGCGTATTCGGTGCCAATCTAAACGTTACCGGCAACTGATGTAGAGAATTTCCTTCCTGAACCGTAGTATTACTGTTTCTAATAACACGACTAACACGATCCTCAGAACTAAATTTATTATAATATGTTGAGGCAGATCCAGTAACCTGTTTGCGCGGTATTAAATCAGTAACTTTAAATGATTGAGCCGCGTGAAATGTCTCACTGGCAGTTAATTCATAGTTATATGCGTCGTCAATTTCGCCAGACAAAATGGATGCATCGCGACGAGTTTCGGTAGAATAATACTCAGTTTTCAACCAAGATAATTTCTGAGAATTGCCCCTGAACATTGCATCTAGAGGGTTATCTTCCGTTCGTCGCTGTGTAGCTAGATTGCTATTTGTTTCGTTTTTAATAATGTTCAATGCCAATGTCATATCGTTGGAAGATACTAAATATTTACCGTCAGTATACAGGGGATGCTCTATTGACCAATTCGGACAAGCGAACTTATATTGTTTGGCGGTTTCCATCAAACCCGCCTCGGTAGCGAATGTAGAGTAATGTTTTGATGTATCCGCAATATGTGTTGCCGCACTCACATTTGCCGCATCGACAATAGAGTGCGCGGATATTGGTAACGATGGAATACCTGTAAAAACATTCTCCAACAATTCTATATCTAATGTGAGAACCTTAGTTGTCGCATTGTATGCGAAATCTGAGATAATATTTTTGTTTATTTGTATCGTTTGAGCTTTCTGATAATAATATGCTGATTCAAAAGTAAATCCACCCGTTCCAGTAATAGCTGGAACGGTAATGAGAATATTATTTGATACATCGGCAGATAATGTGGGATTCTTGAAAATAAAGTTATAATTCCCATCTGTATCGATTTTATACGATGACGAATAGCTATAAATGAGATTCTTAATAACAGTATTTTCTTTACCAAGTAAAATAGATTTATTATAAAGTTCACTCAGACTGACCAGATTTAGAACGATATAATCCGGATCATAATCCTCGATATCTAATGCGCTATTTATAATCCTATTTGTGAAATTATATAAAAAATCATTATCAGAGATAATTTCATCCAATCTAGTATCTGATGTGATGGTCAGAACGGGAATCTTAGAATTAACGTGATGATGATTCGCAATCCACGATGTAAAGTTATCCTGAAACGTGTTCAAGCTGGTATTTGTTACCGAATCGCCAGTTACAAATATCTGCTTATTAGGTATACTCATAGTTTAGTCCTTCTGCAATGATCCTTGGTAAAATACCACTGACCACCCTCTATTGCCACCGCATTACTCATGATGGAGCTTTTTTCTCTAGGCAAGTATAGGCTTTGCCAAATATCTGAATAATCCTGGAAAAATACATCAAATACATATTCCCATATTACTTTACCATCATCAGGATTGAGTTTAAGTAGTTTGGCTGGGTTGTTGTAATCACCACCAAATTCCTGCACATATATCGAACCATCAGACCCTATACCAGAACCGAATATACCGGATTGAGCGTCATAGACCCATTTAGTAGAGCCTTGCGGGGTGAGGGCTGTGAATTTTGAAGGAGAGAATTCGTTAAATAAAAGAGAACTATCCGATGCTGCATAGACATTTGTAGTAGCGCCCCCGATATATATGATGCCGTTATCATCAATTGACGCTGTATCTGTAGCCGCCCATAAGCTATTTTCACCGATGGTATAATCCCACAATAAACTACCTGTTGGGGTGTATGCATATAATTTATTTCGTCCAGCAATATAAATATTATTATTTGCATCTATCACTGGAGAAGACCAAACAGGATATGTCCGTAATCCTCTAACTGCCGGATACACATCTGTTTCCGCGCAATCATTAATATCTTTACTCCAAATTAAATTACCACCTTGCCCGAATGCCAGAAGCCGTCCTTTTAGAATACCATAAGTAAATACGCCAGATGGTATTACTGAAATCCCATCAGAACCGATATATATTTGCGTGTTATCCGTTACAGGGCCGGAACTCCATGATTCACACCAAGATAAGGGCAATGCCGTAAAATTAATAGATAAATTTTTCCTAAAAGAATAAACTCCTCCCAACTCACAACCCAACAAGGTCTGTATTCTGTCATCGCCTTCCGTCGCTCCAATAATAATATTATCTTGATTGTCAGTCGTGTATGGGCCAATACAAATTAATCGTTTATTGATGTCTAATGTATTGTTGTAGAACAATGAACCAAAATTACCCATAGGTAGAGCTTGTTGGTATCTGAAATAGCCATTACTTACCGTCGCCTCACCACCGATAATATGATCTTCGGCCAAATAAATATGAGAACTATTCCCGGTCGTAAAAATACCCACATCATTATACGAAGTCATACTGTCAGGCTCTACTACGTAATAGGTTGAACCATCGTCGTTTTGCCAATTTGTCGAAGTATAAATACGCTTCCACGCCAAACTACCATCTGCGCATATAGCGTATAAGACCTGTGCATAAAAATTAGCCGTATTATCGATGTCCCTAACATAATGATACACGCATACATATATTTTTTCATCGCATGGACTAACAACTCCACTAGGTGCAACAAAATTACTAAACTTGACTCGTTTGGGGCAGGGACAGTTTTCCGGAACTATAACTTGGCTCATAAATACCCATCTTCGAATGGCGTAAGAGATGTGTTATAATATTGTGCATAATAAGGAATAGGAAAATCGTTTGCGCCAATATTAATGATACTGCCTTCCAATCCACTATTCGGATCTAACCCTATGAAGTATTGATTAGTTCCATCTTCGGACCTTAAATTAAAAAATCCCGTTATATTCTGATTGTCTAGGAGAAATGGAATATCATTATTGTAATATAGGTTAAAACCACTAAAATAATAATTGCTATATCCTCTATTCCGTGTATATTCTCGATTCCATATGATATTTCCATTGCTAGGATCGATACAGATGACATAGTTGTAATATTCCGTACTATTGGCGTATGGTCTAACGCTATAGGCCATTATGAAAACTTCACTATATATTCCAGTCCCACTAATATCCATGGATGTCATAAATCCCCATGCACCGGTTCTTTTTGAGGCATTAACGTCAGGATATGCACTGGGATCATATCTGTAGAATGATGCATGCTCAGAAATCCACTTAAGGGTACCGTCTGGATTCAAACAATAAGTTACTAATTTGTATGGTCCATAAATAGAATTTACCTCATTAACATCAAACGAACTGCACCAAGATATCCCATAAACTAATATGTCTCCCGATGCAGTGATTCTTATATTGGAGATATTTCTGTCGTGTATGCGCCTATCTTCCTTTCTAAAGCTATATACATCGGCAACCCCATTGTAGTAGTGATTTATGGGATTTTCACCATCCGGTATACCTAATGCTGCATAATAATCATAATAATATTGTGCCAAATCAAAATGCCACTTATAAGCACCATCGGTATCGTAACAAATAGTCATGTTACTATTATGATAAGATTCTGACCAATCAGAATACATTATATCGCTATTGGTATAAAAATTACCCAATGCATCTGTCGCTCTAACACGCTGCCCACCTACAGGCATCTTCCAAAACGGACTCAGGCTTTTGTAAGGCCATTTAAGAGTGCAATCTATGGTCATGGGAACAGAGGTATTGGATAAACCTGTATCCAAAAATGCAACTATCTTGTATGTATCAGATCCACTAAATCCGCTAGATAAATCCCCAGCCTTAATTTTGCATGTCAGATATATTCTATTTCCATGTTTACGAGGGAACATAAATTCGTATCCGGACTGTTTGTTAACGTTCAAAACTTCCCAAATTGATTTAGACCAGCCACCAGGGATCGTAATAAAAGTTTTACCAGAAAATCCCGGTACAGATAGCAAAACGAACATATAAGTGGCGCTGCCGATAATAATTCCAGAATTTGGTGTATATCGAGCACCATTATTGATAAAATTTAATGGAATCGTTTGATAATTATTAAAATTTGAGGTATATCTTAGGGATGCGATATTATTTAACGTTATAATTTTCCAATATCCAGAACTGGTAATTTCGTGAAATTTTACTGGATTCCCCGAATCCGAATTGGGACCGAGTAAAATATCTAGATCCTGGTTAACTACATAGTGATATTCAGCCCCGGAAAGCTCTGTTTTCGTCGCCAAAAAAGTACCTGCAACGCTTCTAATACCAACCTGAACACTTACAGAGGCTATCGATTGAGCACCATCATTATCCGTGACACGCACTTTGGCTGTAAAAATACCCGCATTTAAATAAGTATAAGGATAAATGGGTGTTGTACCCTGATCATGCCATATATCCCCCTCATCACCAGTCTGAAACTCATATTTTGCTATCGTACCATCAGGATCATATGAGCCGACACCCCAAGGACCAGAACCCGCATCTAATTGTGCAGCAAATGGAACTACTGCACTGGATTGTGATGGTGAAATATGCAAATCTGCCACAGGTGACAAATTAGTATCAGTATTAACAGTAATTGTAAGCAAAGCTACGCTTGTGGCTCCATCATCATCAGTAACCTTTAACAATGCAAAGTATGTTCCTGCGGCATTATATGTATAAGATGTAATAGAATCAGTAGGTAAACCGAAAACACCAGTATTCTCATAATCCCACTGATATGAAACAATATATCCGTCAGTATCATAACTTTTTGAACCATCAAATGTTACCGTTAGTGGTACCAAACCGGATGAAACATCGGATGTCAAGATCGCCGAAGGGGGAGTATTGACTACCGGCGCAACAACAATCATCACGCTTGCAGTATCAGTTAAACCGCCATTGTCCGTAACACGCAAAACAGCCGTATATGTGATAGAAATTGGCCCAGATGGATTTATATAAGTATGACGGATACTACCATCAGAACCATCATTGGAGCCGAAATCCCTATAACCCGCACCATCGTCAAAATCCATCTCATATTTAACTATTGTTCCATCAGTATCATTACTGCTGGAGGCATCGAATACGATTTCTAACGGACTTGTACCTGTTGGTGGCGCTGGTATGGTTGTTATCACCGCATTGGGAGCTATATTAGCGGGATATAAATTCAATGTAGCGGTAAATTCATCCGTCAAGCCCATAGAATCTGTAACACGAACTTTCGGATGATAAATGTTTGAGATATCATAATAATGCGTAATGATATTTGTGATCCCATAATCAACATAACCCGATCCATCAACATCAAACTCATACCTCGCAATATAATCACCATAAGGGATGTCTATTGCGGGAGGAGTAGAGCCTGAAGCGTCTAAAGTGACCGTTTGCGGCGCTGACACATTGTTGGGAGAAACTACCAAATTCGCAACCGGTGTGTGGTTCTCATACACTTCAATGGTAATGCTGGTCGTATCAGTCAACCCAAAAGAATCATAAACCTTGACACTCGGATGAAAAGTACCATGCACGGGGAATGAAAAGGTTGCCGTGGGCGATGTTGTAACGCTAGATGAAAAGCCCATATCACTATCGAATTCATATCTGTCAATAGAATCGCCATAACTAATATCTGCCGTTGGTGGTGTGGAACCAGATGCATCCAAGTGTACTATAAGGGGAGCGAATCCAGAATAAATATCCGAAACTAGATTCGCTACGGGCGATTGATTAACCCAGGGTTCACCAGATATATTTACCGTTATAGTATCGGGTATGGATTTTGCGCCATAAAAATCTGTCACGCGAAGTGAAACATATGAAGTGCCAGATGCGATAAATTTAATTTCGCATGTGGCAACATTTCCATTATTATACCATTGATCTGGTATCAGATCTATCCATTGTGTATTAAATAATCCCTGAGCGACAGAGCCGACTAAATATTCGTATTTTACAACACGATCTCCGTAATCATTGTCGTAACTTTTGGCCCCGTTAAAGAGAACGCTTTGCTGCGGATTAACCGTAATCGTGTTAGGTGTAGCCATTAATATGGAATCCCATTCCATGGACCAACAACATATCTAATAATATCCGTACTGATTACAGAACTAAGTTGTCCCATGCTTTCTGCTCGCATTTCAAAAACATAATCATTTATACCCAGTGCGCGAGGCAATCTGATATATAGTGTTTGCATACCGAAATCTTGAAACACATTGGTCATTTGTTGTCCATTAATTTCAATCGGAATAACACCGGGCGGTGGATATTTTAACCGGAAATATATCTTGTCAATTCCATAATCAGATGTTGTTAGTTCTGCGCTCAATACTAACACTGGTTGCAATCCGCCCATAATGCCCAAATCTATCAAATAATCGGTATTTCCATCCTTGGTCACAATTGTGCCTGTTGGATATTCTATAAAATTAGTACCTGAAAAATATCCCCACTGATAACCGGGAGCGGACGGCAATTCCACATAATAAATCATATCCAGATCAAAAGTTACTTGAACGGGTGTTGTATTACCAACTTCCAGTATGGCAATCGGCGGTGTATTAGGATTGCGTAGTCCAGGCACCTGATATGGACTAAACAATACGTCTCCATCGCAACAAACCTTCCCCTGAATCTCCGGTGATAAATCGGCATCCTCCAAATCTAATACAGGATCACTTAATTGTCGTTTTTTTTTATTCAATGTCCTTGAAAACGACATATCACGATCATTAAGTGCATCACCGGTAGTCTGAGCATAACTTGCAGCATAATCATCGCCCTGTTTAATATCCATTATTCCTCCAGCGGCCATACACGCGAATAATAGACGGATCTAATCCAATATTGGTACGGCGTAGTTGTATCTATATCGGAAAAGTTAGTTACAGATTTATCCAGCAACATTATCGGTTCGGTCTGATTGTCTCTAAATATCTCATAACCGACAACACCATCTACTGGACTCCAAGAAAAAGAATTAACTCCATTAAAACGTACATTAGTGGGAGCCATAAGTTCTTCTTCCGGCGGACAATCGGTTAAAACATCCTCCTCCAATTGAAATACCGGATCGAAATATTCTCTACGTTTTGGCTCTAGTAATGGTGGCGTAACACGGCCACATGGTTTCCCACATGGGCGTGGACCTAATGGGGATGTTTTGAATTTAGTCAAGTCCGATATCACCCATTAACTGAACATCAATGTAATTCCTCTGAGTAGTAGAGCCTTGAAGGGAAGTGGACGCTGAACGATTGGAAATTACTGTATCGGAGGAGTATATTTCGTAAGGAACCGACATAAATCCATCAATAATCTGATATACCAACATAACTCTGCCACGATGTAGTTTTTTGAAAGATTTTCTAGAAGTGCCGTACTCACCATTGATAACTAGACATTGACGATAACCATTATCAAAATATTTTGGTATCGCAATCTCATTTTCAATAATTGTATCGTTTATAGTTGCAAAATTAGCCAAACCATTAGTGAAAAATGTGATATTATTTCCATTCTTCTCCATACATGAATCCAAGAGCGTGGATTTTAGACGTTGCGTTTTTCTATCCACATTGTAACAATAATCCTTTGTGGAACATGAAAAAATACGCTTTTCTATAGAATCTCTAGCTAACCCGCCGCCCGCACTAATATCCATTGTATCTAGAGCCTTGGCCTCCATTAATCGCGTAATATCTGATACATAATTGCAATCCAAACGCATTAAATTACCAGCGGCCTTTTCTAATCTGAAATAATACTCTCTGTTTAGCTCCTCATAGTTAATTGTTGATAAAACTTGCGCGAATTCATTATAATAATCGTTAAACAACAAAGAAATATCATTGTTTGTTAGAATACTCTTATATCCGGACATCCAACACGTGAAATCCTCAGTTAGTGACCAAACTTTCTCCTCGGCATAGTCTGGAATGTACGACAAGGCTCTAAAATTTGGAGTATTCGTTGCAGAATTAATCTTTTTCAAAAAATCTGTATTAGATGGATGAATAAATAGTGGAGTTTTGGCAAAAATAGCGGAAGTTTGGTTCTCCACAATAGCTTTATGACTCGGATGGATATAAGAAACACCATTCATTGGCATGATCCACAAATAATGTCGATAATTTGAATATGTGGCAGGATTATGCCTATTCGAAGGCACAATAGTACGGTCATTTAGACCATTTATATCTTTTTCGATACTAAATGGTGACATATTATAAGTGGGAAATGGCAAATTACTTGTGGTATCGTGTATGGGCGTTGTCACGACACACCGAACTTTGGTCGGAACAGTCCAGCCGCGAGCCAACAATCTACCAGATGGGATATTTAGACTGTGATCTATGGTGACGTGATCCTGGAATGTTAAAACATCATCATCCAGTGGGATATCTAATCCCACTGGATTGGTTAAATCGGTTTGATCGGCAATTTTAACGTAGTTAGCGGGAATATTCGTATGTGTGTGTCGAATAATCTTCTTGATATAATAATCTTGTAAATCTTGAAAATCGTCTACGGTAAAAACATACCTTGTTCCGCTTTCGATATCTTTAAATTCTTTAAACATATCATTCAATCCACATAGACTTCAGGGTTCTAAAAATATCCAGGGGGAACTTCCCGTAAAGTGGCGCGCCATAAGCCAAAGTCAATTCAGAGGGACCGAAAACATCATCCACAATCTTGAATTGCGCCAAACTTACACCACCACTAGCATTAACATGCTGGACAATAGGCGGAACTGCCAACCATAGGAGTTTTTTACCGTAAGTTTCGGGTATGAAAACCGATTTATCCTCTATTTCAAACTGTTGATCTATCGCCACAATAGCATAATTGAGACGTGTTTTTTCATTACAAGCGATATTATCATGTACGATAAGCGTTTTAAATCCGTCTTTAACCGCTAGTTTCAAAATAACATTTTTGTAATCTAAACTCCCATCCGTATTACTATAAATGGTTAGTCGGGAATTTTCATAGTCGTAAAATGGATTGTAATTATCCGGTGCTGTTGATATAGTCGCGCTTGTATATCCATCAGCCTCAACACAAGAACGAACAATTAATAATGGATCATATAATTCGCCAGTGCCGGTATATAGATCTGCGTAATATGTATCGTTTACAATATTTGTACTCATCCATTTGTTAAGTTTCTGATCATAATAACGCAAATCAAGTAAACCGATAGAATCGAATATCACGTTACCTACCTTGGTAAGAGCAATATCTTCGTCAAAATTTTCACCAGTATAGTTATTGTTGATATATGATGTAATGGATCTTCTAGAATCCTTGAGGTTCAAAAGTGTAGAAAAATCAAATTTAAAATACAGGTAATCGAAATCGTCAACTTGAGGTACTTCAAAGAAAATATTAGATAACGTGGGTGAAACGTTTTGCCTGTCGTTAATGATAGATGCAATATTCTTTGTACATATCTCTTGATATTGCGTCTCGCTATATGTTGATCCAGATACACCATCAAATGAATATATCGTTGTAAATGCATATGGAGATGACGATTGTAAAGGTTTAGTATAATAGTAAAATTTCATATTATCTAATATCGCATTGGAAATATTCCCGACATCGAATCCGCTATTCTCCAAAACTACCGGCGCTATAGCAGACAATGCAGAGTTTCTATTTTCGTTGCTCTGAATAAAGTCTCTCGCATTATCCCCTATATTGATATCCGTGTAGTATTGTTTTAGAGCCTCTACGCCATATTTAGACTCCCATCCTTCTGAGAGAAATCTGTGAAAAACTTCTCCTAGGGCAAGATTACCATATATATCTTCCGATTTCCTGGTAAGTATTTCAATACAACCAGAGCCTATAAATACCAACAATACTGTATCAAGAACATCTTCAATTTCATATGGACTCGTTCGAACGATCTCGAAATCCCTCGGCTTATCATATAGCGGAATAGCCCCATTGTATTGCTGTAGATCTGTATAAAAATAATCCAAAGATGCATCAAGCCATGCCTTAGACCAATCATTGATATTAAATACCTCATAAGCACTCGCACTAAAAGAGATAATAACATTATTGCTCGTTAATCTGGAAGATTCGAGAACTGTGGTTGTAATATATGTATCGTTGGAATTCTGCAAAACAATATTCGAGTCGTTAAGAGAATTTGGATAAAGGCTTCCCCTATTGATATTAAGAGAGCGAACTTTCTTCAGTCGTTGACGATTTGGACCACAAGATTCGATATAGTGATCCTGATCCACAGACAACCAGCTATTACCTCCGTTCCTCATATATTCCTGAGTAAATGTAGATATATACTTTGTGATTTTTAGATTTTTAACGCTCATTGTTTGCCCAACAACACACTGTGTGTTTCAGTTTTGAATCGTTTAATACTATTTTCAGTCTTATATCCGGCTACAACGATTTTGATTTCATAATTGGATTCGTCCAATACAGCAATATTAACATCGTCAATCCAACAATCAGATTGTGCAATATTGATAAACTGTGGTGGAGTCGTATGCAAGGCTCTAAAAATAAGATCTCTGCCCGTACTACTCTCAATATTACCCGCAACAGGAACCATTTCAGTTGTTTCAGGCGTATATAGCGTCCATCCACCAGGAGATTCCCATGAATAAAACGCCATTTCATCCAAAACATAAATCATCGAATAACCCAATCCGGGTGAACTCGGTGAATATCCGGATAACGGTATCCAACCCGCCGTATCACTATTACTATATAGATAATTCCATTCTATTACGGCATCATCATAGCCACTCCACAATCCAGTTGCGGAACTTTTAACCAGATATTTGTCACCGATACGAGGATCGGATGGCGGCGTTACTGCATAAGATAACACGGTTTCTTCCGCCAAACTAGTATCGGGTTGTCCGTCAAAGTATTCGTCCGGTGTACAATTGCCACCTATAGATGTAACGAATCTAAACCAATATCCCCCAATAGGCCGGACACTGAAATCCGCAACATCGGTACCCCAGGCGGGCTTATATAGTCTCCAACGATATCCTTCCGGCTTTGTCATATCATAGATATTAGAACCGGGATAATAAACCGTATTGGACAAAGTGTATCCGAAATCAAATGGCAACGGATTTGATGTTCCCGGTCCGCAGGGCAAAATATCGTCAGGAATCAGAGGCAATACCTCCGTATAGATCACATCCTGGAATGGACGAGATTTGGTGATCGGTGTGTGACGCAAATGCGGCATTCTAATATTGATGTCCCGATATCTTTTTTCTATCGGACAACGCTGCCAACCATCCTTCGTCCAACATTCCAAGTAAATATCATCGGGATTATCTAATAACCATTTTGGCAACCTCATATAATCTGGTAAATTTGGAATAGCGAAATAATATAAGCCGCGACGAATTTCCATATTGCTTTGTGCATTACGACCGACAATCATTGCATTCGGTCTGAATCCGTGATATATACCACAATAGCCGGATTGGAATGTTTGATAGAACAACAGATCTTCCTGAGTTATTGTATCACCATAATAGTAGAAATCCTTATCCAATGTTATGCTATCCGGTAATGACAAAGTATCTTTGAGCGTTAGAGAATATGTTTTCGTCTCAGAAAGTGGATATAAATATGTGCTTGTGGGCATGATTGACGAACCATTACCCCTAAACACTCTATGATCACTAGTTAAAGGATACTCTGCATATGGATATGTTCTCCACAAATCATAATTAATTCGTCGCCCGACACCGATAGTGGAATTAATCTTTGACTGATATACGGGTGCTCCGGTATCAATTAGTTCCTCGTTAGTAATCCTATCCTCAATATATGATGCTGGTATATTGCCATCATTTAGAATAATTCCGTTAGGATCATCATCGAATTCATCTAGATCCCCGAAAGAATACAGATTGGTATCACTGACACCCGCAGATGCTATATGACCTCCAAACCAATCGCCCGGAGATGTAGTGCTGGCAAATTCATTATGACTGGAAACAAATCTCAAATGATCATCATCCAATCTGATATCGAATGCACGAGTAAGTTTGTTATAATCTAATGCGCTAAACACAACAGATCGATCCACAATTCTGTCATTAGAATAAATATTCGTAACTGGATCGGTAATTTCAAACACCTCAAGCATCACGTCATCCAGATATACCCACTGATAATCGGCAGCAGGTGTGATATATGGAGTAACGGGTGTTGCCTGAGAACCGTTCTCTATAAGAAGTTTAACCCTGACCTTTTCATACTGGTTGAGATCGAATAATGCACTGTTACAATTTAATGCCGCATTAACAACAATATTAGAGCCGGATGCTGGAGTAGTCTGCTCAAAATAGTTAAAATCTGCAATATTTGAGGGGATAAAACTTCTTGTGATATTGCCGTTATATTGTTTGGTGATAATTGAAATTCTAAATATATACTTGGTAGGATCAAGATATTCTGGCTTAATCCAATCGTCAACGTTGGCATCCGTCATGCCCAATATCTTGCTTGGACCTAGTTGGAATCCGGCTAGATTGTTTATAACCGTTTCCCAGTCCGCATTTTTCTGAGTATATAATGCCTTGGCGTAATAACCCGCCACACCCCTATATACGCTCTGCATGCCAATTTCATTTGACATTCTATCGATACCATAAGATAAACTGCTTTCCACCATTTCTAAATCTGTTGGTTTCCCATCCCGACGTGGTGGCTCCGGAAGATTACTGAAAGTTTGATTACGATTCCACTTGTTTATATCTTCATTGCTATAAAAATAACCAGATACAAATGGTGACAAATCGATATTAAATCCCTTATTCAAACCTGCTATGAAATAGATATTACTACTAAATGGCAGATTAAATGTCGCTAGTTTCATCTGTGTGCTAGCAGAGATATTGAATTTAATATTGGACGTAAAAGTAGCAATTGGATTACTTTTCAACATTGAAATAAGGTGATTAAATACAAGAACTTTATAATTCCCCTTTTCCAATTCCGTTATAGAGCCTGCATCTATAGATGCCTGCAATGCTACATCTAGTTGATTCCCAACGACCTCCCAAATATTTTGAGTTTCCGCACCCACGCGAGATCCCGTAACACTGTCGTAAGTATAGAGATTGTGATTAATAATTGCTTTTTCATTTAGGAATAAGTATAGTGTGTGCTTTTCAAAATCATCCGGTATGGGGAAGAAATTAGTTCGGCCAAATTGATTTGGTTTATTATCAACATCCTTATCTGTTGTGGCGAATAGTGGAACAATATTTTTAGTTACTTCGTCATATCTGTAATGCGGCAATCCCAACGTATTACTACTCAAAATTGCCACAGAAGGTTCATACAAATGTGGCATAGGCGTAGCATATTTATAGAAAATAGGATGGTTGTAATCGAATTCATACTGATCTGACGAGTCGTATATGGTGAGGAAATTGCTAGTATTCGTCTTGTTATATTCGAGCCAATCACCGTACCATAACCCCAATGCAATGACGTGAATACCAGATGGAGCTTCATAAACGTATGTTTTGAAATTATCTAGCGCATCTCCCTGTAATGTAATTTGCGGATAAGTTTCCTCATATGAAAATGTTCCTTGCGGATTCTCAATCTCGGCAACGCTAACATTTTGATGTCCAGCTATCGCACCGAATCCCTTAGTCCCGCGACTAACCAAATAGAAATTGCGATCACCAATATTCCCAGCCCAAACACGTTCTAACTTATTGAAATCTAATTCATCTAATTGATTATCTGGAGGATAAATGGTATAAGTCTTGTCCAGCATACTAAATACGTAGGTAGATGGATTGACAAATTCATATGCGTATTGCGTTATGGGCGCAAATTCCGAAACGTTTGCTGCCGTAATAATTTCTGTATTGGGGATACCTCCACCAATAGATTTCGTAGACGGATTGTACAATTGATATATGTTGTTGTCTTTAGTGTCATCTACACACAAAAACATCGTATTCAATGAACCAATCAATTGATATGCACGAGAGTTGACGGGTAACATCTGGTTATTGACAAGCTGGAACATTTGATAAAAAGATCCATTAGTCCCAGTAAATACTTGGCTAGCGATAACCGTATTGGAGATATCCGCAATCCGTATCGGTTTAAAGAAATTCGGTAATCCGCGAGTAATTTTTACGGTATAACCATGACGATTTACAAAAGTTTTATAGGTATTGGATACCGCATTGGTGACAGTAATATTCCCACGTTCATACAGAACCGAATTATTATTTTTAAGTACCTTGCGAGTATAATAGTTGAATTGTAGATTGTTCATCCAAACTGTATCGGCTGTATAATCGCACGTATAAAATACATGTCTGGTGTAGTCTTCGGGAACTTTTGTTATTAAGGGAATATCTGTAAATATTACATCATAAGTACCAGCATTCAGATGCTTTCCATTGGATAGGTTCAATTTATAATATCTTCCAGCATCAACACCAGGACTTTCAGAGCTATTGTATGTATAACCGAAGTATTCGATGCTATCAATATAGCCATAGATATTTTTATCCGGACTATATTGATCTACAATCGCTTGTCCGGGATAAATCGGACATTCAGCGGCAGATGCTCCATATGGAACGAATATAACATTATATGCATCTGTAGATTGACGAGATACGTCTTCCCAAACTATATCTGTGGTATCTAAGATCGTAATTTGATTATTTGTGCTATCTGAGGACATTATTTCATAAGTATTATGTTTGGAAATATCTCCCACCAAACTGGTTAATGTCGCACTGTAATATGCATCCAATCCCTTAGCCTGAATCGCATACTTCTCGATACTTACCGTATCTTGGTTCTTATAGAAGAAGACTAATAATCTGGCGTTGGCTCTATTATATGAGGGAATGTGAGAACTAAAGTGATAGGCCGTATTAGCATATGGTTCCACATTATACCCGGCACCAAAATTAGCGCTATAAATTCTGGGTGCTGGCGTAGACGTAATTAATTCCGCACGAGCAGGATCTTCCAGAATATTAATAACATTATATACGTCATCTTTTGCCTTTCTGAAAACAAGTTCATAAATATAATGATGACTCAAATGCCCATAATTAGCAAAACCAGATTCATCATACACACGGTCTTCGATATTGGTAGGAATGAAATATGGAACAGATCCAGCATTACGCGGTGCTAGTGGAAAACTCCCACTTCCCAATACATTCGGCGTTCCATCAGTTGTAGAACTTGTCCGAATACCATAATCTAATGCGCGATCAAACGAGTTCCGAATTAGTCTGAATACTCCGTGCTCACGCACAAAATTGCTAAATAAATCTGTACAAGGTAACGCAATATCTCCATACGTATCTAGTGATTTAGCATAATCAAAACTAACCAATGTACCATCGGCCTTATAGCCCGATGATGCAAATCCGCTAGTTGCATGCTTGATACCAAATACAGGATAGTCTATTGTCAAACCGGCAGTTGTAGCTATCTGGGGAATTGTGACAATATCAGTTTTTAGAGCCGAGGCTGTGGTCTCCGTCCAACAGTTTAATTCACGCAAATGATTCTGATTCGCACTGTACATAGAATCATGGAGATGATATTTGATTATATCGTATGCAATATTGCCATCTTTGGTGTGCGGTTCGGTGCGCGACCAAATAGAGCTAGCTTCCTCTTTGAATGTCAGAAGAACATCACTAATTAAATCTGCGTCATTTGATGTATCATCAACTACAATACCCGTTGTCCAACAACCCATCGGATCTGTATAATGAGATGTGTTCCCGTTATCGCTATAAATATGTTGCCCCGCAACACCGCTGCGAACAAATGTGTAAATTTTGTTCTCATCTACGATCAATACCTGCATACCATGCATGGGATATTGGAATGTCCACCCGTTACCCGATCCCTGTCCCCAAGCAATACAATTCTCGCGACCCGCAGAGCCGTCATAAGCTCCCATACCTGGCGGGAAAAGATAGTTCTTCGTATCATCCGCCAAAGCAAACGGAGTAGTCATACTCTCAATAGGCAAAACATCTATTCTGGCGAGATCTGACGTTTTAACTCGCAACGCCTTAAATTGCTTGGCAATTGCCGAACTGGTATTGCCAACAGGCATCGGTTCCGCATTATCTATGATTCCGATAAAACGCTCATCGTAACATTCATTTTGTTCCGGTTTAAGCCAACCATCCGATGTATTCCATTTATCATAACGATAAACCCGGACAAAGACGCTGGCACCTTTTAGGAAATCAATCAGTTTATCCAAACTTACAATTTCCTTATCAGTCTCTATATTCCAATCACCGGGAGAAGCCTCAGTCCCGTCACCAACGGCATTGAATTTGTTTAACAAGCCATAAGTTAGCGTGGGCATCTTGTAATGCCAGTCCGAAGTATCATTGACATAATTCAATCCGGCAGTTGCGCCCCAGTTCGCGAGATATAATCCAGCACGACCACCGAACTTACCAAAAGCCCAAATAAGACTGTTCTCCGGATGTATCCAATCCCGTTTGCCGGTAATTTCATAACATCCGCTAACACCACTAAATAGATCGTCTACAGGTTTATATGAATCGCTAAGTTGTGCATCAACACCATACAGAGTTCCAGCCAAGAGTGGATTATAATGCTTTATATTCTGCAACGGAACGCTAAAACAATATAAACCATCACCCAGGTCTAAGCTTAGATTGGCTAGAGATTTAGCACTACTGTTCGCCGATATAGTATATTCTACTGGAGATTCATAGCTAATACTCGCATTTAGATCCGCATTCTTCCCTAGGTCTACTTCCTTATTTGACGCTAAAAATTTCGGAACCAAATTGTTTAATAAGTCGGAAAAATGATCTATAGATGACGAATCATCCTGCGTCCTGCCATATGCAATCCTCATGTCCAGATAATGTTCATTATTGGTATCTATAACGAGAGAACATTCATCATATTCACCATTATAGATACGTCTAATATTATTGATATCGGCAGATCTATCAGTGTCATCCAACAACATAACATAATCAGCATCTTCCTTAACGATATCATCAACGTGCTTATATGATGTCGCTGAATTCAGGAATTCCAACAAACTGACACGATAAGCGCTACTATCTATGGCATATTCCTTCGTCATAATCGCTCGTGGCTTTGAATAATAAAACCCCCCATGTATTCCGGAACCAGCATAATAATTATCAAAAATGTCACCAAAACTCGTTACATGAATAGGTAGAACCACACGATAATAACCACCAGTATCAAAATTAATCGTACCAGGTGTGGTATAGGGCCATAACTGACCATTCGGAGTGTAAGTGAGTCCGTAGAAATCCGGCCTATTCAGATCGTATGATTCAAAAATATCATTCGTATCGAATATAAACCCAATGACATCGTTTCCACCGAACGAATCACTCTTATTTTTATGATATCGTTCAATTCGCTGATTGAAATCTAAACTATGGTTATCATAACTATAAGATGTATCTGGCGAACCATATGGTAATTCGTATGGATATAATCTGGATAAGATTGGTACATTTTCATTCCAAATATAACCATATTTGTTGTTGAATGCACCTAAATTCCAAGCACTCAGATCCTCCTCGCTATTCGGTAGCAAAGACGGATCGTTGGCTATAACGGTTAAATAATATCTGTCTTCATCAACTGGTCGGCAAATATAATAGTAAAGTTCCAAATCGTTAGATGGAGAGTTCGCCGGAGCATAGTGATTAATCCAGAGACGTTGATTTAGACGCACTGTATCACCACTAGATACAATATCGTCTACACGAGATGCTTTTATTGATGGATTGACTGAAGTAAATATGAAATTAGCATCAAAGAATAGTTTATCAATATCAGTAGAGCCTTGGGGTGAGTGACCAACCTCATACTGATCATATGCCGTTCGAATCGCGGGGAAAGCCGTTGCAGAAACATCTGGTGCTGCATCATCCGAATAAAAGAGCCATTGCTGTTTCTTGATTGAATATGCCGGACTCCGTTTAAATCCCGCACTATCCACTGGATCGAACGGATTGGCTCTATTTTCTCTGGCATCCTGAGTATTTACGTGCCTATCTATAGTATACTTAGTATTCTTGACAAATGCGAATGGATTGCGCCTAATCGATATTTCACTGATGGTATGGCTTGAGAGATCTGCTTGTGTATTTACATCGATAGAAACACCATCGGGACTAACAACGAATGTTCCCGAAATGGTGCCAACTCGCCGTACACCTGTTGTATCTTCCGTCCAGAATATCGTATCGCCTTGTTTAACATAATCCCACAAAGATGCTGTGAAATCCTGCCCCTCAATCCTAATCTCCCCTGTTGTTGTGCCAGTTGACGTATACGTTATGGTACCATCCGTATAGGAACATTCCCCCTCGAATACGGAACCAACGACTATATCTCGGAATGAGGGATATAGATCTTTACGATCTTCATATGACAGAACGGAATGTGATTCAACGGGAATTTTGATTTTAATCCAATATTTATTTTCACTCGGATTCTCAGGAATCGTAGACAACAACCACCGATTATCGTCACTCATATCTGGACGAGAGAAGGCAACGAAATCTATACTATTCGAATCCTTGCCATCCCAATTGGTGTTCATATCGTAAGATAGGAATTGTATCGGCAACCATCCGGCAGCACTCAAATACTCGTATTCCAAATCCCCCACGCCACCGGAACCAAGCAATAAAAGATCACTAAGTATCGTTCCGATAACAAACTTTATATAATTGAATGGAACGCTATATCCTATGTACATATAATGTTCAATTGTATCTGCTGTCGGGTCTTCGTCGTAAAGTTGCAGACCAAATGGAATATCGCCATATTTATGGTTCAATGTTTGGATTTTGTTCGTAGTTGATGTACCAGACAGGGAGCAATACACACGTTGAATTATAGTGGGCGATTTCGGATTCTTCCACAAGAATGTAGGTTCACCATTTAAACTCACCGCATCTGCCGGTAATAATGTTGAATTGAGAATATCGTTAAGACAAACGACATCACTCCACAAAATATTCACACCGTCTACATCGGCGGGACTAAATAAGTTAATATTCCATATACCGTCTGATTGTTCTACAATACTTTTAACTGTGCCAAAAACCGGAAATAAATCGTTGCAAGCCCCATAAGGTGGTGTATCGGTATCATCAAAAACCATCGCAACATCTTGCGGTTCAATGGATGAATCTAAATAATTCAGTGGACGGTTCTTATAACTCAATATTCGGACACGGCTCCCCATATCGGGATTATTGCCACCAGACACAATCATATCAGAGGGTGGCTCTAAACTCTCAATATAATAAACACGCCGTTTCGTTACGGTATCTAGGTAAGATTTCAGTGTTCCAGATAACGCATTATATGTGCTGAATGCTCCATCAAATTTATTGCCGATTGTATAACGATCCAGATATCTATTTTTGGTGAAATCTAAAACATCATTCGTTAAATAGTTAATGACGTTATTGTTAAATATCTCCGCGTATGCTTCCTCATATGAGCCATCTATGTGGGGATATTTCAAATAGGTGTAAAAATGACTCGCCTGATCCGGTTTATGATAAGTTAATCTGTTTAGGGTTTTGAAACATTCAGCCTTATTGATGTTGGTTTTCAGTCCCTCATCCATGATGAAACGATCCTGTGTTCCACCATAATTGGTCATGATATCCTTTTTCATCAATATAATATTTTTCTTCAAACGAATATAAACGCCACCAGGAATAAAAAACGTCGTACCCTCAGAAATACTAAAGAATTTGGGACGGATCTTTATTCTCGTGCATAACGCACCACGAACATTTTTCTTAGCATATGCATATTGTTGATCCCAATTGTCAAATTGTTCACTAAGATTGGGATATGACGCAATATTGCTTTCTAATGTCTTGTATTGAATGGTTTCATTGAATAAATGAGATGACGGCATATTGGGAAGATTTTCTGCCAATATTTTATGATCATCGTAGAAAATCGACACAGGGGATTCATCACCTAAATAAACAGAATCACCCTCAGCAATAGTTACGTAGACATTTTCTGATGGTTCATAATATAGATCTTTGGCAGAAATACCGTTAAATGTGGCATTTTTAACAATCAGGTGTTCATCATCCACAACCTCATAGGCACCTTGTAGATAAACATTACTATATTCGATGTTCCCGAAACCATCAACTAAACGTGGAACGAGATTGCCACCAGCAACCTTAACCTTAATAACATTATTAGATATGATCTCTACATCTTCGAAAGCTAAGCTAAATTTACGTATTTTTTGTAGAGCCAAGGAGCCTGGAGTAAACTCTGTTTCTGTAATATTAACTATGAACGTTTTAGCTAATGGATCGGATTTAAGAATAATCAGATCATCCGTATATAGTTCCTGATTAAAACGATCCACGATATCGAATGTGCGCTGTTTGTAGGAAACTTGATTATTCTCGTCAAAAGAGATATTTCTTAGCTGTTGTTCGCCCAGATAAGTTAGCCCATAATCCGATACAACTTCGATATCTTTCGCAGTCAGATATCCCAATTGTTTTAATTCTTCATTATTAATACCAGAAGATGCACCGACAGAACTGGAAAATGCATAAAATTCATTATGCCCAATATTAAACGGCAACGCTTGTACACTATCACCGGTCAGAAGTTCGCGACGATTGGCAGTAACGGCTGCTGAAATATTCAGCATCAGATCGACCCGTATAGATAGTGTTCCAGATTTTGGCAGATATGAGAAACCACCCTTATAGTTGATCTCAAATTCGCCGTCGGAAAGATTCCCCACTACGGGCAAAGCTATATCCTCGCCAACATATACATTGCGTTTGTTGGCGAACAAAGTTTCATCATAAGAGACTAATTGATGCCGAGTCCCTTTACCTATCGCATATAAGCGGACACTGAATCCCGTGGAAGTAAGATTACACGGTACTAAATGAATATTTAACAAGGTGTTGTTTAGGGGAACAACACCATCTAAATTCGCGAAATTAGAACCTGGATTTAGATTGGTGAAAAAATCGCTATAACTACCATCATATACTGGTTGTAGTTCAACCATGTATGGTTCGCCGTATGCTTCACCCAAGCGAACATATGTTTCCCAATACAATCCGTTAAACGTCCATTGATTGCAGTCATCAATGAGATTGATCTCAACATAATCGGATTCGCTTAATTTATCTGAACCTGCATTATTGGTTGACGTATCGGTGTGCGCAGAATGTATCGAATAGTCATGTGCATGATCATAGAGACTCTGATTAAATGGGTTGATGTCTAACCCGACAGTATCCACATATCTTGCATCAATCAGCGGAGCTTCCACGCCGTCATGTTGATGATTTATTAGATATATGTCGAACGATTTCTGTATGTTGTTTAGACATAAGGCAGAAATATTCGCGCCGGTTTGTAGGTTAACCTTCTCAAACATTTTTATAAACTCGCCATTTGAAGGAATATGTGTGCATCGTATTCATAAGCTGAAGCCAAAAATTGAGAACCTAAAGCCATTTCATCTTGAATGAATTCATCAATAAACGGATCACCCAATATTGTTTCACCCTTGGATGTACGGAAACGCAATCCGGTTTCACCGCGTGCCTCTTCTCTCGGAGTGGGGATAATCGATTTATCCTGACTCGTATATATTCTACCCCGTTCAAAGAATTTATCGAACACCCGACTCTCATATTCCTCATTTCCCACAAATTCGAAAGAAAAATCGTCCTCGATACCCAAATCTGGAATCTTGTATGCCATGATTCCCGTATCTTGATAGTGGAAATAGATCATATTGCGTAATTTTAGTAGAGTGTTATCTGCTATCATGGATGCCGTAGTACGAAATCTATTACCCCGCAAATAAATATCAAATTTTGCCTTTAATTCGGCAGATCGAATGATCTCATTAACCTTCTGTCTGGCAGCAGCGGTTCTAATATTGTTGTTAAAGCTGTGCAAAAAACTATAATCTAACATTAATATTCTATCAGGGCAGGCGTTAGAGATCGTACACGCAATAGATATCCCAAGACAAACCCTTTATTATCGTACATTACTTTTGGTTCCTCTACTACGATATGATTAAATACACCGATTTTAAAACGATCCCAACGGCGCGGCAAAAATACCGGAGGAAACGTCACCATAGCCTCTTCCACGGCAGATTCACCTTTTTCATCAGTAATACGTTGCGTGTTGTATGTTGGCTCCAAAATCTTCATAAACACGGGCGGCATATATCCAACACGGGGATTCGACTCCGAATCTATGCGCCCACTGCTCAGCTCTCGCTCTACTAATGTTCCAGATAAATTTATCGTTCCAGTATATGGATCTTTCCTATCCGGAGATACATAATATGCGGAATAATAATAGCATGGTTTACCGCGTCGATTACATAAACGTAACAATCTCCTACCATGCACACGAGTATCATATACACGCGCTGCGAATGATGTAATTTTAGAGCCTTGGATGGTGGAGAGTTCGCTTACACTGTCCGATATCGGAACGGCAAATATCATTCCGATGGATGTCGTAGCGCATTTCATACCGAAAGAAAAAATATTCATCTCGTGATCGCATCAGATCTAATATTCAACCAATATAATAGTGTTTTCTTATTCTTAGAGGAGTTGCACGGCTTGCAACACAAGGTTAAATTATACAAATCATTCGTTCCGCCCTTAACAACAGGTACGATATGATCTATGGAGCGATTATCTTCGGTAAGGAGATCGTTGCAATACGGACATAATGGTTGCGATTCTATTAGATATCTTATATCATCAAAATTAATTCCACCATGTGCGTGACGACGATGGTAGGCCAATTGAGAATAAATTTTAACCTTGTCGGGATTGCACTTTTGCCATCTTCTAACCCTAGAGATAGATTTTTCACGATTCTCATGGTAATATACACGATCTTTGGTGAGAAACTTTTCAGGGTTGGCCCAATATAAGGCTCGATCCTGTGCTCGTTCTCTCTCGTAATCGCATTCCGTCATCTTTAAGCGCCTGTCCTTATAATATTGCAATTGTCTGTCTCTATTTTTGGCATATTCCATATTGCGCTCTTCCTGCGTCATTCTGGCCCAGCGATTTTTCTGATATGCCGCTTGACATTCGAGACATCTACTTTGAATACCCGTTGTATTGCGACGGCACACGCCAAATTCAGAATATGACTTTACCTTATCGCATCCAGCGCAATATTTTTCTTTTACCAAATTGTGATCCTTCTAAATTGCAGGAGCGATTTCTTCGCCTCCTCGATATATTGATCACCCATTTTACTATATCCACCGCCCGTTTCTTGCGTGCCGTTGACGATTCGTTGCCGCATGCCTTCAAAGAGTTTTAGTTCCGCGTGGCGCAGTATTTGTCCCGCCGTCCATTTTGCCACCGCATCTGAAAACTCCGGCGGGACTTCTGAATCCATAAAACCACTCGTGTATAAAAACTGGATATTAGCTTTACCGGGGAAAAAGGTAAATCCGCTCAAAGATGCGCCGATGGCTCTATAAGGATTGCTCATAATGTATAGCGGGGGGAACTGAATCATTCCTGTACGATTTCTTACAATCATTTCGTCGCCGGTGTATTGATAAAATTGCTGGTAATCGATATTATATGCGCGAACGTATTCTAAATCGACCACGGGAGCATATCGCAATACAATGGTATCTTGCGCTCTACCATCATGCCATTCGCTACGTTGCACATAGTTGAAATCGTTTTTACACCATCCGTTTACTTGCCCTTTTACGGATGATAATGTGCGTTTTATTTCATCTTCGGGATCTCCATCGATCCCTTTTAGATCCAGATCTAGATTCCATAGATATGTTTTAATCTGATCTAATGTGCAATATTCTATTTCGGTTCTTGAAACTACGGCATCATTTCCGAACCGCAACCCAAGTGTTGCACCAATTGGAATTAACGTCATTGTAGAATCTCCTTACTTCCTGCCATCTCTGAGAATGTTATCTTTCACAATCCCATCTTACCCCAACGCTTGACAAACTCGTTTAGATATGGTATAGTGTCCCGGATGGAAAATTTCTTAGAGCCGAGGCTGGATGATGGTGTATCAGACGGTATAAACACGGTGTATGTTGATCCTCTTTGCATGACCGCAAATGAAATATTCGCAAATATATGTTCACAAATTCTTTCTATAAAAAATCAGAACAATAACGCCCAAATCGTAATAAACGCGGAACCAAAACAATGTGAGATAATCCAAAAAATGTCAGTGATACCTCATCTATTATGGGGCATACCGGTAATAAAATGTAAAGAATACGAATTAACGGAAATTGATTTCTGATGAACATGTACGTGATCACAGACGAAAATATGCACAATGATGGTTTGTGGGAAATCGGGAAACCACGTTCCGGTTTTGCTTACGCCAGCCCGGAGCTAGCCGTGCTTGTGCAACTCGCATATGATACGTTCGACCATTTTAAGATTTTCGAAGCATCTGGCAAACATTTTAAGATTTTCGAAGCATCTGGCAAAGGAAATGATTTTCTACACTCTAGCGGTGAGTTCACACTCTTAAGAGAGACCTATGTGCCGGAATTCTCTACAAATCAGCGCATTTGGTTTGCGATTCAATGCGCGCTAGCCGTGTGTGACGAACCTATATTTGTGTCGTGGGCGGAGAACTGGATCAATGGAACGGATCGAAGCTTCGAAACCGCAAGAGATCTCTCAAGCAAGCTTCGGACTGCCGCCCGTGCTACTAATGATTCTGTTGTTTGGGCTGCTGATGCTGCTGTTCGTGCCGCTTATGCTAACGCTACTATTCTTGCTGCTGATGCTGCTTATTATGCAGCGGAAGTTAATCCGAGCATAAACTTCACTGATATCGCCATTGCTACCCTAAACTTTGATTTAAAAGAATTCCAGGAGATCGATTTCTAATGTATACAGATTACGAAATGATATCGTATGAAGAACCGCGTTACAGATCCTTTCGCACACAATATCGCGCTGACGGTAGAGATCACGAATCAAACATATTTATGGGCGAACAATATCTTGGATATATCTTGTTTGATAAATATATACTTTATGATAAAAAGTGCAATCCAAAATGTTCCATATATAGATATCATCGGGATGAAATGAATAACTGTACACCTGTAATTGAATGTGGTTCTTTTGTAGAGGCTTTGGATTGGTTTTGTTCCGCTTACAAAGATTTCAAGGAAGTGGATTTTTAAATGACAGAATGGATAGACCCACTAGATTTCACTCCGATCCCAGTTGGAGGAAAAGTTGAGAGAGTGGAGAAAATGGGTGTATGCTCATATGAAGTGAAGCTAGACGGCGCTAGGCAAATATTGTCCAAAATCAATAATAATATTCGGCTAACTGGACGTAGGCGATCTGTCTATAACGATAAAATGCTGGATAAAATTCAACATTGCCCACAATTAAATAATTTTATGAAATCTTTGGGGAAAGATATCGTTTTTGACGGAGAATTGATGTCTGATTTTGGCGGAAGCAATATGGTAACTTCGATCATTGGAAGCTCTCCAGAACGAGCCATCGAACTACAACAGCAAACGGCTCCGCTCAAGTATTATATTTTCGATATCATACAGTATAGAAATCTTGATATCATAGATTTAAGAAAACATCCATATTCGGAAAGAAGATTTCTTCTAGAATCGCTAGCCATAGATGATCCATTTGTCAAACTATGCCCAACAATAAGAGCCGATAATTCGCAAATGGCCTTCGAAATTGCCAGACAAGATGGTGCAGAGGGTATTATCGTAAAAGCTCAATGCGGTTTATACCACCACTTATCATGGGCAAAAATGAAAGCCGTAGAAACATGGGATTTCGTTATAATGGATTACACCGCAAGTACATCTAAAAAATTCCTAGGTAATGGCATCGCGACGTTAGAACTTGGTCTTTTTGATCGCAATGGAAATTTATGTCATTGTTGTAGTTGTGGCGGATTAACGGACGAATACCGTCATACATTTTACAAAGATCTAAATACACGAAAATATATCGGCGAAGTGTGTGAAATATCGGGACAAGAGATGTTTAAATCTGGGACCATAAGACATCCACGATTTAATAAAATGAGACCCGACGCAAATCCAAACGAACAAACTTTCGCCAAATATGAAATAGATATCTAGTCTTTATATCCGTTGCTTAATTTGAACATAGATGTGCAATTTTCTCTAGCGTGACGACGCTTATGACAGTTGGAACATCTAACATCACATTTATCTATTTCGGATTTAATCTTATTCCACGGAAACCATAAATGGCTCCCGATAGTAAATCGTTTTTCACCGCGAATATGATCGAATTCTAAAACAACGGGATCTTTTTCGCCACAATCAACGCATGGATGAGCTAACAAATATTCCAGCACCCGTTTAAGATTTGTGGTTCTGGATTGTACACGGCGATCTTTGGCTTTATTCCTGTTGCAATATTTGCAAATCGGAGCATTTCCATAAAAATCGGTCACTGGACGAAACGTATTACATTTACGGCATTGCCGTTGCTCTACCATATGTCTCCTAATATACCTGGAAAAATCGATCCGATGATATCTTATCTTTTTCTTTAAAATGCATTTTGTGTTTCATATCGATAAGATTACTTTCGTATGAATAATAATTACGCCCCGATATCGTAAATTGATCAACATAATTGATTAGTATTTCTTGCACTAACGGGTCATGAACATCGTAAAAAGTATACAGGACGCCTTTGGCGAAAATAGCATACTGTCCGTTATGAGTAATCTTAATAACGCCATCAGACCCTACATACATTATATCGTAACAATCGTATCTTGGTAGAGCCTCTAGCTCTGCTAATTTAATTTGTTCTGCTGTGTAAAAATGCTCATAAATATAAGCTAGAACTTCAGTCTTTTTTAACTTATCTCTTAGTTGTTCCGGTGTGGTTGCGACAACATTATTTATATTCCAAGACCTACGTATCTCAAACAACCACTTGAGAATATCCGCATAGCTCCATTCTCTTGTTGGAATCGATGAAACAAGAAGTTTGTCAGTCATCATCGTTCTCTAGAACAAACCTGGCGGCTTCAAAGGCATCAGTTATTTCGTCCTCCAGCCCCTCATCCAGTAGACTTTCATCGTCCCAGATTTCCCACACCCAGGCTCTACTTGACTTCGCATAACAAATCCGTATTTCTTTTGCCACGCGAATATCATACCCACACCTTGACTTTTTGGAGCGCGCGTGGTATAATTGGTTATTCTCGGAGGAACACATGACTGTTGTTAAAACACCATATACATTTAGCTTTCTCTATGACGAAGAGGAATATATAACGCTAGCCCTTTCCATGGAGGCATCTGAAAGTGCTGCGCTTCTTATTAATGGAGAGCAGATCCGTGCTTGGCTCAAACGTCAATATCCTCATATCGCTGTAGCTAACAGTAAGATGGAATTAGCGGAGATGTGGGATTGCCAAACCAAACCAAGAGTACGCGGTTTCCAGGCACGGCAGGAAGCGGAAGTAACAATTAGCAACCCATTTATTAGAATCGAAATGCTATTTTATTACGTTGAATTTGATAAAGATAATCAAACATGCGTATTTATAGAAAATGCTCCAAAATATATCAGATTTATGCGGAATGATGAACATTATACTCCGCTAAATGTGAAAAGGATATCTTTGCAACAATCTTATGATGGCAAAAATTTCAAACTGGAATTAAATTAAAGCCCGCTTTCGCGGGCAACGGTAGGTAGCAAAATATTATACCCAAGGAGAAACAATGGAATATAAAATCATGTGCGTCGATGGCGCAGAAAAGGTAATGACGAAATTTAATATTGGTGAAGATCCGGAATTATTTTACAAAGACGTCGCCAAAAACGCAATACATGTCGGATCTGTGCGTGGAACGGAAGTATATTATAATCAATGTAGCAATGAATTACAAGGATATGATATGATTGTTCGTGCAGATAGAAATAACCCTCTAGAAATTGTCTGCTATGTGGGGTTTAAACTATCTAGCAACAATACATTACGCAATCCATTTGCGCGTCTAGTGTTATTTTTGTGGGGATGATATATGGATGTTCTAGATCATGGATCTATAGAGTTAATTCAGTGTGTTGGCAGCGATGAGTTAGTTTGTGATGCCGCACGAGTTAGTGTTGAGGCTGGACGGCGATCTACCGAATTTAGTAGAGCCAAGGATGAACAATTATTGGAATATTTGGCCGCAAACATGCATTCCGGTCCATTTGAGCAGTGCTTTGTTACTTTCCGCGTCAAAATGCCGCTTTTTGTAGCAAATCAGTGGACCAGGCACAGAACTCAGAGTTTCAATTTCGTTAGTGGTAGATTTTCTTCGAAAATCTGGAACGAATTCTACATCCCCACTCTGGAACGCCTACAAATAGAGCAGTCTAAGACCTCCATACAAGCCCAAGGCGCAATCAAAGACGCATCGGTGGCGCATGGTGCTCGTGAATTACTAATTGCTGCCTCTAACGAGGCTCTATCCTCGTATCAAACGCTAATTGATATGGGTACGTCCAAAGAATTAGCGCGATGTGTGTTGCCTGTGAATATTTATACCTCAGCATATATCAGTGCCAATTTATTCAATTGGATTCGCTTTTTAAAATTGCGCCTAGACGATCATGCGCAATATGAAATCCGTCAATATGCTAAAGAAATCTATAAAATTTTGAAATCCCTTTACCCAATTTCAATGTGTAGTTGGGCAAAATATATTCATGAGGAAAATATATCTAATCATAACTGTATTGGTATCCCTTCTCCTAGTTAGCGCAACTAAAATCGCCCCAGATTTCGATTTTATTACGTTTAATGGGAATGAGTCAAAATTATCCGACTATGACCAACCTATAATGTTAAATTTTTTCGCGATGTGGTGTCCGTATTGCTTGAGCGAATTAAAAACACTAAACAAAATATATCCGGATTATAAAGATATCACATTTATCAGTATCGCGGTAGACAAACAAGGTAATCCCGTAAAATATATCCATGATCAGAAATATCCCTGGATATTTGGTTTTTCAGATCGTGCCGTATCCCTATATGATGCAGAAACGATTCCTGTAACGGTATTCATCCACAAAGATAAAACTACCGAATTTAGAAATGTGGGTGAGTTGCAGCGCAATGAAATTATCTCTAAACTGAATAAAATAAGGGAATAGAATGTCTAAAACACCCATCGAAACTAATACTCTAAATGCTATTGAAAAAATAGACGATCTTTATAGAGCCAAGGAGTTGTTGACGGTGTTCTATAATGCTGTGATTACGGAAATTGCAACCAAACGTGCCAATCTTATCTCACCCGACGACTTCGTGCGGTTGAAGGCACTGATCGAGAAAAACCTCCTTTAACCATATAAAAATCCAAAATATCCCTGTCTTGAACCCGCCCCATTAGAAACTCAGCACTATTGTCCGGTATCACGCTTCCACGGCGTTTATCTACCGTAGTATTAGCACCGTGACGTATCGCTAACATCAGCGCCGATAATTGTGAGGTTGCCAAAAGTCCCCCTACACGATTAAGACCGTACAATTCAGCGATCCTACGAAAGAAAACAGTGTCTTCGCCCTGACGTACCGTTGCGGCAGGATATGTGTGTTTGGCCCAGATATCGCGTGTATAGACGGCTCCAGAACCCCAATACGGCCTGCGTATGGCTCTTTGTACAGTCCTATTCCGCAATGAATACAGATATAGCGGATCGTGATTCACAGCCGCATAATTGCAGATTAATTGTGCTGCGGCAGATAGATATGATGGTGAATAATAATCATCTAAGTCAAAGTTTACAATGATATCTCCACTTGCTCGTTCTACTAGGAGATTTCTTTTATCACCGATATTCATTCCACCGTCTACAATTATATAATTCGCTTCTGGTATATTGGTCTGATGCGCGTTGAAACTTTCTCTCTCTTCGGCAATAATCCATTCAAAACTATCATATTTCTGCGATGCGACAATCTTACGAATTATAGGTATAAATTCCGCCCTACCAAGTATGGGCGTTACTATAGATATCAAGATATTCTGCCATCGATAAATTGTTTTAGATCAAAATTATCATCGTAATATGTTTCGCAATATATGCGAGTTAGCGGCTCCGTTCCAGATTCTCTAAGCATCATCCAACCAGACTCAAACAGATATTTTTCTCCATCAATATTCTGCATCAATGAATTTAGTTCCGGAATTTTCTTGGTAATGTCGGATATAGTCTGATTGCGTAAATCATATCTATTATATCGCATACGTCCGAATCTGTTGCGAATATAGCTCAATTCATGTCGCAGACCATAATTCTCATTATATTCCATCAGGATTATCGCCGCTGCTATACCATCCCGATCACTGAAAACGGGATGCAAAGCTAATCCACCGGATTCCTCACCAGCAGCAACAAAACCAGATACAGCTTTATATTTGGGGGTTATATGCTGGAATCCTATTTTACTCCATTCAAATGATATATAATTTTCTGTACAATATTGCTCTATTGTGTTAGACATATTGTATGCCGCTATAGCATGAGACAAAGCGCGATATTTCATCGATGCCTTGACAAATAACATGAAAGTTTCACTGGGTGTGAGCGCCTGACCATCAATGAATACCAACAATCGATCACCATCACCATCCAATGCGAACGTTATTCCATTCTGTCTCGGCAAAACAACATTGTTCTCCCTTGGCTCTAAAGAATTACCCAATGCCGGTGTATTATCTTCCTCAATTCCACCCTGAAAAATATCCCTTATATATCCCCTTGCAGCCCCGCCCAATGTACTGAATGAGTATTCTTTATTTTTAAACTTAACCAGATCGAAAAGTCGATAGAACTCCATTACCGGATGATATTCCACATCCAATCCTACATGCAATCCATTGATACGTGAAACATCGCCGCTCTCAAATAAAGTCCCGTCCGGAGTAATAAATTTAACACCAACATAGTTGGAGGGATTGTGCGAAGCAGTAAACATCATACCATAAGCCCTATGTTCTTGGCAGATACGACACAACATGGGCGTTGTAATCGGAACACCATTAACCAAATGTATCCTGTCGTCGTTTGGCGCAATATCTATTAATGCCTTTATCCTTCTAGCTAAAACGGCACTTTGCGGTCGAGCATCAAAACCAACATAAATTTTATCAGCAATGTATTTATAATTGTTTCTTTGTTCACAAATATATCGATAAAATCTTAGTATGAGAAAATCTATTTCATTATCATTTATATCAGAATCCCATCGAGCACCGGCTGTACCTAACATCAACATAGTCTAGTACCTCGTTTAATTATTGATTTGGCAGCGATACATACATTTTTTAACTCACAATTATCCTCAATAACGGCATTTCTAGCAATAATACATCTATCTATTAAGCAACCATCTCCGATATGTACACCTTCATGTATAATACTGTTATCGATTAAGGTAGTCGAACCAATAATGGCCGTCTTGTGAATCACCGGATTACCACCAGCCAAACGCACCTGACTGTCTCGATATGATTCTATGGTTCCGATATCGACATAAGTATTTAGATCGCTAGATCCAATATATTTATCATAACCAATAGCGATATCATGATGTTTTTCGAATACCTCTTTTTCTATAGAAAAACGCCCATTACAATGCGATGTAACATCGAGATATTTTTTAGCATCTATAATATAAATACCCGACGATATAAGACCTCTATGATCCATTGTCGATAATGGTATGGGGGATTTCTCTACGAATTCACTAATGATATCGCCATCTACCCGAATATTTCCATATCTGGATGCATTATGTTTCCAAACTCCCAAAATAGTACACCAACAATCTCTTTCTTGAGCGCTTGCCACGAAATAGTCTAAATCGATATCGTCCATCAAACAATCACCATTCATAATTAGAGGGTACTTAAATCCTGTTTGTTTAATGGCTTCGACAATTGCCCCACCAGTACCCAATGGCACGTCCTCCACAACCACCATAGGGTTCCCTGGAAAACAAAGTCCCTGTATTTGATCGGCTTTATATCCGGCAGAAATCGCCACAGGAATACCCGGCAATGACATATCCAGATATGCTAATAAGTAACGCAAATATGTATCGTAGTGCATAAATGGCACTAATATTTTCGGCATATCAAATGTTAATGGGCGTAATCGCATTCCTTCTCCGCCAGCCAAAACAATGATCCCATCCACCTTAAAACTCATTCAACACTCCGTGTTCAATCCTGTAGAGATCGGTAAACACCATTTCGCTCACCATGTCTTCGAAAGCAATCGAATGTGGATTCCAACCCAAAACTGATTTAGCTAAATCCGGCCTAGATAACAAATATCCCACTTCTTCCGGTCTAAAATATTTCGGATCAATGGCTACTCTGGCGATATCTTTATCATCATATCCGATTTCATTAATTCCGTCTCCACTCCATTTTATATGCATACCTACGGATTTAAAAGCTGATTCGCAGAATTCCCTCACGGTATGTGTGGTACCGGTTCCGATTACAACGGTATCTATTTTATCCTGATTGACCAACTTCCACATACATTTAACATAGCTCTTAGCATGTCCCCAATCGCGACACGAGTTGAGATTGCCAAGTAACATACATTCCGTCTTGCCAGATACCATTTGCGCGACAGCATGAGAAATTTTTCTTGTAACAAAATTAATGCCACGGCGCGGACCTTCGTGATTGAAAAGTATACCTTGATATGTTTTAAGCCCATAAGCATTCTTGTAATGTTTTACGGCATGATATGCTAATAATTTAGCAAGCCCATAAGGGCTTGCTGGCATAAATGGCGTTTGTTCATCCTGTGGTGAATATATGGATGAGTTAGATCCATATAGTTCTGATGTACTAGCTTGATAGAATATGGTGTCTGGTGAATAGTTTTTTAGAGCCTCTAGTAGCCTAACCACACCGGTTCCATTGATATCTATGACGGATTCTGGTGTGATAAATGATGACGCAACATACGAGTTAGCTGCCAAATTGAATAGATATGTCGGGTGAACGTTTTTAATAATGTTGTTGACTGATTGCGTGTCAGTTAGATCCCCCTCGATTAATTGCAGATTGGGATGATTGATGCAATTTTTGAGTCGCCATAGATTTGGTGCAGCGGAACGACGATACATACCGATGACAGAAATCCCCTCGTCTAAAAGTAATTCTGCCAGATAACTCCCATCTTGACCCGAAATACCCGTTACTAGAGCGTTCATTGATGTTCGTCCTTAAATATGGTGTTGATTCTATCTATGAGGTAATTTCGCTTTCTGTTTAGTGAATCTAGTTCCGCAATATATGCCAACATATCCTCCCTGGTAGCTGAGGTATACTTTTTAAGATTGACAAATTCTTGCAAATCCCATAAATCCCTAACTGTTTTTTTGAGTTCATTCACGGCATCCCCATAACCCATAAATGGAATATCTATGTCGGCATCATATACCTTATATTTAGGAAACGAGAGGAAAGCACACGAACCATTTTCTATCAGCCTAATAGACATAGCTATGACTTTACGTTGTTCTTCTAATCGATCCAATACTGTCGGATCTTTATGATGCTCCAACTTTAAGTGAATTGTCTCCATCGAGTCTATTAAGTCACCCAATGATGTTATAACCGAATATTTATCATATTTTATAGGAGTTGGCTTCGTCGCATATATTTCCATCATGTTATGAGGAAAAGCGAATTGTAGATTCGCACCCAATAATTTTGCAACAAATTTAATATAATCTGTTGGTCGAGCATATGGTTTTTCGTATGGATAAACTATATCATCAACCCGGAATCCGAAATTAACCAAAATATTTTGCAGTTCTGTATCGCTGGGGATTAAAAAATTATATTTGGGGTTGAGCATAGGCAACGTTCCCCATAATTTATAATAAATCGAATTACTGTTTGGTGTAGCTAAAAATATAAGCCTACCACCCGGTTTTAATGATCTATAACATTTAGATATCATGTCTAATGGATTGGGTAGGTGTTGAATGACACCACGCATAATAATAACGTCATAGGTATCGTCAACCATATCGCATTCGTTTATAATAGATATACCATTTTCTGCGGCCAATTCCGACGCAATTTTAGATATCTCTATACCAAATAACGTATAGTTTTTGAAGACTTTGATAGAATGTTTATCTGTCGCGAGAAAACTACCAGTCCCACACCCTATATCCAATACAGCACCAGACGATGGAACAAAATTCTTTATGCGAGATAATTCTCCAATATATGCCTGAGATCTCCTAACATCGTCCTGATTATATAATTCCAAATATGTCTCATCATATAATTGCTGCTGTTTATTACGATTAAACATTGCGAATCACCACCAACCCATTGTTTGCAAATTCCTGCAACAACAATAACATATCGCTATAATCTTTAGTGAATAATTCGCACAAGTCTCTAATTTCCATGTAATCATCGCGACATATAGATAATATTTGTTCCTTCTCTGACGACGAAAAAATATCCGACATAAAATTATACATATTTGCTTGTGTAGATAAACTGTTTATTGCGGATAAACACGGCATCTCGTTAGTAAAACATCTAACTGTTTCATCGCATTCATAATAATTTAGTATGTTTGAAATCGTACTAATGGCATCATCCATATTTTTCGTACCATAAACATTATCCTCACTGGTATGATACTCCTTATATGGGTCTCCAAAAGCATTGTCAAGATGATTAATCCGATTAAACGAATAACACGGTATACCGGCGAAATTTAAAACTCTATCGTCATTACCTATATAACGTAGATTTTTTGTCGTCATTGTGTATTTTTTTATAGAGCCAAGCAGTGGTGACATGACGGGACTGGGAAGTTGGCAAACCAATAGTCCGTCTGCACCGAGCATATCTAGAAAGATTGCGCTATCGATATTCGGAAGGGGGAACCTGTGTAGCATACATATGGAACCAATCGTTTCGGGCAATATCCAAAATCTATAAGTATATTTCGGATTTTTAATGGACAAAGCAATATCTATTAATGCTGCGACACCGGATAAACCATCATTAATCTGATATGGATGATCTAAATGAGCCATGATAAGTATTTCCTTATCTCTAGAACCACGCACAACATATTCGAGAACCTTTAGTTCACCTGGCAGAAATTCAGAGTCTATCTTGATGGAGAAATCTGCATCATATTTCTCGCGAGAAAATTTTCTCCTGTCCTTCGTGGAACAACAGAATCCCCATTCATCCTTATAGTAGGAAAACTTAAATGGTATACCATTGGGACATTTCGCATTATCTGACAAATGTTTGTTCACAAAATCCCATGTTGCATGAGGAATATCTACAGCTTGCGAATATGACATAACATGCAATCCATGCTTAGATATGTCGATAATTTTTTCCTGAGTTAGATTATCCTGTATATATGCTTGTTTCAGCACCCACTTTGGAGGAACCGTCCAGTGATTAGTTCGATATCCGGTGTGGAAGGAATGTATTGTAGAATCCGGCAGCAATGATTGCAGATAATCAATCGCACTATCGTAACCGTCCGAAATTAAATCCCGTCTTGTATCCCATAAATCGTTAATGATCTTACTATATAGCATTAAATATCCTTATGGTTGAAATATTGTTCCGCAGATATACTTTTGTTGAGATTTCCATCGGACAAATCAACGATTTTCATTTCAGAAGAATAAATATCTGTCATAGCATTTAGCATAGAGATACAATAATATTGATATTCTGTAACGGGATATTTGAATTTTTCAGTATCCTTAACACTATAAATTGATTCATCCTCACCCAGCCCCTCATAATAGATTCTACCCTTATCACACATGTCGATGCCACACATGCAAACATCCGTATAACCCAGTGTATACGCTAAGTCAAGTGCGAATGTCACACATGAAAAGTGTCCAAATAAATATTTATGATGACGATTATTTAGAAGTAAATCTTTACTTAAAACAAATTTATCCGGATTGTTTTTAAAATGAACATACGATATAGCTTCTTTTTCATATTCTGGCAGGGCAGACCATTGAGGGAACCACTTGATATGGGGTTGTGGATCTTTTTCAGATAATAAATAATCGATATAACGCTCTGTTTTCGGTGTAGGAATGGAAAACCAATCTTGCTTGTCGGCAGCGCGATCCTGTACAATCATATGGGTTGCGTCTGGCACCAATTTAATAGCTCCATTAATAACCAGCGTACAATCAAAATGTCCCAGATATGGCTGTATGGTGGGCGCACTAGGACCGCTACCCAGAATCAATAATCTAGGCTTGGAAATAGGCATCAAAAACCTCCCCCACATACTCTACGTCTTCATCGGTCATACCTTGATGACATCCGATATAAAATCCACTGTCTAGAAGACTCTCCGAAACAGATAAATCTCTACACCGATGAATAATATTCTTGGTGTGAACCATACGGAAAATATTTTTTTGCAATTCTTTTTGAATTATCGGTTGATTCAATACTGGCATAAGATCTCGTGTTTCGATCTGCCAATCATTTAGATGATTGACTAGGCCAGTTTTTCTACCTTTGACGACTATGGGGAAATTCATAAAAGTGTTACCGATTTTCGTTGGTAACTGAATGCGCTCAGAATGTATAGATAATCTGTCTATGAGTTTGTGGGCAACCTCTACCTTTTTACCGATAATCTCAGCAGATCTCTGCGCTTGTACCAATCCCAGCGCGGCCATATAATCTCCCATTTTGTAAGAAAATCCGACCTTATCAAATATAAACTTTTTGCTCTTGTCGTATGATTCATTACGATCAGCAGTATAGAGATTGGTGGAATCAGCACGTCCATGATTACAGATACTTTTTATCAATCGGTCCCGCTCTATAGAATTAGTACAAATCATACCCCCGGAACCAGTAGTAATCTGATGCGCAGCATAAAAACTCAAGCACATAAAATCGCCATATCCACTAAACGGAGCGAATATACTTTCACAATTATCCTCCACCACCGGAGCCACACCTGATGGTATATTGAAATAGTTAGGATGATTGGCGCTCAGCCCCATTAAATTAACCGGACACATAATTGCTGTTTTATCATTGATATCAGAGAAATCCCTCATATTGTATGTCTCAGAATCAACGTCTACCAGTTTGACCCCAAGCCCCGCATTCCAAGCGGCAAAAACAGTAGATATATATGTGGTAGCTGGACAAACGATATATTGATAATCCTTTTCATATTTTAGAGCCTCGAAGGAGAGATGAAGCGCGCTCTGACCACTATTAACAAACGTTCCATATTTCATTCCATGCTTATTCGCTACGTAATCTTCGAACTCGCGCTGAACACTTCCTGGCGAAATTTTTCCACTTTTCAGAACCTTGGCTACGGCATCTATTTCCGCATCAGTAATGTCCACTGTAGCTAAACCAATTATTCTTTTATCCATTCTCCGATCCTATTGTTAAATTGAGTATCTAGAGCAACATCTTCAATATTTAATTCCAATGCGTTATCATGCCCGAATAAATAATGCCATCCACTATATGTTAATGGTAAAATATTGCTACGAACGATAATCGATTTCTTACGATGCAATCCAGCTAAAAACGATATCCCACTATCTATTCCGATATAATAATCGGCTCTCGCTATTGTCTCAGACCATTCGCGCCATGTATAATTATCGATAATAAAAACGTTATCTAGATTAAATGCATTTTTGAATATGCTATCATGCGGCAGTTGTTCTATTTGACACTTATTCAAGATAAAATTAAAGCAATCGGAATGCAACGCAATGGGATGAATGAGCGATGGCAATTTATTGAGATCATATGGATAACTTTTAGCGATCAAATCTATACATATATTTTTGCGTTTAGGAATACCATTAAGAAATGTCATTGCCTGACGCTGATCGTCTTCATTCACATATATTTTATTTACATCTTCAATAGCAACGGGTATATCAACCTTATCCATGACAAAATCAAACAATGTATATTTTTTGTCACGAATTTTATGCCAGAACTCATCTCCGGGATATTGTAGCGAATGACAATTATATACTTTGTCATAAGATGCCTTGGGACATTGATCGTATAAATTGTTGGCAATGGCAAGCAACGATTCGTAACGAGTTTTATCTTGATGCGTTGGCAACATATCTCGCTTACATGTAATAAGTTTGTCTATATGTGGATTAAGTTCCACGATATTCTTAAATTGATCATCAGTATAGAAGTCTACCTGATGATGATCGTGTTTCAACCCCGCAAGCAATTTTTGCGATAATATGATATCGCCACCAGAAAATGGAACGATAACGGCTATTTTCAAGATAACATCTCCCTTAGAGAATCATGTATACGGTTGACATCGCAAGTTACCAAAGAGGTAATATTTGTTGCACCGAATGGATTATATATGTTGCCAATTTTGGGATGTATTTGGGATAACGTGGGACTGATAATTTCCAATATCGGTGTTTGCTGGCTTGTAGCACAAACAGCCCAGCTTTGTCCAGTACAGTAACTTATAAATAATCTCCCCAAAGCCTTGACACCGTAAGTTGCAGCACCTAAAGGAAGATCGCACATAATATATGGATTATCGTCTCTACCGAAAACAATCCCGTTATAAAACTCATGTGCTTTAGCTGTATCCGATTTGGCATGCATAAATATGGTCTGAATACCAAATATATCGTGCATGGATCTTGCCAAAAATATCCTCTCTGTATCGGAGATAGTTTTTCCGGCAGATCTAGCGAACAACTCGGAACAAATATACTGTTTGCTAGGATCAATGTTCCCGTCAACCCAACCGTTCCACGTAGAACGATCCTCGTCAATCAGTGCATACGAACCACATCTGATATCCTTTGTAATGGGTAATTGACGATTGCATGCCTCTAAAAAACATTCCGCCTGATGACCATCATAATTCGTCTTAATGTCCAGTATTTCATCTCTCTCAATACCTATTAATTTTATAACGGCACGATATCTCGTATTACATATTGATAAAAATTGTTTTAATATTTGCGGCTGTTTATAGTAATAGGCCGTCCCAGAAAAATCGAATCTGGGCAATTCTTTTTCGGCAATAATCCAACGATCCACATCCGAGATATTCTTCCCCACAACACTGAAATATTTGTCTAAAATAAGCCAATGTATCTGAGATCCAGGATAACATGCACGAATATTCTTTAATACAATCGAGGCCAATATGGCATCTCCCACGGCACCCAATAACACGATCAGAATATAATCAGTGTTATCTTTGTAGTGACGTGATCGCATCTTTTATTACCTGATATGATTTTACCGTTATTACTTCGCTAGGATTAGTATAGTGTGATTGTTTAACCGATATTCCACGCAATTTTTTTGTAACTGCCGGATTCAATAGCTCTAAAATTGGGACATTGGATGTCTCACATACAGCCCAGGTTTGTGCTGATGTACATCCCATAAATATAGAGCCTTGCTGTTTAACTCCCGCTGCTACTTGAGCTAACGATAGGTCGCATATTCGGATGTTTTTTGAATTGTACGAGATATATTTATCCCTATTTTCTGGTGAACATGAGAATATAGACTTACATCGCAGATCTTTATATAATTTGTCCGCAAGAGCAAAATATTCTTCCGGCACCATTAAAGGCGTTGTGCTGATGGGGGTAAATTCCCAGAAAATATACTTATCGTTATCCTTCACCCAGTCACGCCATTTAATTATATCGTCCCTAAAGATAGTAAAAGTACCTTTCTTCTCTCTGATTGGAACCGATACAAATCTTGCCAGATCTCTAATCGCAGTTTCCATTAGATTTGCACCAGTATTGGTCCAATTACTACCGTATAATGGACTGGAACAGTCACGTAAAACAATTAAATTCGGTTTTGACGCAAATATTTCCTTAAATGCTGGTTGCTCTCTATCTATTTCGTGTATATCGTGACCTACGATATCATCAGCAACAATCCAATCATCCACTCCAATGATATTGGATGAAATTTTGAGATATTTCTTGGCTATGCACCATGTAATTTTAGCATCTGGATATGATAGGCGAATATTATTGACAACTACCGAGTTACATATGACATCTCCCAAAGATCCAAGCATTAAAATATTAAATTCATCCACGTTGCTAACGGAAGCAACCGGTGAGACAATGGGAGGGGCGGTATATCTGTCACGTTTACGCAACCTACGTTGTGCCGCGTTTGCTTTGGCCTCCTTTTCCGCCTGTATGCGGCGCAGTTCTGCCTTTTTAGCCTCATGCAGATTGCGCAGTGCCTCCAATCTACATTCCTCTTGTACTCGCCTAGCCTCTGCGCGCTGTGCTACACGCAAATTACGCAAATCCTTCATCCTACGCTCTTTTACTGAGATATTCTCCACTATCGGACGATCCAACAGAATAAATGGCTTATATTTTTCTTGATTATCAATAATACATTGTGGTAATTCGTTAATTGGTGTCTGTTTGCCGGGATATCTGTCTGAAGCAAAATCCACACCCTGCTTAATCTTCTCAGATAGCTGTTCTTTGACTTTATCGGTATTGTATTCTTGGTGCGCAGCCGCCTCAAGCTTATATTTAAGCTTTTCTACATCGCCAATATATGCAAAATGCCAACCGGCATCCTCATGTATATCCCATTTGATAGTGTTACTATTCCTAAGATGAAACGGATTATATTTCTCTAATGTTTTTTTTGTGAAACTTACCTGATATTTCCAAGATAAGAAATTATTATTTTTCCTATCATATAGACGATTATTAAAGTAGTAGTAATATAATCCAGAAATATATCTTATATTCCCATATATGGGGGGACTTTTCAACATTTCATCGACATCAGACCACATAATAATATCACGATTAGTGAGCAAGGGTAATATTTGCTTTAATGCACCATGATGAACAAGCTCTCTATTCCATCGTTCGATATTGTTTTCGAAATATTCATATTTCTCTCTTGCGATATCTATCGGACCGATTTGCAAATAGATAATTTTATCAGTATATTTCTTAAATCGCTCCACATCGAAATTATATGGCTTGGATAATCCAGATGTGGTTTGATCCGATTCGATGATGACAAATTTATCCGCAAACGAGTGCTGTTGGAAACGTATCTCCAACATATCATTCTCATTTAGAAATCTAAAGCAGTCGTATATCATGGTCTCGGTCTGGTTGCCACTATATTGTACCACAAAAACGGGGTATATTCAAGGGGTAAGCTGATATTAACAGCCAATAAACGGAGAAGATATGTTACAAAACGGCGACACAGGAACCAAAGTCAAGGCTCTACAAAAACTACTAGACAAATACGGATCACATCTGGTCATAGATGGTGTTTTCGGACCCGCCACAGAACACGCTGTGAGAGAATTCCAAAAAGATTATGATCTTGAAATCGATGGCATCGTTGGTGAAAAAACACTCCCCATATTGATAACTGCGGTGAAAAATCTGCCAAAAGCCAAAACTTCCGCATATCCATCTTTGGCTGAGAGATTATTAAAAATAGCACTAACAGAATTAGCCGCTGGCGCAAAAGAAATCGGTGGTCCGAATAGCGGACCATTTGTAAAAAAGTATACCGGTGGATTTGAGGGTGAAAAATATCCGTGGTGCGCATACTTCGCTCTAAATTACTGCCTCAGACTTGCAGCAGCACCCAACAAACCTCCCATAAAAGAAAAATCCTCAAGTTCTCGTCTAAAAAAAGAAGCCGACAAACTCAAGCTCTATACTGAGGATATTAAAGATATTTATCCTGGATGTTTGTTCGTAGTAAAGGGTGGTCCTACTGGATTTAAACATACGGGTATTGTTAGAGCCGTTGTATCCGATACTGTTATCTGGACAGTTGAGGGCAACGCTTCAGATCGAGTATCGTCTTGGTATCGAAATATTAAAAATTTAGGATTTATCCTCATAAAAGATTAAATATTATCTCTATGTATGCTCAAAAATATATGGCTTTGCAACAAGAGACGAAAACTTCGTGGCTGCATCTAATGCAATGGTGATTCGTTTTATGGGATCGTCTATACTTTGAGTTGAAAACAACGATCCCAGTGCATATTCCTCCCCGGAACCGATTGCGGCATAATTGTCCCTAAACCGAGCATACTGAAAATTATCATAAACTGCATACAAGTGGTTTTTCCATCCAATAAGGAAAGTACCACCGTCTATAACATTATTTTCCAATTTTGCATAATTTAAATCAGTTAATTTACTAGCCACAGCGTTACACAATGAAAACATATACGCGTCAGGATCGCCTTCAGGTGTAACAAATTCAAAACCATGCTGTAGAATTTGCCCCATACGATAACTAGTGGTGTATCCGATAACAAATCCACCACTTCTAAAAACTTTAGGATCGGATCTAGATTGGATTCCGTAAGCATTGCCACCAGCAGAATCACCACCCATAAATATGGCATCTTTAGTTTTGATCGCAACAATACATGTCATTAGAAATCAACCTCCGTTAATTCATATGTCTGGGCTAGAAGATCTAGTATAAAATTACAAACCTCATCTTGAGATCGTCTAAAATCCTCTCCATTGAGATGTTCTTGAAGGTTCTCGTACACTATATCGCTTTGCACGCTAATTATGGTATAATCATCTGGTAAAAATAAAAAAACTAAACGATCATCGATACCACTATATATGCAGATCATACCTCTTAAATACGGAATTCTGTCTCCAGCCATTTTGTCAAAGATACGTGAACCTCCACAAGATGCAAGACCATGGGGAAAATATTCTGGGCCAAACCTTTTACCGGGTATGTTGTGGAGATTATATCTCATAATCCGTACATCCATTTGATAACTGCGGTTTCTTCCGTATTATATGGTATTGTCATGGTTGCGTATACCATAGTTCCATTAGTAGAGCCTTGACTGTCATCGGACAGTCCAAACAGGGCATGACCCAACTCGTGCCAGATAATCCTTGCAAAAATCGCATTTTCTTTTTTGACAGCCCACGTTTTTAATTCTTTATCAGATGCTTTAGGATATCGGATTTTATATTCGTCATAAAATACCTGATATTTATTGATATTCAACCACACATCGACATGACTAATGGTACGATTATCGGATGTTACAATCGCTACACCGGAATAATTAGATCCGGGCGCGGGCGGAGAAGCCGTGCTTGTAGCTTTCCCCGGTGGCTCTACTATGACTAGACAATCATCGCCTATAGAGGATGTTTTCTTTGTATATGGCTCATAATAAAAATAGACATCTATATCAGATCCGGAACCAATCTTGTAACCGATCCCATCGCACCACTTAGAAATATTTATCAATTCTTCCTGAAACGTTGATGTAGCGCTATTTAAGGCCCAATCGGGCCTAATAGATTGCGATGAGAAAAGTTCACCATTGTATGATATCGTGGGAGTTGCAGCCCATCTACCGATGGGCGGCGGAACAATATTCTGATATGGCTGACTTCCCCAATCAAAAGAACTAGTTTTATGCGGACACGATGTTAAAAATAGCAATAAAATTATTAGATATCTCATCGCATATCTCCGGATTCCATTAACGGTTCGATATCTTTTTCCATTAAATCGCGTAAAAACAATATATCGTCCATTAAGATAAACGATCCTTGAACACAATCACCATTTATATCCAGTGTTCTGGTAGCTCCACATATAGAACATTTTTGATAAGTATATGTGGGAGTATTTCCATCATCTTTGTAAACACCATCGTCAATCCATTTATGAGCGCATCCTGAAAAATCATATATCTCGTTATTCATGATCCACCTGGGTATAGTTTTAGAGCCTCTACAGTTTAACACAGGGAAGGTCCATTGTCAAGGCACAAGGCTAAAAAACGGGCAACTCATAGAACACCGCCACCGCATCCGATTATCGAGCTAGTTAAATCGGAAAAATATCCTGTTGGTTATTGCCATTTGTGCGGAAAGATGCTGCCGAAAAAAGACGGCACTCCTAACTTGGCGCGCCATTGGTGCGATGGAGATTGCCGTGAACAATATCTGAGAGCATTAGAAATGCAAGATCCAGCATGGTTACGATGTCGTGTGCGAGAGCGAGATAAGGGCCGATGCGCTCATTGCGGCAAGATTGTTATAGATTGGGATATGGATCATATCGTCCCGTTAGCGTTGGCACCACGCGATATATCGTATTGGAGTTTGTCTAATTTACAAACGCTTTGTAAAAATTGCCATAAAAAGAAAACTCTAAAAGATATGGCTGATATCAGAGCAGCCAAGGCTCTACAAAGATCTATAATTTGGTAATACTTAATAGCGTTAATATCGGATACAATAGTCGTTCCCTTAGCTTGCATATTGTAAGATATATCATTCATCTTTTATTCCTCACTCTCTATTTGAACATAATCATAGCAAGAGACATCATATATCCCAATAATACCGGTAGGTTGAGATTTTATATATTTTTTCGCCTCATCTTGCGTATGAAAAACCGCAACAATTTCCTGATATGGTTTTTCGCCCATAGTCAGGAGCGTTTTGGTGCAAGAAACTACATAATGACAATCGTATCTCATCCTGCCGCTCGATAATAAATTTTCTTACCATCAAGTAGAACCTTGCGCATTTCAGTTACCAGTTCCAGATCACGAGAGGTATTCAACCGCTTCAACTCCTCAACCCAACGCTCATCTGTACAATTTTCCCGCCTAGGCCATAATCCACCCTTGATAGTAGCCTCTAAATTATCCACATCAACCAAATTAAGCGGCACTTCAAAGTCATACCAACTTGCATCGCGACGCATTCTATCAAGATAATAGGAATCATCGTTATCGTTTGCATCTTCATCGATATATTCCAATTTTAACTGATATAGATCCCACATATAATCATTAAGCAGGGGATATCTGTGCCAAGAACTGATTTCTGGATCTTCCACTCGATAACAAACATACGCATCAAGTCCCATCATGTACTCCATACATCCATATTTGTGCAGCACGAGATCGTGTTTGCGATAGAATTTCATACAAATATTTCAGACGATCCGGTTTGACAAGGATATCTTTAACGGAACCATTTTCCCAAACCGTCTTATAACAGCTAGCGATATCTGTCAGAAGACATGCGGTTCTCCAATCGCCCCGCATATATGCCTCCATACATTCATCTTGCAAATCTGCCGGTAATGCGATATCTGGATAAAAGTCATGCGCGGGCCGCACTTTTGGGCCAAATGCCTTATTCGTTAGCGCCACAAACTCGTTCTCAGCTTCGCTCATACTCCATACTACCACAATCCAGTACGTTTGTCAAGCTCAGAAATCAATTTCTTGGAATTCTCTCAAATCAAAGTTCAGAGCGGTGGCGGCGATATCAGTGAAATTTATGCTTGGAGTGGCGTGCGCAGCATGAGCGGCAGCATAATAATCGGCATAAGCGACATAAAAAGCAGGCCCAAAAGCCCTAGCAGCACTAGCAGCAGCATAATAAGCAGCAGCATCAGCAGCATCAGCAATAGCATCGGCCCAAAGCTTCTCACGAACAGTTTTGGCAGCCTCAACGCTTCGATCAGTCCCATCAATCCAGGCATTCGCCCACGACACGAACACAGGATCATCACACACGGCTAGCGCGCATTGAATCGCAAACCAAATGCGCTGATTTGTGGAGAATTCCGGCACATAGGTCTCTCGCAAAAGTGTAAACTTACCGTTAGAACGTATAGGATGGTTCATCTCTCCCAATGCTTCGAAAATCCTGAAATGTTCGAATCTCTCGTATGCGAGTTGCACAAGCACGGCTAGCTCCGGGCTGGCGTAAGCAAAACCGGAACGTTTTATGCCGATTTCCCACAAACCATCATTGTTCATGTTTTCGTTTGTAATCACATACATATTTTGCTCTTCAAGTGATTTGCACTCTTAATCACGCACATCAGAAATCCACCATACAATATTCTCTCTCATCATCATATGCACACAGAATCATTGCCGCGAACCATTTTGCACGATGTTCACGAAGTATTCCATAATTTAGACCATGTTCAAATACATCAAAGTCATAACGCCCCGTGAAATACCATTTACAACGACCCGAATCCCCCATTAATATAAATTCAATACGCCCTCCGGCAGAATACATCCTCGTGCGTTGATGTAAATATTCCGGCAAATAAACAAAAACCTGCTTCGTGATAGAATTCGGAGGCTGATCCAAATATCCGCAATGCTCAGTATATGTACCATGCATCTTAGAAATCGATTTCGGTCATCAAACACATATCTGTGCCGACCAGAAAGGATAATAATTCGTCAAATGTACCACGACTATACACAGTCGTATTCTCTATGACTGTAACATCGCTAATCAAAAGATATAACTCACATTTTTCATACCAAATAGCGTCAAAAACCCAAAGAGTGTCAGAAACCGATTTGAAAATTGCATCGCGACAGGTAATCAAACCTAAAAATCTATCGTTTTCGAATATACAGACGTTGGTTTCGAAATTATCACAACTATATTCAATCCAGTGATTATGATCCCACGCAGAAAACGTCCGCAAAATCTTCCCTGGTAAATCCTGAAGCAACTCAATTTTTATGTTATTTCTAACCATTAGAAATCGATCATCACAAACTGTTTATCTAGATTCTCATATTGTATGTCAAGAAATGTTTTTAGACGCTTGATCGAATTTATGTAAAAGGTATTTAACGAGCAACCATATGCCATATCTGTAGCACCAATGTGTTCCAAAAGTCTACCATCATAAATATCTAATCGCCAACCATCGGTCACAGCATTTATACTCCCCACCAAACCCCCTCTATAAAATATATAATCTGTACGTGGCTCAAGTCTCAACCATTCTGTCCGTGTCCAGTCGGTATACGGCTGGACACACATATCCCATACTTCCTGAGACATGGTGCGTAGCGACTCTATCGTAAACTCGTCATAATACTTAGACATACCTCAGTATACCGCGTCAGAGTGTTTTTGTCAAGGGATATTTTTTAGTGGCGCGAGGGGTGTATTTTAGTAGAGCCTGCACCAGTGAACGAGCCTCAGATTTATTCGCACCCAACACGCATACGTATTTTCTTTTGTGCGGGATTTTTTTCTTTTCGCAAGAATCTCTCAGTTCATTCCCAATTTTCATCAGACGATCTTTTAATTCTTTAGGAATAACATTAATACCTTGAGGATGACATCGTTTCCATTCTGGTTCCCACGGCAGATTGTACTTTCTGGCGTATTTTCTAAACGATGCAAATGTTGTAAAGCTTCTTGGCGAAATCCACTTACCATTATACAGGCATAAATATCCCGTACCGAAATCGTCTCCCAAATAATAAAATGAGCAAGCCTGATATATCGTACCCTGCTCACCGGCCTCACTGTCAGAATATCCCACAAATACTCGATAAGGTGTATTTTTAACCATCCAACGCAATGACCACATTATTAATGCCGAGGCTAAATTTTTGGGTGTCCATGATGCACAAGCACCTCGCGATATCAGACGCTCCATTTTTTTTGTTTCCGGGCCGAGAATTTTACTAAAAGTATTCGGTGTGCCTAGAGTTATTACCCCCGCCAATATACCACGATATCTAGCCGTAAAACAATGCGATGTCTGTTGGGCCATCGATCCGAGCCATTCATATTTCAAAATAAAATCGGTGATTTCTTTACTTGGCGATTCGTTTGCGAATACGAAATCTTTAACGCGCATTTGCGATAATTGATCCGCATTAAATCCGAGAGCCGCGATATCGGATTCCAGATATTGTTTGCGCAAGCGATATTGCCAGCATTCATCCATGCGATATCTCACCGTAGCTTTTCAGCCGGGATAAGCTATTCTTTGTGGTCGCTCTACAAATACGATCTAATGACGTATACTCTATCACATACTTAAGCAATAATTCTGCTTGATCTTTTTTAACGATCAGATATGGGATAATGCTATTTAATAGGGATATTTTCATATCGATGGTATGAAATCTGATTGTATAAATAACGCCGGGTTTGATTTTTTTACATTTGATATATGGATAGATATTTCGCGCATGAAACCAATCAAGCAATGCTAAACTAGAGCTAGTGATATCTATGGCTGACGAGAAGTGCTGTTTGGCAGCATTAATTGCCATAGAACCGTCTCCGTCGATCAATCCCGCCAAATATGCGCTTTCTGTATCTGATAATTTCATTACGGTTTGGCCTTTCAAATTGACATCAGTTTTAGACGGAAATATTTTTTTGAACGACGATATTTTCTCCGCTAGCCGATGTCTAGCGTCCATATCGTACAAATTATCCCAATATTCCTGTACTAATTCCGCCTCATATTTCTTTTGCACCAAATATGGTTTCAATTTGGAAACCAACAAATATACCGCTTTGTTTTGAATAACAGCGCATCTAAATTTCGTACACCAACCTGACCCATCATTCTTGTACCTTGGTTTGATAAAGAATGATGAACCAACAATCTTATCACACAGCCATTCTATAACACCACGATGAATGTTAGTTATTGACAATCCCGGTGCGGGAGGATTGCCCTTTATCGAGATATATCCATCACTATCGACCATACCCGCGATATAAGCCAATTCAGTTTCCGTCAAATAATTATACATATCATCAGAACATCTTTGTTCAGATTTAATGATATTTGTATTCCTCACCACTGTGGGGGATTTCAACAGATGCAATTCGCTAGCCTTATCTATAATGCGTCTATAATTAACGTCGGGAAATAATTCCAGCAATTGTTCTTTGCTACTTTGTGCATATTTTTCTTTTAGAAGATCGATATCTTCGGGTGTCCATTTTTTATACGCCATTATTCCCTCATAACACGATTTGACCCACACGCATTATACCACAAGCAATCAGATTTGTCAAGCACCGGCTCTATTGGATATTTATTGCAAAAAAAGAGGCTCTTTCGAGCCTCAGTATACGATATGGTATATGCTATGACATCAGGAGAGCTGCACGATTTTTGTTAGCCCCTTTCTTATTTGGCCGGTGAAGGCCACTCTTTGGTGGCTTACGAGTAACAAAGCCCTAGCTGGCAACATAGTATGTGCGCTACTTTCAAGCTCAATACTTTGCCTGTCGCCTATGACACACGAATCCTTATGCGCAATAAGAATTTCGCTATATGTCGTTTGAGCAGCCGCAGCGGCGGCTGCGGTATTATACTGTGCATAAATACGGTTCCCGGTGCCGAAATCGGATAACGAATCGCTACCGGGAGACGTAATCTCAGCCGGAGTCTCGCCACCAAATCCGACCCAAGACCAATACTTGCCGTCGTTAGACGCAATAGGATACTTGGGATTAAGCAAACTTGTCTGTACGAACTTAATACCAAATACCTCACCAATACGACCGGTTCTAAATACGGGTGACGGTCCGAAATTGGTTAGCACTTTCAACACAACGCCATCGCCGCGCAATGTGCGGGCATGATGTCGGTTCATGATACCGAGCAAATCGTCAGGATTCTGCGCCATGAGATCGAGATTCTCAATAGCCTCGTTGACGTGCTCAATGGATAGCGGGTTGCCTTCCGCATTGACAAGCGGAGCGGCGTTATTCGCCATGATATCGTCGCCGCCAGCGGAATCATATTCGGCTAGCTTAGAAATACCACTGAACATTGACCTAACAGATCCGGTTCCAGCGAAAAATGTAGGATCGCCCAAAAGGAATGCCTCTTCCTCTGCTAGAACAAATCGGTCCACAAGGTGGTCACGAATAGCTGGCATCAGGTTAATGATCGCATCGTCAGCAATTTCTCGCGGAACGCTAAACGATACGGCCATGGCCTTTGCCACCAACGCCACCGTAGTGGTTGGGAACTGAGTATGTGCCATGACTTGGCCTTCACCAGTAGCATAAGCGTTAGCCGCGCCAGCGAACTTCGGCTTATATACGGAAGGACCGTCCATAGGATATACTTCGAAATGGCTCCGCATATAGGACGCCTGGTTGATATACGGAATAAAATCCGTAGTTACGTCTACAGAGAGAAAATCTCGACCACCGATACTGTTAGAGACGCCCGGAGTACCCATGATGGGGAAACTGGACAAATCGCCAACCTGTTGAGAAATATTAAACCCAACAGCAGATGTACCAGATGTTACAGCGGAAGGGCTGTATACTGTAGTTGCTTTTTGTAGAGCCTCTGGGTTGGAACCCTTAAGGAAGCTTTGCTTCTTTTTCATTGCGAAATCCTTACCTATTACCATAAGCGTTATGCTTAATAAATTGCGCTAACGCCATCTGAGATGGGCTGATTGGTTCACCCTTGACAGTGGGATACTGTTGCTCTTCAGGAATTGTCCGTGAACGTAGAATCCCCTGTGCTTGCGCCTCATCAAATGCATCACGTGCAGCCTTGCGAATGTCCATATCTGTCATAGATTTAGCCATCGAAGGTACCGGACCAGAAGGCGCGGGCTGTTCATCCTGCCCATTGTATTGCTCAAACAATTGTTTGATTTCTTCTGTGGCTTGCTCCTCTGCATCGGGGTTAGAGCCTTGGATTGGTTGCCCTGACTCATCAACCAGGCCATATTTCTGTAGAATGGCAATCACGGCCTGCTGGAACTCTGGATCACTCTCCACTAACTGTTGAAATTCATCAGCTTGTCCACCGCCAGCGGAAGCTTCGGGTGGCATCTCTTGAGCCGGTGGAGCACCGGATTCTACCTGCGGAGACGGAGGAGCAGACTCAGCGCTTTCCGCCATAGGATCGCTTTCCTCGTCTTCATAACCAGCCGCTTTTAAATATTTCTCAAAATCACCCAAATGCATACCCATTAGATGGCCGATAAACATCCGATCATATAACGAGCGTTCCACCTGTGTGAAATCTGTTGCTTTCGCAATCTGAATAATCTCAGATTCAAGCATCTCACGTTGCCGACCGCCCTTGCGGAATCGCTTCGGGCTTTGACCCAATTCAATTAATCTGTGCATTGCTTCGATATCGGATTCGTAATCTTCTTGATAAATATTAGTAGAGCCAAAGTCATGTAATAGAGCGTCTACCAACGCAGCCTTATGTGCTTTATCCCAAGTCATAATGGACTTTTTCATTCCCTCATAATCGGAATGATGCTTTTCAAGCCAAGTGCTGCCGGTTTTATCCGTAGCATTGCCTGGTTCCGGAGATGCGCCGGAACTCGGATTTGTCACGCTAGACGTGGCACTGTTCTGAGAGCCGATCCATGAATTAGAATGCGGATCTAATCCGTTACCCTCACTGTTCCCGCCGAAATCGTTATAATCTTCACCGGTAGGAATAGCTTTAGAATCGTGACCCTCAAATACTTCCTTATTAGCTGTATAATTGAGAGGATCTACAACACGAGAATCACCACGAGTGCTAGGTTTTACAAACTTATCTGTATTTTCCTCAGCAAACTTGGTCTGCCCATTGAATCCGTTACCCAATGATGGTAATTCGCCCGTAACACCCGGTGTACCGCCGTTTTCGCCGAAAACAGGAGTGTCACGATGTGTCTTTTCCTTAACGTCTGTAAAACCGGTGGCCTTACCAGATTTACCTTCCATGTTAGATTCCTCGCTTTTAACGAACTCTACATCTTTAAACTCAATACTATCTATATTAATTTTATTATAATTTTCCGAATCGTAATTTTCAATAATCGATTTGAACATCGCTAAATTATGCTGTAAATCGATAATAGATCCCTTCGCAATAGTATAGCCAGCCATAATATTAATCGGTGCTGGTGTTATGGATAGCTCTAAAATATTTCCGTCTAAGCATTCGCGAGTTTCTTTTCCGCCCGCTTTATTCATCTTATAATCTAGTAAATGTCCCCCGATAGAGAAATATGGCATTCTGCCAGCAGCAGCATTACGTTTAATCTCAGAATCGTTCGTATCTATAACTGCCCGAACCCACACATAAGCTTCATCTTCATCTTCCATATACCGGGCTTTTAGAACTTGCCCAATGGGCGGCGTATGATAATAATGATTCAAATATAACGGTCGTCCACTATTTAGAGAATCTGCAATTTTACGCAACATTCCCTTACTAATCATATCGCCTTGAACATCACGATGATTTGTTGCGGCTTTGCCCTCAATAATTACATCGCCATCTTCCAATTTTGCCAATTTTGATACTGGATAACCAGTTACAAATGCGTTGCGCATAACTAAAGTTTACCCGTTTTAGAAAACTTTCTGAAAATAGTTTGGAATGTTTTGGGATCGGCTGGTGTATTCTTTGTATCGATTTCTCTATGTACATCTGTGGCTAATTCGCCACGTTCATCAGCAGCATCCGGTAAAGCGAACAATGTTCTAAATAGAATCGCCATAGTTTCTCTGGGAATATCCGTTTGTTTGCGCAATCTTCCGCTAGATGGATTCGGTCTCATAACCTGATCCATCGCTCTACTGTCTGCGGCCAATTCCTGCACTGCGGACTTTGATAGCTTGCTGGAAAAATTGCTGGGAATTTTTCTGCCCTGATATAGGATATATTCCCCATCCGTATCAGATACGTGAACCATATCTATTTCATCTAACTGTACTAACGATACTAGATCTTGTACACTGGTACGATTTTGTTTAATCCAGTCGAATATCCTTCTATCATCTAGAGCCTTGGCGGTGTCTGACTCATATATTCCCTGTAGAGTTTGCAATATTTGCAGATTAGAATATCCCGCGCAACCACACCCAAATATATCCGTATCTATGATGATATTTATAGTCGTATTATCGCGAATAATATCGCGTAACTGTTTGATATATTCTCGCACCAGATTCGGAATGCTACCATATAGCTTTATGATTCTTTCTTTATCTGGCAAAGTATTTATAATATCGCTAACAAATACCATGCGCGCTTCGTTATATGTTCCGAGAGCATTATCCTGAAGTGGTACATCCATTGATCTGGATAAATCAATCATCCCAACTCACCGGAATAAATTTATGCACAATATTGGAAACATGAACACCAGATTTAGCTAATTCCAATCCGTATTGCTCCGTCATATCCCCAGCACAACCGACACGAATATAGGGCATGGGCAAATTAAAATGTTGTGCAGCCATAGCAATAAATGTGCCTATTTTCTTCAAATATACTAATTGCGCTTGTTTGAGTAGTTCTATTGCTAGTTGTTGCGCGTTAGCGCTATTTAAAACCGACTGCGGAACCATCCGCTTGAATTGCATGAATTTATCCTTATAATCCTCCACCACTTTCGGCATCACCGCTTCATCCATGAATTGCTCCATGATTGATTCGACATTGCAACGAATCGTCTCAAATAAATCCGGTATCTGCGACGCAAATCCCTCATCATGCATATTGTTGGAAACGAACTCATAACAGGCGTTTAATAATTGCGGACCGGCGAAATCCCCCATACTTCTAACAAAGGGTATTTTCTCTATCTGATAATTAATTACATGCCAATATCCTTCATCTTGATTTTTGGATATCATGTGCTGTTTTAGTAGAGCCATGTCTCTGATGTATGTTTGCTTTGCATCATTAATCATTGAAGAAGAAACACCATAACTTTCCATCTCTAGATTATATATCATGGATCGTAAATTAAATTGATTGTCCGAACCCTGATATATGACTTCATCACCACTTAATATTGGTGTTAGATAATTCGTCAAGTTATTGATAACCTTAACTAATTGTGTTTGATCTATCTGATTTACAATCGCCTTGCTTATAGTCGGTCCTAGATCTCTAAGTATTAGTGCGATTATAAAATATGGATATTGATAGGCAATTATATCATCCTTAAATGGTAAGTGCTTCAGTGGGAGAAGATGGCTTGCGGGAATTTCCGGCACTTCTACATTAGGATTTAGCAGATGTTTGACAACTTTATCGATATCAACCAAATCCAAATTTATCACCGGTGCGCCAGTTTCACACTTTAAGTGCATTTTATCTTGCGAAAATCTTATAAACGGATGTTCCGCCAAAGCTGTCTCTATGACAAAAAAGAATTCATCCTCGTTGGGTATTTGTTTGTCAAACATACCCTTAAATATAGTTTTTTTCTCTAATTCGTCAAACATAAAGCAAGACGTTTTAGCGGCCTCATCAATCCCCAAGGCTCTACTAAGAATATCAGGTGCAAAATTTTGCAAAGCCTCCAAAAGCTTATACGTTTCTTTATCATCATTGAAAACATATTCGTGAGCATCCAAAATATATGCACGGATTATCTGACGTTGTGCAAACTCTCCCACATTCCCGAAATATGGATGCCCCTTTAATAAGTCGCAAACAATGTCCCTAATCACTGAATCGGCTCACTCTGCTTGCTCTCCCCTTGCGCATTAAATAGATTGGGCCGGATGGTTGTTTCGGGGAAAGCCATATTATGAAGCAGGATTAGTTGAGGATCTTCATTTTCGTACATTTGTTCTAGCGCTGGATTCCCACTAAGTGATGCAAATTCGCGCAACCTTCCGTGATGCATACTGTCTCTAAAAGCACTCGTTAGTTTGGCCGCATTAGCGGATGAAATGTGTGTGGCATTTTGTACATCGTGAACGAAATTGGAGGTGAGATCTTTGATCCCCTTCCCACTTAGCTGCATTAATCTATTAACACCCAATTTGGACATCTTGGAACTAAGCCAATCGCCCATAACGGGTGATAATTTGCCAATAACATCATTATACTGGCTTTCATCTTCGGGATTGTAGTCAGATGGACCAATATCTTCCTGACTATAATCATAGTCGTCAGGCTCAATATCCGGTTCTAGTGGTGACTCTGAGACACGTTGCGGAGCTAACATTGTATCTGGTTCTGCTTGCGGTATTTGGGGTTCCTCGTACTGATAACCCTGTCGGGCAGATTCCTCATCTTCACTAGCAGCGCCTAGCGGTGCCTTAATTAATCTTTTTTTTTTACCTTGTTCAAAAAGAGCCTTCAGTTCATCCACCGCATTACTCTCATGAACTGGATTTTCTACCACTGGCGCGGCCTTTTTTAGAGCCTGCATCTGAACATGTACACCAGATGGACCAATCATGGGAATTTCCACTGGGTGCGGCTGATACTTTAGCTTGCCTTGGTGTCCCATACCATGGAAAAGATTTAGATGTTCTGCTAGTTCCGGTGTAGTTATTACTCCGTCAGCCCAAACCATTCCGGCATATATTGTACCTTTATTAAAGTCATCATAGGTAGCAATCTGCTCGTCTGTTGCTTCCTCGTATTGTCCGGTCATCTGCTCACGATAAGCTTTCTCATCTAGACGATGAATAACTTCGTGCAAATATCCACGCTCTAAAACGCCACCATTGTTGCGATGATATGTCGCGCTTTTACCAAAGATTAGTGGATCGGTACCTTCAACATGGCAGTGAAACACCTTATTGAAACCATGATACTTATCTAGGTGTTCTCGTAACTCAACCGGCAAATCGTAAATACGACCCTTCTTGATCATGCCCTCATGCCACATCTGACCATTCTCGTCCTCGGTTTCATGGGCGCGAGTATGCTCTGGGTGGTATGTTAGTTCATTGACAGATTTTTGTAGCATCTGGTCTTCATACCATGAATCAAGTTTGTTGAGAGCATTGGCGCGAATATCTTTGTCAAATCGCTCAATGAAATCCGTCAACTGATTATCAGGCACATTGGCTGCTTTTCGTACAGTATCTAGGGTATCAATTACGAATGATGCCAGTGGCGCAGTGTCTTCAGGCTCCAACTCATAACCATTGGCACGAGCATCTTCGATAAACTCAAATACAAGAGCCTTAACTATTGCGTTACGACGATCATCAACCATTTCTTTTTCCTTAAATTCAGGTGGTTTTACGAATGCAGCACCATCACCATATGTTGGGGGGCGCATGGGAAATTTTGCTTCACGATTTTGATCTTTAAGTAGTCGTTCATCCATACCCATTTCATCATGAAAGGCATGCTCGTTTTGTTTCGACTCTAATTTCTCTAAATTCCTACCAGTTGGCGATTGCCCGAATGCAGGATTGATCATCTGATTTCTCTCGGCTTGCGCGTTCATTTGCCTTGAAAAATTACTATTTGGCTGTGCAAGATATTTACGAATCTGAGCACGGACATCCGGATGATAAGTCCCCTCTACCTGATCTGGCGCTATCGCTTTCTTCATTTTCTTCTTCTTGACTCGTTTGGGAAGTTTTTTACCTTTGGACTTTTTATCCCATTCTTTAACGCCAGCTTTGCCCAATGCCTCTACCCCAGATTTAGTGTGCGCCCATTTCCGCTGTTGATCACTACGATACGGACTCATTACTTTTTATCCCGGCCTTTCTTGCGCAAAATCATCGCAAAATATTCGCTATTCGCAAGCTTCTCCATAAGTTTTTGATTAAATTGATCATTTTCCAAATAGATATTCGCATCGGGACGTTTAAATGGCGTTTGATAAAATCCGTAATTGGATGGATCTGAATCGCTCTTGGGATATGATGGAGGATTCATCGCAGCCACTTCAGAATTTTCCCATTCCGTATTGCGTGCGAAACCTCTAGACATCTGTGGCTTGTTCACTGTAGAAGCGTAATCTTCCACGTTACGTACATACATCTGATAGTTATATTCTTTCCGTTCTTGATCGCCTTCGGGCGGACACAAATAATCATTCATGTATCGAACGGCACGTTTCCAATCGGCATCATGATGCCCCTCTTGGTAATGCCAGAGTTCTTCGGGAGACCATCTAGAAATATCGGCAAAATCTTGATGCTGTACTAAAATCCTAGCCAATTGTAAAATCTGCTGCTCGTAATCGTAGGATTTTGCACCCTTATCTTTGCGCAAATCCATAATAAAATGAAGCAATTTGTGCAAACGATGATGCTTAAACTTAAAGCCATGATCTAGGCGTTCAATTTCAGACTTTGCCATAACCTTATTTTAACCAATTTTAACCTAATTCTTTTGCATTTTCCGGGATTCCCAGAAATGGGCCATCTTCTGTACCGCGAGTTAAAGACATTAAAAACATTACTGGAACATCTCCAGCCTCTACAAAACTCGGATTATAAACTGTCTTTGGTTCAGATTCTTTCGGGTCGGGGATTCTCGACATTTTCGCGTGCCTCATATTCTACCTGATCTATATCGGGCTGTACCAATTCGTTCAAACGTCCGGGCGTATCTTTCTTAACATAACCTTCGCCCGGTTTAATTTGCTGCAATAAACTGGAATTAAATACCTTGGATATCTGGGCGAAATCGAATCGTGGACCGCTCAGTTCAGCCTCATTTTCTTTAATGCGCAATCCAGGATTATTTGGCTTAATCGGTTTAATCTCATCAATATTGTTATGCAATCCCGTAATAGCATGAATGGATTTTGCCATAGATAACGTCTTAGATAGCTGAGATGCGGAACGAATATCTTTTAATTGTTCGGGATTAATTTGTCCATTTTGCATCATCTGAGATAGAGCCGAAGTGTTTAGTTGCCCGGTGACAAGACCTTGAACAATTTGTTCATTGCTCATTTGGCTGGTCGGAGTTTCCGGTTGCTGTTGTCCACCGACTACAGCAATGTTATATTCTTTTTGCAACTGTTTTAGTGCGCCGTCTATTTCTAGTTTCTTTAATTCAAATTCCTTATCCGTTAATACCAACTCATTTTTCATCTGACGATCTTGCAATGATATCTGTTGCTTCTGTAGCTCTAGTTGCTTTAACGCTAGATCATCGTTTTGGTTAGAGCCGGAAAGCTGTTGTTTCAGTCCTTCCGCTTCCAACATCTGTGTTTCGTACTGTAGTTGCGGCTGCTTCAACAAAACGTCCCAGTTATTTTCCTGTACCGCTAGCTCTATTGCTTGTGCCTTAACTGATAGTTCCATTTGCTGCAATTCGAGTTGCTTTTTCTTCTGTACGTAATGCGGTTCTTCCAATGGCGGCAACTTGAGCCAAGCCATTTTAGTCTTGTCCGATATCAGCCCTTCTTTTTCCAACGCCACGATACGCGATATAACCGATTCGTATTGATATTCTTTTGGCGGTAAAAACTCAAACTTTAGACGCTCATCAAATTCCCACAAAATTTCTCTCGTGAAACGATCCGCAATCGTTCGCATCATAGGAATAACAGCATTGCCCCAGAAAACGTCCTGCTGAGAATAAACCTGTCCGCGCGTATTACCAGTTAAACCTAATTCGTTTGGAGGAACGGACAGAACCGCTAGAATTTTATTGCGCAATTCCATCTGTAATTCCGCAATCTGCATCTGCTGATTCGGTACCTGCATGGGGTGCCATTCGACATTTTCCGATGATGCTAAAATGGGAAATTCAAAATGATTGCCGGGAGAGGATGATTGATGGAATTTATATCTGATATATTCAACTTTATCGTTATCTAATTCCTGTCCAATGGAAAGAAATCCAACATTAACGCCACCGGTAAATAAATAGTTATATAAACTAATATCTGTGGAAATATCCGCATACAATGCCTCTACTAAACTAGATATAGGACTAGAGCCATAGGGGCTTTCTGAACGCGGGTTCAAGCGCATATAAATAACGTTGTCTGGTTCGAAAGTAATATAACCATCATCTCTACGATCATCTAGCCGAGGAAATGCCTTATATGAATTGGCATACATACCAAACAAATTCGTACCACGCAACTGCTGAATATATTGGTGAATCTTTCCATGCTCATCAACATCTATACGGATAGTTTCGGCACCAAATGGTTTTAGCTGAACTAAACGTCCTTTCGGATCTCGTACCTTTTCAATAACGGCAGCATCCATAATTTTCAGATCTCGAACGATCATCTTAATCATATCTTGGAATGAAATACCCAATGTATTGGGCCGTAAAAATAATCGTGTAACTAATTCTTTTGCCAGTTTGAGACGAGGATCGGATTCTAATTCTGAAAGATACTCATCCTCTACGGTTATTTGCCATTCTAATCCAGCCGCATTAGATGCGATATGATCTATACATTTTTTAACCCAAGCATTCCTCTGATATAGAGCCTTCTGTTGAACAAAAGGTATTTGCCAGTGGGTTTCCGATCTGATATCCTGACCGCGCCCGCGATCATACGGACGATATTCCGGATCGATAGATACAATTCGCGCGGGCGGACGTACCATACCGCGTGCTTTGCGTTCTTTGCGGAAGTCCCAAAAATCTGTGCGAAAAATATCCAGGATATTAAAAGCCATCGTTAGTAATATACCCCTTATTCCGATAATTATAGATAAAAGTGGGTATAACGCTTGTGAGTGAAACGTTGTATAGTCATCGCGCAAAGTGTCCCAAAAGGACAAAGGAAAAACAATGAACAACTACGTAGACGGTCCAAATCACGTCACGCATAACGAAATACTACATTTCGTCCGAAAAGAGTTCCCCCAATTTATAAAATGGGCGGAGCATCTGCTATCACATATCGTAACGCAAAAATACGATATCGGAGATTTTTTCTTTGGCAACAGTTATTCCATTAGTACGACCAATGATACTCGTGCATATTTGAATGGCGAAAATCCGCTATACAGGGATACATTGGGGAAATGGACGTACCATGAATTAAAATGCAGTTTACTGTTCTTCACTGAAAATAATCAGTATTCAATTCAGATGACAAAAACTATATATCCGGATCAAGATGGTGATGACGAAACAGATCCATCAGAATGGCTAAGTTCATCTCTCCGTTGTGCAGTTTCTAGTCGCAAATCAAACCCTGGAGAAAGTTGCAAGTCTGGACACGAATTAATGAATGGTATTTTCTGTGAGAAAACATTTGATATTATTACAAAACAAATATGTGCCAATGAATTAATACAATTATCTGTCAATTGGAAAGATCTTTAATATTATAATTAACACTATAAGCTCTCCCCCCAGCAATGGGGGGATTTTTTTGGGTAAATAACAAGCATGTCGGATATTGTACATACACCGTCGCAAATAAGTAAGAATCCTGCACTTGAAAAAGTAATGGAGGATGTATATATCGTTATGGAGCTAATGTCTCAAGGATATACCGATCCAATCGATGTTTACAAGAAACTTCGCGCCGATGGATATACTTGGGGACGAAATAAAGTCTATAAATATGTTATGGTTGCTAGTCAATGGCTTGATAAGATGTCGAATGAGACAAAGAAGGCCGTAGACCAACGACATGTTTTAGTTAGGCAAGCGGAACGCCAACAACAAACACTCAACACAGAACAAACAAAAGCTATCGCCATTAGAGCACAGGCCATGGCGAAATTAAATAATGGCGTTGCTATAGAGCAGTTATCTCAAGAAGAACAACAATGGGCAGCAGTAGAGCCACAGAAGTTTCTCGACACTTTAACCAAAATGAGTGCGGTTATTTTGAAAGCACAAGAACGTGAATCAGAACTCTACGGATATCGCTCAGATAGAACTATCTTGATTCAGCATGACCGTGGTGTAAAACTTAAATATGAAGACGAAATGAACGAAGAATATCTTAAGAAATTCCGCAATGTCGATTATGAAGAAGTTATAGATAATGATATAATTGATGGCGCAGAATCGGATGAAACTGACGTTACGAATGATTTTGCAGATGCATTGGTAGAGCCAAATGAATAGAGATGGCTTGCTGCCGTTCATGAATCAGGAAATTCTTACAGATCGCGATGCCGCGCTTGGTCTGGGATATAAGCGTATTGCACTGTGGGAACAATTCGGAGAACACTTAGTACCATATGACAAACAAGTCCCAATATTAATGACACCCGCAAAAGAAACATACGTGGTATCTTCTCGTGGTACTGGAAAATCCCATATCGGCGCAGTACGTGTGATGGAAGAATTATTAATGCCTAATCGAAAAGTACATTTAATCGGCCCAACTTACAACCACTGTAGTTATGTGTTTGATAAAGTTTTCAATGCATGTATGTCCAGCCCATTATTACAATCCAAAGTCGGCAGAATGGTAAAAAATAACCAGGAACAAAGCATCACGCTTAAAGTCGGCACCCAAGGCTCTACACTTAAGGTTCTCTCAACGAAAGATCCAGATGCGGTGATTGGTTTTGAAACCGATTTATTAGTTGCGGACGAAGCTGGTATTATCGAGAATGAAGCATACGAATTAGTGAAACCAACATTAAACCGTGCGGCACGAATGGGCAAATTTCTAGCAATCTCTAGTCCGCGTGGTGATAACTGGTTTAAAGAAATGTGGAAGTTGGCAGATCGCCAACAACGAAAAATGTCGAACATAGATAAAGCTAGATTACGCGCATTTAAATTGCACATCCTAGATAACCCATTTTCATCATCCACAGACTATTATGCCGCCAAAGAAGAAGCATATGCTATCGGAACCGCATATAAAATCGGCCAATTTAAAAAAGAATGGGATGGCGATTTCGATTCAATGACCGGCGAAGTATTCGCCTTTACTGAAGATATCTGGTTTCCACGCGGATTTTATACACCATATCCGAACGAACACATCACTATCGGGATTGATTATGCACGCTTATACGACTGTACCGTATGTACGGCATTTACAGACGAATACAAAATGGTCGGTTATGACAAATGGAATCAGCTAGGCGATGATCAGAATATCGACCGTATATGTCAGTTTATTGCGAGTCTGTATACGCGCGGAAGAGTGCTAGATGTAATTATAGATGCAACTGGAGAAGGATCGTCCATACCAAGAGAAGTAGAGCGACGCCTTAAAGATAAGTATGGTATTTATGGCGTCAGAATACTTGGATTTAAATTTACCAACGACAAGAAAAATCAATTAGTAGAACGGCTATGTGTTAAACTCGCTAGCGAAGATATTGCCATGTGGGATGAACCGGAAATTAAGGACGAACTGCTAGGATATCGTGCCGAAGAAACATCGAAAGGTCATATTACGTTTGAAGGCATACATGATGATATTGTATGCTCTCTGATGTTATCTATCGGGCATGTTAGGGATAATCGTTTTGCGGTTTATTGATCAAAAGCGATTTCGCTCTTAGAAGCCAAATCATTAACGCCCTGATATATTTTTTCAATCTCTGGCGTTCCCATACGATGAATACCGCGAGTGCTATATATGTCGAATTTCTGAGGATTCCCGCCCAAAGTTTCCGGCGCACCAACAATCTTACCTTCAACCGGTTTCATCTTTTTGTCCATCATGCGGCTTAAATATCCAACCTTCCCACGAAATTCTGGCCCAGGCATATAATCCGTATCACCCTGTAGGGTGTTTTTTATATCGCGATTCAATACGTCGTTAAATCGCTCCTGTTGGCGACGCTGTGTGTTGGCGGCATTAATCCCCTCCATGATACGTGACTGACGTTGCGGTGCTAGAGCTTCGGCAAACTGAGGGCGGACATTTTTGCGATTAGATAACTGATTGTAACTTCGTTCGGACATGAAGCGAGGCTTTGGTGCAAAATCCGATTCGGCTTGCGAAATTAAATCGTTTGTATCTGTGGATGTCGAAACAATATCGCTACTTGATGTGGGTTCTTGCGTTTCTGGCTGAAGAATATTTTCCGGCTCTTTGTATCGAATATTCAACAATCTCTGTACCAAATCCGATATCTTTTTCTTCTCTAATCCAGCAGCTTCATATGGATCTTGAGACGGTTCAGGCGTAGACTGAGGTACTAAAAGTGGTTGCATATTACGCGGTACGGGATTCGATACATTGGACAATCTGCGAACCAAATCACTTATTTGCCCCTGATTCAATCCGGCTGATTCGTATGGATCTTGTGCGGTGCGTTCTTTAATCTGATCCACATATGTGGCTTTAATGACTCCCATCTTTCGCCCCAATCCCTCAACTCCCTGAGCCATAGCTTGAACGGGTTTGGCGAAACTCTGCTTCCATGCTTGCTTGTTTGCGTCTATAAAATCTTGTCCCGGCGTATTGGATGTTAATCTATCTAGTAACGCTTGATCGACTACTGGACGTGGTTTTAGAGCCTGGGGCGTCCATTGGGGTGCGGGTTTGTTTCTATTAAGGAATTCGCTTATAGGAAGTGCGCCTGGTGGTGGTGACGACGCTGTAGCGGGCGCTGACGGCACGTTATTGAGTCGCGTGACGTTACGTTCTAGCTTTTCTAGATCATCTCTAGATGACCAATTAGTCTCGTTAACCAATCCCTGCAATGCGCGTATCTTTGAATCATGCGCCGGATCTAAATCGGATAAATATCTGTCATCAAGTCCCTTACCTTCCATAAGATTATGAAATAGCGATGTGCGAATTTTCGTTTCTTCGGGCGTGCGCTGTTCATATTCGTGAGCGCCGGGGCGATGATTTCGAATATGATATGATATCGCATTCGCTAAAATAGACTTATATTTATCAACCGGAATAACGGATCTGTTATCTAATCCGGGCGTATGTATATCGCGAATATAATGATGTAAAATATCCCCCCAAGCACGACTTTTGCCAGCAATGGCACGACGTGCCTTGGAAAAGATATCCATAAATTCTCCATAATGATCGGACTCTGTTAGATCGCGCGAATTTTTATCGATAAATTCTTTAGATGCTTCGTAATGGTTGAAATCGTCCGGTATTGGATCTGGATTAACCTTTCCGGGATACATCGCGGCCCACAACTTATGCAAAAATGCATGATACGCATCTTCCTGCTGCTCCAATCCCTTAATCCCAATATCTACAGCAAACCCCGCACCATGAGGGAAAGTGCGTTCATCAAAATCAATCATTCCCTCTTGTGTATATATCGGTGGTGCGACACCAGCACCCTGCGCATTAACCACATCACTCAGATATTGTTGACGAGCACGAGTGCGAAACCCCTCCCTAATATAAAGCTCTAACCCAAAATCCCTCGCTCTATCAATCAAAGACAATATCATCTCGGAAAAATCCGGATCTAAATGTTCTAAACTTTGATCGACGAGTTCCACATCTTTGCTCGTATCTAGAGGATCTGGAATAGCCTTGTTATAATCCAACGATACTAGCTTTCCACGATCTATTCCAAAATTACCAGAATGCACATCATCAACACCAAGACCCACGATCTTTTTCAGCCTAGCCTCATGCATGGGATTGGATAGAATATCTAGACGATCAAGCTGATTTGCTACATCCTTTGGTAGTGGGTCTACCCGCTTAGCCAAAGAGATGCCATTAGATGTGATGCCGTATATGGGAGCTACATATTTCTTGGCTCCCGAATCTCTAAATTTTTGATAATGCTGATATTCTGTTTTATTGTTTTCTATGGACCTATCAGATAACGGTATTTTGACAACGAGACCCGGATATTGTTTTAATGAATAAACACGCCTATATAGCCCCTCTCCCAACCTGTCACCCAAAATACCACCCGCTCGTAATTCATCCTCATTTTTACCCTCTAATTGAGATAGAATGGACTGATGATGTTGCGGTGATAAAGCCTTATCAAAGGTATCCCCACCAATAAATGGCGATTCGGTTTCGGGTGTTTCGCGTAGTGAGTGAATATGAGTGATTTGTTCGTGGCGATTTTTATCTTCGGGTGTGACTATTGGCTGTGGTGTGGGCGGATGTTCTGAATTGAATTTGAGTACACGATGCATCACATCAAGGAGAGATTTTCCAGGCTGAGTTTCATATCTGTCGGCTTTGGCAAAATTATCTCGTGGTTGAGTCAATTGACCCGAGAGAAAATTCTTAAAATTGTTCAAAGCTTTACCGTAATTTCTAAAATGTCCCCGTGCTAATAACATGGGATTGTCAAAATCATTCTCGTCCAATCTATTTAGACCGAACTGCATTAAACGTGGTGCCGCAATAATCTGAGAATATTTATCCCATGTTTGGTTGTATTGTTTAGCTAATGGCACTACGGTTTTTTTTATCTGATCTAAAACTTGATTCGCATAATTATGATCGATACCTGTTGCCTCAAGATATTGATCTTGTAAAGTATCTAGATTACGTAGCGTGTCATTGTTTGCAAGATTGCTAAAATCACTATAAGCTGATGCATAAGCTTGAAATTGCGAATTGCCCTTCTCAATAGTTTTTAATTTATCATAATAATCCAGCATTTCGCGCAAATGAGCTAATGCAATTTTAGCTACAATCTTATGCCGTCCATGAGCAACATTAGTTTCAGAATCTTGGTCGTGTTCATGCTCTACGTTCATACCTTGACGTAAACGAGCTATTTCTTCCTCAGATGCTCCAATCTTTTTGCCGATTTTTTCGGCATCTTTTTCGCTATATGGATATTTTATCGCCTTACACAATAATCTTCTCGCAATTATCGCGTTACCATATTTCATCGATTAGTCCTCGTAATTCAGCCGCTTTTACGAAATCATCCGAATAATATTGCAATATCTCCCAATATTTATTTTCATATCCGCACTGGCGACATAGTTTGCGAGATATAACGTTTTTTGTGTGACAATTTTCGCAACGTATTTGATTGCGTTCATCGATATTAAATAGTTCTTTCATTCGCTTGCGATTAATAATCCGACTATCGTGAAATTCCATATCGTCATTTATAATCAAAAAATATGCGTTCGGAAACATACTCATCAGCTTATATATCGTGAATGCGCCTTCAAATATACCATCCACAGACTGATAATTATCCGAGTATAGTTCTTTACGCAGGATGACGATATGCATGTTTGTCCTCAACGTAATTGTCCAGTGCTAGCCGTAGTAACAGAACGTCAATAAACTCTGAATCTGCCGGTTGATTTACAATCTCCTCCACAATGGATGTCATGGACGGCTCAACGTTATATCGAGAATACTGACCACGCTTCTTCTCAAACAAATCGTAATCTATTGGAATGTTGTTTATATCTATGTATGCTTTATTAAAGTCTGTTCCCTTCTTAATATGCCAAGTGAAAATAATAGCTTTTTTTAGAGCCTTGGTGTCTTGTGCCGTGAAAGCTGTCACATCGCGAACGGAACCCGAAATGTTTTTGGCAAGCGCCACCGCTCTATTCCTATCTATATTTAGAAGATCGTTCAGCAGATATAGGTTTGTCTTGACATCAGATTTCGCCATGCTGGATTTAATCTGTCCCGGCGCATGCGTTAGTGCTGCCATTCCGGCTGCGTTTTGGCCCATCATTACTCCAACAGGCGTACTCGCCCGTCCTGGTCTCATATTGGATATTTTGACAACCTTATCCGCAAGTTGCAATAATTTACGTCCATCACGCGCATATTTAAGCGCTCTTTTTGCTAGGTTGATATTTTCCGGCAATAAATATGTGGTATTGCCGGATGTAATAGCTTGAAGCGTTTGCTTGGGGCTTCGATATCTAAGATCACCTTGTGGGGAAAATTCGTATGCGAAATCGTGAGATAAATCTCCCCGACCAGATGATATCAAAGAACCCAAATTGGACAAATATCCAGGATTAGTCTCTATTGCAGGTTTCCCAACAAATTGTTGAATATGCGCCATGACTGGAAGATAACCGGATTCCATTCTATTCTTCCATTTGGCAAAATCTTTCTGATCTAAATCCTGCAAAGATTCCTGAGTCTTCCCGATATCTAGAGTACCATCGGCACTAATAGCTCCATTATCGGATAAATAATCGTGTAAACCAGCCGCATATTGCATATGACGATCAAAATCATCAAACCCTAACGGTGATGCCTTAAACTCGTGCAAGATATTTGGATCTAGTTCTGTCACAGACGCAATTTACCCTATAAACCCACCTGATTATCAGAACCAGATGTGCTTTCATTCATGCGAGATATATCCAGATCTACTTGCGGTACGCAATCTGTTAAAGATCCGGTTTTAACAAAGGCACAAGCGCAATCACTACCGTACAAAATAATATTGATGATATATCGAGATACCGACATCAATAATAATAAGAAGTAGTGCAATACGCGTCTATAAAAACAAATTATCCAATAAACAACGCATCTGATAAATAGAGGCAGGGCTTTCTGCCACTGACCCAGCAAAATATACTTAAGTAATTCTTTTACATTGCAGCAGGTTGCTTTACCAAAGAATTTAACCATCTGATCTGAGAGTTTATTAATAAATGGTGGTGTGCAATCTTGTCCGTTGAATGTGAATATCGCTTTAAGTTTATCCGCTGCTATTTGCCATTCAACTTCGCATACTGGGAGAATATTGAAGAATATCCACAGTAAAAACTCGAATATGCGCCATATAATATTGAGAAACAGATCTAAAATGCGCTCAGGGAAAAACGAATAGTTAAATGTCAGTAACGGCAAAATATCGCTAAATGTAACGGAATTAGTTCCGCCACAAACGGGAGAATCTGCCTTATCTTCAGCAGAACCAGACGGCGGCGTTTGATCTGCGGCATCACCATCGCCCTTACCAAAAGGACTCTTACTAGATGCAGCAGCAACCGCATCTTCCAGATTAGAAAGGCTCTCTTGCAATAAGGGATGTAGTCCCAATGACGGGATGTTTAGAATTGGCGCATCCGCACCTATTGGAATATTATCATCATAACGTGTCCCCTGCATGGACGCTGGAGCACCATTGATAAGCAGGTTATATTGTAATCTATCCTCATCGACTATAATTGAACGAAGCGCGACATCAAGCCCCGATATGGGAACGTTACGCAACATACTATCCGGCTCAATACAAAGCGGAACTTCCGTCAAACACTGATACGCATCCGGCAATGTAACATTCGGAGTGATGTCGTTAATGAAATAGTCTATAAAAAAGGTCTCGGCATATTTCCCCGTATAAGATTTTGGCACAGTTAGTAAATTAATCCCGCTTTCGCCATGATGTGTAAATGCCGCAAATACATCTGGAGATGTTTCACAATCGACAGACAATACTTTTGTCTTCTTCGTCTGTTTATTGAATGGATATTCGCTACCGAGTAACCCAAACTTATTCTTAATATTCTCAGGACATTTATCTCCAGTCTGCGTATCTGGTGTAGCATCATATTGAATAGTCCATGTAATACGCCGATCTTCGAAGTTAATAGTATGCGCAATGATATTGGGATTTTTAATCACAGTGGGGAAATCCCATTTGATGGGATTAACTGGACGCCAATCGGGAGATTTTATAGCGGGATTTGTTATTGGCGCTGATGTACGCGAAGTCGAATATGATGTCTTGGTGGTTCCGATACCAGTATTGCCGCGAAATGGTTTAACGCATATCGTCATTGAATATAGTTTCCCATATCCGGCAAATAAAATGACAAATCGGCAATATAGTTGTATAATTTGTAATATGTAGTAACCGAATCTAAATCGGCCCTAACAGACTCTTTCGGTGTCTTAAATGTTACCTGATAATTATCAACATGTCCGGCAACCAATCCGATTGTAGCATAATCAAATGTTAAATATATCTCTCCGTTACCATTAATTTCTTCCAAAAAGATATATGGTTTATTTCTAACTTGATATTCAAATGATGTATGACGAGTTAATCCTCTTTTATATAAGATACATTGTCCATTATTTGAAGTGATCTTGAAATCAAAACCCTTCTGAGCATACATCTTGTTCAAAAAATAAGATGTAATTGTTCCCGGATAATATAATGCGTTCAGTGAATTGGTATTGACTTTGATAGATATAAAAGTCGGCAATACACGAAATCTCATGTCTCTTGCGACATCCGGACGCAAAGTATATTTGTATTGTTTGTATGCCAGTTTCAAAAAAGAACTTGGTTTATTATAATCGGCAGGATCACGCATTAGAACAACCTTCTTCCATTTAGATATGGAAATCCGCTCTTATAAGTTAATATACCTTGCTGACGACTTTGTGTTTTTTTGTTTTCGATTATAAGCGTATGAGAACCGACTTCATAGAATTGCCTCAAGCCCCTCAGATATAGTGATAAAACGCCATGACCCAAATGATATTCCTTATCATCTATATAGAGATAAATATCTGGAACATTAGAGCCTTTACCGCAGCATGCCATGTTTAAACTCTCGAATTGACTGTTCAATATCACTAGATAAATCAGCAACTTTAATACTTGTCGATAATTGTCTGTCTTCTACAATTTGTAAATATCCACATCCGGCTAAATAAATCGCGACTGCGTCAGTAATATTGTCGTCGGTAATTTGTGTATTTAATATCGTGTTTATTTCTCGCATCACTCCGTCTTTCTTTCCGCTACCACAACCAGTTATGATTTTCTTGATGCTGGTTGGTGCAATAGTTATTAGCTTGATATCGTGTTCAAAACATAACAACTGAATAACACCGCCAACTTCCATAATTCTCGTCATACCTGCATTATGATATCCTAGAGCGTAATTTTCCTTACAGATATATTTAATAGAGCCGAGGGTCGTTATGAGGGTGCTTAAACTGTGATATATCGTGCCGATATCCTTGCAATTATCGGTGGTGCGGGAGAACTTCAGCGTACCATAATCCGACAACGAGTGACAGTATCCTGTAGCCTTTAAGCTGGGATCAATGGCTAGAACATCATTTCGAATTCTTAAACTCATTAATAATTAACTTACCGCGAATACGTTTCTTTTTGCGTTCTTCCGCTATCACCATGACTAATCTTTTGACTGCACGAGCCAATTCCTCAAACTCATCAACGTCTTCATTTGACTGGCGATGATCGACCTTATTCATCTCCAACCTTCTTATCAATCAAAATATTTATAGTGGTCCTGATACTCGCCGCCAACGATGTCAAATCTCTACGTATGGCTTCCAGCGTAGAAGAAAGTTGTTTGGTGTCTTCGGCTCTACCAAATTGCGCCTGATCTAGTAATGTTCGTAATCTCTCTGCAACATTAGTTAATTCCGTATCCAATCTATCAATGTGCTCCATAATGGTATGATATGAGGATTCTAACTGATCCGTATAAACACTATCTATATGCGCAACAATTTTATCCGCATTGTATGTTATAGCAGCAATAACGCTATTCTCAATCGTCTTGATATTGGATTGTTTCGCAATAAAATCTTTTACATCTTCGATATTGGATTGTATTTTTTTATGTTCTTTATCGGTATTATTTACTTGCGCGAATAAATATCTCACAATAACAACTATCAGTCCAATAACTAGAAGAAACCAAATAATCGTAAATGTCAATCCCATACCGTGAGTAGTTATAAATGCACTTATTGCATTTAGGATATCTGCTATTTCAGACACTATATACCTCCGGAATATATTTCAGGGCATAATCATAAGCTTGCATAATCGCAGGCTCATATTGTTTTACTTCGGTCATACCAACTTTAATTTTAGGTTTAACTAAAACGATTTGTTTTGAAATGGAATTTAATAGAGTCATGGATTGATTTAACTTCTGCAATGAGGATTCTCGGATAATGCTGTGTATGGTGGCAACACCAATCTCAATCAGGGAATCAACATCATCTGCAAACATTGGCTCCGTTAGAATATCTCCAGTCGCATCCGCCACGAATACATCATATTTACCATATTCTTGTATCGCAGACCACACCGGGATACTCTCTACCGCACCACCATCAACGTACAAACACCGGTTGATCTTCTCAGGACGGAAAATTAGAGGAATGGCAGTGGAGGCTCTAACAGGACATAGCACATCACCATGTTTGAATACTTCTTTAAAATTGCGAGTTATCGCATTTAAAAAAGTAATATGTGGATTTTGTTCTGTAATAGCAACGTATTGTTCCGGAATGGCGATCTTGGTAGCTATAACACTAAATGGTATTTTAGCATTTTCAAATGTTAAAGCATTATATTTTGCGTATACCTTTTTTAGCTCTCCCTTCAGCCCATTACCGCGAAACACGCCAGTAAATGGAACATCGCCCTTGCGCTTCATCCCCAATTTATTTCTGACCCAATCTATTGCCTGCTGGGTGATATCTTGATCCTGTATCTTAGAACCATCTACGGTTGAAATGGTCTGGACCAATTCATTAATAGAAATATCTTGAGCCAATAAAGGTAACGCGATAGATCCACCAGAAACACCCGTCATACCGATGATATCGAAATCATAATATTTGAGAGCATAGAATAATCCGATAGTCGAACACATCGCCCTAGCTGAACCAACGCTTCCCACAAGAATACATTTCTTCCGCATGTCTCAATTGTACCCAAAAAAAATGGAGGCTTTCGCCTCCAAAATCAGAAAGAAACAAATTAATTATTCTGGCGGTTTAATTTTCGCAGACATCATCTTACTATTCCATCCAAAAATACACATCTAGACTGTCATATGGTAATGGGCTTCCCGTCATCTCGTTGTATATTTTCTTCGCTTCATCTTCGTTGTCAGCTTCGACGATGGTACCTGTTTCGGGATAGTCGATTTCGTATACTAGATATTCTCTCATGGATATCTCCTTATTTTAGCGGCATCATAAACATCGCGTTATCGCCACCATTCATATACATGGGCATTTTGCCATCCCATTTCGCAATCCAAGTCTTCATTAATTCGATTTGACGCAATGAAATCAGATCTACGGAAAGATTATCCTTCTGCAATCTTAGAGATTCCGCTTCGGCCTGCGCCTGAACGATTCGTTGTTCGGCTTCGATCTTAATCCGATCTAAATCGCGACTCGCCTTTAATGCGTTTTGTTCAGCAATCTGCTTTTGCTCAATAGCCTTAGTAAATCCCTCGCTGAATTCAAAATTAACAATAGATAACGCATTAACGCTAATAAATCGATCTTGCAACCTAGTCTTCAGCAAATCTGTTGCAACGGTCTTTACTTCGTCTCGCCGAGTAATCAATTGCTCTGCCGTGTATTTGGACGTAGCTGATTTGAATGCTTCTTGTAGAGCAGGATCAATGACACGTTCCTTATAAGATAACCCGATTTCCTGATACAACCTGCCAGCCTCTCCGGGATTAATGTGAAAGTTCAAAGCGATGATGCTCTTAACATCCTGCAAATCCTTCGATGCAGCCGTTACTTCGACTTGCTCCTTTTGCTCTCGCGTTTCCAAAACAGCAACACTCGTGATAAATGGTGCCACAATGTGCGGTCCTGGTGTAAGTGTGTGGGCTTGTACCGCACCCAACACAATCGGAACACCTTCAGTTCCCGGTTTAACAAATCGCAATGCTGAACAACCTGCCCAAAACAGCACTACGCAAAGAATAACCACTCCGATAATCCTCATTACGGTTTGAGGCTTGACATAGATTTCGTCGTCCATTTATTACTCCTAGATATTTTGTATAGTGTATGCACAATCTTTAACGAAATCGGCCATCGATCCGTCATTTTTAATGATTGTTTTCTCGCCAGAAAAACTCCTATACCATACCTCACTAATATGATTTAATTGCGGTGTTTTACGATCTATAATAATCTGGCTATATTTAATCGCTTTAGATTTCCAAAAATCATATTCGTTCTGAAACCGTATACTACCAATAATAAGTTTTTTTGGTAGAGCCAAGGGCTGTAAATTAGACCATACTGCATTACAATGAACGTTTTCACCAAACAAATGCCGCATGACTTCCGTACCTAAAAACTGCACAAAGGCTCTATCATGAACCGATTTTGTTTCGCGATATTCGTTAACCATATCAAACATCGCTAAAATTTTATTCAACCCGATAGTGGTTTCGTGCGCATCCAAAATATATCCGGCATTAACCAAGGCCAGATGCAGATCGGCATAATCTATGGCCGGTTCGTAACCGTACCCATCAGCCTGAAACACTGCGGCTATTTTGCGTAAAGGATCGGCCATTTCAAGATGTTGAAACCCGAAGAAATTGCTTGCAACCTTACATAGGGTGCTTTTGCCAGCACCCGCAGAACCACCAACACCGATGATTTGTTCAATCATAGAATTCGTGGCCCTTCGCTCCCACGAGCATCTTGTGCTTTGCGCGCCGTGTTGACCTGATTGTATGCATCAATATGTTTGGCAATAACTTTTTCAGCTTTCTCGCGAAATCGTTTTAACGTAATGACGATAAAAGCATTCCCTACAGGAACATCAGTGTCCTCCAGGATTAATCCTGGAGGACACGCATCACCAAGAGACTGATGAAATTCCTTCTTCACATCGTAACGCCAGTTGCGAGGGACTGCAAAACTGAAAGCGCATATTGGTTCAGTCTCAAATTTGGTTGGCATACTTTTCACTCTCGTTTAAACTACAAGATTTTTACACGTTTTAACGAATTCATCAACATCGATATCAAACGTTTCGTTTTTCAATCCGATATGTTTGAACGATGTACCATATTTTTGGCCGATTTTTTCGGCAAGGGATTCCTTGATCGTTTTGGCGATCTGTTGATACTGGATCGGTTTGGACTTAACCGCATTCTCTAGAGCGCGACGAAATGCCTTGAATTTGGCAAGCTCTCTATCTTCGGTATCTTCTGGCGATTGGGCGGTAGTTCCAACGATATATCCACCAGGCACACGCAACACACACACGGTATCAAGCGTATATACTTGTGCCAATGCAATATCATTGTTTCGTGCAAAAACGCCCTGACGGGAAAGCAGAGGTGTCGGATCAACTGCAACGGTATATTCCCGCTCAAAAAATCCCACAGTACAACGTTTTTCTCTTACAAGTTGTTTGAACAACTTATCTGTCGAATCATACGGATCTGTACACATGCAATACTCCTTTAATTTAAAAATCTACCCATTGTAATTCTTCATTCCTAAATCCACTCTTTTCCAAATCATATCCAGAAGTAATACGAAATGGAATAGAGCCTGATGGTTTGGCAATGGTACCAGACTTCTTTGTATAAACTCCATCGTGAACAAATCTAATCAACTCATGCAATGCATGATTGTCTTTGTTCTTACTTTGACCTAGAGGATCGGAACTCCGCGCAAGTGCGAAATCACACTTAACGAATGCCTGATTCCCCTGTATGGCTACTTGCCCGACTTTACCAGTCCAACGAGGGATGCCTCCCCAATAACGTAGAGCGACAATGAGATCTCTTCGATCTCCCATTTCGACAAATTCGATCAAGAGATTTTGATCGCCATCATAAACGAACTCAACCTCGAAACCGTCATACCGCAATCGCTGCATGGTCTAATAATACCACAACATCGTGCCGATGTCAAGCGGTTACGGAAAATTACCGATATTGGTTGCGCATCTCATATATCGATTTATTAATAAATTGCTCCAACGCCGGAATATCAGACATGACACCGTAGGTTTGATGCCCCTTGAGCACCACGGATGCTCGTTTTAGAATTTCGTAGCCGAAACCGGCATCGCCACTTGTGTATGGTTGGTTCTTCCAGACTTTAGCGGACCACAATCCGGCTGTGCCAACCCACATATATTGATCATCTAGGCTGCGAATTAGTTTAATTCCGGTATATTGAGGAATTATTTTATTGTACGAGAAACGTCCAAATGGCCGTTTTTGAAAACATAAATCTGAATAAAGCGCAATAGGTGCCGGAATTATCTGATAATCAACCAGCGGCTCTACAAAAATATCGTAATTCAAATCAATCCCTCATTATTCCACAATAAAATTAATGTCTCTTCGGCGGTTGGCGCATCAGATAAAGAGATATCAAAAGAATTTGATCCGTTATCTCTTAATACGATATCAAATGCCATTATTCTGCTTCCCCTGTATTTGAACGACCGATATGCGTTGAATCTTCCAGAGCCTCCACAAATATATCATGAGCACTATCGTATATTAAAACGGAATACGCTCCGTCACCCACAATCGTTGTTGTTGCCCTTAATTCCTTAGTCACATTATCCCATACCTGAATATTTATAGTACCACCCGCACTCTGCGTTATATTTCCAGCCACCTCATACATGTTGGTGTGATATGTAAACCACATATCCAGAGACTCCCATATGCTACCACCAAGATGCAATACATCCCATCTACGAGGAGTCTCTATATCTAAACACGCCGCTTTAATAATATCGCAGTTTGTCGGATCGTTTGGCTCTCGTTTGAGATACAAACTACAGTCTGCAAAAACAGAATGTAGTCCAGTTTCCGAATCTGGAACACTTGCATTTAAAAATACAGGAATCCACTGCACCCCGCTCTCATCAGCAGTATTTTCTATTGATACCTGCAAATATGTTACGGAACCGGCAGCGTCCGTATAATAGGTATAGGATGTGCCTGCGTTGCTTAGCCAATATTCGGTTTCGGGTATTTCTGGGGCAATCGCAGATGTGGTGGTTTTTGTTTGTGTGGCAATCGAAGTACCACTATAGGGTGCGATAAAATTCCATCTAACGGTATGATTGGCTGCTCCATAACCAGCCACAGGTTTGTTTCCGATATAGTTAATGATCCAGAAACCATTGACAGCCCAACCCCATATCGCATTTGTAGGTGTGAGATACACATCGTAATTGAATAGATTTTTCCCCCTTGCCAATATTGTAGCATTATCATTTCGCACCATACAACCAACCGAACCACAAACGGTAGCTGCCGAATCGGTATAAGTTACAAAATCCCCCGTTCCAATACGCATATTTAGAGAACTAAGTACATTACTCTGATCCCAAAAAGCATAACAGGCAATTTGTTTTACGGAGATATTTTCCTCTTCAATCCACAATTCCGACAACCCACGTTGGAAATCAGAAGCAGCCATTCCCATTTGTGCATCAATTTTCATTGGCAACATCACAGAAACAAAAACATCATTTGTATCATAAGCATCGAATTCATAAGTGACTACCATATATACTTGCTGATGATTAAGTTTGGCTATATTGGCCCAAAGATAGAATCCATGAGATGCGGAAGTATCCATCCCGATTCCCTGTACCGATGGAGTACCATCATAATATAACAGTGATGCTATATTCCGCTCCCATTTTGCTGATGCCAATCCCCCCTCTAATGTGGGCGATGCAAACGCAGTATATGTATCTATTTGCATATTCACAATATAATCCGTCGTTGCCGTTATCCCCGTGTTACCCTGACACACGATATACATACTCCGGATAACCTTACTATATTCTGGTAAATCAGTATCTAGGGCCGCAATTGTTGCAGTGGGTGTGCCGGGTTTGGATGTCCCAAAGGCTCCTACCGGAGCATCTAACGGAATATAAACGGTCTTAATCTGAGTGGTTGATGTATCGTCATATTCGTAAGTTAAATATATCGTGGCATCCACGCCACCCCATACGGGAGTAGCAGATGCATCGTCAATCAGGACAGAGATATCCAATGTAGCTGTGGGATTTTCCGTCCAATTAGACGTAAAATGATCGGTGCAATTCGCACCGTGAAATAGACAAATATTCTCTCCAGAAGCAGTATAAAGATTCGCATTGATATAGCTCGTTGCGGCAGCGCCATTAACGCTAACATCAATTTGACGGCTATTAATATTTCCCAAAACGTGTCCAGATAGTTGTTTGAATGAGACGTTAATAACGCATGATTTCCATGTTACAACGTTATCAACTTCCGGCACATATAGTGTTATTTGCTGCATGGCTGTTAGAGTGTTGTCTGGCAATGCAGCTAGTGTTGGGATATGAAATTCGACTGTCTTTAATCTGGTCATGATCTTGAAAACTCCACCAAAAATCCCAATTGTGTTACGGTTCCGGCTGTAGAAACCAACATCAATTCCAGTTTATCACCCGCAGAATATGAGGTATTTTGCACCGCACCACCATCTATCCATGTATCTGTGCCAGATATGGATAAAGCAGACGCTAAATGATTATCGGTTCCATTCTTTCTGGCATTTATAGTGGCACCAGTACCGCCAACCCTATAACCTCGAACGTTGGTCACGGTACATGAAAATGGTGCTCTCCACGCAATGATATTTAAAGCCGAATTGGCAATCCCAGTAGAATTACACATAGTCATTCCCTGTGTGAATGTTCCAGTGATTGTCCCAGAGTAACCCGAAATACCGGAATAACCGCTTGTCCCAGAGTAACCCGAAATACCACTATAACCAGAAACGCCAGAATATCCAGATTTACCCGAATAACCACTTATGCCAGAATAACCGGATATCCCGGAACCAGAGTATCCTGAAACACCTGACCCACTATAACCGGAGATACCAGAACCAGAGTAGCCGGAAATTCCCGAATATCCACTTCTTCCACTATATCCGGATAAACCAGAATAACCGGAAGTACCAGATGCGCCTGCACCTGAATAACCTGAAATGCCCGATCCTGAATATCCCGATATCCCTGAGCCTGAAAAACCGGAAACGCCAGAATATCCGCTTATGCCCGAATACCCTGAAATACCGGAATAACCGCTCTCACCGCTATAACCAGCCCCGGAAGCGCCGCTATATCCGGACGCTCCCGAATATCCAGATATCCCTGATCCCGAATAGCCTGAGATACCTAATCCTGGCAAACCGGACATTCCTGAATACCCACTGATCCCGGAGTAACCAGATATCCCAGAGTAAGCCGTAGCCTCTTGATATTGTATAATGCCAGAAACGCTAAAATCAAATCCAACATATCCGCCATCTGTAATTATAGGAAATAACGGCATTAAATCAGAATCAATATACGCTATAGGAATAGAACTTGCGTCTGAACCACCAGTTTCTCTAATAATAACTATTGCATGAATAGTTCCAACATTTAAAGTATCCCATAGAATACTTCCAGCCAGATACTTGGTTATGTTATTGTTGTGCGTTATTGATCGATTTGATAGAGCCTTTCGTCCAGTCTGCGCATAACCTGGAACATACCCGGTTCCCGTAACTTCATATGCGCTGATATCGGATACTGTATCTGATATGTCTGGGACGTAAGAAGAATAAACGAGCATAACTTTGTAATCGTATGCAGCATTCGCCCATTGTTCAGTTCCATCCGCTAATCCGATTCTGCCCGTTGTATATATAAAGGATGCCACACGGCTAATTTACCCAACAAAAAGGCGGCTTGCGCCGCCTAGGACTATAGGAGGTGACGGAATAGCTATTTTGCGGTGCTGGCTCTACCAAAACTCACAGATTCAATCGCATGAATCATTACTTGCGGATCTTGTTCGGCCTGCTTAATCAAATCAAAAAGCTTCTCGCTCCAACCAGATAAAGTAATCAACTTGTTCTTAAATTGTGTCGTACCGTGTCCGGCCAAATCCACGCAATACATATACGGATCGGCACTAAATCTCTCACGATATTCTTTCAATCCGTACTGAGTATCGTCTTTCCATGACTGCATATCAGAGAGAATAATCACCCTATCATATACCTTAGATGCGGTTTCAAAAATCGCCGCAAATGATGTGCCACCGGAACCGGATTTATAAATCTTCTCCGCAATGGTAGAAATACTGTCATTTGGAGAGACCCTAACATAGCGACCATGCGTATCAAAAGACATGAGATCGGCATTCTTTTTGAATAGAGCAGCCGCAAATAATCCAGCAATCTCGCTACATGACATGTGTGCATTCGTTGCATCCGCAGACATACTTCCCGATACATCGACCGCAACCAATGTTTTTCCTGCAAACTCCGGAACATTGCTCAATGAAATGTCCATCGCTTTATCTAGCGCGGAAATAATCTGCGCAGAAAAATTGGCCTTCTTTCCGCGTCCCATAATATCGCCCATAAATAGCTTGCGCGCTACCGCAAATCTAAACGGCAAAACCATGCTGCGCTTGATGCGTTGTTCGTTCGTTAGAACTTCCAGTGCCTTTGTTAACGTTGAAGAATCGCTCTGCTCTGCGATATTATTTAGATTGCGCAATAACGCAAAATATTCTACCTTCGGATTGTTAACAAAATCGGACCACATTTCTGCCGTCATGGATTTCTTTTCTTCGTCGGAAGAATCACTTTGACCAATAACGGTTTTCTTTGTCTGGTATGTTTCATCCTTCAGATGATCATAAATCAAATCCGTAATTGCATTGCGCCGCTCATCCAACAATACGAGATCATTCGGTGGTAATAGCTTTAGAATATTCTTGGACAAGGGATGTGTGATGCGAATTAGATCGATCAATGAAACATCCTTTGATGCAGCCTTGTATTTGGCTAGCTGATATCTGTTAAAATTATGCACAGATAATGCTAGACCTTTTAGTAGAGCGTGGTGCGGTTTCTTTAAGCCACCATTCGCCCAATAATACGAGAGAATTTCCGTCATATCATCCGGACGATGACATACTGCCTTGACGGCATATTTGTAAAGCGGATTCATCGTCATTTCCGATGCAAGTTCCGCCATTAAAACATGACTTGCAGATCGCATACCGAATTCATTTCGAGCATAAATTGCAGTTTTTGCCAAGAACATTTTATCCGTTTTAGGATCGTGTGCGATTTCTTTAATTCTATTAATTACTTCCGAACCGGCTGCATAATATTGATTATTCAGAAAAGACGATAATAAAATCGTTGCGATTTCTGATTTGTAATCCAAATTGTATGCTTTGCCGCCAGCTTTATTCTGAGCTACCGGAATCGTAGACGTTTTGTTGAATTTTGCCATCATTTCTCTCCAGAAAGATATATTAGAATAAAATTACTTCATCTTGCCAATAATAGTCGCCAATGCGGAAATAATAGCGCCACCGATAAGATAAATGGCAGAAATACCCAATAGTATTATCTTTTGAGTATCAGATAATGAATGATCTCCCATTGCCCATATGTTATAAATTATGGAAAGTATAAAAAGTACCGTTACCATTAATCTCTGGAAAAATTCGATATTCATTGCTCATCTCACAATATTGAAATTAAAGAGGATTTATTTGAAGGGTGTCTTACTACTTTTGCTCTGCCGCTAAGCTACCTCCCGGTATCGGGAGGGTAGGAATCGAACCTACATCCAAAGTTCCCAATGAAGTATCCCTTCGGCCATCACTCTATTCATTGCCGATTGGAGGGAGAATTCCGTGATGTTCCTCTTTATGACAGTTAGAACAAAGCAAAATACAACCATCCAATTCTTCAATAAGACTGGCTATTTTATAATTTTTTAAGGAAGAGCCTCTAATCTTTTTTTTTGTTGGATCTAAATGGTGAACCTCTAATGAACAACAAGCTTTATCATAACCACACTTCACACATTTACCACCCAAATACTTAACTATGTCTCGTTTATTTTGATCCTGCTGAGTAATAACTTTAGCATTATAGCAACTCTTACAAAGACTTTTCTTATGACCATAAAAATGGTCAGGATTAGTATCACCACATATCCAACACCGAAATTGTATCAGTTTTGCTTGTCCAAAACTCTTATGATTAGTTTTCAAATTAAAAACAGACAACCAATATCTGATTGTTGAATATCCCTTTCCTGTTATTTCACACATTTGACGAATAGAGAGGTTGTCGTTTATGTATCGTTGCAATTCATTTTCGCTCATACATAATTTTACCCAATCTAGCCACTGAGCTACCCAAAATCTTGCAATCGTGAGGTTGAATTCGAATCAACGACCTCGTCATTAAAAGTGAAGGAACCCTCTATCCATCATCCCTATTTTCAATTTTCAAAAAGCGGATTTCTCTCTGAGTGTCGTTTTGGTACAATGCTTGAAATTGTGAAGTAACACTCAAACCATCACGCTAAACTTTCAAGTAGTGAATCATTTCGTCTACCAGGACAAGCCCTCGTCCAACTCAACTTCCACTACGGCATAAGTATAACACAACCTAACGCGTTTGTCAAGGAATTTCGGGAAAATCCTCAAAAATCTCTGGCCGAATCAATAATACTGCGGTCTTACGATATCCCGGCACCTTACCCAAGACGATCCCCACCAGATATCCCTCAGCGTTAAAAACGCCCGCACCGGTATTCAATACTTGCGGTGTAGTCATTGTTAAAACGATCTGATATCCTGTTTCTCGCACGGAACATTTTGTGATGGATCTATATCCGTTCGCGTTAACATAATATAGATTCTCGTTAATTTGAACATTATAATCCAACATAATCGGTAAAATGAATAGAGGCTGGGCTGTTCTCAAAACTGCCCAATCGTTTGCATCATACGGTTCGCATACAGAACGTCCATGAGATATAATCTCTGCTGGTAGATTACCCACATACAGATCATTCCAATCGGAAACGGTATTGTATGTGGTTAGCCAATATCCATAACCGTCGCGTTCAAACAAATACGTTGCTTGACCTAACTTTCCGTAATAAGATCCCTCGCAAAAACATGTTTCGCTTGTAGTGACCCATGCATTACGATTAACCAGGGAATCCTTGAATCCCGGATCTAAAGCCCACGCAGTGCTACAAAAAAGTAGCAATGATAAAACAATCACGACAATTCGCATACGCTCTCCTAAATTTTTATTACCAATGATGGAGATGCACGCCTAGACAATGCAATCTTTAGGCGATCCGCATCTTCTTCGGATAATTCAACAGATCCATGCAATATCATACCGCGATGTAAATCGCCATCGGTATAATTTTGACATTCTTCCGTATTATAGATTGATTCCAATCCACGTTGCCAATCTGTGATTAGAAATTCCACATCAATTTTTTTCATATCATCCTCTGCAAACAGCTAATGCATCAATTTCGATTTCATTGTCGCCAATGTATAAAATAGTATTTTGGCGCAATATAATAATATTACCATTTCCCAGATTAATTTTTAATTTTGAATCTGGGCCAATTTTAACTTTATCACCCTTTTCAAGATAATCTTTCTCCAATTCGATCCACTTATCTTGAACATAAATCGTAATATCCCCAACGCGATCAATTACATGCACTTTGGGAATCGGTGCGCAACATCCCACACATAACAGGATGATGCAAATCCACCGCATATATGATTCTACCCAGAATCGCATTTTTTGATAACTTCGTCTAATTTTTGTAGAGCCTCTAGCGCCGATGAAGCATAAATATATGCAACACACGTGCCTTTTGCTGTGGTATAAGATAACAGCCAATCATTATCTTCATCACAGGGTTCGCGAATATTCTTTTCCGCATCCGACAGAGGATATCCGTGCCTGTCGTTATATGCCTCGGAACGGACATTCGTCAAGAACAAAATATGTTCGGCCAATTTCTCCAGCAAACGCTCGATTTTTACGGACATGCTGGGATTATACCGCAATCCGACGCAAATGTCAAGCGCCGATAAAAAATCGCAACCTTCAGAAATCGACAGTAAACAAATCGTTATTGATTTTTATTAATTTATTATCATGGATATCTTTGTCCATAACCGATTTGATTATATATTGTTCGGAAATATATCGCAATTTCTCATCCAGTAAATTAACTTTAAAAAAAGCACCACTTGCGGAGGAAATTTCCAAATATTTTTCGCCAGCATCATGTAATACCAAACTGGTGGTCTGGGGCAAGATCACGTAAACGTCTCCGGACACGCAAGCATTATACCACGTTTCCAGGGATTTGTCTTAAATAAGCTTATATTAATAAGCTTAGAATAATAAGCTTATATTTAGAGCTTATTTAACCGTATGATAACGTAAATATAAGCAAGGCTCTATATTATTAACCATTATATACACGGTAAATAAAGCAATCTAATACGGTAATAACAGACTAAATCTACCGGTATATTAGCGCTAGTAACGTAATAAACATTACCTTATTTATGCAATTTTGAGAAGGGCTTGACAAATCGGGATTTTGCTGGTAAAATGCAGCATGGCAAAACTGAATCCGAAGTACACGAGTTTCGCCCACTTTGTCCGTGAAGGCGTAGTGGGTTGGTTTGACATCGGTTGCGAGTTCAGAGAAACTATACGCAATGAAATCGTTTGGCTGGATTTCTTTTTCACTAAAACGTCTAAAGAAAAACAAATAATATCTATCGATACAAAAGATCTTGGCACAAAACATATCGCGACTAATTTAGCTGATGTGAATTTAATCGGAAAATGTTTCGATGATATAAAAATATTTCTTCCATATGTATGGACATCGGTAAATGCATCAACTCGAACTTATGCGCAAGTTCCGAAAGATCCGAAGCTTTATCTTTGCGATGGTCGCGATATCATGCCTAAAGGATTTTGGATTATGTATCCGAAAGCGGGATTTAGATTTCTGCCGAAATATCGTAGAATTATGGAAAATGAGATATCTGAGATAAAAAATAAAGTTCTTTCAATTATAATTGAGAAATTAGATGTAGCATTAACGGAGATTGATTTTTGATGAGTATGTATGTGATGGTGAATTGCAATGGCGTTTTGAATACGCACAGTAATCGTTATGCCTATGTTAGTCCGGAATTGGCCGTACTCATACAACCCACATACGAGACATTCGATCACCCTAGGATTTTTGAAGTATCGGGCGAAATGAGTGGTCCTATACGTTTGTTGGGCAGGTTCGCTTTTGTGAGAGAAACTTATGTGCCGGAATTCACTCTTGTTCAGCGCATTTGGTTTGCGATTCAATGCGCGCTAGCCGTGTGTGATGATCCTGTGTTCGTGTCGTGGGCGGAAAACTGGATCAATGGAACGGATCGAAGCAAAGAAACCGCCCTAATTATTTTCATGAAGCTTTTTGGTATCATATCCACATCCGGTGTGGGAAGTGCCATGCATGCTGTTAATTCCGCTTCTGATTTCCTAGATCCAGGCCATGCTTTGGATAGTCTTACCGATGCTGCGTCTTATGCGGCAATGTCTGCTGCACAAGTTAATCCAAGCATAAATTTCACTGATATCGCCCTCAAGGCTCTATGCTTTGATTTAAAAGAATTCGTGGAGATTGACTTTTGAACAAGATAGAGAGAAAAATGATTCGAGAAAATTCAGAACTATATAATTATAATATTGATTATTTGGGGTTGGCGATTTTTGCAGCATTCGTGGTGGGCTTTATTATTCGGTTGTGGTGGGTCTCTCAGTAGCCCCTGAGACGCTCATAAATGCCCGTGGTGAGGGTTTTAGAGCGGCTGAGTATAAAACCCTTGACTTCGGTATTAAAATCTGCTATAATGACGCTATGCTAAAGCAACTTGGAGATATCAAATTTGAAGAACTCGACGGACCGAGTGCGATACCACGAAGGTGGTTGGTCAGTGCATGTAGATGCAAGGGAAAAATGGTAGGTTGGATTATAAAAGAACTGCACGTGGATGGTAAATATGAGGTTCGAATGGCGGGAGCTTTAGAGCCATATGGTGGGAAGCACAAAACTTTAGAAGATGCGCAATATAGAATATATGAATTATATCATGCATATACATATGATCAACATTTATATGATCAATTAACGGAAATCGATTTCTAATGGATATAAAATGTTACTAAGATACGATCAATTATCGGATGAAATGAAATGCATGGTGGAAGGGTGCAATACAGGAGGGCTGTTGTTTGCCGTAAAAGAGGAGATTTATGGGTTTTGTTATCCTTCAGCCGGATTATACAATATGGATCGTTTTACGACACGATTTAATTGTTTCATGGGATCTAGCGAAAGATTTGTTAATCTTATGAAATCGCGGAGAATTTTTTTCGATACCGCCGATTTCATTGCCGAGTCATTAGATGATGCAAAGCTATTTTTTCGCGATATTAACTGGATGGATAGAGAACTCATTATGGTGGATTTTTGATGAGCAAATTAAATATCAATGAATTAAATAAATTAATAGAGCCGATAGTTCATCATTCACTGAATTGGCACCATAATACGTATTCATGGATGATGAAAAAATATTTTGGAGATATTTTAGGCGACGATATTAGAATATATAGTCCCTCGTCGTATGGTTTTGGTGAGGCGAATTATGTTGCAATATTCGTTAAAGATGGAGATAGATATCTGGAATATGTTACATCTGTTAAAGATAACGAGCTATTCGAAAAAGATGTATTTGAATCGTCCGAGCAGAAAAAACATGCAACCAGACTTTACGATTTGATTATGAAATTATACGATATTCAGTTAGTGGAGATTGATTTTTAATGAACATATATGTGATTAAGAGTGCAAATCACTTGAAGAGCAAAATATGTATGTAATTACAGACGAAAACATGAACAATGATGGTTTGTGGGAAATCGGCATAAAACGTTCCGGTTTTGCTTACGCCAGCCCGGAATTGGCCGTACTTTCGACCCCTATATACGAGGAATTCGAACATTTCAGGATTTTCGAAGCATTGGGAGAGATGAACCATCCTATACGTTCTAGCGGTGAGTTCACACTTTTGCGAGAGACCTATGTGCCGTACTATACGCCGAATCAGTGTCAGTGGTTTGCGATTCAATGCGCGCTAGCCGTGTGTGACAATCCTATGTTTGTGTCGTGGGCGGAAAACTGGATTGATGGGACTGATCGAAGCTTTAAAACTGCTCAAGCTGTTTCAGAGAAGCTTTGGACTGATTCTGCTGCGTCTGCTTCCTATACTGCCGCTGCTCATGCTGCTGATGTCGCTCATGTTGCTTATGCTGCTGTTTGGGCTGCGCACGCCACTCCGAGCATAAACTTCACCGATATCGCCATTGCTGCTCTAAGCTTTGACTTAAAAGAATTCGTGGAGATCGATTTTTGATGTTTTGTACATATTCAGAGATGCAAGAAAAACTGCCAGAAAATATAACAAGTAAGGCTTGGGTTATTGTCGATATGGATCATTATCATTTTTGGATTGAGTGTGGTATTTTGTATGGCATGTTTCATGTTTGGAATTGGGCGGGACAGAGTGGACGCATATATTTGGGCCATACTATCGAGGAAATCGAATGTGCAGATTGTGTGATGTTTGGTGATGACGACACAGTAACATACGAACAGGCCAAAACATACTTTGCTGCTATTACTGATAAAGAGTATGTTATGATAGATTTTTAAAAATTAGTAGAGCCAAGCAGTGCAACTCAGCTCTACATTTGCTTCGATTATGTTAATCTGATTCTATTGATACACTGGCATTATTAACTGTGAGAGAATATTCGTTATTCCCGATTGCCCATTTATCTTTTTTGTTCACATAAATGCGCTTGTTAAAAATATATTCGATATCCCATGTTCGCACGTTATAATCTTTTGGGGGAATTTCTCCCTGGACGTCATCAAATCCCACTCGCCTACGCTCAGAAATCGCTAATTGATCATTGCCATAATCATATGGCGTTACCATAAACCAACGGAAAAATCCGAAGTTTAATCTTATGGCTGCATCTGGATTGCGATCCTCAATAGCTAGCGGTTTAAAATTAACATCATTGACATTCGCAGTCCTAGTTTCCCTTCTAATGATTTTGAATCTATAATTGTGAGGTAATACGAGGGGTTTAAGGGGTGTTACCTCTCCTACTGGAGAAATAATTTTCTCAATATTGTGTAACGGCAGATAAAATTTACCACCGTCATCATATCCCACAAAAGATATGATTGTTGAACGCGCCAAAACTAATGCGTTATTATCGAAAACAGCATATATGCAGTTTTTTTCCATTTGCTTCTCCTATGAGCAAGATATAGCGTCTTACCCAGAAAAAACGTTTTGTGCAGGAAAAAATTTGCGCCGAGATAATTCTGCATCAAACATATGCCAGGTAGATGATTTTTTATTATTCGTAACAAACCACTCAAGATAACTGTTGGGTAATTCACACAATCTAAATCCGGAATATTTTCCGAAATCCATCACGGTATCTTTTTCCGGGATATCCGAGACATCTCCATTAATGCGTCCGAATTCGGAAATAATATTATATAATCCGGTGCTTCCGGGAACGATTTGATTCCGCAGAGGATTTCCAAAACGAGCATAATTATTAACCAGATCGTAAACGCGAGGTGTATTTTTATTAGAGCAGGGGCGCACACACCGCCCTACCATTTGCGAATATAATCCGCACGACATCGTTGGCCGCGCCAAAATAACGCAATCCAATGCGGGGAAATCGAATCCCGTCGTGAGCACTCCCACATTTAAGACGATTCGAATCGCGCCCGATTTGAAATCCCTCAATATTTCAGATCGCTCTTTTGATGAAGATAAACTTGAAACAGATGCCGCATTCGGCAATACTCTAGCGATATCATTGCATTCTTTGATTGTAGGAAGAAATATCAAAATGTGTTGCGCATCTGTAGAGGCCACCGCATCCATGATGCGTTGTTTGATATCGATTTGGCTTAGATAAAATGATATGGAATCATCCGTATATTCTGCGCCAGTTGAATTAATCTGAAGTAAGTTTTCTCGCGACGAATCCGAAACAATGAACTTTGGCTCTAAAAGAAATCCCTGATTAATTAAATCGGAACATTGCGTTACGTGAATGACATCTTTGAAGATTTTTGGTCGTGTACGATTTAATAAGCGAATACTACTTAATCCGGATGTTGAATGTAACCGATATGGCGTGGCGGTTAGACCGATTAATTTTTTCGGAGATAGAGCCGAGATGAGCTTTTCGTACTGTCCGCCTGCGGCATTTACCAGATGGCATTCATCTATAATGAGCGCATCGATATCAAACAAATCTAGCTTTTTGATAATGCTCCCGATAGTCGCGTATGTTATGGATGATATCTGTTTTTGTTTTAGCGATGCGGAAAATATTGCGATATCTGATCGGATATCTTTAATTTTATCGTAATTGGATTCGAGAATTTCCCGGCTAGGCTGCAACACCAAGGCTCTATGAAAATTTTCTACAAGCCCCGCAATCACATGACTTTTGCCCGATCCGGTTGGCATGACGATGATGCCGTTTCGAGACATGGCGGCTGATACCGCCTCTTTTTGGTATGGTCTGAGCATGGATCATTATACCAGAAAAAGAACGCCCGTGCAACTTGACATTGGTAAACGGGCGTGTTATAATGGCTTATGGATTGGAACATTTCCGGAGAAATTGAACGAGTTACAACGTGGGAGCTTAGGACTTTGCTACCACCCGGATCTTTGTCGCGTGTCATGGTGTCGCGTTATGGGGATATTTTTGGCGACGATATTAGGATATATCACTATGTATTATCTGGGACGATAAGGTTGCATTTCCGTATGGATAGAGATACGGCAATTATACATGATACTGCTATAGCATATCATGAGAATATTGCTGAAGATATCGATGCTATGAATGAAATATACGAGATCATCTTCCGGGCTAGAAATAAATCATTAATGGAGGTGGATTTTTGACATATTGTACTTATGAGGAATTACCACAGAATATTCTCGATACAGATCCGATACATTGGGATATCGGAGCGGGTGTTGCTGGTTCCACGTATCTGAAATATTGGGAGAATGTAGTACAGCCAAACGAAAGATCATTTTTCTTCTATGCAAATGGTGTCGTAGCATATATTATTGCACCGGATTGCAAAAGAACGATTTCTCACCGTATTGCAGTTTACGAAGGAAGGGATTTGAGAGAGATGAGTAGTTTTCGAACAATTAGATATTTTTCTTCCGTGGATGAGGCCAAGGCATATCTAGAGCAAACATACAGAGAATTGCAGGAAATCGATTTCTAATGGATATGAAATGTTATTAAGATACGATCAATTATCGGATGAAATGAAGGCCGGAACATCGGGGGTCAATGATTGGTGGTTGTATTGCGTGGAAGAAGATAAAATTTGTGGGGCTTACTATGTCCGTACCGATTTTTTCGATCCTAGTATAATCGCGGATTATTATTGTTTTTGCGGACCTTTGGAATGGTTTCAAACAAGTGGCGCTTTCGACGCAGCAAATTTTGTCGCCAAGTCGCGGGAAGAAGCGGAATCATTCTTTCGCGGCATTCGTTGGACGGAGATCGATTTTTGATGGGAAAATGGAATATATCTGGAACCATGCTCGAACCCGGCATCTTTTCCCATCACCTCTTCGAAGGACCATGTTGGGAGGTGATGAATATGGTGAGGGACCAAGTTGGAAATATTTTCGGAAACGATATCAGATTAGATCGGCAATTTGACGCCCCTACTTTTGTAGGGATATATTTTAGAGATAACGATCAAATTATCGCATTTAATACGCGAATTAAGGTAGACGACTATCTTTATGGGAATCCACTACAATGTAGGCAATGTTCCGCATTAATTAAAACTATTATAGAGCGGGCGCGGGAAGAAGCCGAATTAATGGAAATTGACTTTTGATGTGCGTGTACGTACTTACAGACGAACATATGTCTAATCGTCAAAGTTACGTGTACGCCAGTCCGGAAATAGCGGCACTTTTTCGGCCTCTGCGTTGGGGTACAACGTTGGGGCTGAGGCTTTTTGAGGCATCCTGTGACACGCCTTCTGTGGTTTTATGCTCTACGATAAGTGATTATAAACTGCACAGAGAGATTCATCTGCCGTATTACACATCAAATCAGCGCATTTGGTTCGGCATTCAATGCGCGCTAGCCGTGTACAACAAACCTGTGTTTGTGTCGTGGGCGGAAAACTGGATCAATGGGGCTGATCGAAGCAAAGAAACCGCCGATGCCGTTTATCAGAATCTTCGCCATATTGATGTCAATGCCGCCTATTGGATTACCAATGCGGTTAGTTGCGGTGAGGTTTCGTGGGCCGCTACTGCTGCCATGTACGCGGCGGGAAGGATCTATCCTGGAATCAACTTCGTTGATATTGCGTTGCAAGCGTTGTGGTTTGAGAGAGAATTCCAAGAAATTGATTTCTGAGCTTGACAAACGACGCAAACTGTGGTAGTATTAGATGAGCCTGGTTCACAATCCAGCCCAGGCTCTACAAAAGGAACTGATATGGAAGTACCGTTCGTATTGTTCACATATATTTTAGGTGCGGTTGGCACGATAGTTCTTTTCATCATAATGCATGGCATGTATTGGATAGTTTTCCCAGAATTTCGAGGAACGGTTAGTTGGTGTGAGGGTTGTAAGACGGTTGCTGTAATGACCGGTGTGGTTTTTATAGTGCTGACAGTTATGCATATTGCGATATATTTAAGTCATTTTATTAAGGTGATATGAGATATGTCTGAAAAGAAAACATTCGCGATATCTAAATCGGTCGTAGATCACCTGAATGCCCATCAAATCGGCATCAAGGCTCTACTAAATGCCAGCCTGGACGAAGTTAAAAAATGTGCCACATATATGTATACTTATAAAAATGGAGAGCGCAGATATTATGCTTCTACGAAAGAAGGCACGGTGTTTTATTTTGTTTGCGTCAAAAACAAACCATATTATTTTCTGATTGATCGTGTAAGACTAGCGGGGGGTTTTCCGTTAAATTGGCTAGAGATACTTTTTACCAAAGTGATGTTCCCTTTTAGATGTTTCAAAGAACCAGTAGATATTGTGGAAAATGTATGATTTATACACTTATAATTATGCTCGCGATAGGAATGATATCTGGCCTAGTTATGGTGATTCTATTTTTATTAGAATTCGAGGGATTTATAACTTATGAGGTATTTGCTCGGATCATGATATGGGCGGCGGATATTTTGGCATGCTCCATAATCGGGGTGTTGATTCTATGTTTTATAATGTTAATGCATAAGGTGGCGATATGAAGATAATCATTCAAGAGGGGAAAGAAAAGCTCACGATATCTGTGGAGGATAATAGAAGTTGCGATATTTCCAACACACATTATCCCGATATCAAAGCGGAATGTGTTGCGCGGGCGATAAAGGGTTTGATTGAGGCATATGGATATCTGTGCCACGAGGCCGGGATTGATGAGGAACAAGAATGTGCCAGAGATAGAGATTATGATAGACCGTTTGGAGGATATTGATGAGATATAATCCCTCATATATCGTGGGTAGCGAACGCGGATCTGATTTGGCTCTAATCTGGGAAGGGATTGGTACCGAATTCGGATTAAGGATATCTGCGTCAGGACGAGCCAAGCTATATTATATAGACGAGGACAATATTTATACCGAATACGCATACGATTTGATGCAATTAGATATGTGGGTGGATATTTTTAATCGAGAAGAAAATCTGTTGACAAGGACAAACGTATGAAGAAAAAATTTTTTTCTCTCAGAATGCGATAATTATATTCGCCTGAACAATATCTTGTCGCGATTATATAAGTGGAGCGTTGAAAGCGGCATTGAGGAGTTTGTGCAGACAAAGGTAGGGTTCGTGGATTCTCTATACAGAGATGTTGCATATGGTAGTTGGCCGGAACCGATTTTTGATCTGCATAAGTTCGGATATAGTTTGCGATGGGAAGATGACACAGCGAAGGTGGATTTGTTTTTCCCGTTCAATTCGCACGAAGAACCGCAATTGGAATTCTGCAATGGAAAACACGAAAAACTTTTAGGAGACCCCAGTGTAACACTGGTGCGCGAGGTATTAGATGCGGTGTTTTTCCCATTTTTCCCCGATTGTATTGCGCCTGTGAGGGGTGTCCTTAAGGGGCGGGAGGTTTTTGATGAGGCTCTTTGGTAAGAAAGAAGAGATTCCAGTAAAGAAACCTGGGCTGTGGGAAGATCGCGTATATAGCTTTCTCGGCCCTGTGGGAGACTATATCTGTTTTTACGAGGACGATTCTAGATCCGGCTTACGATATCATTTTCGAAGCGATGCAGATAGCGTTATTTCATGGTGTGGATATTTATAAGGAGAGATATGAAGAAAAAATTTCTAGCGAAATGTGAAAATTATTCTCGCTTGCGTGAGAGCCTCATGAAATTGTACAAGAGACGATTTAGGGGCGGAAAAGGAGAAAGTGCAAGTAAAAAGATTCTTTTTAGAGCCGCGCTCTGGATAGACCGTTTGTACGACAAACCCAACTCTTGGCCGGAAATGACCGTCTATTTTCCCAAAGGGATCGGTGATATCGTTTTATTTTGGTACTATATGGATGTGGAAGTTAGGCTTTTTGTTTCGGATAAAGATGCTAATAATCGACTAGCGTATTCGCTTGTCGGAGCGACTACTCAATTCATACCGAATCCGGACATAGAGACAGTCCGAGAGACATTGTGGGCGAAGTTCCCGTTCAAAGGAATCAAATCTCCCGGCTCTATGAAAACATCCAAGGAGGCACAATGAGGTATTTCATTATACTGATTACACTGATTTTAACATCCTGCATAAATCCTGAAACGAATCAAACGCATATAGTTGTATTGGAGAAGGATATTCATTTCGCGGGAACCACCATAGAGACAGATTTAGGAACATTCAAGTGTGATAGACTTTTATTTGGGCGATTAATTTTGCATCATACATACGAGATAAGTTATTATGACGGATATGAGAGGGTTATTATTGACGCAAAAGATATTTCTAAGGGAAGTTGAGGATTTTCTACAAGCCAGGCTCTATGAAATTTGGTAGATATCGTTGACAAAGAAAACGCATGAAGAAAAAAAAATCTGAGGGATTGAGGGATTTCATACGGGGGAAGGGATATGGAGATATGAGGGATTTGGAAAAGGGATATGGAAAAAAATTTGGATAGGGACTAGAACTTCTTTTCAAACACCCCTCCCCCATCTAAACTTTTCGCCCAATTCGCGCTTATCATATTCGCATGCGCAATGATATACCTTTAACCGGAATTTAATCATTATTTTTGCGCATAAAAAAAGGGCCATTCGGCCCTAGATATCAGGAAGCTTTATATTATTTGCTTTACCGCTTAAATCTGTTTCCATCGCCCGTAGTCAATCCGTAACGATATCCGCACGAATCGTTAAAAGCCTTAAGGCAATCTTGCGTGATGATATATTCGGAAACATCGATCAGCCCCACACTACCGAGATACGTTTCGAATATCCAGCGTATAAAAGTAGCTGCTAACCGAATGCTAATGCCGGAAGGTTTAAAATCGTACCCAGCGTTCCGAATAGCCTTTATGCCATACAGCTTATTATCCTTATTCACTTGGATACCTTCGCAAGCGCTAACCAATGTGGTAACTTCGGTTATGTCTAATGGCTCAAACATCTTAGCTCCTTTTGATATGGTTCTATTATAGCACGGTTTTGTACGAATTCATAGAGCCTTTAGGTTAAATTTCGCTTAAATCTTCCGTATTAAATTACGGTTAAATATTCATTAAATCGTTTACATTCGCGCTTCGATATGATAAGCAATGATATCGCTATATAAAGCCGGACTTTCGTCCGGCTGTCCAGGAGATTATAAGATATAGCTATTTAGGTGGTTCCCGCAATTCCTTTAGAATCTCATCTAGATATCCATAAAGAATTATGAAACTTAAGGCGATTAAACCGCCTATAAATCCCGTTTCGGGCGACATAGAATAACGCAAAAGAAATATTGCGCCATATATCATAAACGCGAAGAAATAAACAAAATGCATTTCATCTCCTAAATATAAAGCTGAAAACAATTGCGATGCAAACAAAAACCGCCATAATGAGCATTTCATCTAAGCATAACATAGCGGCTCCTCTAAAATCATTTGATTTAGAATCCTTTCCACTTCTAAAGCATACGTATCTAATGATGCTGATATCGCACATTCCGCACAGATATCGCAAATGTTCATTTCGGTAATATAGTGATGCGATTCGTTTGCGTTACACATTTCGCACAGCATGATATACTCCGAAAATAGATTGCTAGCCGCGTGCTACGTCATTATGGCGAAGACTTATCCGCTAGCTCTATACATCTAATCTACCGCTTGTGTAGTTATCAATACAGCGATATTCAAAACGGCTATGTCGTTTTGACTTAAGATAAGTATAACACGATTCCCCGCGTAAGTCAAGCGTTTAGAAAAAAAGCGATATCGCAAAAAAAAGCTGGGCTTTCGCCCAGCATGATAAACATGAATACCAAATTGAATAGCTATTTAACGCATATATACTCCTTTAACGATTTCCTAGGTATTTTTTTAGAGCCAAGCCCTAGATACCCGGTGGATCACTCATATATGCTCCTTTGCCTCTAAGAAAATTAATGCTAGCCGCGTGCTGTTAAGGTATCCCTTAGCAGGCTTACCCGCTAGCTCTACATTGCTAATGCAGCTTTCCTTTTCCCTTATCGAAGCCTTTACTTCGACTTAAGATAAGTATAGCACGATTTCCCGCATAAGTCAAGCGGTCTAAGATATTTCGTCCAGATATCTACCGCTCACGATATCGTGAGACGCTCATAAATGCCCGTGGTAAGGATAAAGGGATATCTGAGGGTAATTATACATGGGATTTTTTTAGAGCGCTAGCGGCCATAAATAAGCTTGACATTCACACTCAGATATGATAAGTGCATAAGAGCTTTAACTTAAGCGTTTTAACGTGCTAGACAAAAGCGGCGATAAACCGCCGCACAATAATTACTTGTAAAACCAAAGACCTCCGCGTTGCTCGATTAATTCCATGGTTATTAAAATATACCATGCATCCATAAAATATATGTATTGAAAATTATCGTTAAGCATTATAGATTGCATAAAGGAACGATATTGGTCTAAACCATATCCGTTGTATCGAATAAATATTTCAACCAAAGTATCAAGGTATTTTATAGTTGTTTTACTGGGCGAAATGCTGAATTGTGCCTTTTCCATTGCCGTCTCCTTTATGATAATTCTATTATATCACATTCAAGCGCGAATGTCAAGCGTTTAGATAATAAAAATGGCGCTTTCGCGCCATCTTAGGCCATATCTAAATGAACCTAATATACTATACCTGAATGATCCAATTATAGCGCAAATATTCGCGCATTGCAATAGCTAAACGGTTAAATTTCGCTAAAATATAGCTTATCTAGAATCCGTTTAATTATCGCGCTCACCAGTTTATAATCCGCTTTAAAAGATTTGATTTGCGCCAATATTGGGCGCAACCGTACTATATCTTTTGCGGCGGATTGCGCTTCTAATTGCTGTAATCTTTTGCGCTGATATTTGCTAAGCATCTAAAATGATGGAATCTTTTCCGTTTTCGATGCGAATCTCTGCCGTTTTATCAAAGGGAAAGGCTCTATTATTGTATTCAATATACCATTGGAAATGCTCTTGATATACTGAATACGGTAAACCAAACTGCCTTGCCGCCTGATTCATGCGCGCTTTAGTCGTGGCGGTATGATATCCGCCATTATCAAGCCGGATCACTTTACCGCTAGCGATGCCTTGCGCATTTACGATATCTTGCACGCTCACGATATCGGTAGCGTGGTAAGCGATTGCGAATCCGTTAGGTATCGGATGTATGGCGGTTGCATGCGTACCTAAGCGATTTGTTCGCATGATTTACTCCCCGACTGCATAAACAATATTTCACCCGTTAATTCATCTACGCGCATAAATGCCCGGATCAAGTTATTAGAATCATAAATACTAACTAAGCGATAAACCCTTCTTCCGTTAGGTTCCCATCCTATTGTATTAGGGTGGCTATTTATCTCTTGAGTTATCATAATTCACCCTATTTATTAGATATCCGTAAATGTATCTTTCGCGGCCTTATAACCAGCTTCCCAAGCTTCCAAATAAAACCTTAAAAGCTTAAAATTGTGTTTAGAACCGGCAAAGCCTAATTTTTCGATAAACGTTGAATCATCGCTTCGGATTGTTAAAAGATATTTGCTATCTAATCCGTTAACCTCATTGAAACGATATTCAATTTCGCAAAACAGATTGTAATCCGCTTGAAAACGATTTGCGATTGCGGCAATTTCTTTTGCGTGATGCATACATTTCTCCTTATTGCTAAGCCCAAGGCTCTAATGATTTATATTATAGCACTTTCCGATGCGTTTTCATAGAGCGTCTAAGTTAAATTGACGTTAAACTGCCGTATTAAATTCCGGTTAAACGCTTGACATTCGCGTGCGATTCTGATAAGTGAAGCCAAAGGCGAGCTTTGACTTAAACGCATTCGGTATCATATCGATATCATGCACAGATATCGTAAGCGTTAACCATATTCGTTTGCGGAAAGATATCGATTGCGGGAACGTATTAGATTGCGGAATATGTGGGAAATCATTTGCGGATATGGAATCGTAAAAGTGTCCCAATATCCCCCCGATATCGTGTCAACACAAATCGTTCATAAAATCGCCGTAAATGTATACGTAACGCAATATATCCAGTCAAGCGTAGATGAATACGGATACGTCAATAAATACGGATCAGCGCAAATATATACGCAACGCAAATAAAGATGCTCTATGTGTCTTATATATATTATATATGATATTTTCATAGAGCCAAGCAGTATGAATACGCTCTATTACACTCATTTAGTATTTCCGCCGCTTCATCCATATTTCTGGCGCACTACTTCCCCATCCGCCAATATAATACCATCCCGAACGCATCTTATATGTGGCGGGACGAATAGCAAAAGCGCAGCTTAATCCGATTAAACCGCTACCCAATGATGGATCACTCCCGCTAAATAATCTGTTACGAATCATTTCAGCGGCATCATAAAAGGTATGCGCAAATAATGATGCTAAAAATACGCAATCATCTTTATACGGATTTTGCTTATAATAAACGTCAATAATATACCTTGCCATAATACCACCTTACTGGATTAATTCGCCATATCTACCGGTAGTGCGATGATATTCCTTCAAACATAGAGATATCGCATCGGTATTTATATCGTTTAAGCGAATGGAATTAAGTAATTCCCGCAATTTTTCGCAACCGGAAGGAACGTCACCCGCCGCGCTATCAATCCTAATAATGAATGCGTCGCGCTTACAATCGCGCTCAGCCGATGCGCAAATCTTCCGCGCTTGCGCTAGTGTTCCATATCCTATAGGCATATCCGCTGGCATAGTCTCATAGGATAATGCGCGGCCTTCCCTCATAACAAACACGCCATAAAGATATTCCATATCCATTCCTTAAGATATTCCCATTATAGCGCATTTAAGCGCGAATGTCAAGCTATTTAGAACCGTTAAATATTTCCCTTGCTAAATCGCAATCGTGAAAACATGCAATTCCGCCATAAGGCGTTACTGCATTAGGCGAATTATCTACAATGCATAAAGCATTACATTTCTTACATGTAAAGTATTCAAATTGCCCATGATTAGATAAACCGTCCGATTTTATCATCACATGGTTAAGATTTTCGCAAACTTTAATCGCTTGCTTGGCAAGATCATTCATAATATCTCCTTAATAATCTTGATCCGCAATAATGTGTTATTTTTAGAGCCTTGGGCTTAGCCATATATGTAGAATTTTGATTTAGGGTTATTTACTTTTTCACTAGCGATGTTTTCTAACCACCCCAACACATCGCTATCGCTTTGCGGATCATCGGTACCGCGCAAATATCCCAAATATGTACGCCAGCAAGCGCGCCTAAAGGCATCGCTACCGAATGAATGCCCATATTCGCACTTATATCGCTTGAAATAATAATCGCGTTTGTTAAGCTTGTAAGGCATATCCGCTCCTTAACTATCCTATTATAGCAAATATTCATGCGAATTGCAATAGATATGGGTTAAATTCTGATTAAATCCCTTAGTCTTTGCGCAGAAAATAATAGCTATCCCAAATATATACAAGCGGAATAAAAAATATGCTTACTAAATTGCGCAATTTTGCGCTAAAATAATAGTGCATACTTCGATACCAGCCGGGATAAATAGCAATTAATGCCATTATATCATATTTGTTATGGCGAAATGACAATATACTAAATCCCTTGAAACTCATTTTATGATCTTGGCGCAATTTTACGCCATCATATGCACCTATAAGCACATGAAATAAATCGAAGTCAAGTATCTTATAATTAATTATATTCAAGATACCCAATGATATGGTATATTTGTCGCGGTAATAATCAATTAAATTAAAATGCCATGCGCCAATTTTAAACCCAACAATCATTATTACACCATCTCGTTAATTTTTTGCAAAATTTCCCTTTTGGTTGTTTTGCTGGATGTTTCGATATCGCAATCCTTTACCGCTTGCGATATTGTACTTTCCGCAATATCAAAATCGCACGGATCAGTATAATTGTTTTCCGTATCGGAATCGTCATATTCCGCGCGCATTTCTTCAATATAGCGATTCGCTTCCGCCATTGATCCGCACGCATAGGAATAATTCGGCAAACATCCCGGTAAGCCATAATGTACGAAATAAATACAGCTTTGCTCTAAAGATTTGCGCATTATATCCTTCCCATTTCGATAAATACTAGCGTTATAAATAACGCAATCAATATAACAACCGCGCCAATTAAAACGATCACGGCTATAGCTTGCATTCGATATCTTCGCGTGTGGCGATGAATGTACTAGTGATTTGATTCGCGCACCGGTCACATACCGGAATATCGGTATATTTATCCTCACACGCTAAATAATCCGCTTGCGCTAGCGTTACCAGCGTGGTTGTTTTCTCGTTACAATATCTACACATAATAACCTCCAAATTAATCTAGTGTGCTAAATTAATAAGATGTGCGTTTCCATGATCGCTAATCCAAAAGCAATTAACGTAGAAATTAACGCTTTGCATATATTTAAGCAAATCGTGATTGCGTTCCTTGCTAGTTAAATCTTCATCCAGTGTTAAAACTAGCTTACCGTGTTGATACCAGTGAATATGATCTTCACTGCATAGGGAATCTTCATCCGGTTCTAATGACATGTCCGTTCCTTTAATGATGATCCATTATAGCGCATTTAAGCGCGAATGTCAAGCTAAACCTAGCCGCTTCTTAAGATATTTGCGAATGAATCTGCACAATATCTGATTTATGCGGTATTCAATGCCGGAATAATTGGCTTGATTGATATCGAAAGCAACAGAATACCAGTATTGACCGGCGTTACAATCCTTTAACGCATTGTAAACCAATGAACCAAATATGTACGATTCATCCAAATGATTTACCAAATGACTGGTATCGGATACAGCTTCCCCTAATGATTTGCCATCGGTTGTAACCATACTACAATACCAGCAATCCCCACCATTCGGCATGGGAAATACCTTATTAGTGTTTAGATATTCCTTACATGCCTTGATATAGGCATCCAGTTTCTTTTTTAGAGCCTTTACCTCATTTAATTTACTTATACTTTCGGTTGCCAAGTGGGAATAATTACCCAATTGAAAACGCATACCATCATAAAATGGAATTTTGTTATCCCCATCATACAAATACCACATGCCATTGATTGATCCGATAGATACATGTGAATAACCTAATTCACGCGTTACCCGATTAAGACATTTGTTTAGTCTATCTTTCGTGGTTACGGTTTTCCATTTTCCGGTATTCAATACTAAGGTATCATCCGGTAAGCGCGAAAAAATAACGGTATTGTGCAATTGTACATGGCTTGCGCCATCGGACGAAATGAAGCTTAGTGTATTGTGATCCATGACCTTGGATTTTACGATATCATAGCCGGATGCTTGCGCATTCTCAAGCATGGCGCTTTTGGTTAAGCTCATTTTTACCGCTCCTTGAATAATGCTATTGTATCACATTCAAGCGCGAATGTCAAGGAATAAAAAAAATCCCGCCGAAGCGGGATCAATTGGAAGCGCTTAGCGCCTGTTACTTCTTACCGATAGCGGGAAGAGTAGCACCGGGTGACAGCGCGAAGCTGGAAAGCGTCTTATCGCTAGCAACGGCACGCAAAGCATCCAATTCGTTCCCAACGGTAACGACTTCCCCATTCGCGCGGTAAACCACATGCAACGGCTTCCGCGTATAAACGCGCGAAACCTTAGTAGCGGCCTTAGCGGCGGGAACAGTTTCCTTCGATGCATCACTCATATCAAGACTCCTTGAATAATTACGCTGTAAGTTTTTCAGCGTAAGCCAAGTATAACAAAATCTAGCGCGAATGTCAAGCGTTATTTTTAGATATCTAGAATTATATCTCTCAGCTATACCTTAGTTTATTGCATGGTTTTTATAGAGCGAAGGTTAAATTGCGATTAAATTTTCGGTACCTATTGACTTGCGCGCGCGATTCTGATAAACGCCACGCCATGTAAAAAATACCTTACATCCGGTTTAAATCCCGATAAGTGTACCATAAACCTAAAACGGTACGGTATAGTTATCCGTTATGGTATAGCGATGTTTTCAATCATGTTTGATAATATCGTAATTATGCATAAACATTAATTCGATACAATCTAATCGTGAAAATGTATCAATATCGGCATGCCAATAATGCGCGCAAAATTCAATATGGTTTAATTAAACCAATTCAAAATCGGCTCGAAATTAAAATAGCCAAATATTTAGAAAAATACTCAAAACACTCCCTCTATTGCGGTCTTTTTCGCAAATGATCCGTGTATGATTAATTCAGTAGAGCGAACGCTTCGGCTCTAAAATCTTCGGGAACAAAATTGATATCTAGAATACTATCGATATACTCCATATCGAGTTCAGCATATATATATCTCTAATCGCTTCTACATCGGATATCTCCTTGCCATTCGGAGCAAGCTTGTTTAACGAGCAATCAAATGCCCATTTGCGCATCACATAGTCGGTGCCGTATAGATATCGGTGCAACTGATAATAATATAGCAGTGGAGTGCCGGGACGTTTAAACCACATAGCGCAAACACAATCATCCATATTGGGCATGAATATTTTCTCCGATATTATATGCGTGACGATTTGAAAATATTTTGACGATATCTTACATCGGTTACGAATTGCCTGAAATATTAAAGACCCACGGGGTTGTGGCGATAATTTTAGTATACCTCGTAAATCCAATTTTAGAAATCGATTTCTACCAATTCTTCTTCAAGGAGATGTTCTATGTATTTGACTCCCTCGGCGACACTCCATTCGTAATCGTAAGGATTGAATACTATTCCGGTATCCCATTCCCGATTTACACCATCTTTATCCCTCATACACAAGAATAAAGATGGGTGGGTACCACGGCGATATATAGATACGCAGAAATACCTTAATCGCGGATCAAGCCCTTCGGCAACGTCAAAGCCGTAGTCAGTTTGAATACATTGATCGGTAATCTGTGCATAGTTTGGTATGTTTATTTTTATCAAAAATCAATCTCCTGGAATAAGGAATCGCTTATCAAATATCGTTTATCGAAAATATCTTTCGCTTCGCTTAAATCTTTAGCCCAAACACTTACGGAAGTTTTATACAAATCGTCAAAATTATCGCCGAAAAATATTCCACACTTATCGGAGAAAAGATCCACCATCCCCAATATCTTCTGATCATGTACACATAGATAAAGATCAAAATGCGTGGGCAAATCGCGCACGAAACCGGATTCGTGAAATGCCTTTAAAAATAAACCACTTAGTTTAGAAAGGGGTATTAATGTTGACATCGTTTTATAAATGTACTCTACTGTTGAAATAAATATGTCTAGATATCATTCATCAACCCGATATTATGGAATTTCTTAGAGCCTTGCTGTTAGAATACGCTCATTCCTGCCAAGCTAACGCTTGCTTGGCTAAATCTATAAAATCAATGTTTGGATCAGCGCACGCGGCAAAATGAACGGCACAAACAGCATAACAAGCGTGGGTATTAGTAGCATAAGCAGCATAATAAGCGGCGGTATTAATAGCACAAGCAGCGGCAACACAAGCAGCAGTAGCGTTATAGGCAACATTATTAACATAGGCGGCATTGGCACGAGCGGCAGACAGAAACTTCTCACTAATAGCTTTGGCGCTCTCTTTGCTCCGATCCGTTCCATTGATCCAGTTTTTAGCCCACGAGATGAACACAGGATCGTCACAGACTTTCAGCGCGCATTGAATGCCAAACCAAATGCGCTGATTGAAAGTGAATGCCGGTAACGGAATCTCTTTAAGTAACGTCAGGTTTTGATACCTTAGCTCTAACGGCCCCGACATGCATTCTCCAGAACCTTCCGCTTCGAACAAGCGAGAAGAATCAAAATCAGCATGATCGGGATTCATCAACACTGCTATTTCCGGGCTAGCATAAGCGTGATAACCATCCCTAGCGCACTTATTTTCATCTGTAAGCTTGTAAATCATCATTCACCTACTTGTGAAATATCACAATTGCCCTAACGATAAAATATACACACCACACAATGGATGCCCAAAGTAATACCGAATTTATAATCATATTCATACCATGATATAAAATCTTGCGATCCAAATCCAGAATATATTCTCGATTATCTGCGTGGTATGTTTCGATATCGTGCAAATATTCAGCCTTGTCTGAACGATATTCACGAATAGTACCCAATGTATCGAAAGGACTAAGCCATTTATGACTCATTTTTATTCTCCGATTTAATATCTTTCATTTTAATAAAGAACCACAATGGTATCGTGGATACTTTGAGATATTTGCCGCAATTTTCACATTCTGCGTCAAAAGAATCGTGTGTTTCAAACCACGACTCCGTTCCTTCTTTCGTAGCGCAATCTTTACATATCTTCATATGAACACCAATGAGCGCAATCCAACACTAAGGCTCTAAGAATTTTCATTCCAGATGTAATTAGCACAATACCATACTTCGTAGCCTTGGGCGATTTTTTCTCGTGCCATCGCTACGAACATCAAATCTTGGTGATAATATAGGCAGGTATTGCCATTGTAGGAATCCAGCAAATAATCACTTGTGCCATCCATATCTAAAGTCATCGGCATGGTAAAGTTTTCAATAGCTTGCTCCAGATTATCCAAATCATCCGATTTAAGCTGTATGGGCGTTAGATTGTAGTCCATATCGTCAAACAATCTGTCAAAATCTTCCGATGGTACCGATCCCTGAGAACATTTTAGAGTGCTCATAAATCCTTGCAATCTCGAATGATTAAACCAATGAATAAATGGCTGAAGAAATCCCGGTTTGTACATAAATGCGGTCTGCATCAAATCGTTCATGTTTTTATCCTTTTCTAATACTTACTTTTTGATCGCTTACGTTCCATAACGCCAAAACAAGTTTCACCAACAATTCAATTGAGCTTTTTTGATCGCCCCGCATTAGCTTAATAACACGCGACCGTTTTACATCCATGCGCCGCGCCAAATCCCCATAACTAAGCCCAAGCTCCGCGCGACGCACCTCACAAACGCTAACAAAATCCAGCACCAGGTATTCGACGGAATATTCCGGCGTTTGCCGCAATTCCGCTAACCACTTTCCGACTTCGCTACTAGCCGTGGGCAGGACTGTTGTACAACTGTTTTTTGGTTTCGGCCTAGGCGTTGTGGAAGGCGAGGGATGTTCGGCCATTTTGCTCTCCTTGTGTAACCTTCAGCATAATACCAGTATACCATAGGGCGGTACGAATGTCAAGCTCTCGCTATTCGGTACGACATTCTCCGAATAAGAAATCCATTTCTTCTTCGTCATCATCAAGACGTTCGTAAATGACGATTTTCAAAACACCCCCGCATTCTTTGTGTTGAAAGAATTCCACATCATCGATATTGTAAACATCCCCAGTATTGGAATTTTCCACAATCATGGTAATGTTTGGATCAAGATAAATCTTGCTCAGCTTTTCAAATGCCTCACGCGCATATTCAAACTTCTCATCCATTGGTTTCTCCTTCAAAATATTCTACAATATCACACAATGAAAGTAAATTTAGCGATTTTTGCTCATAATGTCTCTGATATGATGCATGCGTGATATAGTGTACTTTATCGTCCGCCGTCCATACTCGCACTACCTGCTTGTCTTTGGTAGATAACGCAGATATAATTAAATTCGGATCTTTTGCCATTCGCATTTCATCATCTTTCTTATCCCGTAAATATCCCGCGTATTCTTCCGGTAACGGAGTTATACCGCATGCGATAAGATAATCGGCACGCCATGCAGATAATGTTTTTAAAATGATCCGATCTATATCTTTTATATCTTCGCCATGATCGGCAAAATATTGCCTCAATACTGGCAATTCATTCGCACACACAGCCCAATCGCAATCTTCCTCATAACAATAATATCCGCCATATTTAATACCATATTCCAATGCAGCACTACGCATGTGCTTTTCGGCATAACCCTTAGAGATCATAAATCCGCCATGTCCCGGCGTAGATACCTGCCTTACTCCGCGACATACATTGTGTACTGAATCCGCCTGTCCCCAAGGTGTTGAAATTGGCATTGACTTCTCCTTTACAACTAATATGATTATAGCACGTTTGAGGGCAGATTCATAGAGCCTTGCAGTTAAATTTACGTTAAATTTTCGATTGCGTGGATGTTTAGCGACTTATCCTCGTAAGGATGTAAATGTAGCAATTCTACCCGCGTAAAATAATCAATCAAACCCAATACATCCATCGCGGCTGCTGCAATCTCCCCATTGGCATCCCGATATTGCCATACCGCACGCAAACCCAAATCATCATATTCCAATTCGCAACCTTGCGTAACCAATTCCATTTTATTTCTCCTCATTTTTGTGTAGCTGGGAAGCAGCCCAGACTTCGCCGCAAACACTTATTAGTGTATCCCTAAACTCCTGCATGGCTTCTTCGACCAATGCGGGCATTTCCTCTACCGTATAATACAATTTCTCATCCCGTATTTCCTTACAATGCTCCGAAGACAAATTATCATATTGCCATTCTGGATCATTATAAATCGCAAAGCCATGATCATCAATCTCAAAATCATATTGGAGCATATATTCTCTTACCACGGGATACTTATGCATTAACTTTTCTGCGGATGCATTTTTTAAAATAGTCCGAGCCTGATCTTCGGTAACTGCCTCTGGAATATCCAAAATAACATGATGTCTGACAACAATCGGTACCAACATTTACTTTCCCTCATTCATATGTTTACGAATAATTATCTCGCGTTCCAAATTCCACATTTCGTCCCTTTCGATAACGTTAATACAACCGTTATTATCTAATTCATGCAATAAAGCTAGCCTAGCGGCATCCCTCGCTAAATGCGCTTGTGTGGCATTTTCAAACCGCATTGGCGAAAATAACATAAACGTCAGTATAACGACAACCAAAAGGAGTAAAGACGCCAACAACTGAAAATAATCACGTTTTATTCTCATCACCACTTTTTATCCTCCCTGATATCGTTTGCGGCTGTCCATACGATGCGTTGCAAATTCGCATCATGATCTTGTAATTCATTTTCATCCCAAGCCCCATATTCGGCTAATTCTTTTGCGATATCTTGCGGATCTATTTTGGATAACTGGCGTTTCATGCGTCCTACCCAATACGCCACCCCTTTATCGCAAGCACCAGGATGAGCACAATCCAATACAGCATCTTTGCGCATACTGATTGTAAATCGATTAAATAATGCATAATAATATCTCATATTCGCTCCTATATTTTAGTAGAGCCTGGGCTTGGCTCTATCTCATAGCTCCCAATTGGCTCCGTTCCTGGCATTTCTACCTCATATATTTTAAAGGCAACATCGGCAGATTTAAGAACCGACTCTGCCATTGGAGAATGCAGAAGAATCCTCTTAATAGCCTGTCCTTCTTCTTGACTATTATATTCTGTTAAAACAATAACTCTCAATTTATTGCTCACACTTAGTCTCCCTATTAAAGCGATTGCGATTCCGAAATATAAGATCCTGTATCATCGCGATTGCATCTTGTTCGGGATATTCAACATATTTATATCCGTGCCACGTTTTGCCAGCCTTTTTGCGTTCGATCTCTATCGAGTTTAAGGCACTTTCGTGCAATAATTGTAGAGCATCGCGCAAATCTTGCAAAGGCCAATCATCAAAATATTCCGATGCGGTACTATAACAGGGATGATCATGTGTGAATACCGGGAATCCGCATGATAAATATGAGGTATATCCCAAGATGGGTGGGAATTTGCTCCAATCTACTTCGCCATTCTCATCTAGTGGAATGGCGGCTTGAACATTCGGATATTCCTTCATAAATCATCCCTCCAAAATCCAACCAGCATAAGGTAATGAAACCTCATGCAAGCATTTTTTGGTATGATCAAATCCGTTAATGTCATATCCCGCCGCAGTAGCGTTCAAACACAGCAAAGCTACCGCATTATATATCTGCGCACGGGTACCGGGCAACTTCCCTACGCGCCCATCGATATAAAACTGTCCGGGTTGGCATTGCGCGAATGATGCCAGCATTCCGCCACCGCACAATATATAAATTGCTAATTGAAGCTTCTCGATTACCTGCTCCAATTTTTCTGGTGCGTCCGCATATTGGGTGCGAATGTTATAAACATCAATAGAATCGATAACAATCGGTTTGCCACCATGTAAATCCCTGATTTTACCAATAACCCTTGCGGTCGTTTTTTCGTATTTCAACATTTAATGCTCCTTAAGATGGTCTAATTATAGCGCTTTTTGAGGCGGATTCATAGAGCGGCGGATTAAATATACGTTAAATCCGGGTTAAATTTCGGCACACCAGGAAGTGCCTTCGACATTTCCTCCAAAAATCTATCGATTCCAATTCTGCTTACATAAGACCGGCGAGAATTGTAACACTCAAAAACTACATATTCCGCATAGAAATCGATACCATTGCGTGTATTCAGCACAATCTGCACATCGATATGCGGCATATAATCTTCCACATACCTTTTAACGCGATTAACATATTCGATTTTCATTGTTTACTCCGATTTTCTCTCATAATATCGTTGCAACATTCGTTCCATTTCCGCTCTACCTACGGGATTTTGTGTATGAAATACCGTTATTTCAGGAACGCAATCGTTATCGATTAAGTATTGTAAAACATCCGCACCATCATGTTCACCACCCAGATCATGATCCAGGGATATTTCATCAATATCTATCGGATCGCCAAGCAAAAAATGTTGAGTTATTCGGATGGAAAGAAAAAACATTGCTTCAACATAGCTTTTAATCCAGATAAAACCATCCGGTGCTGGTCTTAAATCATCCAGCCATATCTTCATTGCGATCTCCTATCTGAAAAATTTCCGCATCATATCCCTCTACATGAATCATCATAACACCCTGACGCACCATCCAACTGCTCATAGACATTAGGCGATTTAGTGATTCTGTAATCCAAAGCTTGATTGCGTCAGAATCACAATATTCTCGTAAATCACCATAAATAGAAATATGTCCCCAATACAAATCATTATAGTTTCCATCATGGCAAACTTCATATTGGAGACTACCTTCGGTTCCCATGGGGACGATGGTTTTAGCCTCATCATCGATATCCATGCATGCCAAATCTTCATAAGTTAGTGTTGTACCGAAACACTCATAGATTTCGTGAGAATAATCCGGCGTATGACGGCTTTCCCACGTAGCCTTTTTTTGATCATACAATATTTGTTTTTTAACCGATTTTAAACTGATTGTATGATCGGAATCGACGAATTTATATGGATAACTAGGATAAATATTTAAGTGATCCAATCGAATTATTCCCGCAACATGTGTCCATTGAGACATTTCTCACTCCCATCAATTACAAGCGCATCCGTGGGCCAAATCGTCCCGATAGATGCTACAGATACATTTCCGGCACGTTCACCATCTAATTCATATACTGGCGCGACCGCATATTCTCCTATTTTATCGTATTGTATATCTCCCAGAATATAACACGCTTCTTTCGCCCAAAGGCTAAGTGCGCTTTCCATATCGGATACGTTATGCACATACGCTAAAGGAAGATGATTGGCCCGTATTTCATATCCTCGAAACAATTGTGTATCCAATTTATTTCTCCAGAATAAGCGTATCTTGGCACATTGCCTCTATTTCCGCGATACCGAAAACATAATCCTGATTGCATGCGCCGCAATGCCCATAAACGGTATTGATAGAGCGTGTGTGTTGTTTCCCGCAATTCAAACAATAAGCCACGTCCGAATTGTTTCGCAGCGCATCCCGAAACGTATCGGATTGCGTGATTGTAACGATTTGATTTTCGTTTAACATATCGTCTCCTTTCAGAATAGCTTAATTATAGCGCAATCTACCGCATGTTGCAATGATAAACGGTTAAATGTCCGTTAAATCTAGGTTAAATTTCGGCACTCGCGCACCGCATGCCAAACCGAATAAAAAATGATCGATATCTGCGGAGCACCAAAAACGATAACAATAAGAATTATATGTGAATAACACTGCGCGACACAAGTTATCTTCATCCGAATACTCTACATCCATCTGAATATGCGGAAAAGCGTTCATATATCGTGTTACCTGTTGAATGTAGGCTTTTGTCATCATGATCAATCTCCTCGATTAAACTATCGTTAGTATAATACCAAATCTCTCGCAAGTCAAGCATTTAACCTGGATTTTACATACGCTCTGGTAAACGTATATCTAGAAGGTATGCTAGGATATTGTTAACATTTATAAATATTTTTGTTAGAGCCAGGGCTTGTGGATTCCCATTTATTCTATTATTTGTATAGAAGTTTGAAAAAGATGCCGCAATATCGCTCCAAGTAGAAAATAGCTTTTGCGGATTTGTACAATCTAAATTATCCGTACTATATAGGAGAGATCTTAGCAATTTAATCGACGATGTATCCGGTATAAATGTATCGAAATCAGTATCCGTCATTGTAATGGTTTTCGCTCTACAATACTGATACATAATGTAAGAAATCCCTTGATTTTTGATATATTGATCATCGTCTATGAATTTAACAGGTGCTTTATAATCCGATTTAAGCATCTCATAATATATGATATTTGATACAATGATCTGAGTGGTTTCGATATCGCAATGATATGTTTTGGATATGATACTTTCTAGATGATCAATTAATTCCCATGCGGATGATGCACCGGCACGAGAAGATATTTTAGAGCCTTGGGTAGTAACCAACCCATAATCTATATGCTTTATTTTCGTTTGCGGGAAAAGTTTATTAAGTATGAATGACAATTGTTTGAAATATTGAATTTGCTCTTGTCCCACGACATACAGAACTTCATCATATCGCTTGGAATAGTTTTGCGCCAACAAAATATCTTTCCCGGCATAAAGCAGTGTACCATCTGCCTTGATTAAAACAATTGTTCCACAATCAGTATCCACAACAAAACAGTCACTATATTTATCGTTTCCCCAATATCCGATATCAGATAATAATTCAATCAAGATATCTTTTTGCAAAAAATCGCTCTCGTATGCATAGTCGGAAAATTTCACGCCAAAATAATCGAATAAATGGCGAATGTTAGAGATGCTTTCGGCTCTACTATCCTTATATAATATATCTTCCGCATTCCAATGAGCCATTTCATCACATACGATATCTTCGGACTGATTATTTCCATATTCGTATGCTTCCTGAATATCCTTTATTCCGGCACGCAGCCCAACCATACATTTAGCCACATGCATTCCATGATCGCCCAGATATGTAACATTGGTGCAAACGTCATTAGATAAAGCCGATAATGCTTTTCCGATACAAATATTGCGCAAATGCCCCAGATGGGGATTTTTATGCGTATTTAATTGCCCATATTCGATTGCGATATTTGATTGCGTTTTGTGCTTCGTGTAGGTAAAATCGGATAAATGATCTATAACTGCTTTTGGCTCTATGAAATAATTAATATAGCCATTCGTAACCGATGGATGATCTATTCCGTATGCATTAACGCAATAACCGATATTATTATCGTTCAGCATATATGGACGTGCGATACCCGAAAGACCTTCGCCAGCCAGCCAAGCACGAAATGAGTTAAGCATAGCCCAGTATACCATGAATACTCGCGATTTGCAAGGTTAAATCCGTTTAACCCACCTGTGAGCGGAATATAACGAAAATTAAAGCGGGATTTGGTTGCATGTGGCGCGGTTTTGTGTTATACTGTGGATGGCCCTTTTTTAGCCACCGCAAGGCTCTATTATGTCATTTTTAGACATTAAAATAAAACTACCATATATTGTTAGAATATCTCCTCTATTGGAGTCTTAAAAATCAATCATTGTCAGATTTATATCTGGTACAGGCAGTGTCCATGCATCCATAATTACACAATTCACTTTCAAGACAAAATTATCCATTATGGCATGCTTCATCTTTACGGAAGGTCTACGTATTAATGCGTCATATAATTGTACGGTATCTGTATAAGAAAAATCAAAATAACGCAGGAGAACGTCACGGGTTCCCGCCAGATAACCTACATTCTCAATAGCAATATTCCCAGTTACCATCAATCTCTTATTTTCAAAATAACAGCACACATGTTTTAGGGGAGCTTCGTCAAGCAATCTAGAATTCGCTATTATTAAGAAAGTATTAACGGCATATTGATCCCTCATTATACGTCGCCACATTGAATTGCTACGATGTGTGTTCCATAAGTTTACAATGTGATGAAAAACTCTCTTTATAGGGTTTGGCATTTCATAAATCCAATTTTAGAAATCGATTTCTACAAATTCTTCCTCAAAAATACTCTTTATGTATTTGACTCCCTCGGCAATATTCTTTTTAGTGCTTCTAGCAACGGGCGGTAGGTTGGTATCCCATTCCCACATTACACCGGATTTATCTCTCACACACAAAACTAACAATGCATTCTCATCGTTACTCATATATACGCAGAAATCCCTTAGTATCGGATCAAGCTCTTCAAAGACTACCCTACCATATTCGCTTTGGTATGCGTCTTGGCGATCAATATTGAAATTAACGATACGTGCATTATTAGGTATGTTTATCTTCATCAAAAATCAATCTCCACATAATCTATGTTGATCAGTTCCGCAATAGCCCCATATATATCGCTCCAAAAACGTCTCACATTGTCTTCAGATATCTGACAACATAAATCGTTTCCATCCGTCGGAAATATATAATTTCGTTTAATTTTGACACTCCAAGTCAATTGATCAATACGAATAACAAAATATACAGGAGGTGTTGATCGAGAATAGGTATATGTGGTTATTTCGGTTGTTGTTACGGAACACAACCTATTAACAAAATCTTGTATCTCTTGAAAGCTGATATTTATCATGGCAGAGGATTATCTTGCAACCAATCGAAAAATTCATCATAATTTTCGCCCAGACATCCCTCTATATATATGCGCAATCCAACACGCAACGGTTCATTAAGCTCTCCGTATAGATGAACAATAGCATATCCGGAATCCTCTTTCGTTAATTCCCATCTTGAGATTAATTCTTTTGCCCGATTTATATTGCAACCCAAACCAAGCGCTTCCAATACCACCCGCCATGCATCTATACGCTTATCGGTATCGAGAAGCCATTTCTTACGTACCAGATCGCCACAGATATCATTATAAGATATCGCATTTTTGCAAATTAGATCTCCATTTACATGCAGATAATATGCGTATTGCATTTAACAACCTCTTGAGTCTTGATTTTCAGCATATTCAACATATTTCTCTGCATTTTCACCGTCGGCCCATTGCCCAAGACTATCAATCGCCGTAAAACAATCAATTAGAGATTTTCTCGGTGGCGGACATTCACCATGCATCATATATTCAGCATCACGCCCCGATGGATATTGATTTTTACAGGCATCAATTACCGATGCCAGTTGTTTCATCATTTCAATGGCGTCCCCTTCCGTTAAAAATATTTCCCCGCCAGCGAGAGTTGGTGGCAGATAAATATTAATCATCGGAATTGATTTACGGGCATAGGAAAGTCCGAAATCTAATTGACATGTATCTGAGGGCGATTTGCGAAAATCCTTATGCTCTGTGTTCTGCCCACGTTCATTCATGACATGAAATTCAATATCTGTAAGCATTTATTCCTCGCTTATCGAAAAGAACATTATTGGCTGTTCGTTTTTATGACCTATCAGGATAAATAGATCTTCATCCTCCAGATAGGTAGCTAGAGGATAGCTGGGTTTTTTATATTCTGGGATAATACAATTTTTACATATCTTGATAAAACGATAACTTAGGCAACTAACTTCTAATTCTAACTCTCTACACAAATCTGAATATGTATATCGATCATTCGGATCTAATACCCTACCGTCTGGGAAAATCGTCTCCGCACTTACCAGAACCGGCGGCTCTACAAAAATATCATTTTCCAATTTCCCCACATAATGTAAGTAGATCATTTAATTTCTCCGTAT